AAATCTGTGTACAGCTTATTCTCTTGTTCTGTTGTCATGATCTTAAAGCTTGTTTCATTTGTTCTTTTTTATTATGTATGTTAAAAAACCAATAACTCCAAACACCATAAATAAAAGAAATAATATGCTTGGATTGAATTCAGTTCCAATTAATAATTTACAGTTGGGACACATTTTTATCTTTAAGAATATAATTTATATGATCAACAATAATATTTATTTCTTCTTTTTCAATGTATCCACAACTATGCTTGTAGCTATTAAGAGCAAAACGAATGCTTCTTAATTGATCTTCTGTAAACCAAATGTCAATTAAACTGTTTAATTTGCTCAATGTTCCATTCCTTGCTTATCATTTTCATACCAGCTTCTAGTATGCTGCAGGGCAAACTTTAAATCTTTTTCTGGGTATCCTTTGCTACGTAAAAACTCTTCTAAGTTACCATCTTTGGTTTTATCATATACAGCAGGAAACCCATACTGCCAACCGCTAGGAGGGTCAACATAAAACTTACCTTTAACTTCTAGATTGGCAGGAGCAGGAATATCTTTAGTATCTGTATCTGTTAAAGGCCATTCTTCCTTGTCTTCAACATCTTTATCAATTGGGTAATTGTCTACAAGATCTATATGACCATCAAAGTGAAACCCTGCACCTCTAAGAAAGTCTTCAAACTGCGTACAAACTTCTTCTATAGTATCAGCTTCAAATTCATGAGTAACCTTAATACCTTTATTGCTCCTATCAAGCTGATCAGGAACAAAGTCAGATGTAAATGTATACTTGCTCACTTCTTTTTCTTATTCTTCTTCAATGACTCAAGCTTAAATTCATTCTTTACTGCATTCTCAAGAACATGATTAACACCAATGTTACGGTATTGATCTTCCGTAATTACCTCACGGCCGATATCTGCAAATGTTTGTAGCCAGCTATCTGGGCCTTCAATTTGAGCTTCATAATACTTGACAGCTTTAAAAGGACCAACATGAATGGTGTCGATATCTAGTTTTACATCTAATTTCTTACTTTTACTCATATTATTATTATACAGAAACTCAAAATAAATCAAGAGCGGAGGAACGATTAGAAACTTAGTCTCGCTTTCCAAGCTATGTGCTTGGTGCGCTGAGGTCTAACCTATTCAGCCACAGCTATAGTATCTGCCTCCTACTCTCGAAGTCTTTTATAGTCTAAATTCCATAGACTCATTTTGCGTTGAAAATCTCTTTCCTCATAATCTGCTCGAGCTTTGTAATAATTAGTCAACGCATTCTCTCCTTCAATATCTCGAAATGTATCTACCCATCCTAAATCTTCTCCCATCCATGTAGAATATTCATACCTACATTTATTAAGTTTTTTGCCTTTGAACTTCTTCTTTTGATACATTTTAGGCATATTAAATAGGAACTCCTAGCTCTAGCAATCTAATAGCCTGCTCGTCTTTCTTCATATGTCTAATTTGAGCATTACTTAAAGGAAATGCTTTATGATATTTTAAATTAAAATTCTCATCATTAATTGAAATTATATTTTCTAAGCTATTAACAGATAATCTCTCGCTTTTCATATCTACAACTTGATACACACCAAAGTATTCCCCAGGAAGTGCATTAGGAGTACCGATACCTTTATCCCTATCTGATACAATAATACCATAATTAACCTTAATACCCTTAAAATCGTTACGTGTCTTAAGCTCTTGCTTAGTTAAAGCATCATAAACTTTACGGTATTCTTTAGAATCATAATCAGGAAGTGCTCTAGGTTTATACCAATATTTAAGATGAAATACTTTACTACAAATTGATTGTGTAGGGGAAATCTGAATATCCATCCAAGCAAACTTCTTGGGGCTAACTAATTTGTAAATGTATGCGCTCATCTGTTCCTTTCTAATGCTTTCTCTACCATTTTAACAAAATATAAATAGTCTTCTTTATCTTTTTTCTCTACATACCCGAGTAACTCGTTAATAATATTAGAGAACTCTGCACCAATTTGGATATGCTTGTCAAGATTCTTACGAAGTTGGTCATTGCTTTCTCTAAGGTCCTTTAAAGCCTCTTCAAACATTTTCGTTGCTTCAGACATTTTCTAGCTCCGTTAAACTATAATCTTTAAGAATACTTTCCCTTACAGTTGAGTAAGAAAGAAAAGTCTTAGCATCTTGCTTACTATTGAAGATAAATTGCTGATCTCGCTTACCGCTAGACAAATCTGTGCCCCCTCCAATATTTCGTCCTCCTAATTTATTAGCAAGAACTTCTAGTTTAGTCTCTTGATCGGAATACTTGTATTTGTTCTTGATAAAAACAAGTAGACTAACCTGTTGTTTAATTTTCGTAACTTTCATCATATCAATATTATGAATGAACCTAAGGTTTAGTCAAGATAAATTACATCAGCCTTGCAACTTCTTATGTCTAAACCAGTTACCTCTTTAATAGCTTTAGCTATCTTGGTATTTAGATTAAACGGACCAACCGGAATATCTTTACTCCATTCATAATCATCAAAATTTACAATAACTTCTGAAGGCCCGCTTTTGCTTCCCTCATAAACAATACTATAGATCTTCCAATACTTCTTCATTTAAAAATACTTTTTGTTTCTGCTTCTTCTCTCCAGTGTATCTCATTCATGTGAAGAGCTCTATCAATTTCTGAAACTTTCCATGTACAAAAATCTTCGTAATCATAGCCAAAAAACCGTACGCTGTTTTTACCTTTAATATTTGTTATTTTATTAACATCTTCATCTCTATCAAGATAGATATCTACGTCAGCAAAATGTTTTTTTAACACATTACTAAAAACAACAGGACCTGTTAACTCAACAACGCTGCTAGATGTTTGAAGATAAACATTTTCCAATGCTTTTTTAATTACTGCTTCTAAAATAGGGTGGTTTGCCTCAAACATTAAGCACCACTGAACAAACAAACCAGGATTTTTTTCTCTAGTTACTATTGCCCTATCTGAATCAACAATAAGTTCTCTTAATGAACGGTTAATAGATGAATCTATATCTAAATATATACCTCCATTTTTGTATAAAAACATATAACGCCATAAATCAGCTCTTGCTACTCTTAGTTGAAGGGAATCATATATATCAAATACCTGTTTGCTGTAGTTTTCTTTAACAAAAGAATCTATTTCTTCATCATTAAAAATGATATGCTTGTATTCGGGGTTTAGCTCTTTCATTTTATCGGTAAAAACTTTAGCAGCTAAAGGAAGCTCTTTAGTTTTCCATGTCTGATATATAAATTTGGGGATCATGTAAATATATTACTTAATATGTTTAATATCTCAACAAGTAACTTTTTTGTTTTTCTTGACAAAGCTTAGCATTAGATAAAATATAAGAACTAATATTTTGACTGACACGACTAATATAAGTAAGAATCAACAGCAATATAATATGAATATAATACTGCCAATGAAGAAGTGTATAGATTGTTTCATTTTTGGTAGGAAGAGAATTTCTTATAAAAATGTACATGGTTATAATAGCCTCATATATTTTAGGAAATTTAAAAAATAAGAATTGAAGAGGGTGAAGAACAAATCGTAGGAATGTATATATTATATCATAAAAAAATGACACCACAAAGTTTAGATAATTATTAAAGATCAGCTTTAGTTGATGGTTCATAATTAATATACCTATAAGGCTCTACTTCTTTTGTAGAATAAGAAAAGTTTACCCCTGGATAATATTTCATATATTTTGTACAATAGTTAGCAGCCGCACGAATAGCAGCGTGTGGGTTAGATGCTTTAAAAACTCTTCTATATGACATTTCTGGTTTTATAGAAAAGCTACAATCTGGGTCATTAACCGTAATTTCAACCTTCCAATGCTGAATAGGCTGTCTACGTACAATATTAATTTTTGCCATATGAACAATATATAATCTCAGGTCTAACAACACAAGGAACCCAATCGACAAATTTGTTCCCGTAATTATCTAACCAGATTTGAACCCCTTTAAATACCCTTGCAGGATCCATTTTTAACATATCTACCTCTAAAGCTGCTAATGTTTCTTTTACTTGATAGTCTCTAATTACATCAGCCTGTGTTTTAATCTTTACAGGAAGATCAAATTGAGTGAGCAATTCTTCAAATGTATTAGGACCAGAGAATATTTTATTTTCTTGATAAGGAACAGACGTCCAGGCTTTAAGTGTAGTTTTTAAAAAATTGTAAATGCTTTGCATAAGATAGAAAATAACACACCCACAACAAAAGCAAAAATAAATAAAGCACCACAAAAGATTATTAAATCTAGACAAGAATTAAAAGCAGATATAAACCATTGCTTCATTCTTCAAAGTTAAAATATAATTGACAAAGTTGAATATTTTCTTTATCTTCTTCTTTTTCTAAAATAATTGACCGAGCTTCCTCTGGAGATGTGGCGGCAACAGTCTTAAACCCTTTAAATATTCTACCTCTAGAACTTACATTATAAATCTCAAACAAGTACCGGCTCATCTTTAACCTCCACTTCTACAACATTTAACATGGCGTGTAATTTTTGTTTATTAATTTTAGTTTTAAATCTACTTTCAACATCTTCCACAACGCTATCAAATAAACTTTGATTATTGACTAAAGAGGTCAAAATCATATTTAACGTTAATTTCTGATTTTGCTTCATATTATGAGTATAAAGGAATGTAGTTTAATTGCAAGGGTTTTCTTCACCACAAGATGTTGACTTATTATTAATATGTTCTGTTAAAAATCTTTCTGCTTCCTCATAAGAATCAAACCTCTTTAAAACTTCTTTATTCTTTGTCACATTAAAAATTGGTAATCTTCCATCATATTCTTCAATAATTTCATAATTATTCATTAATACCGGTCCTAAGATCTGTAGAATCAATAATGGCTTGATTAATGATGGTCTGCTCCTTTGCATCAATAACCTCTAAAGCTTTAAGGCGTCCATCTGGAAGACCTATGTTTAGAACCCAAATACAAAAGAATATACTAATAGGATCCCACATCTTTTTCTTTTTTCTTAGCTTCAGTATAATCTAAATGCTGTGATGAGTCAATAATAAAATCCAAAAATAGATCATACAAATTATTAAGCTGTTTATTATTACGAATAATATGTTTGGTTGAATCATCCAATCCGGCTAAATACCGATTAAATAATTCGCTATATCTGGATATAAAAAGTCTACTTGAAGTGTTTTTTAATTCTTTTGCTAAATCTGAAGTCATGATACTTGTTGTATATCTTTAACAAAACCACTAATGGGAGTAATAGAAATATTGATACTATTATCTCCGCTATCTTCCTCACATATTATTTAGAAATTATAATCGTAGAAATAGGTAGCTTGTTCACCTTTCTGATGAAGGCCGAACTTACTATAACGGGTCTGCTGCCCTACTTCACACCAGCGCTGGGCTTTACTTCTCCAGCTTAAGATCTTAATCTTGTTACTAGGGTTACTGGAGAGCTTATATTCTTGATCATGATTATCTGCAAAATGCCCAGAGAAGCCGCCTGGATGAAAGTCCTTAGGCTTCTTGATACATTCTGCATCAAGCTCACGAATTTTAATACGACGGGGGCTGATAATTTCAATGACTTCCCAAGCATCCCTATCAGTGTAATGAAATTCCGTTACATGTTGACCGACAAATGGTTTCACATCTGGTTTGTTATCTGTCTTTGTTTTCATCATACCTATATTATAAAAGAAATATTGAATCAGGCAACACTATTTTCTAATTTCTTATCGTTATAAAGGTTTCTATAATTCCTAAAACTATCTATCCATTCATCTCTATGGGCAAAAAATATCTGATTTTCACCAGTTTCACAACTAATAAGAATAGTAATATCTTGAATAGGAATACCTGTTCTATCCTCAAACATATAACTGTAAGCACTAGCTTGCATAAAATAATCCCAAATGTATTCTTTCTTCTTCGGCTTTGAGCTGGTCTTAAAGTCTATAATTGATATACATCTATCAAACTCTGCAATACAATCAACCTGTCCGGCTACCTTTAATTCATCTGAATAAAGATGTTGCTCCATACATCTAATGTTCTTAATTCTATCTAGGATGGGTTTAAATTGATTAAACATACCACCAACATTGTCTTCTGTATGCTCTTTATTTAGATATGATTCGCAAAGTGTATGGAATTGAGTACCTCTTCTAGCTGCAAATTGTTTTATTCTATCCGCCTCTTCATCCCCTACCCGAGCTCTCCACTTAGCTAACTCTTTCTTCTTCCATTCAGATAGTACTGTTGTAACTGAAGGATATTTGTTTCCCTCAGGAGTAACATAGTGTCTTTCACCAGATTCCTTAGTTACTCTTTGTAACTTAGGCAATTCTATTTTCATGCCTATATTATGAATGGATTTGGAAGAATGTCAAGAAAAATATACAAAAAAGAAAACATTCTATCTGCCGCATCAATTACACCGGATTCGAATTTTAATGCTGTAACTACCAGCTAAGTTAAGTGTAATTAGCGTACGTAACTTTGTCCTTCTCAGGACTATGCTCTAAGATGCGTAATACTAGCCTGGAGCTTCGTTCAGTGAATGAACTTTATATTTTAATATGACTTCTAGTGAATATTATTCACAGTAGACTTATATCTCTTACCGAATGCTACCAATCATATACTCCTTCATATGTAAATGTATCCATCTACACTCGCCTGTGGGGCACGGCGTTGGACTATTCAGACTGCCTTCAGGGTCCCAACCCTTACTTGCTACAGATAAAATGTCAATGAACTGTTATTATTATATGTACTTCTTAAGAAGATGCAACTAGTTTTTTTTATTTTTTTTTAACCAATCATAACCTATTGATGCTCCAGTTTTTAGAGATTCAACTTCCGGACTATTTTTGCCTTCCAGTAACATATATTCTGCACTTAAGGACTTTCGTATCGATATAAGCTCATCTCCCTTTATTCCTTTAAGCATTGTAATATATCCGCCGGGCCATTTACCATAAAGCTCCTCTAAAGATTCACAGCTAGGTTCACTCCAAACTTCTATAAATTCATTGTAATATCCTGTTGATTCTAAATATTTTTCAGTAGGAGTTTTTGCCCACTTAGACCACGATAATTCATTTTGTGAGTTGAACATAATATATTTAAATTAATAATATCTAAATCAATAGCGAGTATGGGATTCGAACCCATGTATCGGGAATGAAAGTCCCGAGTCCTAGACCCCTAGACGAACTCGCCGTATTGGTGGGCGTACAAGGATTTGAACCTTGGACCAAGGCATTATGAGTGCCCTGCTCTGACCGCTGAGCTATACGCCCATCTTTGGCTCAGGAGGGACTTGAACCCACACTTGAGCGATTTTAAGTCGCTTGCCTCTGCCGTTGGGCTACTAAGCCAACTTGAAATAATAGTATATTGGAATTTAGAATTTAGGCAACTTTTAAAAGAATCGTTTTGCTGCCCCGGGCATCTGGCCGGCCCGTCTCATATGTTCGATATCTTTTTCAGCTAAAATTAATGCTTCAAGAAAAGCTTTTAAAACACCGAACCGCTCGTACATTCTTTTGTAAACGAATTCAGGTTCGTTTTGTTTTATTCTTTTAGCCAAATCCTCAAACTTACCTGCTAAATTTTCTTTGATTTGGGCAAGAGTAAAAATACCAACACCCTGAACCATTACGTGGGAATTTTCTATATTCTCTTTATCCCATTTTGCTATAACTTTAATCTTACTCTTAGGTGCTGGAAGCCCTTGAGTGTTCTTTATAACATCTTCATATTGTTCAAAGATTGTATGTGTATCTTTGTTCATATTATTATTTAGTTACTATGAATATACATATCTGTCCTTATTGCATATTCTTTATAATCAGCATAGTAAAATCCTCTATCCCCCCCATCTAGTATAATTGTTGGTCTATTCTTTATAAAAAAACACCATTGATCGGTAAACTCTTTACCGTGAAAATTTAATACATCTTCCTGTAAAACATAATCAGATGTTGTTTCAACTCCACCAATTCCTTTATAGTTTAATGTTCTTTTAGGACAAAATTTCACGAGTTTTTAACACAATTATTAACTCTTTTTCCACCCTTAATTTTAGTTCCTTGTTTATGATATCCCTTCCAACATTTAGGGTCTAATCGTCTCTCTTCACTTTCAGCTGAAGCACGTCTTTGTTCATTATCTGCATCTTTTTTATTCTTTAATTCATTTTTTACGCTAAGAAGATGATTGATATCAATCTTATCTTCAGGCTTTGATGCCCATGTCTGATTGTACATTTCGGCAAATTTCTTTAAAACCCAATCTTCATAAAAAGGAGAATGTGTCTCAAAAAACTTTATATAAGGGTCGGAACCTTCTCGTTTATATTCACTTCTAAAAAACTTGCCCAATATACTCATCCATCTTGATTCATTTTCTTTTCTTCTCTTCACATCACCTGGACTCTCTTCACCTTCGCCTTTTAACTCCATTTCATGTGCATAGTCTTGTGCAGAATATTCCTCTTTACTATCAGGCATTTGTTCTCTAAATTCATCTTCAACATCAGGGAATCCATGCTCTTGGTACCAACCATATTGAGACACCACATCCATAGGAAAGTCTTCATCATACATAAATAGATTCATAGCGCGTTTTTCTGGATTTTTATCGTGTTTAAAGATCCTCTTTACAACTTCATCAAACGCCAATTCCAGCACTTTCCTTTGACCTTCTTTTGTATTTGTATCAATATCTCTAGGAAGAAAAGCGGCTGCTATCTCGTGAGTATATTTTAATTTCTCTTTTGGCTTATCTTCAGGAAGCTTGGAGGCTGCATGTTTTGAAAGCTTTGCAAATTCTGGATATGGCATACTTTCGGTTACTACGGTTTTATATGCTTCAAATATAAGATGACTGTCTTTATTCATCTTATTATTTAGTCTTACAAATCAATAGGTTCGTATTTGTCCAATACGTTAGAAAGGTCCTTTTTAGGCGGAGTAAAGTTTTTAAGTTTAAATTTTCTAAAGTATTCAATATTATTGCCAAGATTATCTCTAGAAACATTAAACGAAACATATTTCTTACCATTTTTATCTATTTTATATTCGGGCGATATTCTATTAATAAAATCAATCATGCTTGCTCTATCATATTCAACCACTACTCCTTCGTCCATATCTACATGCATCATTCTATGATTCTTTTTTCGAGATATTTCATCAGGGTAAACAAATATAAAACCGTTCTTTAAATTGGCTTTCACATCTACACTATAATAATTGGCCCAGGTATTCTTTTTAAATTCAAAATCTATGCCGGCAATCTGCTTCTCCTTATCATTCTCATACCATATTACGTCATGGTAAGTACTTTCTAAATATTCTAGAATTAACTTTTCTGCCCGTAATCCTTTATCAGTATATTCATTATCCCCGTATGCCTCTTTTGTGGTGTTTGTCCATTTCCTTGTAATTCTCTTACTCACGGTCAAATACCTCAAAACCTTCATCTTCTAGCATATCAGCTGCTGTATCGCTTGCAATATTATAAGCTGTTTCAAATTCACCCTCACGGAGAAAATCTTGAATTTCATCTACCCCACTTCCGAACGTAGCAGTATCAGGTAAATCAGAACTTGTAAAATAAGATCTAGTATACTTTTTTAAGTAACTATCAATTAGTTTTATAGCCACAACTTGTTCCCCGGATTGGTTTATAAGTCTCTTAAGTTTATCTTTTTGTTTTTCGGTTAAATTCATTAATATTTTGCTCCCCAAATTTTTATTCTAGCATTAGGATCGTTGCTTCCATCAGGAGTGTCAAGCATATTATATTTGTTATAATCCCAATCTATACTGTCTTCGGCCATGTTATTCCTAGTATATGGTCCTTGTTTAACGCTAGTACAAGAACACAAAACAATTCCTGCTAGTAGTAACAATATTAAATTCATACTATTATTATAAAGGTTATTAAAGTTATGTCAAGAAAAAAAAGCGGTTTCAACGATACCGCAAAACGTGGATTAGGATTGGTATGGGCTAATCCTACTTTCCTCCATACATCCACCTAATCATTTACGTAGGAACTATTATTAGTATAAGATAGAAGAAATAATAATCAACTACCAATGTCGAATTACATTAGCTATAATAAACCCGCATGTAATAAAATTAATTAGAACTATGAGAGTACGAATAATTAAGCTAATATTTGCATCTCTTACTTTAAGTGTGGGGATCTCGGGTTTATCGCCATCTGTTAGGCCAATTCTATGATCAATAGTTCTAGACCATATTAGCCAGATTTTAGTAAAAGCTTTTTTCATTTTACAGTTTTGTTCAGTCTCTCAACTTCGTCCAAAAATGCTACTAATGATTCCGATATTCTATATCTGTCTTGGTTCACAATGCCTTCAATTTTCACATAATCACCATTAACATACCTGTATGCTTGATCTCTACATATTCTACGAAACTCTCCAACACATTGTTTAAGCTCAAAAAATTCTTCTTGAGTTAATTTTACATCTCTGAATGTGTACTTCACTAAGTAATTATATGCTCGATAAAATTAAAAGCCATTTTAACAAAAGCTATAATTTAGTTTTTTGGGTATTGTTTGCCCCTGCTATGATTTGGACATTTTACAGTATACACGAATTATATACGGTATATTTTGATCTGCTGACCAAACAAGATCACATGCAATTTTTTCTTAGAATTTTCTTTCCATTATCTGTAGCGTTATATGTTACATCATTAGAACGGGCAGCACGAAAGAGACGAGAAAGGCTTAAACAGAATATTGAAAATTATCTAGATACTTAATCTTTAAATCTCTCCCGTAGGTAGAATACATATAACAATACGGCCACACATATTAATAAAGATCCAATGCTCATATCTTAAATGATTTATTCCACATAATCTCAAATGTCCATCCAGCGTAATCAATTGACAGCTCCCAAAAAGTAGAGTGAAACACACCATAAAATTTTGGAAACCATCTAAATCTATAAGAGTTTAAAATATAAAAACCTAGACCGTCTTCAAATACTATTTTGTAGTGAGGTTGGCTCACAAATACGTTTTCACCGAAGTTATGCGGCTTTATATCCTTAGGAGTACCAAATATAATTTTCATTAATCCCAAAGGTTCATATAATAAATGGAAAATAGCTTTAATCCACGTCTGTGTCTTTTATAATAATTATTATATTTCTCTTCATTAAACTCTGTTCTTTTATCTTCATCTAATGTAAATTGAAATGCAAAAATAATATCATCAAGTACGGCGCGCCACTCATCCTCTGTAAGCGATGTAGGTGGGTCTTGTGCAAATGCCTCATCACGAGTAAGTTCAATTATTTCTCCAAATCTATCCTCTATATGCCACCTGACACTGGTACCGTGAAATTGATTTCTCATTGCTTTTAAAACTGGAATAGATTTTCTAGCAATGTACCAAGCTGCATTCCATTTATCTAAATCATCATACCCGCGAATATGGCGTTGAATAAAATATTTTATTTTAAAGTAAAGCCCAGAGGTTAGAGTATATTTCCATCTTGAAACCCATATACAAAACTCTTCTATTAATCTATGTCTTGAGTATACTGGCTCTCCATCACCCCACAAAGATTTTATCTCAGCCAATCTTTTATTAATTTCGTTATTTGACACACTAAACCTTCTTTAAAGTCCAGCTGTTATCTTTGTTGTCTTGCCATTCAATTTTATCACCAACAGACCACCCTAGATTAGCCAACAAATCATCAGGAAGCTCAATATACAACTCGTCTGTTTTAAGGTCTTTTTTAATTTCTATTTTCACACACCTGTCCAACGATAAGTCAGATTAGAAATTTTATGGCAAATCTTTTGAATTAGTTTAGAAGAGAAGAATACAAAAGGATTATAAATTTCCTTTACAATTGGATAATACCATTTTGCTCTAAAAACATTTCGCTTTGCAATTGATGTAGAGAGCTTTTGTTCAAATTCTTCGTTTTGCTTCTTTCTTGCTTTAGCAGTTTTCTCTGATTCAATCTCGGCTTTAATAAGATTTATCTTTTTTACCTTACCCTCAACAGCAATAACATTAAACTCAATATCTAGATATCTACCTCCTACTTCCTCATAGGTGTAAATACCAAAAGTACTAGTAGTCTTTACTTTAACCTTAACTGGCTTCCTTTCATCTACAGTCTTTAGAGTAGGATGCTTTTTATTAATTTGTCTTTGAATAAATTTAAAATACAAACGCTCTAAAAAAGACCTATTATCTGTCCAACCGGAAAAAGGAGGGGTATAGGGTATCTTCTTACCGGTCGGTCTATACTCTGTAACAGATATTTGACCGGAAGAATCAATTGTAAAGGAAGATAATGTATTATCTAAATCTTTTGTCTGGAACTCGGAGGGTACTTGCTTATTATTATTCTTCAAAAAAGAAGATACTTCTTTTGGAAGAGAAGGAAGCTTTAAGTTTTCTATAACTACTGTGTCGAACATACCCATAATATATATTATAAGAAATATGTGGAATATCAATAACATTTTATAAATTATTGATATGAAAGTGACCTTTACTCAGCCTGACAAAAGAGATAATAAAATACCTTTTTCCGAATTAAAGGTAGGAGATGTTTTCACCATAGCTGACCCAAAAATGTCTAAGGTCACATGCTATATGAAGACGAAGGTTAGCAAATATTATACAGCTTCTAATCTAGATTGTATTAACCTAGAAACTGGAGAGATATCTATATTTTCAGATACTAAAAAAGAAGTTATATCTGTAGATCAGTTATTTGTTTACAAAGTAAATGCTGAGATTAATGTAAAGGTTGATTAAGGTTCTAAGGGATACCATTTCTTAGAATCGGTTAGTTCGTGATATTCTAGAATACTAACACTACCGTTTAAGAACGCAACAATAGCATTATCGTTATATCTGGCTGAAATATAGCCCGTACTCTTTGGGTTACTTCTTGGATCATATTTGGATTTACTTTTAGGTATATCAACATAATAAAACCCTTCAAACCTCTCCCCCACGGCCATACTTCTTGATGAAACAAACGCTATCGTTTGAGAAGGCTTTGTAACCTGGACTAATGATGAAGCAATTCTATTCTGATATTGCTTACCTTCATAATCATTTCCACCTAGATAGATATTAAGACCAAAAGAAGGAAGCACACTTACAAGGTATGTCTGTGTTAAGCCTCCTTGTTTTTTGATATATCTGGCCGCCTCATTCACTAAAGTACATCCATAAAAATCGTAGTTAAAGTAAGGAGCAAGTCTCCAAGGCCATCGGTGTGATTCATGACTCTCTTCACCGCCAATTTGCTTACCATTTATATCAAACGCGGTACCATTAAGATCATAACTCTTCATTAGTAAATTATTATTATCACTACTATAAAGATTGTATGCGGTTATTAAATTTTTTATAGCACTAACCTCTTTTGCCTTTTTACCGGTATCATGCGCTTTACTCAAAACTGGAAGCCCAACACCTAGTAATATACCTATTACGCAAACTACTACCAAGCTCTCAACAAGCGTGAAAGCTTTCATTTTCTATTTAAAAACCATGTAATAAAAACAACCCCCATAGCGGCTATTAAAAATTCAAATGTAGATGGCTCAGGTATAATTGATACATTAGGGTGAAGAATTGGATCAGAATATTCTAATGAATAAAATTGTGCCGTTGTACCTTCAACGCTAGAATATGTTCCAATAAGCCCTATACCAAAATTAGTAAGAGGATCTATTTTCCATTGATTAAGAGCCTGGGTAATATTAAAGGATATCTCTCCAGATTGAATAAAAGTTACACTATCTAGAGTAGGTCTGTTTAAGAGATTAGTATTATACCAACTAAGAGGATCAGAAGCAAATTCTATATTTGAAAAACTATCTCCTAAGGCCACAGCCTTAATTGTAAAGGTCACTCCCGAAGTCAAATAAGAATATGTTGGGGGGCCTTGATAACCTGGTACCACAGTTCCAGGTACTCTGAATCTTTGAAGATTGAGTTTAAGTAGACCGGTACTGCCTAGCTCATAATTTGTAATATCATTAACCTCAACACCTCCCACATTGAAATGATATTGATAAGGGCTGCCAGCCTGTTGATTGTTAACACCTACAAAGAGAGGGGTTCTGGTTGAATTAAATGTTCCGTAATAAAGATAGTAATCAGCATCAGTAGATACGGCCAAGTTAACAGCATGACAGGCTGCACTAAGAAGCAGTGATAATATAATTGTAATTAGTTTGTTCATAAGATTTCGCGGGGGTCGGATTTGAACCGACGATCTCCTGGTTATGAGCCAGACGAGTTACCACTTCTCCACCCCACAATATATATATTAATATATATTAAATAATACAATGAAAAGAATAGAAGATGTTATTTTGGAAGCATCTACAGAGACAAAAGCTAAGTTGTATGTACCGGCAAAGAAAGCTTTCGAAGCCCCAGATACAGGAGTAACAATCAATAAGCCAGCCGCATATAGAGTAATTAAAGATTGTGCTGAAACAACATTGCTCTTTTTACCTATAGAAATCTTTCTTAAATTTAAATCTCCAACTCAAGCGTTAAAGGGAAAATTTTCTAGAGAGCAAGTAATTGATCTCTATAACAGAACAACAACAGATTCTGTTGCTAAGATTCTCTTTCAAACAATACTAGATACTTGCCCTAAAGCTCCCCCGCAATTAACCCCTACAAAAGCTGCTATAATAACAGATGTTGATATAGATGATCCTTACGACACATATGGAGACAATACACCCGCTCAAAGTGCTGAGACATCTAAATCGTTAGTTGATATAATTGTTTCGGCTTACTCTTAAAGAGTAAAAGATGCTATCTGTGTATTAGTAGAGGAATTCACTGAAGGCCATCCAGCGGCTTTTCTTTCGTTAAATAATTTTCCATCTTCTTTCTCTGTTCTTCTACCTTCCTTATAAACGTTATCATCTCTTTCTTGCCCATAAAAGTAGGCGTGATTATGAAATAAGATTGCCCAAGCATCTTTATAATAAACCTTATCTTCTATTGCTCTAGTACATAGCTCAGCATCACCAAAATTATGTTTATACCAAACTGGCCATCCCCCATATTTTGCTAATAAGTTTCTATGTATTAATGAATGGCAGGAGTTTTCAAAACCATGACTATCACCGTTAAAACCAACCATACCAAAATTATTTCTTCCTATTTGTTTATCATATGCAATAAGACCTCTTCTCAACCAATCCTTTCCTGCAAGAATATCATTAGATAAATTTGCCAATATAGGAATATCCGTAAATGTATCTGTTGCATATTGTAATGCTTCCCAATAGGAGAGCTTAGGCTTATTACTTACAAGAGGGGTAGCTCCTAATTTTTCTGTAGAAAGTACTATATCTCTATCTTCTTGTCCTGAAACTGTTACCAATTTATAAGGAACGCTAGCTGTATAGTTTAGCCTTTTTACACATTCTAAAGTAATTTCCTTTCGTCCTCTACAAGGCATTATAGCTAATACTAACATATTGATTATGTTATAATATTAATAATAAAAAGCAATAAATAATTAATGGTTTCTTACAGACAGTTTATTAAAGAGGCTAATTTCAATGTTAATACAGGACGGGGAATTGTAGGGCCTGGAACAAAGAGAGGTACAAATCAGCAGCAACCGTATTACCCAGTACAAACATCATCACAAATACAAAGAACACAGCAACCACGTGCTTACTCACCTACACAACAAGTTGCTCCGTCAGTGACTCAGCGTAATATAGCAACGACATCTTATCCTGTTCAAACTACCGCACCAACACAGCCTCAACAAACCGCTACTGGGAAGAATGGACAGCTAACACAAAAGGAATTAAAACTTGTAGGCAAGTATAACGCTGGTCCATCTGGTAAGAGGCAATGGTATACTAATAATGCATTTTTAAGTCCGAGAGCTGCAGATGCTTTTCTTGCCGCGCAACAAGCCTACGGAAGACCGTTTCCAATTAATAGTGCTTATAGAAATTTAGAACATCAAAGAGGTCTATCTGGTGAGGGGCATAAAGTAGTAGGAAGAGCTGGAACCTCTAGACATGGTTTAGGAATGGCAATAGATATTCAGCCTAATACACCTCATTATAACTGGTTCAAACAGAATGGGCCGCAATTTGGATGGCATTTTGCCTCTATACCTGGTGATCCTTATCATTTTGAGTTTAGAGGTTGATTTTTTTATAGCTTCCTGTATAAATAGTGAATGAATAAACTACTTGCCTCACTTGTAGTTGGCCTTGCGCTAACTACTATCGCGTTGGCCGATTCTGGTACCTGTACTCCCTGTGATGACAGTGATTGGACAGTCGCGCGTGGCTTTGCCGCAGTGGGCGACCTTCTGGTAGTTAGACCTCTGGGAACCGCCGCGACAATAGGTGGTTTTGGTCTATTTGCAGTTGCGTCCCCATTTGCTGCTATGGCTGATGCAACAGATGAAGTATTTGATACGCTCGTTCAAGAGCCTGGCGAATATACGTTTGTTCGCGATCTTGGCGATTTCAGTCGCTAATAATAATAGACTAAGGGTTCTATTCCTTTAGTCTATTTTACCATATACTGTTTTATTAATCGCTTTATCGGTTCTTTTTACTAAGCGAAACGTACATTGATCACAAGTTTTTTCACTAACTGCAAGCGTTTCAATTGCTTCATCTAATGTATGTGATTCGCCTAGCACTACCCAATCTTCCCATTGTTCGTTGATTAATTTTTCCACAACGTAATAGGTTATACTCATACTATTATTTAGTCTGATTTTGTAAAGATAATAATTCTTTTAAAGCATCTTCCAAGCTAACTTCTTTTAAATTATCCTTAATTTCTGGTTTAGGAGGTTCCACTATTTGACATAACTGCTGAAGCACTGAAGCTTCTAGGTTTTTAATTGTATTATCTTTTGTTATTGTAACGCCGGCTATCACACACCGGCTACTGAAGGTACAATAGATTCAGCATTTTCATTACGACCGCGAGCGGAAAGATGGGTATCTAATGCTTTACGGAGAATTTGTTCACACTCTTCAGTAGAATAAGATCTGTTTAAATCTCCTAGAAGCTTATTTGAAGCAACATCAATTCTTGTACCGCGAGCTTTTGATTCTTCTTGCTCGCTTTGCTGCTTCTTAGCAATTGCATCTGTTACTTTTCTATTTAAATTGGCTAGATATCTATCAGATGGTGTTCCTTTTTTACCATCGCGATCGATATCTTCTTTAGGGTTAGTAGACCTAGATCTCTTCTTCTCTTCTACTACTTCTGAGGAAGGTCTGCTCTTAACAAAATTTTCAAATATTAAGCGGCTATCGTTGTCCATATATTATTTATTTGCCGATGGCTTATTTATTTGATAAGCCCCGGGGGTTCCTTTTGTGGTCAATCTAGGGCCTTTTGTTGTCATAACATAGTATGGGCCTTCGGATGGAGCCGGTGTTCCATCTGGTAGTGTTGCTTTTCTTACTGGCTCTTCTTTTGTTGGATCAACTCCCGGCGCAACAGTCTCGTCACCTGTAGCTGGGGCTGCTGGTGCAACAGTATCATCTTGAACTGGAGCACCCTTAATTGTAGCTCCATCCCCTGTATCAGATACCGCGCCTGTAACTGATGCCCCAGCAGGCGCAGCATCTGAGGTTTTGGGTATTGCTAATCTAGCTGGGGTATTGGGTATTGCTATTCTAGAATTGGTATCTGCAACCCCTCCTATAATACTAGCCGGGGTTTGTTCACCTCCACCAGAGGGGCCTAGATTTTTAATTACATTATTAACCATAGAAGCAATTTGTGGTGCTAAAGATAATGATTTAGATAGCATACTCAATTGTTGTGTTGTTGGTGATGCTAGTGAAATAATATTCAAAATGTAAGAAGGAAGGTTTTGTATTCCTGACTGTAAGGCTTGCAGCGAACCAGGTACATTATTTTTTTGTAAAATATCAGCTGTATCTTTAGCTTTAGTAAATGAATCGGAAATATTTTTTAATATTTTTTTTACATCATCAATAGACAGACTCACGTTTTGTGGTGTTGTGACACCCGCAGCACCAGGCACTGCTTGAGGTAGAGGGGTACTAGATGTTGTAACGCTCTTATTAGGGCTTACAACAGCACCTGTCTCGTTAGCTTCTTTACAAACCTTTCTGTAGGCTTCAAATATTAAGCCAATATCATTTCTCACCTATTATTTATAGGCAAAAAAGTTATTTTTGAATTACAGCATCCTTTGGAAGATAAGCATTTAACTCTAGTTTAGAACCAATATACCCTGTTTGTACAAGGTTCTTAGACTTAATATCAATAGTATAAACAGCATATCCACCACACGGGAGAGGCTTAACAATAGGTTTGTCTTTAGATTCGCTCATTGATCTATTATATTGTTGACAACAAATAATCTACAGAAGACTAAATAATAATATGAAGTCATTGAAACTAAGAGTTTCATCGTCTGACATCAAAAACGGAGAGAGATCTAACCCACAAAACTGCGCCATTGCTCGTACACTTAAGAGAAATAATAGTATAAAAAAGCTTAAGAGTGTGAGTGTATTCCATAACGTTTGCATTATTAAAAAAGAAGAAAAAGGTAAAATTCAAAACTATCGTGCTGAAGTACCTTATGAAGCACAAAACTTCATAAGAAATTTCGATCATGGTGTTGCGGTTGTTCCTTTTAATCTATCTCTTAATTTTGAGAAGGTCAGCAACAGAACCGCCTTCCATAATCTCTACAACAGCTAAATGTTGTAGGGGGGTTGTTTTGTTATATTAAAGACCCTAGCCGTATGTAAACACAAAAATAGGGCAAGGTTTTACCCTTACCCTATTTAAGGTACAGCAAGCAATATTACTCAGAACGATGCTTGCCGTTCAAAGCGATGGCTCGCTTCAGCACATCAGCGTTAATGGGCTTGTTATAGTCCGTAACGTTGAGGGCTTTGCGGGTCTCTTCCACCGACTGACCAGCACGCAGGAGCTTGAGAGCGCCGCGGCTGATGTAGTGGCTGAGATAAGCCTCGACGGAACCAGCGTTGATGGACTTACGTTCCAAATACGCACGATTCGTCAGACGGCTCTTGCCTGTGATCAAGCAAGTCAACCGAGGGGTCACCTCGCGCTCGCTCGACGTCCTAACCGTAGTAGCAGTAGTCATTATATTACCTCCTTTCATCTTATTCATATATTCTATAGGAAGCTCAGTTCTAGTCAAGTAAAAATTAGTCAATTTATTTAGTTGATTCTGAAGCGGTCAGCGACTCCATCTGTTTAAACTTGGAAAGGAGGTCCAGATCTTTATTAGAATTCTTCGGAGGAATAACTTTAATAAGATCGGTAATATGTGTTACTTCTTGAACCTCAGGCTTTTCCTCCTTAGTCCATTCATACCCCTTTTTACCAATACTAATAATCATCTCCTTATCAGCTGGTCCGAACCTATTCTTACTCCAAGTAAATACCCTTAATGTATTATCTTCTTCATCTACATTAAGATTAATACAAGCATCTACCCCGTGCAATACGGCCGTAGAGCCTTTGTACACACCTGCTTTAGTAAGATGACATAAAGCAATAACAGTACACTTTGTATCCTTAGCCCGAGCACAAAGACGTGCAATACAATGTTGTTCTTTTTTTCTCGGGGTCATCTGCTTTTTGGTAGATAGAGTTTGAAAGCTGTCAATTACGATAAATTCAAACTCTGACATCTTCTCACAAATAGCATCAATATCGGATTGAACTGCAATAGGAACATCTTTAACATTAAGACGCTTACAAGCAAATGCGAGTTGCTCGATAGATTCCTCTCCAGAAGCATGAGCAACCTTTACACCTTTATCGTGAAGAGCCTGCGCAAGCTGAAGACAGAAAGTACTTTTACCAGTACCTGCACCTGCGGCTAATAGATAAACGCCCCCTCTAAGAAATCCACCAGTCTCGCTTTCAGCACCACCGAGAAACTCATCTACCTCAACAAGACCCGTCTTAAGCCTGTTAAAATAAATATCTGGAATTTTGACCTTATTTGCAGGTACAAAGTCCGTACTCTTTAATATCATTTTCATTACCTATATTATGTATGAAATCGAGACTTAGTCAAGATAAAAAATAATATTGACATTCATAATCAGATATATTAAAATTGTATAATGAACATTAAAAATAGTCCACCTTTTCCTATTAGTATGGTTAAACCTAAATTAAACCTGCCTCCAGAAAAAATGCGTAACCGTTATGGACGAATGGTTTATGGGCACAAAACCGCTGGTGCGATTGAGGTTATGACTAAAGAATGTTGGGATAGTAATAAGAAGTACTTCATTCCCAACGGTGCACGAAGTTGTGTTAAGAACTTTTCTAAAGTTACTTAGAATAAATAATAGATGTTCGAACAAGTTTATGTTCAATTATTAACTGAAGAAATCTTGGAAGAAAAAAAAGGTTCTCGCTGTACTAAAGTTACAGGTCAACAATCTTCTACAAGATCAGATAAAAAGTATATGAGATGTACCCGCGTTGGGGGGAAGTTAAAACGTGTTCATTATGGAGATCCCAAAAGAAGAATTAAAAAATCTAATCCAAAAAAGCGCGCCTCGTTTAGGGCTAGACATAAATGTTCATCGGCAAAGCCTGGTACTGCTAAATACTTTAGCTGTAAGAACTGGTAATAATAAATCTTGATATATATTAAAAATACATCTATAATAGATGTATGACTAAGAGAAAAGAGTATGATGCTGTTCTCAATAAAATTGTTAATACCTCTAAAGTGGTGTCTAGAGGACAAAGGGTACCAGTTATAGAACTTACTTTTAAGCCAGATGGTTATAGAAAAGATGGACACTTGGTTTATGTAGATTATAGGTGTGCTAAAGAGCTTATTGAGAAATTAAACGATCAAGTAAGAGAGATAGAAACAACCTATTATCCCTATGAGCTGTTTAATAGAATAAATAATAGAGTCCATGAAGGACTCAAAGATCAAGAAGGGTAGCCTTGAAGAGCTATTCTATTTAATCTACGATAAAGAACCAGAACTATCGTCTGAGAGTAGTATTGCTTGTGAGAAGTTTAAGTCTACTATGGAGTTGGTTAATTTTAATACTGATCTGTATGATGCACTTCATGGAAAGGATGGTTGGCATTATAACCTTTTGACTGGTAAATTAGAAAGAAGAGTTTAACCTTAATCTGTTGCACCTGTAGCTCAGTTGGATAGAGCAGCAGATTTCTAATCTGCGGGTCACAGGTTCGAACCCTGTCAGGTGCGAATAATTTATGAAAGTAAAATATAACAACAAAGATGTTGAATTTACCCCGCTATTACAAGTGTTGCAGGTAAAAAAAGATTTATTATTTGCAGTAGAACCTTTAAAGAAAAAGATTAGCGTCGACCCAACTACTACTGCTGCAATAATGTTTAATGTATTAGGGTTTTATGTTCAGTTATTACAAGATAATGAACAAATAGAATTTGTTGCAGATGTACAGAGGGAATTAAAAGAAATGATTGAAACAGGTTTTGATAGATTTGATAGAGGTGAGAAGATAAAATAACATGCTGGGTAGACCTTTTAGTGCTTTCGAGTCTTTGGGATAATTAAAGGAAAAGTACGTCAAATTATCCACCAGCATTATGCCGGGGTGCCAGAGTGGTCAAATGGACCTGATTTGTAATCAGGCGCGAAAGCTACGCAGGTTCAAATCCTGTCCCCGGCCCATTTGCCAGGTGGTGCAATTGGTAGCACAGCAGACTTTGGATCTGCATGTTCTAGGTTCGAGTCCTAGCCTGGCAGTGCTATATGGCTCATTTATTATTTTTAGCAATAAATTACTTTAGAATTATTATATACTATTGACATAAATAATATTATGCCCGTAACAGTCACAAAAGTAGACACATTTCAAGCAAAATTAAATAGTGCTTTATTCAATCTAACTCAAGCAGATCCAACAACATATCCTGCAGTAACGTCTATGAGAATTGATGGTCCAGATACTTCTAATGCATTTACAGGTACAACATTTGAATCGATCACGGCTTACTATATCTTTGATCAGTACGCATTAAGAACTAGAAATTCTCCGTAACGCCATTTAAAAACGACTAAATATTCTTATGTTTTCAATAGCCGACTTATGGGCTAATACAGAGACTACAAACCATATTGTAGCGTTAGCAATTGCTTTTATTACGGGTGTATTAAGCCCGATTATAGCCTCCTGGGCTAAGGCAAGATTTTCTTTTAAGAAGGTAGAAATAGAAGAAGAAGAAACAGATGAGATTTTAAAAATGTTAAACGCAAATGAATTAGTAGATGAAAGAATAGAAAATATAAGAGCAGATTATGATTTCGATAGAGTGTGGATTGCACAATTTCACAACGGTGGTTCTTTTTATCCTTCAGATAAAGTTTTAAATAAATTTCAAAAGTTTAGCTTAACTTATGAGGCATGTAAAAATAATATTTCAAGTGAGTTAAGTACAGTGCAAAATGTACCGGTAACTGTCTTTACCTCTATATTAAGAAAAGTTAAAGAAGATGGCTATTTTGGAATTGATAATGTATCTGATGCAGTAGATACGAGTATGTCATTAAAGCCGTTTTGGTGTGAACGGGGTGTGAAGAGTTTTGTGATAGTTGCAATAAAAAGTTTAGATAAGAAGTTTTTAGGAATTATGGTCGTAGATATGGTAACACAGGTTAGACCGTTTTCTGAAGAAATTATTAAAAATCTTATTGTCGAATCCAAAATACTTGGAGGATACTTGGTACGAGAAAATACGTAGATATAGTTTATAATAAAAGAATGAGGCGTCGTAATTATTTTTACCGAACGCATGAAGAGGATTATAATTCATTGGCCCGGGATGCAGCCGAGCTTTATGTTTTTAGAAAAAGTTTACTTGAAGCACAATTATGTTCTAAGAGATTAATTTTATTTCTTGTAACCAGTGGGCTAATTAGTATCTCACTTCTACTTACATTAATGTTTTAATGCATGTTTTACTTCGTCTAAAAATTGAGGAGAAAAGTAACAATTGCCCCTATACTCCTCAATCGGTGAGTGATATCACTGAATCTATTAAAGAGGCCGTATTAAGACTTAAGATTAAAAACCCTCTTTTTGAGACGCTAGTCAAATTAGAAAAAAATAAAGTCACATATTGTCAGTTTAAAATGTCACCGACTGTGTGGAGATTTTTTCTCGCAGCCTTCGGTTCAGTTGAGACTATTGAAAGAGACTACGAAATATATTTAGTTTAACCTTGCTTTTTCGTTTCATAACTTATAATATAACCAGATGAGAGAGCTAATTGTACAAATCTTTTTTCTTGGAATTGCGATTGGTTTTTCTTTATATTTTTATTATGCTTGGCAAATTTCTAAAAAAGACGATCTTTCTTCTACCCGTAGTAGGAAAAGTGGTGGAGGCGCTAAAAAGCGTTCCAACAAAAAGTGAGGTTTGGGGTTATCCTTTTTTCTTTTATGAAAGAAAACCCCGCTTATTTTCGAATATGATACCGGGCATTTGGCCCGGTAGTTTAATGGTAAAACAGCAGACTTATACTCTGTATTATCGCCAGATTAGCGTAAAATGTAGGTTCGACTCCTACCCGGGCTAGTGTATGATTATAGATTGCTTTACATACAATAATGAAGAGGAGATGCTCAATTTTAGACTTCATGAATTAAATCACGTAGTAGACAAATTTGTTTTATTGGAAAGCCCTTACTACCATCAAGGCGGTTTAAAACAGAATACCTTTGAAAAGCATAAAGTGAAGTTTATACAATTTAAAAATAAGATTGTACATATCGTTCATACTGCCAAGCCTCATCCCAATCCCTGGATTAATGAAAAGAATTTAAGAAATGTTGCTACAACCGGTTTAAAGTATATTAAACCGAGTTCTACTGATTATGTAGGTATATCAGATATTGATGAGATACCTGACCCTCTTGCTCTTGAAAAGTTAAAAGAGATAAAGCCTAAGATTTTACTTGGTTTTATGCATAATTTTTATTACTATAATATTAATTGTAGGAAGAGAAATAAGTGGTTTGGTTCTGTATTTGGAGATTTAGATAGTATATATTACCATTTTAATAATGATTTTAATGAGCTAAGACATGCATTAAAACGGGGAGATTCAAATTTAAAAGTGGCGGGGCTCAAAACATTTTCTGCAGGGGGTTGGCATTTTTCTTATTTTGGTACTTTAGATAAAATAATAGAGAAATTAGAAAGCTTTACTCATTCTGAATATAATAAATCTGAGTATAAGAACAAAGACAATATTATAAAGGCTATTAGAGAAGGTAAAGATTTGTTTAACCGGGGTGGAAATGAAGATTTGAATATAATAACAGAAACTTACCTTCCAAAGTACACTAATTTGTTGCCAAATATATTTGTATAAACAGTTGATAACTGAATTTTTATTATAAAATTAAACTATGGCCGGTAAAGGAAGTAAGCCAAGAAATTGTTTTAGCAAGGAGTTTAAAAGAAACTTCGACGATATAAACTGGGTAACTAAAGAAGGTAAAGAGATTAGAAACTATAAAGAAAAGAAAGGGAAGAAAATTTACAAATACCCATGAAATTTGACGTTGAAGAGCTTATTGGAAAATTGGAGGTGTTAAATAATACCTACCTTTGGTCAATTCAAGAGGCTAAAAAAATTGTTGAGGAGACGGAGAAGCTTATTAGCTCTAAAGACCCTAACAGATTTTCTAAAATAGATAAGCTTAGAAATAAATTTTTAGAGCTTCAAACCCGTCATATTAACGATAAAACATATTACAATAAGCTTATAGCACAATCTCGGTCTTACTTCCTGAAGAAGTATAATACTGACATAATTAAACTACTAGGAGATGAGGAATGAGAAAGCTGAGTAAAAAAGAAATTAGAAGATTAGAAGAAGAAGGTAGATTGCGTGATTTAGTAGAGATTTGGGTTGACCGTCACAATCATAAACTCGAACTTCTTCGTACTTTTACCAGTCTTGTTGCAGCTATAGCATCTTCTGTTGTCCTATTAAAATTACTTCATATTATAAATTGAAAGTCTTCAATAAGATTAAAGAAGTAAGTTATGCTCTTTTAAATGAGCATCCTAGTTCTCATAGATGTCGTCATTTTAGTTTTATATTGGATGGTAATAAGATACTAAAAATAGGGTTTAATAGAAGCAAAACCCATCCTAGGAACCTTCTTTATAATTATAAAAATAGACGAGGTGAATTTATGGCCGATCAAATTGGTATACATAGTGAGATGGATGCGGTTATTAAGTTAGGGGCGACTGATTGTTCTGGATTATCAATTGTTAATACTAGAATTAATAGAAATAATGAGCTAGATATGAGCAAACCTTGTAGCGGTTGTTTACATATGTTAAGAAGTTTAAATTTTAACAATATCTATTATTTTGATTATAGTAAGCTTTTCAAAAAACTTTAATAGTTAATCTTCGCCAGTAATTAAAGGTGCCGGCTTTACATTTGGATCTATGGGTGCGGCTGTTTTATGTGATAATGATTCGTCACTGTTTTCTTGTGCTCCTGTTACTGATGTTTCTTGCAAGTCCCATTTAAGTGTATTAGAGTTCCATGAATAATGACTAACGTCATCTGGTATAGGTAATATATGTTCCCACTTACATGTTTCTTTATTTAAAACTAAATCTCGATGAGGTTTAGGAGGTATAAATGCATCCAAAGATTCATCATATGAATCTCCAATAGCAGCAAATTTTTTTCTAATAATATTATTATAGCTAGTTTTAATCCATTTTTCCCCGCCAAAATTATCTCTACAGAATTTTTTACCTATTTCTTCATTTTCTTTATTTGTATTATCTATAGTATCTTTATCGGCTATAGCCAAAACTCTAACTACAATATTTTCTTTATTAATTTCTGCGTAGTGTGCCATATTATCTCACAAATATATTTACAAATTGTATAGCATGACATTCAGTGCCTGCCTGAAACCCGGGGCCACATATAGATGCACCAGTACTAAACCCTGTCCAACCTTGATGACCACTCCAATTCCACGTAAACATTCTGTTTGAGTCATTACTTAATCCGTTAGTTTGGGTATCTGGCCAAAGTGCATTATTATAGGTATAGATTGGCGATCCACCTGCCCATAAATTTGGGTATCTAGAATATGTTAGTGGTAAGATAGCTATTGTTGTTGAGTCTGGAGCACGACCAACTGGATTATTAAAACTAAATCCACAGTTATTTGGATTGTTTAGTACAGATTGATCTTTTTCCGATAAAATTGGACAAAAATCAGCCCATCCAAATACGTATCTACTCCCCGGACTTCTTAGATAAAAACTATCATTAAGCTGTACTCGGTTAATAATCATTTCCATATTATTCCAAGTATCTTCACCTTTAATACCGTGAATTACACCCGAAGGTAAATAACGAGGAACAAAATTACTAGTTACAGCAGCAAGGTTGGCTTGTCTCAAGCCTTCTTTATAGTTTCCGCCCCCAGCATTTGCAAACCATTGTGTGTGCCATTTTACTGTAACGCTGCTCCCGGCGCCCTCTCTTCCAACAGCAACTAACACCCATCCACCTCCAAAACTTGTCATGTCACAATAAATTGACGTGGGCTCTCCGTCAACCCATAAGAAATAATCTCCACTTGGAGCCCCTGGTCTAGCTGCTAAAATTTCCCTTGCATTATTTGCAGGATTTTCAATAGTACCAAGAAGTCCTCTGCTCTTATTATTAGTATACTTATACCTTACAATCACTATACCCTTTCCACCGTTTCCACCCGTACTATAAGCGTGCGTCCCTCCACCGCCACCACCGCCTGTATTTGCTGCACCATTTCCCCCCCGTATACTAGATCCACTGTACCCGGCCTCACCAGAACTATCCCACATCCACCTCCAGTTAGAGTTAGGGCTTGAGTAATTTATCTGACTGCTTCCGCTTTGTCCACCTGCTCCACCCTGGCTACCATAACTATCATCATACCTACTCCCTCCACCGCCTCCGCCCATTCCTGCAGGCCCAGATCCCGGTCCAGTATAGTTTGCCGCTCCTCCTCCACCTCCAAAACATTTCTCAATTCCTAGAATATAAGAATAATACCCATCCCCCCCTATACCAGACTGAATACTCGCTCGACCATTTGCAAGTGAATTTCCATCAGTGGTAGGAGAATTAAAAGATGCTCCCCCACCAGAACCTCCATAATAATCTACTGTACCTGCAGAAGCCCCTCCAGAAGTACCCTGACCGGCAATATTTTTACCCCCATATCTTATACCCACTACATTATGGGTGGCAGAGGCCCCTCCCCCGGAACCACCTCTAGTTGGATTTGGACCAATATATCTTTCCCCGCTTGTCCCGGTAGATCTATAATGCCCGCTTTGAGCGCCGCCACCCCCTCTTGCCTGTATAATTTGTTGATTAGAATTTATAAATTGCCATGTACCAGGGGTTAGAAACTCGTGAATTGTATATTGAACACCCCCTATAACTCTTTGATATATCCTATCACCACCGTGTGCACGCTGTACACCCTGATATCTCACTACAACAATACCAGAACCACCAAATCCTCCTCTATTATTTGAGTTATAATGTGCACTTCCTCCACCACCACCTCCGGTGTTTTCCCCTGCATCACCTCCGGGTGTATTACCACCATCTCCCCCACCTGGACTACCAACATTATATGCAGAGCCACCACCCTGGCCGCGCAAACCGCCCCCAGAGCCCCCACCTCCTCCGCCTATACCACCGTTTCCTGATTCTCTTGAATGTCCAGCGCCGCCTCCTCCTCCGGCCCAATAATAATTATCACCTGTTATGTTATTTAAGATGCCAGGGCCCCCATCTGATCTAGCTGTGGAATCAACGCCTTGACCGCCTGCACCTCCTCCTCCACCAGAATAATACTGAGGTCCACCACGACCACCTCTAAATCCTTGACCTGCGGTCCCAGCGCCTCCATCTCTAAAAGAAGCACTACCATCACTGTACCCAGAAGCCCCTCCACCAGATCCTCCGGCACATCCTGCTGGGCCAGGATTATACTGGTAATATGAACTACCTCCCCGGCCACCCCCTATAGCAGTAAAAGTAGCAAATTGTGAGTTGCCCCCGTTACCAGCGGCAATATTAAACTGATGGGTAGAACTTTGTTGGAATGTACCGCCTGCAGGTGCACCAGCACCCCCTGCTCCTACTACAACAGTATACGATTGACCAGCTATAATCGGTAATGTACCAGATAATACTCCACCGCCTCCGCCTCCACCACCCATATCCATACCTCCACCGCCACCACCTGCTACAACCAGATAGTCTACGCTAGTTACATTAGTTTGACCAGCAGACAGAGGGGTTGTAAGATAGAGAAAAGAATCACCCCCAACACTACCTGTAGGAGGAGGGCCGTTATAAGGGCCAGGTGAACCGGCTCCACCGGCTCCTACAACTACTGTACAATTACCTGTTAAAACAGTAGCACATTGATTTTCAATAACTCCACCGCCTCCGCCTCCACCACCCATATCCATACCTCCACCACCTCCACCTGCTACCACTGTATACCAAATTTTATTTCCTCTAGAAGGATCAGTACCTAATTGTGTGATATTAAAAGTACCTGAATTTTCAAATACATGTACTCTATTATCTCCAATATCATATATAACATCACCCCCGGTGGCAATCATTCCTTGAGGGAAAGTAATTCCTGATGTTATTGTCAATCTACTTCTATTAGGTAGTTCTTCTACTGTACACTCCCCTTGAATGGTTCTATTTCTAGCTGTTGCTCCATCTAAATTATCTCCATAACCATTTACCCACCAATTAGTTGTCATAAATTGATGTTGATTACTACCACCATACCTTCTCGCCTGAAGACCTATTCTACCATTTGTAGTTCCCCAGCTTGGTACTATTCTTTCAAAATGCCAGGTTTTTTCATCATACAAATCAGAGTTTGAAAACTTACAAATTTCAGTATTATTAGCATAAAATATCCAATGAGAGATAGTATGGGAGTTATAATAACCGTGTCCTATTTTTGCAGTAAATCTTAAATAACTATTCACAGAGGTAGGTGTAAAATCTACATACGCACCTGCAAACCAATCAAAACTATTTGTTAGATAGTAAGCACCGCCTGTATAATAAGAAATGACTCTATTATTACAGAAATTTAAATCTTCAGAGATGGCCAAGCTTCCAGTACTATCATAAATTAAAGGTCTGATATTGCCTTGTGTATCTAAATTTTGTACTGATTGTGGGTTAATACTTAAATTTGCAAATTTACTATTTGTTAGCGCTTTGTCCGCAATTTTTAACCCAGTAACAGATAGATTAGTAAATGCATTATTTGCAATAGCATTCACATCAACATTAGAATTTACTATTTTTGTTAATGGCATATTAGTTATTTAGAAACTCCTCTAACACTAATTGTGTTACAGTGTTTCCTGAAGTCCCTCCATCGCCATTCCAATATCTAGTCCCGTGAAACGCTCCATAATAATTTCCAGAATAATATCTGCACTGAATACCTATTCTTCCTGATGTAGTTCCCCAGCTCGGATACATACGTTCATAATGAAGTCTTTTTTCTCCATATTGCGCCCCAAGTGTCCATTGATCTCTTAATTGATTATTCCAATAAAATAGTTGATGTTGAATTCCGTAACTACCATCATTCCAATACCAACTATAATTTGCTGCCCACCTAATTATACTATCCGCTCTAAGGGGGGTATAATCAATAAATAAACCAGGTACCCAGGTAAAAGAAGCAGGGGCCCCAAACGGTATATTATAGGTTTGTATGACTCTATTAATACAGTAGGCCTTATTATTGCTATACTGAAGAGTTCCTGTAGAACTAAATACTAATTGCTGAAAAGAAGATGTAGAGGATAATATCTTTCCTAATGTTAGAGTATTATCTGCGATTAAATTACCAGTAATACTATTAAGAGATAGCTTACTTGTAGTTATCGATAAATTATTAACCTGACTATCGTTAAAAGTATTTGCAGTTATTAACGAGGGGGATGATATTCTAGTTAATGCCATTAGCTTGATAACTCCTCTATTACTAATTGAGGTCTAACAAAGTAATTTCCGCCCCCTCCATTCCAATAATAAGTACTATGGACTGCAAGGCGATATCTATTAGAAGAATAATCTCTATATTGCATACCTATTCTTGAGCGAAATCTTCCCCAAGAATTTACAAAAAATTGAAAGTAATTCATGGATTCTGGATAATAACCAGAGTCATTATACCTGCAAGTATCTACATTATTTGCAAAGAAAATGTAGTGACTAATTTGATGGGCATTTCCGGTCCACCCTGTACCCCAACTACAAGAAAATTTTAATTTGCTACTTGATGATAAAGGGGTATAATCGTAATACAAACCTGGTACCCAATTATAGGTACTATTAGATGTTGCAATATATCTACCTGCTTGAGAATTAACATCGGAATTACCTCCTAGGTAGTTATATACAACTCTATTAATACAGTGATTAAAATTAACTGCAGTAGTAGGAGTACCATTAATATCTGTATATATACTTCTATTTGGTGTACTAGTTGCAAACGTACAAAGCGGTATTGTATTAGATGTTATTTGACCGGTACCAATACTAAGGTCACTTATCTTATTAGTAGAAACTGTTTTATTAGTTATAAATGACGAAGTTACGGTAGAATCATTAAACAACCCAGATTTAATACGAGTTAAAGGCATACATATTATTTAATGTTTTTATAAATAATAGTATGCCTATTTTCGGTATTAATAACAATAATATATATGCAGACAATACATCTCAAGAGTTTAGAATATCTGTAAACAATGTAGATGCATGGCGTTATAATATTAATAACAGTACTATACGGCAAATTTATCGTCCGATTTTACAGATAAATAGTACACTTGCAGGCGATACAAACCCTGGTCAGAATTATTTACACACTTGGACGCCACAAAGTTATCAAGGACCTGCTTCAACTGTAGCAACAGCTAATTACTTTACTGCACCTCAAACCGGGATATATAAAGCAAATATTACAGCATTATGTCGGCACAATCATCATCATTGGATTATGAGAAATGGATCTGCACCAGCTAGTTTTTCACATTATGTCTATCAAGGGACCGGTAACTATATGTCTATTGGCGCAAGTATGATTTTTTCTTTAAATGCAGGAGATACAATATCGTTTGGTGGTAATAGAAATGATGGTAATATTTGGGGAGGTGGATGGACAATAGGCTCAATAGAAAGGATGGGATAATATGGGGGTAAATTTTAGATTTGGTACTACCGGTAACACAATAGAATTGGCTTCTGGTGTAGATGACTGTTTTATTGGAAGAGATTTTGCTAATTTTACTACTTTACCGGATGGTCTAGACGCCGTACAAAGACAACCTGTATTAAGACTTAATAATACAACTACTGGTCAAGAATTATATAGATGGTCTAATAATTCCTTAGTAGCAGGACCGGGAGTTAACAGGATAACACCAAGCCTATTTGTTGGTAAAAACGCAAATGAAGCCAACGGAAATCAAAACCCTGTTCCTTTTGGCTTAGTACTTAGAGATACAGCTGGGGGGTGGGTAGCAGCTAGCAATCGGTATGTAATTCCTGTTGCTGGATGGTATAGGGTGAGTGTCACAGGATTAATTAGAAACAATGCGGTTTTAAATCCAAGGGTAAACGGGAGTCGTTGGTTTAACGGTGTACATACAGTACAGAGCTGCTACACAACATGCACTGTAGAATTTGTAAGAAACTGTGTGGCGGGAGACTTTATAGATGTCGAATCATGGAATGGAGGAAATGTAGATGGAGGTACAGATTTAGGCCCTTCAGATAGAAATGAAGCACAATATTCCCCTTTAGGGGTAACCGGTATACCATGGACTTACATGTGTATTGATTATATTTCATAATTTTATGGCTATTTCATTTTCTAACGGTATGTCAATAAATACTTCTTTATCGGAAGTATTTTTTAATAATAATGCAAATCAAGAGATTTCAAGAATTGGAATAACAGGTACTTCACAACCTCAATTGCCTTTTGCTTCTGTTCGCTATAACGCATCAACTACTTCAATGTCATATTATCCACAAAATAACTATCCCAACTCTCCTTTTGGTCAATCCTATTTTCCAGTACAGGTACCTGCTAATGAACCTTACTATTGGAATCCGAGATATTTTAATAGAAGAACCAGTGAATTTGTGTGCCCGGTATATGGAAAATATAGAATGACAATGAATGTTTTGACTACAGGTAATAGCTATAATAGAGATGGGATGCAGTGTTACCCGGTAAGGAACGGTATCTCTATCGGGGTAAATGGTGCAATAGTACTTGGTGGTGCAAGCTACGCCACCGTACAAAGTGTGGTTGTAGTGGTTGCAAATGGAGGGGATAGACTGTGTTGGTATGCAAATGAAGGAATGAGAAGAGGTTATAGTGATACTTGGTCAACATTTACATATTGTTTATTAGCATAATTAAAATAAATATATTATGGCAAAAACATTTAAAGTCGAAATTTCTGATTTAAGCGATAAAATTCTAAGATGGGGAGAATGTGATCCACAGAAATGGTTTGAAATTGTAGTAAAAAATAGGGCTAATGCTGCTATTGAGGAGCTTTACGCATTAGAGTTAAGAAAAGCAATAAAAAATAAAACTAATATAAGCGGGGATAAGAAAAAAGTAGTTTTAGAAAGTACAGAATTAAACGCAAAAGAAAGACATTTAAAGGTAAGCAATGAGCTTCCATCAACTAGTATATAAAGGGTAACCACATGGCTGAATATTATGTAACTTTAGACGACGCTGAAATAAAAGCAATGGAATATGTTGCTGCTGATGTTCAAGACTGGATAGATAATTTAATTAATTTTAAGATTCAGACATGTACAGATGAGTTTCTCAAGAGATATATAGAAATTCAGCAAGCTAAAAACGAAGAAATTATAACTAACACTGATTTATTAATTCAAGAAAGTACAGAATTGCCTGCGTCACAGAGAATGGAAGAAAAAAATTATAAGATATTTCCTGACGATCCGTTTAATCCTTCTCTGATACCTTAGGAACTTCTGCCGGGTCTACTTCTATTAACGCAAACTTGTATGTTTTCTTTCTTTTATTATTTATAATATATAGATTATCTTCACCTTCAACAATAGTATAATCACCTATTGAATTGCTCAGATGTAAATCTTGTGTAAAGATATTTCTCCATCTTAACGCAGGGCTTCCTAGATCCCACGTATTATTAGCCCGAGGAAAGATGTTATTACTGCTTATATTGCCGGCTATTGTAACATTTGAAGCTATATCCCAAGAAGGAGCCCCTGTAGAAAGCTTTATTGGAGTAACATTACCATCAGCAATTTTTACTGTTGTTACAGAATTACTGGTTAGCTTATTAGCCCCTATAGTATTATCATCAACCGATACAATTGTATTTCTAATGGGTAAAGGTGAAGCGTTCACATATTGCACTTCTAAAACATCAGTCCCTGCTGGTACCGCTTCCGACATTAATAATGTAAATGGAGAAGGGAGAGAATAAGCAGATTTATTTTGATAGACACCGGAAACAAATACCATTATTTCATTGGGTGAGTACGCGGCACTTACCAACGTAAATGTTGTTGTTGTTCCTGTTGAATTGAACGATTGACTATGATAAACATATCGTACCCCTTCAATACCATCGTACGCGGTAATAGGTTTTGTAGCGAGTAATCTATCTACAAAAATATTATTAGCAGTAAGAGAGGGAACTGATAGAGATTTAGTAATAGTAACATCACCGAAGAATAAAGTTCCTGCTGCTGTAGTTATATTTCCAATAGTAAGATTACCTATAATATTAACATCCTTAATAAAAGTAGCATTTTCTCTAAATAAACTAGAATTTACAGCTGTAAACGCTGCTACTCTCGTATCGCTTGCACTAAGTGTACCATCAATTTTTATGTCTCCAAAAAATACACTTTCTAAATATCTATAATTTGGAGACCCCAATATAAATTGTTGATTTCTTGTTGCTTGAGCTTCTCGACCTACTAATATAGTATTATCAAGTGTTGTTAATGAACCTAAAGTATTATTTACACTGGTACCGATATGAATATTATAGCTTCCTGCTTGTACAAGTCCGCCTGCATCAGTTCCAATAGAAATATTAAAACTACCAAAATTATAATTATCACCTGCACTATGACCTACAGCTACATTACCAACTCCATCACCTTGTAGAGTTAATGCTCTAAAACCAACTACAACGTTGGAATTAGCATTACTAAAATTTGTACCAGCATTAGAACCAATAAAAACATTTTCGCTTCCGTCAACAATATCTCTACCTGCCCTATAACCTATTTGCACAGAATCTATACTAAAACCTATATTTGTTGCAACTTCTTCCCCAATAAGTACATTGCTAAATCCACCAATTTTGCCTAATGTAGGTACATTTCTACCTATAACAACACTGCTTCTTTCACCAAATATAATTAAATCATTATAGGTGCTAGTTGTACTAAGTGTACCAGCAATAGTTAAAGTTCTATTTGGTATCCCGGTTCTAATTCCAATAACCCCTTGGGGTTGGGTACCATCAGTATTTTGAGCATTACCTATTAGAAGAACAGGATTATCGAACTCTGCATCATAAAATTCAGCTAATACTTGACCGGTACCTCCCTGTCTTAAGTAAAGTGCAGGTCCTTTATCTTCATTAATAACGCTAAGTGCACTAGTAGTTGTAATAATAGTATTTGCTAGGAATGAACTACCTGAGGCAAATAAATTACCAAAAATTCGAACATCCCCTCTAAAAGTTGCACCTGATAAGATAAAATTAGAACTAGATAAATCTGCTTTGGTTGCATATTGACTGCTTGTAGAGAACCATGAACTGTACACTGACTCCCAGCTGGCACTATTAGCAGTCATTGTTGCATATGTTGACTGAAGAATAGGGGGTATAGCTTCGTAAATAACGTAATCTAGCGTTTTATTACCACTAAAATATTGTGTAGTTACATATAAATTTCCTGTAGCGCTAATAGAGCCTGCTACTGTTAATTCATGGTTAGGGTATTCTGTATTAATACCAATAATACCGGTGTTCATTCCTGGAACCCAAGGTGTAATGTTTCCTATATGTAAAGCAACGCCTCCTTCAGTATCAACAAATTGTGCTATATCGTCAAAACCGGTTTGCTCTACATAGAGAGCAGGTCCTTGACCTATATTAACAATTCTTAATGCAGTTGTTTCAACAACCTTTGTATCTGTAGTAGCTATACCTCCAAGAGCTGAAAGTACTCCGACAACTACAAGATCGCCTTCAACGCGTACATCACCAAAAATAGAGCCACCGGTTAACTTAAAGAACAATGCGCTAGCAGAAGGTTCTGTTAGCCAGGTTGCACTATTAAGTCTTAATGTTGTATAAGTAGAATTCCAATTACCGCTATTTGCCCTTACCCCGACATAAGTATTTTGCCAAAATGCACTATTAGCAACAAATTGATTTCTAACTGCATCATAATTTACAGTAGAAGCAAAACTCCTTACCCCGGCTGGTGTTGATACTAAGACGAATGCTGCACTAAGAGCTGGCGATAAACCGATAGGTGCACCTAAATTGGGCTCTGCATCTTTAAGAGTAAAAAATTCGTAACGTTCAGGATTAGGGTTAGTTGGTGGTGTTGGATGTTCTTTACCACTTATTAAAAAAGGTGTGTTCATTATGTATCATTGAATGCTTCTAGAAGTGAAAATGAGACGTGTACACCGCTTGCTGTATCTGTATCAGTATAAGCGAGAATTGCGTCTCCGTCTATTATTAATACTTTACCTAAAATTACATTTGCTGAATCGTTTCTTGGTACCGTAAATCCAGATACTAGGTAATATAAAGTTTTATCGGCTGCGCTAGATATACCTACAGATACCGTAGCTGTTTTGTTAGTCATGTTTGCTGCTTGAACTGTAAGAATAATTGTAGCTCGTTGAGAGGGACAGATATAGAAAGGAGTAAAATCAGTATTTATATCGGTTAGCAATCTAAACCGTCTAACAAATTTATTTAAAGGAATCTGAGCCATATATTTTATTTATTCCAAAGATAGTACAAATGGAGTTATAAGTGAGAATATTGATCTATTAAAGGTTCTTCCTTCAATAGTACCTGTGGCTTGTCTAATAGTAAAGTCAGACCCTACTTTAAAATCACCTTTCTCATTGGTTAAAGTTACAAATATTCTTGCACCGTCGGTTGCTCTGACCTCGTTTTCCGGCTTGGCTACACCACCTAAAACAGGCAAAGCAGTCGCCAAAGTAGACCCAGCACCAACATATTCCATAGTATATGCACTAGCTAAAATTTGACTTCTGAAGTACAAGTACACAGCATTCTCCGTTCCATCTTCATTTGGATCAGGAATAAGTGGGCCGCTAGAAATATAGGACTGAACTGTATCTTCAGCAATTAATTCATATGTATAAGCAGGGTACCCATTACCACCGACACTAAGAGCAGATACTAATGTATGTAATGTTTTTTGTTGCTCCCCTGCGCAGTCAAATACCATTAATTCTGCAGGATATCTTGCCAATAATGTGGGAAATATATCTTTAACTAAAAAGCTACCTTCACCTGCAGAAACGTCTCTTATTAAAGTACCAGTCAACATTGGTGCGTTAGATTTTCCAAAAGCAACAAGACCAGATAAACCAAATGATGCATTAGAGGTATTAATATCGCATTGACCCCCTGCACTCACCATAACAGCCGTTGTACCGCCAATAGTGAAGATACTAACAAGCTGCGCATAACCATTGTTCAGTATTATAATACCATCTCCACCCTCATTAAACTGGGTATAGGAATCAAGAACCATACTTCTCAAGAATCCTCCTACTCTGTCCCCGTCGATTCTCATACCGGCTCCGGCATCATCTCTACCCGGGGCAGTTGATTGTGTAATAGAACTACACCCCTGTACATAAGGACTAGTAAAGATATAAAGGGGATGTCCAGGAACGTGTTTGTTACCGGTAGGTGGAGACACAATATAGCCTGGAGTTTGAAAGGCTACTTGGTAGTCTTGTTCAGCAGTGTTTAAGTGAGGAAACGCTATAGCTGCCCCCGGGCGTTTATGACCTCTGAATGTAAATCCCCAGATATAATCTGCATTAGTAACCCAAAATAAATCTAATGCAGAGTTTCTAGGAAATACACTTGTACGTCTTAAATTATCACCAATAATGGAAGTGCGTTGTGGTACAAACACTGGGTTTAATTCATGATATTCACCGGTCTTTACAAAAATAGTCCATTGCCTTTGGGGGTTTTGTGCCGCAAACTGACAAGCTCTTTTAATAGTTTTAAAAGGATAATTTTCTGCTGTACCTACATTACCATCAGATCCACTTACTGTTACATACAAAACATTTGGTGTGCTCCATAACCCACCACTAAGAAGATTAGATATAGCGTAAAAATCTACTTGAAACTCACCTTGAAACGGTCTGTAACCTACTAGATAATCTGAAGGAAGCGGACTAGTCCGTGAAAAATCGGCAAATGAACGGTAGGCCATAGAATTATTTAGTTTATTTTACCGTAAAAGAAGGTATTAAACTAAATAATTCTTTAATTACGACTCTGAAGAATTATTTTCAACCGCTTCATTAGGAACAATATCAACACGGCTGAGAATACGTGTACCACTAATTAATGTTACAGGTACTAAGGCGGCCTTGTATTGATTAAGAAGCTCTTCAATTTTGCTCTTAGCTTCTACTAGTTCCTTTTCACGCGGAGTCAAATTTTTGTTAGTATCTGTCATACTACTACTTATATATCTACAAGTTTATTTCCACTATTTTATTCTACTATTTCTATATAGTCAAATCTTTTTGCCTCAGATGCTTTTTGGTAACCTGCATCATTTGCAAAGATAATTTCTAATTTCTGCGGTGTATAAAAAGTAGGAAGCGTAAAAGACATAGCATTATTAGTATGTGTTACATAATCAAAAATAGGATAAGCACTAAAAGGCGGATTACCTGCACTTGTACTTTTTACCCCGGTATAAAAATTATATGATTTTTGCTTACCATCAAATTTATTAGAACTTAAATATAAGCCAGCATCAGTTTTGTAGCTAAACATATCACCATAAAGATAGATTTGTTTTCCAGAGGTACCTACTTTTACTGTAATATTAGGCATTATGGTTCTCCCAGAGGGGTATATAACTTTACTTCTGATATTTGAGGTCGCCCTGAAACTGTAACAGTTTCTGTATTAGAAAATGCAGAAAGTGCAGGGTCAGTATTGGATATAACTTGTGTCCTAAGAAATGTGTAGCTACCATAATCAAGAGATACCCCAGTGCTAACAGCTGTAAGCTGGGTATCAATTTTAAATATATTTTTGACCGGGGCCTGAGGATCAGGAAACATCCAGCCTTTAATAGTAAATGCAGTATCTGCAATTATTTGAGCTTTTTGATTACCATTAATATCAGTAGGGTAATTTAAGTTTATAGATCCATTCCATAAAACTTCGCTGCGAATTTCTTGAGTATATGGAAGATTAAATTCTTTTGGAACTGTCCAGCTTAATATAATATAAGGATTATTAAAAGGAACAAAATTACTTAAAATTTGATCCATGTCTGATTGATATCTAGTAATAATACTCATCTTTACATCAATGTTAATTGGGACAGGGGCCTTATAGAAAAACGTTACATTCCCCGGACTATCTTCAACTGGATTGCTTGGAGCAAAGAACCCGGCATTTTTGTTAAAAACTCTATTATTATCTCGGGAAATACTACCTATTGTTACACTAACGACAGGTAGAGATAAATTTTGACCAGGGTTAATTAAATCGTGAAGTACTCTCTGTTTTGGTGCATAAATGTATCTTACCTGTTGAGAGGCCTCAGCCACTCTATTCTTATTATATCTTTTAATAACAACATCATCAAATGCTGCTAAAAACTGAATTAATAGATCCTTGATCTCAAAATAATGAGTAGGAAGCTTCATATATCTTATTTAGTAGTGAATCCGACCAACTACTTCAATAATACTTCCACTTATTATGACTAATCTTTGATGCTAACTTTCTTTTGGCTGATGGTTTTAAATAAGATCTTAAAAGCTTTACTTCTTCAAGAATACCACATCTTTTTACGGCATTACTAAACTGTTTTAGTTTTTTGTCAAAATATAACTTATTGGAAGACTTCTTCTTATCGAGAACGACTTCACAGTTAATGATCATAATCTATTTACTTATTAAATCTGATCTTCAACTACTACTATCTCTGCTTTAGTATTAAAGTATTTTCCAGGCTTTTTGGGTATAAGAAACTTTGCATACTCTAAAATTTTTCTATCTTCATTACACAAGCTGTCAACAGAATAATCAAAAATTATTTTTTTTGTACCTATACAAAAATTGTATGGATAAGGAACTTCAAAAACTTTCTTAGTTTGATTAACCATTATGGTAAAAATTAAGTAAAAGTCTTTTATACAAAAAAGTATAAGTCTACCAGTCTTTATAGATTTACCGTTTACAGAAAAAGATATCTTCTGTTGTAACAAAGTGTTGATGCTTTTCTCTAATTTCTCTACGTACATATTAAGAATCCATATAAGCAATCTTTTGAGGAGTTGTCATTCTTGCTAAATTTTCTCTAAAGTATTTCCAAAATGCTGGACCTGCAGGTATACTGGTAATTAAATCACAACTATCGCAATTTACACACCTATAATCCTGCATAAAAAGATCCCACACAATGACAAGATTTTTCTGATCTGGACTATATCTTGTACCTTTAACTGCAGGTTTATAATTAAGAGTTACTCTTCCATCTACACTGTTAAGAACAGCCTGTGCATTAGTACATAACATTCTTCTTGTCATAGGTTTACCAGGCCGGGGGCGCCTGCGGGCAAACTTTATCTCACAGACGTTGTTTTGAAGTACGCTTTTCAGGCTTGCTAGAGATACTAACATCTTCTTTTCTGGGTTGTACGACACCGAATATTCTTTGTTCATTAAGAAATATCCCGTGGCTTAGTTTTCCATAATTTACTACTTCAATATTAGCAATAGGAACTCCCATATTATTGGGAAAACATACATAATCACCTTCCTTTACTAACTTACAACTATCACCCCTCAATATAACCTTACCAATGCGCCAGGCATTTGTATCTGCATTAACAGGAACAACTATACCATTTCTTACAATAGTGTTCGATGTACCGCCTTCATCAACAAATTCTACTAGTAAAATATCATCTAGTAGTTTTGAAAGATTATAACCTACGAAAACACTATTAAGTGAATTTCTTGAATGTGAGCTAAGATCTATTAAACTTTTCTGTACTGGTCCAAGTTGATCTACGTTTGCCATATATAGTCACTTATGTACAAACTACCTTAAAATCAAGAGTCTTTAATTGTTTTTGGCTTTTTTATATAGTTAATTCTCTGCCTTTTAAATCTCGGCAAAACATTAACCAAGAGTTTGTATTGATCTTGTACCGTTGTAAACTGTCTTAAATTTCTATTGGATGTTAAATTTACTACTTTAGCCGCAAGCGGGTCAAGCATAGATAACCACCGATTGACAAGATATAGTGAAAACTCTTTTTCTGATTCTGGAGAATCTATTAAATTATTTTTTTTACTAAAAGCGATGCCATCAATAATATCAAATATATTCATGCGTTATTATGCTTATACAGTAAATGGGAATCAGTAAATTTATGAAATAAAGTATAATTCCGTATTGTAAAAAAATTAATATAGTTTTCACTGTAATACTTACCGGTACCATCATGATTATTGCCCCAGTGTTCTTCAAATAAAATATATTTTGGACTATAACGATTAAAGTCTAAACCTTTAAGAACTTCTATTTCAAACCCTTCTACATCAAGAGAGAAAAAATCGATTTCATTAATATTATGTTTTTTCAAAAGAGAAGTCAAAGTCTTTGCTGGTACCTCAATAGTTGTGTTGTGTGATTCTGTACAACCACCGGATGGGTCATCATTAAAAAAACTACCTTTAATTGTGGCTTCCTTATAATCAAAAGAAACTAAGGCGCACTCTTCAATAATAGAACCCGGTCTTGTTAATTTAAGATTATCTCTAAAAATAGGATTTGGTTCAACTAATAACCCTTTCCATCCTTTTTGTTCTAGGGGGTAGGTATTACTTTGAAATACACCGTTATGGGCACCGGCCTCAATAAAAAAACCTACTCTATCTTTATAGATATCTAAGATAAATCTATCTTGACCATATTGTGACGTATGGTCAGACATATTAATGTGAAATAATCTTTGTAGATGCTATAAAAATATCGTCGTTGGTTTGGTAAAAGAAATTAACTACATCCTTCATAAAGGATACAGCCTGGTCATTATCAAGATTAGTACTAAACGCAAATGCAGGTGCGCGTTTACCAGCAACCACATTGATACCAGTATGACCGAGCGCGGCCCCATCTTTTACGTGTACAATACTAACACTACATTTACCCTTTTGTTGAGTGACACCACCCTGGGTAAACTCCTTCGTGACCATAAGATCATCCCCATCTACTTCAATTGGTGCTTGAATATACTTGTAGAGTATATTTGCAATATTTGCATTAAACATTCTCTGATAACAAATGGCACCAAAACTTTCTGTAATTAGAGGTATCTCATACAAAAAATGAATCATGTCTTCGCTGTAGATAAAGTCTTTATTTAAGGAATCTTCTTGATCTATTAATCCTTCTGTCTCCACATTGGCAGGAGCTCTAAAAGCAATTATATTACCAATTGGAAGGCACTTATCTCTAAAATACCGGTAAGCAAATCTCTTATGTAATAACACCCCATCGTAAACTTTAATATCATTTAAAATCATAGAACAATTATAATATGTATTATAGATTAGTCCACACTATGTTCACACCAAAGCCAAGAATAGAAATTTGAAAGATATAACCGTAATCGTATCTGCTATAAAAAATACCGGTATCTAATTTGGTAATAAAAGGACCGCACTCTATACCATCATCAGTTTTGCGATGAAATAGTATATGAGGATATATAAATCTAATTATTGGTATCATAATATTGTAACGTTTGCGCGCGCGCAAAAAGATAAGGTACTAGTAAATTGATGATTCTCATATCCTATATAAAAGACAAAGTCATTAGATGGGGATAAACAATTTTCAAAACGCGTGAGCAAAAAAAGCTTTTTCCCGGAATTTTTTTCTTTCATATTAAAGGGTTTGTCTTAATAACCCACAATACATTTTATAGCGTATAAACACAAAAATCAACTGGTAAATTTCATTTGAATATATTTTTTAACGTATAAATAAGATATCTATTATGCCTGAGTACGGAAATTCTGATTCTGGACGTGAATCGACATTTGGTCGTTCGTTAATGAGTTATATTAACTCTAAGCTTCCTTATCAGAGCTATACATCTATTGATACTATAAGTAAACTAAATCCCAAATTTAAAGTATTTCAAGATACAGGCAGTAAGAGAACAGAAGCACTAGCCAGACAAAGCATTAGCAGTAATACTGAATATAATAGCTTAGACCCATCCGGCATTATTGGTCTAGATAACAATTTCACCCAATACATGTATGCAAATGTGCAACATGACAAAGTATCTAGATTAAGAGACTACAGAACAATGGCATCTTTTTCTGAAGTAGCCGATGCGCTAGATGAAATATGTGATGATGCAATAAACAAAGATTCAAAAGGCAAAGTAGTTCATGCTAAGTTTCTAGATCTAGATTTAAATGACAAAGACACTACAGTTCTAGAAGAAGAGTTTCAAAAATATATTCAACATTTTGATTTGTCCCATAAAGGGTGGGAATATTTTAGAACACTACTAGTTGATGGTGAGTTATACTTTGAACATATTATCCACAAGCAATACGAGGATGAAGGAATATTAGGAGTTATAACTGTACCTAACGAATTTGTTGATCCTATTTTTGGCAATGTACAGAATATGATGATTAAGGGCTTCTTGTTAAGAAAGCCAGTTTTTGACAAAAACAACCCTACCAAGATATTGGAATATAAGCTTGTTCCAATGGACAAAAATCAAATAACTTATATTAACTCTGGTATATGGAATGAGAACAAGACAATAAGACTTCCGTTCATAGAGAACGCAAGAAGAGCATATAGGCAGATTAGTCTATTAGAAGATGCGGTCGTAATTTATAGGTTGGCACGAGCACCTGCGCGTTTAATCTTCAATGTAGATGTTGGCAATATGCCTGCACCAAAAGCAGAAGCGTATATGCGTAAATTAATGAACCAATATTGGTCATCTAAGAGTTTTGATGCGCAGCAAGGCGGAGGGGCTCTTAAAAAATATAACCCACAAAGTATTTTAGATAATTTCTGGTTTGCAAAGCGCGCTGGTTCTGAAGGTACAGATGTAAGACAATTAGAAGGTGCAAATCAAGCTTGGGGGCTAGAGGAAATGAACTATTTCTTAAAGAAACTTTATAAGAGCTTAAAGGTACCAGTATCCAGACTTAATGCTGAAACTGGCTACAAAGATGATATGAACATTCTTCGTGAGGAATTAAAATTTGCTAAATTTATTGTTAGAATGCAGCAGCAATTTGCTGAAGGCTTAAAGAATGGTTTTGTAACGCATTTAAAGCTTAGAAAGCTTTGGGAAAAATTTGATCTTAAGGAAACTAACATTGATATTGAGTTTAATGTACCAATTAACTTCTTTGAGATGAGAGAGGCACAAAAACAGGAGATCAAATCAAAGACATTCGGTGACATAATTCAATCAGCTGATAATATTAGTAAGACATATGCATTAAAGAAATACATGGATTGGACAGATGTAGAAATTCTTGCAAATAGAGAATTTATGAGAAAAGATATGGCATTTAGCTGGGAATTAGAGCAAATTAAAGCTGGAGGCCCTAATTGGAAAGAAAATGCTTTAGCGGGTGTTGCTCCAGCAGAAGGTGGTGAAGTTGGTGGTGCAAGTGTTGGTGGTGGAGCCGCAAGTACATTACCGCCTGCTTTTGGACCTACCCCGGCTGGTGGACCAGAAGGTGGAGTTCCTGCTGAAGGCGGGCCTGCTCCAGCAGAGGGTGCACCGGGCCCTGCGGCCGGTGGGGCACCACCCCCTACCGGTTAAGTTTTTTTAACCGTTTAACAACAAAATCTAATTTTTGAATTTCGTATCTACGAGCATCTATTTCTTCTGGCGCATACCAATATTTGTCTGATACATTGATCATATCTTTATATGAATATTCAAAACTAACTGGCTTGTGTTGAATTTTATATTGGATAAAATGTCTTAATTCATGCAGTAAGTTTCTTATCATTCTTCTAACTCTTAGTTTTTTATTAAAAGACTTACAGTCTATTCCAATGTTAATTTCGTTCCTGCTTATATCAAAATCACTGTACCCTTTACTTCTAATATGAATGTGAAGGGTCTTGTTAGAGGGATAGCCTTCCTTGTAGCATAGATAGGAAACTACATCTTTAAGTGATCTGTAACAAATATTAAAACGCTTTAACCACTTATGGGAATTTCTTGAAAAAATAATTTTCATTTCAACCAAACAGTTGTCGGGTCGAATGCGGTTGTATTCAAGAAATCCCAGACTTCATAATCTGGTTTTATTTCTATTGTTGCAGCTTTTAATAGGTTTGCTAACAACGATTCTAAATCTTGAATATGCCACACATCATCTAAAAGTCTTCTACCGGATGTACGTGTTTTATGGGCAACGTGATCGGCATAGGAATATGCAAAACCTGCAAAAGGGGGAATCATACAACCCAAACTAACTAAATTTCCTAGAATTCTTGAACAAACTTCTTTACCACCAACGGAGTGCATTGTAACTATTGCACAAGCCGGTTTACCGACAAGATATTTAGATCCTTCTAATACAGTCATCTTTTCAAATAATTGCTGCATACTTGACCCCCAACTATCCCAATATGTACCTGTTGAAAAAATTAATGCGTCTGCTTTTTTAATAGCACGTTTAACGCTATTCCAACAAAATGAAGGAGATAAATGAATAATTCTAACACGAACAGAATCATTTTTTTTGAGAAGCATTCGCTTAATTTTTCTTAACAACATTGAAGTATTGCCAGTTCGCCCACCTATGGCACCATTGATTATTAGGACGTTCTTCATTTATAGAGTATAAAAGAAAATATATGTAAAATCAAATTATTTATATTGATTTTTTTAGAATACCTCTTATTATATGGATATGGAAAAGTTTACAGTAGTTATTAAAAACGTATATAGTTCAGATAAAAGCAGATCTGTAACTATTAAAGCGGAAGACAGTTGGTTGGCCCATAAAGAGGCAAATAACTATTATAATCAGCTTAGGGAAGATGTTGTCTCCATTAAAGACAGCAAAAACAATGAAGTCTACAATCTAGAAAAAGGCTTTATTTTTGAATCCTAATTTAGAAACTTTTAAGAAATATAACCAGCTTGGGGTTAGACGCAGCTACAAGCCCACTAAAAACCGGATAGAAAAATTTAAATATAATAGCGAATGGGAATCTGATCCTGACCAAAATGTATTTACACTTAGAGACTATAAATGTTGTTATATAACAATAATGAAAAATAAGCAAGGCAAATACCGCCCAACAGTTAATGGTGCCTTCCTCTGTGACCATTTAGATGTCATTGAATTACCAAAAGAATATGATACTTTAGAAGATGCCCAAAATAATGCATTTCTATTTGTAGACACAGTAACTGGAAAGAATAAATAATAAATACATGAGCGTGATTAATGAATAGTTTTCATCTACAAGTTGTAGATCAAAGCGCCAGCGGATCACTTCATGTAAAGTTGATTATAGACTCTAAAGAGTCTGGCATTCTTTATTTGTCTCAAGAACAGTTAGATGCTATCAGTAGCGGTCTCAAATCATATTGCTATGAAAATGACCTTTCTTTTTCTACAGAAAATCCTTTCGATATTTCTTCCCTCGACGATCTTGAGGACGACGACGAACTAGAATAAATATATGTGTGAAAAAAACACATTCATCTGTTCGAGGATTCTGTGAAGAATTTTCTTCACACGTATACGAAGACACGGCCCATCATAGCATTCTTGTGAATGTAGAGCATGATTGGTTTAGTATTATGGATGGTGGGTTAAAAAAGCTCGGATATAAATTAGTTCACATGACGGAAATGCCAAAAACACTTACCTGTGTGTATTATAAGGCTTGATATTTCTTTTTTTTGTTTATAATTAGTTGTGCCTAAAATACTGCTAGCGGACAAACCTGTTTTTGATGCAAAAGAACATACATATACTGACCCTAAGGATAAATTTCAGTATACTAGTGTAACAAGATGGGTAGAAAAATTCAAATATCCTTTTGATGAAATGGATATTGCTTATAGGGTAGCCAGAAGTCAAGATGTAACAGTTCAAACCGTTTTAGATCTATGGAAGAGGAAGAGGGATGATAGTGCAAATTTTGGAACAAAAGTACATAAAGTTTTAGAGGTATTTCTTAGTAAAAACAAAATTATTGACTCTCATTACAAGGAAATAATTAACGGTTTTAAAGCGTTAAATATTTCCCTTGATACAAAGAGAAGTATGTTTGAAAACTTGGTATATAACAGGAAGTATGGTATTGCTGGAACCTCTGATATTATTGTTCAAAACAAAGATAAAAAAACGTTTAATGTCTATGATTTTAAAACCAACAAGCAATTTAGATATACTTCTCCGTTTGGGCATCGAATGTTAAAGCCGCTAGAGCATTTTCCGTGCTCAGAGTACCATACATACTCCTTACAGCTAAGCATGTACGCATTTCTCTATAAGCTAATGTCTGGTCTAGAACCGTTAAGATTAAAGATTTTTTGGTATGAACGCAAGGAGCCAGAAAATTATGAAAAAGTAGCCGGAAAATGGCATATTATCAATATTCCTTACATGGAAGAAGAAATATTAAAATGCTTACACCATGAAGATGCTGAAGAATAGAATTTCGTGGGAAGAGTATGCATTATTGTTAGCTCGTGAGGCTTCTAAGAGAAGTGAAGATCCTTTTAAAAAAGTTGGTGCATGTGCCCTTGGCTATAATAATAGGGTTTTAGGTATTGCTTATAATGGTCTTGTATCCGGTAAAAAAGTAAGCAATTCCTTTTGGCGCAATAGAGATAAAAGGCTACCTTATATTATTCATGCTGAACAGAATCTATTGAGTTTATTTAAAAGAGGCGAGGCAAGAATGATAGCTTGTACATTATTACCGTGCTCTGATTGTGCACGACTAATATGTAGTTGGGAAATACCATTAGTATGTTATTTGGACGATTATAATAGAGATAGTGGTGCTATTGAAATATTTAAATTTTACAATACGAGACTAAAAAAACTTAGTTTAACTGGAAAATAGTTTTCTAGACATAAATATGGTATATGGCCGTAGCAACAATTTCTGTTAATTTCGCAACTTTATCTGACGCACGCGCTGGTACTAGTACAGTAACAAGTATCAATCCCAAGCAGTTAAAAGATTTATTTAATAGCGCCAATAACATGTACGATATTAGCGTTAAGAGCATTACAACAAACGGTAACGTTACAATTAATGGCACGGTAAATGCCTCTGCAGGATATGCAGGTAATTTTGTTGCTTCTGGAACAATATCAGGCACAGGCTGGGCTGGTAATCTTGGAGTTACCGGTAATATTTCTGCTACTCAAGGGTGGAACGGTAATTTAACGGTCACAGGTAGTATTTTTGCTTCTAACGGATATGCTGGTACCCTCTCGGTAACAGGTAATATTCAAGCCACCCAAGATATCATTGCATATTATTCTGATAAAAGATTAAAAAACATTAGCGGTAATATTTCTGGTGCTCTAGAAAAAGTAAACAAGCTAAACGGCATATATTATACTAATAATGATGTGGCAAACTCTTTTGGCTATAATGATACAGAAAACAAAGTCGGTTTAATAGCTCAAGAGGTGAAAGAAGTTTTACCAGAATCCGTAAAACTAGCTCCGTTTGATTCAGACGGAAATAGTAAGAGTATTTCCGGTCAAAATTATTTAACTGTTCAGTATGATAAGATTGTTCCTTTACTTGTTGAAGCAATAAAAGAGCTTACAGCAAAAGTTAAAGATTTAGAAGCATCTAAGACGTTGGAGAAGTAACATGCCGACAACCGGCAATAATCTGTCATTAAATCAGCTAGCAGCTGCTACAGGGCAAGCGGTTAAAGGTCTTTCTAATGCCGCTGGTGGAACAGGCCCAAATATAAATATATCACATTTTACGATCACCGGTGTTACAACCCCTACCTGGAATGTAGCTACTGTAGCTTATGGCGGCAATTTTACCGCGTCCGGTAATTTTTCAGGAGCAGGATCAAGATTTGGTAGAATAAGTTCAAGAGATGCAAATTTTACCTGGGGAACTACACCTGCAGGATCATCAGTGGTTTCAACAGCAGGCTTTCAAAGAACGTTTAACAACGCTTATAACCCAGGCGGCACATCATGTTCTTCCTCAGCGGTAAGAACTGTTACATTAAGATTTAATGATGGGTTTAATGATGATGCAACAAATTATAATGCTACATTAGTAACCGGTAACATAACACTTTATTCGCCCCCAGCACCTTCTTTCTCTGTTACAGGGAAAACACAACCCCCTCGACCTTGTAACACAGGCGGCGGTTGTGGAGGCTTATGTCGAGGAGCATCTATTTCTGTTAGTAGTACAGCAGGTAATTGGCAAGGTGTTGCCGGTGGTTCTGTAAACTACTATATTAATGGTGGGTTTGCCGGGTCTAACGGAGGAGGTGGGTTCACCTATACCAATCTTTGCGGTAACACGTTATATTCGCTGTACGTGCAAAACTCTTATAGCTGTAATAGCAGTACACAAAACGTCACCACCCCAGCATACATTTAATCTGGATTATTTTGTTATTAAGCTAATATAATATATGAGCGTAGACTTAACCTTTTTTAAGTCAAATCCAAACAATATCTTAAGAGTCAAAAGAACAGGTTCATCAAGATCGCATGTAATTATTGACTTTGTTAAGAATAACAAAAGCCTTCTTTCCGGAAAAGAATACAACGTTAAAGATTATGAAAGTATAATGTGTTATAGTGTAAGCCCTAATATAGATGAATTAAAATATTATTTAAAAAATAAAAAAAAGAACGACTATCTCGAACTTAATGATAAGCTCGATCACTTTTATATTGCACGTGCATTAAAACTACCAATAGCAAAAATCTTGGAAAAAGATAAGGATAAAATAGTAAAAAGCTTTTATAAAATATACATTTCGTTTTTGAAGCAGTATTATGTAGAAGAGCAAGATTTAAAGAGAATTAAAAAGACTGTTAGTAATATTAGTGATTTTTCCATATTACTTCAATATCTTCCGTATGACAGTGAATATAAGAATGGTAAGAAAAGAGTTATTGTATTAGACAGAATTCGCAAATGGCTTTATTCCTATTTTTACCCCGGTTGTCTTCCTTTTATTGAATTATATGATAAAGAGCTTATATGGGCGCAAAATATTATGCAAACACTTTTACCTTTAAATTTAGAGTATGCCTATCTTAATATAGGTAGTGGTATTAAATTTGATGAGGCTAAAGATATATGGAGAGGTCTTATTAGAAGCAAATACGAAACAGCTATTAAGCTTTTATCTGAAGAGGAAGCAGAAGCCAAGGAAATTGACGACCAGGAAACGATTTTAGAAATAAATTTATTAAGAGAGAAGCTTAAGACTGTTGTTGAGGCTTTAAGGTTTGATTCAGTAAAAAGTATTCAAGAATTAATTATGTTTTGGCCAGAAGAGCTTTCACCCGGGCCTCAAATTACTATTGACCCAGTTGGCCGGTCTTTAGTCTTTAGATAAATAGCCCTTAATTATATTAATTAATCCTTCCAGCATAGTTTTATAAGGCTCAGGGTAAAACAATAAACACTTTAAATATTCGATAATTTTCTTTAATTCTTGCTTTGATAATGTTTCTATACAAAACTCAGGTATGAGTACATCATTAGTATGATTAATTTTTTCCATTGATAGACCATTCCATACATATTCTTCTTTACCGTTTTCATGAATCCCTTTAATTCGACTCCCCAGGGGGCCATGTACAGTATTAATATATAAACGTAATTTGTTTTTAACACAAAAATCGACTATTCTATGGGTTTCATAAATATTTTGAATTAGCGGGCAAAACAGAAGCGAATATAATCTATTAAGCGAAAGCAATTTTTCTATATTTTTTTGTACCATGTTAAAATTACCATTTTTTCTAATAAAATTATAATTAGATTCTGTTAAAGAATCTATAGATAGCAATATACCCATATTGGGAAGTTTTGCAAATAAATCTTCTATTCTTTTGTTTAAAATAGAACCATTTGTAGTTACAAGAACAGATATATTTGGATTAATTTCTGCTATACTATCCCATATTTTATAATATAAAGGTGTTAAAAACGGCTCACCGCCTAGAAAATTTGTCGTTGTTAAATGAGGTATAAATTCTTTAAGTTGATTGACAAAAGCATCATCATAGGGTGATATTAGTTGTGGTAGTTTTTCCCTATTTTTTCTTATAGAAGATGACCACTTTCCACCACACATAATGCATTCGTAATTACAAACTGTTCCAAATTCAAAATCCATATTTACCGGCATATCATTGTATATACTAGAACGCCATGAATTAAACTTCTTAATTAATATATTTTTGTTTAATGCAAGAATGCCTTTATAACACAAATCACAGCCTTTTGTAAAATCTAACTTAGATAATGCAGCTATTAAATCTTTTCTCTCTGTGCTATTCCACATTTCTTTTATAGTTTTGTTGGGGTAGCTACCTAAGACATGCTGTCTATTATAACAGCATACATTGACATTTCCTGTAGAATCAAAATTAAGCGATGTATATGGTGCACAGCAAATAGGAGGCTCTCTATGTATAATGTTTTCTTCTTTTAACACTTGTATGTTGGTTAGTAGTTTTTCCCTTTCAGATTCTCTATAGAGATTATCTATTGCTGTATCTACAAACTCCTTATAGCCATAAGTGTCACACAACCACACAACAGTCTCAATAGGATTATCCACCTCATCAAGACTACCGTCGTGCGGGTTAATTCTTACCGACATTGCTTTAAATTGCTCTGTAGAAAAAGGTGCTTGTCTTTCTTGTTTTATTGCTAAAAACAAATCAATTATTTTTTCTGGAAATTTAGACATATATCTTACTTTTTTCTACGTAACTATCAAAAATGTATTTTAGCTTGTTAATTATTAGTTTACTAGATGTTGCATTTTTTGTTATTTCATCCTTTACAAATTCTTCAAAACACTCTTCTGCTTTATCTGAATGCCACGGCTTAACAAAACCATGATATTGAATAATATGTGCATCTTTTAAGGATTGTACAGAGGCTATAGATGAAACCACATTATATTTTTGCGGAAGGTAGAATACATCACCGGCGAAACACACATTAAATACAGGCTGATCACTCGACCATGATTTTTCGGATGCTAATTTTATTAAAGATTGCTTGTACTTAGGCTTTAAGAATTTTTTAGAAAATGACATTAAACCACAATTAAATCTTTTGCGATTTTGTTCTATTGGGCTGTTTGGCTCAATCTCAGGAATGCCTAAATATTTTTCACACGCAGAAAACAAATGTTTATCTTCCCATAGCTCCTTAATATCATTAAGAAATACCATATCACTATCAAATATAATAATACGATCATACCCTAAATTCCCCATCTCAAATACATCAAATCTGTAGTATAAATTATATCCCCATTTTTGGGTAGTAGGTAGGCACCCACTATAATCATTATTCTTAGCATTAATAACAATAATGTTTTTATAAATTTTTTTAAGTGTTAAAATATTTTTTTCTGATAAACTACCATCTGATAACAATATTATATCACCATCGAACCATGGATTACTTTCTTTTAAACTAATCAAAAAAACTTTCATACTAAGCACAAAACTATCGTTAAGAGCCAATAACATAGCAATCTTTTTATTCATTAATAAATAATTTAGTCAAAAACAATTTTATTTCAATGTATGCCTAAAATATCTATAGTAATGCCAGTTCGCAATAACGAACAGTATTTAGATGAATCAATACAGAGTATTCTAAATCAGACAGAAAAGGACTATGAATTTTTAATATTTGCCGATAGATGTAATGAAGTAACACTATTTAAACTCTCTCAATACAAAGACAGTAGAGTTAAAATCATTTCTAACCCTAGCATAAAGGGCATTACAGACTCGTTAAACTTTCTTATATCTAATGCATCGTCTAATATAATAGCCAGACAGGATGCAGATGACATTTCTTCTTTAGATAGACTAAAAATATTTTTTGACGAAAATCAAAAAACTCATCTTACTACTAGTAATTTTTTTATTAAAGTAGACAATCAATTAACTTTACAAAAAAAATCTAATCTTCACGTTGTAAATTTGTTTAATTTTTTATTTTTCTATAATTTTGGAGCCCATGGGCAGTTATTCTTTAATAAACAGTTTTATAATTCACAATTTAAATATTGTCAAGATTATGAACTCTGTAGTAGTATTTTAAGAGAGAATTTTAAAGATTTTTATTTGATTGAAAAACCGATCTATACGTATAGAAAGCATAACAATTCTATTTTTAATAATCACCGGTCAAAACAAGTTTATTTCTCTCTTTTAACATCTCAAGAAAATATTAGGCATTTTTTAGGCCTTAATCCACCTCTCTGTAAAGTAAAAGATATGCGTAACTTTTTCTTAGAACATAAGAAGCCTGTACATACTAGCGAGACACTCTTTTTATCGATGACAAAGACTATACTTGAAAGATTTAAAAGTCTTTTTTGTTCTTCTGATATAGAGAAAAATGCAGTAGACGAAACATATTACAAAGCCTATAATTCTACTTTTATTAAATCACAATAAATCTTTTGCAATTTTGAAAATATAAATTCTTTATCTCTTTCGGAAAAAACTACAGTCTTATGTTTTAAATTGATGCTAACTAACCATTTTCTAACCGTAGACTGAATATTTAGATCTGCAGGAAGATCGACCTCAAATACATTCTTCTGTCTGGTTTTTGTAATTATTTTATATTTTGCTATAGCAAGCAGTTTACCCTCTTCATTTAATATTGTTAACTCTTTATCAAATATAAGATTATAATGGGAATAAAAATTATAATGATTGTTATTAAATTTATAATTTCTTATAATTTTATTTGCATATATGGAGGGAATATAATCTAGATTATTAGTTAGAAAACCTCTTTCGTAACTTCTTATTATCTTAAAGAACTTTCCACTATTTTCCAAGCAGTCTTTGTGTGACTTACCGCACGTTATATAAATTTTATTATTTTTATTAAATCTTATAGCAGCACACTTGATGTAAATTTTTTCATTATTCATTTTTTCATAATCTGGATCTGAAAAGTTTGGCATTAGAATAATGCCGTGCTTGGTTTTATAGGGTTCGTCCCATATTTTGGTCGAACGTAAAGGCTTAGGGTCTATACTATTGAGTAATTCATAGTAATCACCACTCTTTATTGCGTTTTGTCTTTTAATTAATAAATTCATTATGAGACCGCTAGTATTGATATTTACCTGTAAAAAATATATTTATAGGTGTAAAGATATACAAGAAACTTGGGGCCATGACCTTAAAAAAAATAATATAGATTACTTTTTTGTTAGTGGTGACAATCTCGATATAGAGCCATATCTAAATATAGATTTTAAAGAAAGCTATGAACAACTTCCACAAAAAACATATATTACTTTTAATAGAGTAAAAGATTTAAATTATACCCACTTTATTAAGACAGATGACGATACATTTTTTAACGTTATTTCGTTTTTAAAAGAGCTAAACAGCTTATCAAATTTTGACTACATAGGTAAGTTTAACAAGCAAACTTCAGCTTCTTCAAAAATTCATTATTTTAAATGTAATGATTCTTTTAAAATTCCCAAACGTATATCTAAATTTTCTTATGCAGAGGGGGGTTTTTATATTTTAAGCAAAAAAGCACTAAACTATATTTGTGCTCAAAAAGAAAGTACATTCGTCAATAAACCTACATCCTATAAGGGGGAGGATGTTTTAGTGGGTAGCATACTAAAGAATAAAGTAAAATCATTAGACATTAAAAATAACAACTCAGAAAAATTTAATATGGATCTAACTTTGTTCTCTCTTCACCCTGTAGATACTAGCATATTCAAACAGCTATACAAAAAAACCTTTAATTCTCAATTAAAAATCTTACAACAAAATCAACTTCTAAACGAATATAATATTAGAGATAAATTCTTGGCAAATCTTAAACCTTGAAAAAATCTTCCGGTAGCTTCTTACAAAAGCCTACTTTTTCATAAATTTCTTTACCCGCCGTATCCACGTCCACAAAAGGAAATTGCCGCTCTAACATATATTGTCTTTGAGGCTCTTTAAAATTATTGTATTTTGATTTATCTAGCCAAAGCGTTTCCTGCCATAACTTTTTATCGAGATAGGGATATCTTACCTCTATACCATGGACTCCACAGCAATACTCACAAGAATAAGGATTATTATCATCATAATCTATAACACCATTAATATCCTTAAGCCTTTTAAATAGCTTATTAATACCCTTAAAGCCAATGGCATCTCCACCTAAGCCGGATAAACAAATCTTATATCCTTCTTTTTTTGCTTTTAAAAAAATAAGACCGGCCCCTATAAACCCATAAGTCTCTCTACATACATATCCTACAAATTTATTTTTATAAAAATCAAAGTGAGTATAGGCATAGTCCTCGACATTTTTAAAAATTTCATCTCGAGTAATCTCATGCATACTATCTGTAGGGTCGATAAGCTCTTTATTGACAATATTAGGTATTAAAATCTGTTTTCCTTCTATGATAGGTGGATTTTTAGTACTCAATCCATGGCGCCATAATAAAACATTAGACGGCTTTTCTAATACATTGACGGAATAAGCTTTAAAAGGAAGGTTATACTTTAACAGGGCGCTGCAAATAGCTCCGCTATCATACCCCTCACTAACACCCATAAAAATTTTTTTAGAAGCAGCAACAGTTCTTTTCAATATACTTTCATCAAACGCCATTTTCCAATCATCTAAATTAACTTTGTGTTCATTATCTAAATCAAAAGCTGTTATTTTATTTAATTTTATATTATCATTGCTTATATCGTATGTGTAATAATAATTTCCATATACGTGAAAAATTTCTTTATACCCTAATACAGACAGTGCGCTCTTATATGAAGCTATACCTATTGTATTATTATGAATACTAAAAAATATAGGCTTAGTACCGAAAGTGTCAGAGCCAAAAATTAATTTCTTTTTTTTCTTATCTAACAAAACGATAGTAAATTCACCATCAAGATATTTAAAAAATTCTGCTCCATACTCTTCATATGCTTTGATTATACTTTCTCCATCTGATAGACTATCAGGGGTAATGTCTTTATAATTATATATTTCACCATTGAAAACCATTATGATGTCACCACATTTAGAAATAAGTGGTTGAGGGGTCAAGTCTCCGGTAATACTTAGTAAATTATGTATAAAGTGAAAGCCGCTTTCGTTTTTATAAGAAGTTAAATCTGGTCCTCTAAATTTTTGATAGAAATTGGCGGCATTTAAAACTTCTTCGGATGTATCTTTATTTGTGACCAAAAAACTACACATAAAATATTTATACAGTAGTATAAAAAATAAAAACTACAGGTAAATAAAGCATGCTTGATAAAAATTTATGTATTTTGCCATGGATTTCGCTTTATATAAGAGCGGACGGCAATATTTATCCCTGTGAAAGTGTAGCCTGGCAAGGAGACGACTACTTACTTGGTAATCTAAACACAACAACACTAGAGGAAGCTTGGAACCACGATATGATGAAGAAGCTTCGGCTTAAAGTTATTACCAATTCTACATGCGAACTGTCTAATGAAGAGAAAAATTCTTGCATGTACCTTATAAATCATTCTCTTTATGAAGACGTATATAAAAATTACAAAAACGAAACAAAGTCAGACGGAAGTTATAAAGTTGATATAAAAGCATTATTTTTAGAAAGATCCAATCTTTGTAATCTTCAATGTTTATATTGTTGTGATGTTAGTAGCTCTAGCTGGGAGCGAAAAAATAAAACCAATATAATGAAAATTAGTGATACTGTTTATGATTTAAAAGTGCTACCTATAACAAACAATCTTAGAGAATTATTTTTATCTGGCGGTGAACCGGTTATTAACAAATACAATAAAAAACTCTTACAACATTTAATTAACCATAATCCAAATATAGAATTAGGAATGGCAACGAATTTAACTTATAATTTTGAACTATATGAAGAGTTTTTTAGTTTATTAGAAAAATTTAATAATACTAAAGTTTTTTGTAGTGTAGACAGCTCAGAAACTCGACACGATTTTATTAGAATCAACTCAAATTGGAATACCGTAAAAACCAATTTAAATAAACTTAAAAACTATAAAGTAAGAATATATTTTAATAGTGTTATATCTTTATTAAGTGCTTTCTACTTAAAAGAATTTCACGAAACTTTAATTAATATGAAGATAATAGGCATTGACGGTATTCGATATATTAATTTGACTGGTCCAGAAGAACTTTGTATACAGTCGCTTTCGTTTAATAAGAAAAAAGAACTTAAAGAGTATCTTATTAGCTACATTAATTTTTTAAAAGAAAATGAAAATTTATCTAATAATATAGATTTATATCCAAACAATAACAAGCCTTCTCAGGCTGCAGACAATATAATAAAATTTTTATTTAAAAAACTAGGTAATAATAATTATATAGACAATTTGTCTAAATTTGTATCTATAGATACTATTAAAAAACACTTTGACAGATTACTCTAAAATATCGCCATAATTTTTGGAATAAGAAAAAATACTTCCAAAAAACTTTTTTTGATTAAAATTATAATAGGCTATAAATTCTTTATCTTCAGTGGTGTAATTAATTGCAAAGATATTTTTACCTAGAACACTTTTGTAGAAATTGCCGCTAATTTTTTGTTTTGTGCTTATTTGTTCGGCTAAAAAAGTACCATTATCATTTAAATTTATTATCTCATCTCTTGTCTTAAATACCATAAACGTATTTAGATGTATATCATTGATTACAACTAGGTTTATATTATAATTAATTTATGGTCAAAACTATGGTTATAGTTCCTCATGGAGATGATGAAATATTAGGCTTTTATGGGGCTATAAAAAGAAATTTAGAGCAGAACAATCATGTTAGTGTTGCGTTTATTATGGGGCCTAAGAACCTAACTAACGAAAGGAACACTCATCAATTTCACACTATAGAAAAAGTTAAAGATAAGTTAGGTTATAACGAGGTGTTTTATCTAGATATTTTTAACGAACACAATATTCATTCAAATAAGCTCGAGCTCATCACAAGAATAGAAGAACTTGTATCTAATAATCATATAGATATCGTTTACACCACCCACTGGGGTGACAACCATCAAACACATAAATTATGCTATGAAGCGGTTGTTGCAGCCATAAGACCTATAGGGCCATGTAAAGCATCGAGACTAATTACAGGGGAGATTATATCCTCTACAGATCAAGCCCCGCAAACAGAAGCACATAGCTTTATCCCTAATATATTTTTGGAATTGTCCGAACAAGAAATAGAGGAAAAGATTAATCTTTTGAAAATGTATGAATATGAATATATGCAAACCCCTCACCCTAGATCTGAGTGGGGGCTAAAAGCGGTAGCTAGCTTTAGAGGTATACAAGCAGGTGTTAAATACGCTGAAGGATATTTTTGTGCAAGAGAAATCATTAAAAAATAACATAGAACAAATTGTAAATCAAAAGCATTTTTGTATTTTACCGTGGGTACATTTATATCATTTTACTGATAAAAAAGTATATCCATGCCCTGTTATGGGTGCATGGGGAGTCAACTCATTAGGCAACACTTCTGATGATATAGAAAAATTATGGAATAGTGAGCATCTTAAAGAGATAAGACGCAAGATGCTTAACAACGAAGCAATACCTTTTTGTAATAGAAACTGTAATGATTCTATAAACTCGTGCAAAAGACATTTTGGATTAGAGCTCATAGACAAGGCATCCTCAGCCATTCTAAATACCAAGCCTGATGGAAGTGTCGACCCTATAAACTTTATTGCGTGGAATATTATAGAATCAAACAAATGCAATTTTAAATGTAGTTATTGCAATGTAAAATACTCTAATCGATTTGGTGAAAAATTAGAGACGTTCTCAGATACAGAGGCCATGAAGGATAAGATATTTCCATATCTTGATAATATAGAAGAACTTTGGCTAGCATCTGGGGAGTCAGCCATACAAGACAGCTATTATGATATTCTAGAAGAACTTATTACAAGAAACCGTACAGATATAAGATTGTTTTTTATCACTAATATGAGTGTTGTAAATTATAAAGGTAGAAATATTTTTGAAATACTGAGCAAATTTAAAAATGCAGTAATATTTGGAAGTATAGATGATAGGGAATCTAGACTTGAATACATAAGGTTTGGAAGTTCTTACAGTAAGATATTAGAAAATAGAATAGAGCTTTTAAAATATCCTAGTATTAAGTTTTACTTGCAACCTGTAATTAGTATATTTAATATTTTCTCTTTTCCAGATTTTCATAGAGATTGGTATAATCGAGGTCTTATAGGGGCTGACGAAGTAAGATATTATGTATTAGATTCTCCTTCATATCTTCAAGCCAACATTTTGCCTTTAAAATATAAAAACAAACTTTTAGAAAAATGGCGCGGCTATCAACAATGGATAAAGGACAACTTAACTGATAAGGTAGATACATACCCTAACAGATGTAACCCCGTTAACTTTATTGACACACTTATAAACCATATAAGCGTACCAAAAGATAATTTAGAGCTACAGCATTTTTTTACTTTTATAGATGAAAATGATAAAAAGACCGGGCTTGCTTTTAATAATGTTTTTAATGAATATGGAGATATCAAATGCATTTCAAAGAAATATTTTTAAATTTTTATAATTCTTTACCCATACAAAAGTTTATTAAGAATATTAATAATATTGGTAGGGGGGTTAAAGATATTAATCAAACAGGGTTTCCCTCTAAGCTTTCTACACTAATATCTTTTAACTTTAAAGAAAATAAATTACTAAATTTTAAGATCTATTGTGAAATATTTAGAAAATTTAAAAAGTACGAAATCTTAAAGTTCTTACCAACAGACAAAGACTTTAACTACTATTTTAGTTATTGGGACAACACCCTTTCATCTAGCCTTTGCTTTGGTATAAAAGTAGACAAAGACCATCTACCCACTCAATATTTTCATATTAAATTAAACCGTGTAATAAAAGAATTTACAGAGTGTAAAATTTATAAGGAAAGGCCAACTTTTAAGAGAACGGGCATTTCATTTGAGTATACTGGTTCTTCTGTTAAAAAGAAATACTATTTTTACTTTACGGAAAGTGATGACATAGAGTATTTTAAGCAAAAATATAATCTAACATTAGACGGGGGGTGTATTGATCATATAGAATTTACAGAATTTGATAACGGTGATCAAAAAATAATAGTAGTATATTCATATAAAAACGAGGCTGCTTACTCTAATATTCAAAAAACTTTTTTTCATCATACTTTAATTAAAGACTGTGTAGAATACTTTACCCAAGACCACGACCTCTTACCTTGTTACTTCGGTGTCTATAAAAACAATACAATTGCACTGTATTGGAGCGTTACAGAAAAAGAATTAAAAAATGTAGTAAATATAGATCCGCTAGCCTTTAAAAATAAATTAGAAAAATTACTCGATAAAGTATGAAATGTGTTAATAGCTATAATGAATGGGATCCTTTAGAGGAGATTATTGTTGGTAATGGATTTCCAGCAGATCTTCCTTCAGATGATCTGGGGTTTAAATTCTTTTTTCATGATAATCTTTTAGGACCAGATGGCGCATTATATGCAGGAAGATGGTATTTAGAAAAGAGATATATTGAAGAATTAAGAGAGGATTTAGAGTCATTTGTCAATATTTTAAAACAAAGAAATATTACTGTAAGAAGGCCTAAGGAACCTGCAGGACCTCATGAAGTGAAAACGCTTTGTTGGTCATCAAGCAACTATCCTGCTCTCAATGTTCGAGATCTTACACTAGTAGTAGGTAATGAAATAATAGAAACATCTGTATTGGCACGGTGGCGTCAATTTGAAAACGATTATCTTAAGCATTTATTCTTAGACTACTTTAAGAGAGGGGCTAAATGGACGGCTGCCCCAAGGCCCTTAAGTACTGATAAGTCTATAGATTATTCTAGAGTAGAGCAAACACCAGAAATAAAAAAGTATTATGATACTCTTAAACAACAAGAACATAGTAATCTAGATTGTGGGGTAGAGATAATGTTTGATGCAGCAAATTGTATTAGAATGGGCAACACAATAATGTTTAACGCGCCAACTGAACATGAGAGATTGGGCGCAGAGTGGCTACAGAGACATCTAGGTAAAAAATATAAAGTATGGACCGTTAATATATTTGATAACCATATAGATTCTTTATTTCTTCCTATTCGCCCGGGGTTAGCAATCTTAACCCTCCCCATAAAGCACAAATTGCCTGAGCCACTAAGAAAATGGGATATTGTCTATGTTCCTTCTTTACTAGAGCCGCACAAAACCCCTGATTATATGCCTATTGCATCAGAGAAAATATTTTGTAACCTGCTCTCTCTTTCACCGAACGAAGTCATATGTCAGCCAGAATATTATGATATTTTATCTAAAAGGCTAAAACCATTTAAAGTAGAGGTAACACCAAACAGATTAAGACATAGTCGATTATTTGGTGGAGGACATCATTGTCTCACACTGGATATAAGAAGAAAGGGCAAATTAGAAAATTATTTCTAATTAATATATGCTCTACAAGTTGGCACAAAAACTATCCTTAAGGGGAATTATTATAAAAATTAGTTTTATTAATAATGGTATTGCTATCTTTAGAACTGTTTGTAATAGTAAGCATGCAGACTTATTTGGGTTGAAAGGTTCAGATTCTGAATTTACAGATATTATTACAGAGCAGCCCGTAGAGTTCGATGAAAACTCTGTTACATGTCTAGAGTATCTTTATGTTCCTAAGCATATTTTTTTAGATGATTTTGAAAAAAATACCGAATATACAAATTTATTTGGGGAAGATTTTCTTATAAAGAGTAAACATTATATCGAAACTACAACTAAAAAAATTCAAGAAGAGCGGGCCAGATTTATAATGTACTCTTCCGAACAACTAGAACCTTGCAACCGATTTTCTAATGATTTGCTAGATGATTATTATTATATGAAGTTTTACCCTGAAAAGCGAGATAATATTTCAAGAGAAATTGTTTATGATAAAATTAAAGAAGATATTATTAAAAAGTACTTTCTTATTAAGGATTCTGATAATAGAAAAATAAAAGGAGCTTTTAGAAGGCTTGGTATTACAAACGCTGCAGAGCAAATAAACGATCCAGATTATATTAATGCGTTTAAGAATATATGGTATAGCCTTATAGAAGAACAAAAAGAAGAGCAACTCTTACAGTTGGATACGGCCAAACAAAATATTCTAAAAGCCGAGGGTGTTGATAAAGAGGATTTTTTACAGCAATGTGATATACTTGAATTAATGATCAAACAAATAGATAAAACTGTTCTATTAGGTTGTAATTCTATCAGTGAAATTATTAAAACCTGGCCCAGCTATCTTCAACCTGAACCATATTACATAGACAATGAGTGAAACAATTAACTTCTTCTGGTTAGGAGACAAGCTTGGATTATTAGAGCAGCTATCATTGAAGTCATTTTTAGACCATGGACATAAAACAATTCTATGGGCTTACAATATCAAATGCCACGGGGTGCCTTCAGGTGTCATTGTTAATAATGCTAATGAAATACTTTCCGAAGATCGAATATTTAAATATACCGGTAACGGCGATTGTCGTGTAAATAGTATCGGTGGGTTTTCTGACTTATTTAGATATTATCTTTTGAATAAAGTTGGCGGGTGGTATTGTGATATGGATGTTACCTGTCTAGCCCCTTTCAATAATATTAATCAGGAGTATGTTATAAGACCTCATAAAAATACTAAAATTGTTGGTAATATCCTTAAGACCCCTAACAATAATAGTTTTCTAGAAGATTGTATAGCTGAAACCGAAAGACTTGTCGATAAGGATAACGATAGATGGATTAAACCATTAGAGATATTAAGAGATTGCGTATACAAGCACGGTATTGATAAGTTTATTGTTCAAAAAGATTGGTTTGGTAATGATGATATTGAGGAGATAAGAAAAATGTTAAACATAGGAGTATTCACCAAATATATTAATTTACCTAAGTATGCTATTCATTGGTGTAATGAGGCAATTTCTACTGGTCGCTGGGACTATTCTATAAAGCGAGATTTTAATAAACCATTGCCTACTACTCTATTTTATAACCTATTAAAAAAACATGAACTCTTGTAATATAGCGTTTGTAACTACGTTAAGCGATGATTTTTTGCCTGGAGCGGTTGCAGCAATTAAAAGCCTCATTAAAAATACCCCTACATTTAGCTACCCTATAATAATCTTAGAGTGGGGAGGCTTATCTGATTATAATAAAAGCTTACTTAAGAAAATATATAAAAATATTTCTTTTAAACATGTAGACTCTAATAACTACCCTGAGTATCAATCCGGTGAAAATAGAGTTTGGAATTATAATTTTAACTATAGATATGATATATTTTTACTCGATAAATTTGATAGGATAATTTTCTTTGATTCTGATATAATTTTTAATATAGATATATCCAAATTGGCTAAGATAAAATGTAATTTTGGTGCTGTTCCAAGGTCTAGAGGGACTAATGTTCAGATAGGAAAAAGACCGGGGTTTAATGCCGGCTTAATGATTATTGGGAAGAAGTTTTTAAATAAAGAAACCCGGGATAGTTTAATAAAGCTTTCTAAGCAGCCAGCTATTTTGGATATCCGTGTAAAAAAACAATTATGGATAGGAAATGAGCCCATTCTAAACAATTTCTTTAAAACATTTACCAAATTACCAAAAAAATATAACTTGTGTATAGATGATATAAAGCCAAAAATTAATTTACTAGACTATAATATACATTATATTGGTAAACGTAAGCCGTGGAATAATTCTATAGATAGTTACGCCACTAACAAATTAGCATCAAAATACGGACAGTTCTTTGCAGTTCTTACGTCTAAAAAGCTTGTTAATTTATATAAAAAGTATACTTAATATATGGAACTAGATGATATATTAGCGTTTTTTAATGAAGATGCTTTATGCCCAGAAAACATTAAAAATTGTAGATCTCTTAGAGATGCTTACTTTAAAGAGTACAATGGCCTTTTAAACAAAAAATGTGAACATTGTACTTTAGTATCCTTGAGAGACAAGTATATTAAAATTATTTCTCAAAATGAATAAGATTCTAATTGTAGGCAAGGGATATGTGGGCTCTGCTGTTGTATCTATATTTAAAAAAGATGAATGTGTAATAGTAGACCCAAGATATAGTAGAATAAAACTAGAAGATTTAAAAGGTCAAAAATTTAAAACAATTTTTGTTTCGCTGGACACTCCTAAAGAAGACAATTTTTACTTACTTCAATCTGTTGTTAAGAAAATAAACAAACTATTACCTGGTAATATTGTTTGCTGTAAATCAACCGCGCTTCCTTTAATTTATGAAAAAATAGAACGGGTCAACAAGAACATTTCTGTAATACATTATCCAGAATTTCTCTCGCACCGCACTAATATAAAAGATTTTAAGACCCAGAAATTTATTATCTTAGGCGGTTCAAAATCTAGCTGTATAGTGGTAAGCAGCTTGCTTAAGAGCCGACTTAAAAAGGTTAAAAAAGTCATTTACACCGATATTAAAACAGCTTCATTGGTCAAGTATGCTAGTAATTCGTTTTTGGCATCAAAGATAACTTTTTTTAATGAGCTTTATAAAATTTTTAAAAAGAGCAAAATCAAATCTACCTTTAGTACTTTTGTAGAGATTTTATTAAATGATAACAGAATAGGCAAATCACATACAGTTGTACCAGGTACAGACGGTAGATTTGGATGGGGTGGGCATTGTTTTAATAAAGATATTTTACATTTATATAGATTTTCTAATAGCAAGTTGTTAAAATATATTTTTAATCTAAACAAACAACACAGAAAACTTTATGTATAGTTATTATTTTATAGGGCTCGGAGTAACTCTTACTGGTCTTTTAATTTGGTTTTATAGTCCTATTAAAATTACTATTGGTCAACTTTTGTTTGGTAAGTGTATAAATAGTGCGGAAGATTTTGATGTTGCAATAATGTTTAAATTTCCTATTTTAGGCAAACTACAAAGCTGTTATATATGCTCTTCATTCTGGCTCTCTTTGTTAATCGGCAGTCTTTTCACTCTTCTTTTTGGAATAAACTACAAATTTATTTTTTTGGCATGGTTTACATACCCGTCTATAGCTTATCTGTATAAGAAGTTTATAGATAATAAATAATATGTATGTCAAATTACTGGCAACCAAAGATAGATAAGTGGTTAGAGAATGTTAATATTAACAATACCCCATCTTTTCCTATAAGCTATCAGTATGCACCTAATGAAGGGGAAGAAAAAAATAAAGTATTTGTTTCAGGCCATGGACAAGTAAGCTTAAAGCAACTAAAACAGCAAATTGTTGACATGCTTGATGATGCTTCAGCGTTAGCTAGATCGGACGATTTAGCAGATTTAGAAAAACTAGAGCAAACTGTTATTTCATCTCCAGATTTAAGTAATACAATTAAACAATATATAGAGGCCCTTCGTAATTTTAGGGCCAATAAGGTATGATATGGAAGAGGGTAAAGCAAAAACAAAGATTACAGCAGATTTTGTTTTAGATATATACGAAAAAAGTAAAAAGACAAAAGGCAAAGCTTCAGAAGAACTACTACAAACCGCTAAAACACTTTCCAAACATTTAAATGAATGGTTGGTCGTGTCTAATAGCCTTAAAAAGAAGGCTTGATTTTCTCTGCCCTCCTTTAAAATGAGTAATGGATAAACTGTATTTAACTTGGAATGAAGTTACAGATCAATTAAAAATTATTCACAATCAAACAAAGCATCTAGATAGTAATTCCGCAGTCATAGGCCTGTCTAGAGGCGGTTTAGTACCAGCGGTTATAATATCGCACCTCAAAAACATTAGCTGCTTTTATAGCTGTGGCATTAAGAGCTACTCTGAGCACAACAAGTCAACGGAAATAATGTTTCAATACCCAGATAAACAGGAATTAAGAAATAAGGAGATTGTGTATGTTGTTGATGATATTTGTGATACAGGGGGTACCTTAAAATTTATTGAAAATTATTTGTTGCCTATTAAGATGGTTTCAATTACACTAATATATAGGCAGAATGAATTGTATAAGCCAAATTATTTTGGTAAAGAACTCTTTGACAAGAGATGGGTTGTTTTTCCTTGGGAAGAGACTAAATATTACACTACTAAAGAACATAGTTTTTCTTAGGCAAATTTGCCATTAATTCTTTATGAAAACAAACAAAAAAACATACAAGCTAGGCCTACTGACCCTCATATTCTTTATGACTACTGTGTCAGTATGCTTTACTGACTATAAAATAAAGAAGACCATTAAGGATGTTAAGGCTGAATTAAAGGCAGCCCCTTTGCAAGAAGAAAGGGCTATAGCAAAGCAAATTAAAGTTAAACCAGATGGCATATTTTACAAAGATGAATTTATACCTAGGACTAATAATAGCGGGTTCAAAGTATTGACTGTCCGCTTAACAGTCTACTGGGCAAAAGGTGGACATACTGATTATTACAGTTCTAAGAAAAAAAGCTCTACAGGATATACTTTAAAGCAAGGGGAGTCAATTGCTGTTGATCCAAGGATAATTCCTTATAAAAAAGAAGTTATTATCCCTAATATTGGTTTGGTTAAAGCTGTAGATACTGGGTCTGCTGTTGTTGCTAAGAAGGCCTCCAATGGAAAGCTTCCAGTTATAGATGTGTTTTTTGAAAATAAGAAAGATGCAATACTCTTTGCTAATAGATACCCTAAAGTTGTTAAGGTTGCTATAATAAACTAAATAATATGTGACTTTTAATAGGCTAGTCTATAGTATTCTAGAGCAGGTTAAACCTTTATCTCCTTTTGATATAGATGTATTAGCCGCACTACTTGTTAAAGAGGCGGGAGGAGAAAAAGATTATGTTGCAGGTATGGCAGGGGTAATGAACACTATAGCTGCCAGAGCTAATAATAATCCTTCTAATTTTATAAAGGTTGCGTTACAACCAAAACAGTTTAGTGCTTTTAATAATATTAAAAGCCAGCAAGATTTGGTCAATGTTGTTACACAGACAAAGACTCATCCTAGATTTAATGCCGCAAAAGAAATGGTTGTATCTGCTTCTAGAGGTACTTTACCTAATTTAATAGGTCAAGCCAAACACTATCACGTAACTAAAGGCCCCAGTACAGTAACTCCAAGTTGGACTAGCCCACAATACGGTGGTAAAAACCCATTAGCAAAACCAACAACAACAATCGGGAGTCACACCTTCTTTTCTGGAGTGCGTTGATTTACTTTCTTTTTATTTACTTTAATTAAAATACCTGTACCTGAGCTAGGGGCAATACCGGGGAGATTGGCGCCTTTAAACCCTTGAGGAAGCAAGCCACGATCATCTATATTTGGACCTGTGCCTTGACCCGGTCTATCAAAACTACCGTTGCCTAATCCTTCGTAAATTTTTTTAATAGAGTCGTCAAATTTCATTATGTCTTAATAATCTTTGTAACAATAGCAGAAGGTTGAATATTAGTGTGTGCTTGTGCGGCATTAGACTCACCCACATTACTGGTTGTCGTTGTGTAATCAAGAGGGAACGTAATAGTAAAAGGTGTTGCACTATGGCCATCGGTAATAACTTCAGATGTTACATACATTCTTGCAAAAGATACACCGGCGTTCCAGTTTCGATTAATATAGCCTCCACCACCATCTCCGTTGATGTTTTGCTGTCTTTCTGCATCTTTCCACAGTCCAGCAGGGACTGTTGTTACCCTATTTACATTAGCCCCGGGTCCAGCTCTTACTGCAAACGCACCATCATCTCCGCCCCCGCCATAACCAAAGTAATGTTGGTGGTTAAGGGGAATATTAACCGTATTCTGCAAGGTAGTGGTTACGGAGAAATTATGTGCGTGCGATCTTAAACCGCTTTGGTTTGCTGTAAGAAGAACTGATTCTAAACCACCTGTCTGTCCTACAGCACTTCCTAATGTCAGAGAACCAACACCACCAGATCCAACTGTTACTCGGCGCCTTAGATCAGGTACATTAAATGTTGAAGTACCATTCCCTGCACCCCATAGTGTACCAATTACATTAAATAGAGTTGAAAAAGCTGCACGGCTTACCGCTGTACCATCACACAGTAAATAACCTACCGGTGCGATTGTGCCTGCAAAATCTAAAATAGTGCCTGTTGGTACTGCTGCTACATTTGCGTTTACTATAGGGGCTAAAGATTGTGCCAATAGCGCCATTGGAACATCTGTGGGCATACCAACTGTATTAAATCTTGCCTTTACCGTGTTTGCTGGCATGTTGGCCAGCTTTGTATTATCTATCCCGGCAATCGCAACACTTAAACTATTACCAACAAAAGTCAATCCACCTGTTGGGTCTGGGATTTGAACTATTTGATCTGAAGAAATCCTCTCCAATCCACGCCCAATAGCAGTACCGGTGAAGTAAGTCCCGTCTAAACTATTTTGCTTTACACTAAATGTATTACCAACTTTGGTAATAGTCACGTTATCGGGCGCTAGCGTAACTCCAAACCTAGCATAATCTGCTACTAAACCAGGATTTGAACCGGTTAATGCAAAAATACTAGAAGTAATTGTATCGTAAATTATATCCCCGATTTGACCTCTCATATTAATCTGATCAAATGAAAGGTTGGTTGTTGTTTCCCCAAAAGTAGCAACACCCAGGTTTTTCATCCCTACAGCAACACCACCCGCTGTGGTACCGTCACCTATAAACAATCTTTTAGCATCAATTGTGTATCCTGGCTCACCTTGAAGTAATACTAGGTTGGTCTTTTCACTAAAGTTGCCTTTTCTAAAGACTATTCGTGTAATTGGGTCAGGCATAATATTATATATTTATTGTAATTGATTTATTTAGAAGTGCTTTTATAATATCAATAATGAAGGGTATAAGAGTAAACTGTATTATTACTAACGAGGAGAAATATTTCAATAGCACCGTTTTAAGGAACAAACTTAATAAGTTTGGGTCAGAAGACAATTTAAGAAAGTATTATGTATCTAAACCTGCTGCAAAATTGTTAAAATCTGGGTTAACTATTGACCAGGTTAGAAATAAACTTAACAGCTCTTACCAAAAGCAAGTTGATATAGAGATTCTATATAAATTAAAGTTGTTAAAAACCGGTAAAAAAAGAAAAAAGCAAGTATCACCGGAAGAGGCTAGGCAGTTAAGAGAACAGACAGAACATAACGAGAAGGTGTGGTATAATCATCAAGAAAAAATGAAAACTTGCTCAAAGACGTGGGTAGAGGAAATGACCGGTGGACCTAATAGAGTACAAATTCCGTACGGGGGTACATGTATTAGACCTGATATTTACTATGATAATGAAGGAAGCAAGCAAGGGAGATGCAAACCTTGCCCTTATCATGAATATTGTCTTTGTACTAATAAGGAAGTAGTATGAGGACTAAGAAATTAACTTGTATTATTACTGGTAGAGTTCTTGCTGCTACTGGAGATTACTATTCAAAAAAATTAGAAAAAGCTGGATCAGAGGAAAACCTGAAGAGAACATATATTTGTAAAGAGGCGAGAGATTTGCTTGAAAAAGGATTTAGTGTAAAAGATATAAGAAAACAATTAAATGCTGAAGATGTTCAAACTGTTATACCAGATGATGTTATTAAAGATATTACCACTAATGAATTTGGCTTAAAGAAGAGTACATTGTTTTCTAATATATCTACTTTTACCCATCAAGAAACGGATCCTGAGGTAAAAGATTTTATAAATAAGATATATGCTGAGTCCTCAGAAAGATAAAAATTTTACAGTTGTTAGTGATGGTACTGTATTAAGGTGTATCGATGCTAATACCGGTACACAATTTAACACTTATAGAATTAACGGCACGTTAATATCTGGCCCAGTTGTAACAGGGGATAGAGTTACTATAGTTGTAAGAAGATCTAATACAAATTTTGGCGAAGTACTTAAGCTTCCTTCTTTCATGCTTACATCAACTTTTCGCGGATAATACGTTGATATCTAATTAACTAATGTTATTATCTAAGCATGGAGAATATGCTAGATGTAACGTTAGCGGAACAGCAGCCGCAACTAGATTATCCATTAATTAAATCTGATTTTCCAGATTCGTTTTTTGCAGGATATATTATAAAAAATCGTTATGATGAGGAAAGACTTAACATAACAAAAACTTATAACACAGAAAGATTTTCATTTGCCACTAATAACGGGACTTATAAACTTTACGGGTTATTAAAGCAAGCTTCTCCAAACCATAAACTAGTTTCTAGTTTAAACTCTAGAAAAACCATTACTATTGGGGAATATAGTGGCCTATTAAATGCTTGTGGATTATCTTGTCTTTCTTGCTTCTTACACTTTTCCCCTGGCCTGTATCCTGTTGATAATAACTTTTCATCTCATTTCTTTCCTGAGATAGACGACACTTTTCAAGAAACAAAAAATAATATACCATCTTTTCAGCAGGTGGGAAATATTTATATTTTTGCTCTCATAAATCATCATAAAAATTAATTTTTTTTTTTCTTGAAAAAAGAAGGAACTTGCTTGTAATAAATATAAAATAATTTTTGTGATATGAATAATCAGATCTTTGTAAAAAAACGTAATGGAAATGCAGAAAAATTTGATATTGAAAAAATTCACAGAGTAATCAGATGGTCAATTGAAGGGTTAGACGGGGTAAGCCTATCGGATATAGAAATAAACGCCAAGCTCAATATGGTGCAAAATGTTACCACTAAAGAAATTCATCAAAGTCTTATTGAAGCAGCTTCTAACCTTATTTCAGTAGAATCACCTAACTATCAGTATGTTGCTTCTAGACTATTAAACTATCAGTTACGAAAAGACGTTTGGGGAGGCAAACACGCTCCAAGATTGTTAGATATGATTTATGGTGGAATTAGAAGAAAGATTTATGACCCTTCTATTATAGAAAAATATACAGAAGACGAAATTAATAAAATGGGTGAGTTTATTGATCATGATAGAGATTTTATTTTTACATATGCAGGTATTAAGCAGCTGTGTGACAAATATTTAATTAAAAATAGAATATCAGGTACTATTTTTGAAACTCCTCAATTTGCTTATATTCTAATTGCTGCATATGCTTTTGTTAATTATAATCCTGAGGATAGGTTAATATACATTAAAAGATTTTACGATGCTATTTCTAAGCATAAAATTAATCTACCAACACCAATTATGGCCGGGGTTAGAACAGTATCAAGAGGGTACGCGAGCTGCTGCTTAATTGGTGTAGATGATACAAAAGAATCTATTACTGCTTCCGGTACTGCAGTATCTTTAGCCACGGCTAGTAGGTGTGGTATTGGTATAGATATTTCTCGTGTCCGGGCAATGGGCACCCCGGTTAATGGTGGTTCAGTTGTGCATACAGGGGTTATCCCCTTTTTAAAGATATTCGAAGCATCGGTTAAAGCGTGGCAGCAAAATTCTATAAGAGGAGGTTCCGCTACTGTTAATATACAGTGGTGGCATTACGAGATTGAGGATGTAGTTGTATTAAAGAATAATGCTGGTACTGATGATAACAGAGTCAGAAAATTAGACTATACTGTCGGAATGTCAAAACTATTTTATGACAGGGTTATAAAAAATGAAAACGTAACATTATTTTCACCCAACGAAGTTCCTCACCTTTGGGGAGCATGGGGAACACCTGGTTTTGATAAAATATATGCAGAATGTGAGCAAGATAAGAAAATTAAATTTAAAAAGAAGATTTCTGCAAGAAAGCTATTTTCACTTATAATTAAAGAAAGAGTAGAAACCGGTAGAATATATATTTTAAACGTCGATACGGCAAACGAACACGTTGCATGGCTAGATCAAGTCACCATGTCAAATCTGTGCACAGAAATTATTCACCCTTATATTCCTTTAAAAGATTTTCATGATCAGGAAGCGGAAATAGGAATGTGTATTTTATCAGCAGTGAATATGTTAGAAATTAAGAATTGGAATGAATTAGAAAAGGTGTGTGAGTTAATAGTTAGATTTTTAGATGAAATTATAGATGTACAAGATTATTTTAATAAAGCTGCAGAAAATTTTGCTAAGCACCGACGTAGCCTAGGCATAGGTATTACAAACTTGGCTGCGTTTTTAGCTAAAAACGACGTAAAATACACTTCTAGTAAAGCTCTTCCAATAATTGATGAATGGATGGAGCATTTTCAATACTATCTTTTAAAAGCTAGTTTGACTCTTGCAAAAGAAAAAGGTAAATGTGAAAAATTTGATCGAACAAAGTATTCTAAGGGCATACTACCTATAGATACTTTTAAGAAAAACACTACAGAGATTGTTAAGAGAAAACTATCACTAGATTGGGGTACATTAAGAGAGGAAATTAAAAAACACGGCTTAAGACACAGCACAGTTTCAGCCATAATGCCTTGTGAATCTAGTTCCGTTATTCAAAATTCTACTAATGGGGTAGAGCCTATTCGCTCACTCATTACCTACAAAATGTCTAAGATGGGTAAATTGCCTGTACTGGTTCCAGGCATAGGGAAATATGATCAAAATTATGAGTTAGCTTTTAGTCTACCAGATAATACAGGTCTTATTAATCTTAACGCCGTAATGCAAAAATATATAGACATGGCTATTTCTACTAACATATACTATAATTACAGTCATTATGATGGCCACACTTTACCAGATGCTAAAGTAATGAAAGAAATTATGTATGCATATAGCATGGGTTTGATTAGTTTGTATTATAACAATACAGATGATGGTGATAAGGAGCAGTTAATTACAAAAGAAGACTCTTGTTCTAGTGGGGCATGTAAACTATGAAATCTGTATTAAATTTAAAAAACATCGATCACACTAAGCAGCCTTTATTTTTTGGGGAAGACTTAAATTTACAACGTTATGATAGATTTAAGTATCCGGTATTTTTTGAGTTATTCAAAAGACAAGAAGAATTTTTTTGGTGGCCTCATGAAATTTCCCTGCAAAAAGATAGAGCTGATTATAAAGATCTAACACCGGAAGAAAGATTTGTGTTTGATACAAATTTAAAGTTTCAAACATTAGGTGATAGTATGCTATCTAGATCTATACACTCGTTAAAAGACTATGTTTCTAGCCCGGAACTAGAAATATGTATGAACACCTGGCAAAGGTTTGAAGGGATCCATAGCTACAGCTATAGCTATCTTCTCAACAACGTACATCCAGATGCATCTAAATTTTTTGATAGTATAATGGATGATAAAGAAATAGTAAGTAGAGCAGAACTAATTCGTAAAAATTACGATAAAATCTTAGGTGGGGAAGATAAAAAAGATGTTAAGGAAAAGATTTTTGACTGCATTCTAGCAGTCAATGTAATGGAAGGACTAGTGTTCTATGTTAGTTTTGCCTGTTCATTTTACTTTGGGTACAGAGGTAAAATGGAAGGAAATGCTAAAATTATTAAGTTTATTCAAAGAGATGAAGCTCAACACTTTGCTATAACTCAAAATCTTATTAAAATTCTTCGAGATGAAGACAAAGAAGGGTTTACATCAACCGTAAAAAAGAATGAAGATAAGATTTATGCTATATATGAACAAGCAACAAAAAATGAAATCGAATGGGCACAATATCTTTTTAGTAAAAGTTCATTATTAGGTTTAAATGCTGAGGTCTTAGGGTCATATGCAAAATGGCTTTGTGATAATAGACTACGGTCTCTCGGTTACAAAAAAGTCTTTAATCAAAAAGAAAATCCAATTGCAGGTTGGTTGGACAGTTATCTAGACAGCAGTAAAGTCCAAGTAGCCCCACAGGAGGCAGAAATAGGTGCATACAAAATTGCGGCGCGCGATACAACGATTACAGAAGACGTTTTCGACGACATTAAGTTGTAATCTTATAAATATTAAACAGATGATTCCTGTTTTTAATACAAAGAGGTTGGAGGCCAACCATTTATATCCTACTTTATTTGGGTTTTCTACTAGAAATAAAGTAGCTGCTAATCTTTTAAACTATGTTTACGGGGTTGTGATGGTGGTCGCAATGGCATTTGCATTCCATGCACTAAGTCTCATATTATCCGACTGGAATAAGATATTTGTTTTTCTTGCTAGTTTAGCTGTTGTAGGGTTGCCTTATTGTGTTAAGATTGTTTTGTTTGGTAACGAAAGATTTGAAGCAAAACACGCCTATCTGTGTTTGGCTATAAGCGTTTTGCCTGCTATTTTCGATTTTATAGGGTTTTATAGTGAAACAAGCATTAAGCAGACATTAACCCAGACAAAATTTGAAATTGTAGAGAAAATAAGTTACTTTAACACTGAAGCTCGTGAAAAATTAGAACAGGAGAAGATTTCTCTACTACAAAAAAGAGATAAAGAACTCGCTGATATTAAATCCAAGTCAGCTCAAAAATTAACACAACTTGAGGCTAGGTTGACCAACGCAAAGCAGACTTTTATAGATGAAACTGAAGGAGTTAAGGGGCAATATACAACTGGTAAAATCGGTAGCGGACCAAGAGCAAAGGAATATCAAGCAGAAATAAGAAAGACACAAGCTTCTAACGAACTAGAAGAAAGAAAAATTCTTCAGGAGCAAGAAATAGACGCAGAAACTATTAATAATAAGTATCAGGCCCTAATAGATCAGTGTGATGCCGGTTTAAAAGAGATAGATACATTAGTTTCTAGTGATAATAAAGCAAAAGGACTTCTATATCAAGTCAATAATGTAACTAACTTTTCAGATTTATCTAAAGTTACAATTACAGTTAATAATAGTATATCTAATATAAGCTCTAAGATGGGTCTTGAGCCTAAGTTTGTCTCTTATTCTACAGATGATGTAATACAGCTTTCATTTAGTGCTTTATTGCGTGGTGATATTACTGCATTAGTTTGCTTTTTGCTAGCAGTTCTCTTAGAAATGGTTGACATAGTTATTGTTTTTATGATAAGAGGTACTCGTAAATCTGAAATAGTTGAAATAAAAGAAGAAGAAAAGAACAAAATATTTTTTAAAAAATATGATTCTGAAATAAAATCAGAAAAAAATCCTCAAGCAATAGAGCAAATATTTCACCCCTACCAAAATTATACAAAACATTAATTTTTGGGCCGTCTAGAACTAAGTACTATTGAAGGCGTATTCAAATAGGGGTGGGAGGTGGGCTCGATAGCAATATCGGGACTATTTGAATAAATAATATGTGAGTAGCGGTACTGCTGTTCCGGAGTTATCAACTACCAGGCTGTATAGGCATTTTATGTTAATGCGTGATGAAATCTTAAAGCATAAATGGTATGAAAGTGAAAGATCTGGTTTTGATGTTGGGTTTGAATATGCTTTACTTGATTGGAATGTTAAATTTAAGCAAGCGTGGGATAAAACTAAGGACCCTTCTTAGCGTTATCTTGTGGTGCTGCAACATTTCTCTCTACACCGTTACTGCTTTTAGCGGCGTCTCTCAAATCACTATTACTTTTAACCAGTTTTAATGGTAAATTGCGGAAATGATGACTATGTGGCACCAGCCTTACACAATCGTCTTCTCCCCACGCACCGAGTGTATTATTATTCATCACTGGAACCCAACTAGGCGTACCTGGGCCTTGAGCTATTAGAACCCATCCTATTCTTTTATTCACCCCCGTATTAGTAGTGCCAAATACAGTAGTATCTTCAGTTTCTTGTATCTCTACAGGGGCAGTTACATGATTTAGCGTTAATTCTCCCTCAATATGTGCACCTCCACCTACTACTAAGTTACGACTAACACCAAGACTACTATCAATCAACACTTGCTTCATTTGTCTTTGCTTGAGAGCAATAATATCAGCAGTAATTGTAAGTCTCTTACCACCATCTATATTGACCTCGTTACCACTGGCAATATTAATTTGTTCTCCAGACATATTAACAATAGTACCACCTATTTGAACTGGACCAAACGATTTCATGCTTATACCTCCTGCCCCTACCTGAAGGGTATACCTGTTACATACATTAAGGGTGTAATTGCCCCCCGGTAAATCATCGACATGAACATATTCTATTAAAGGACTAGCTTCTTGATTCTCGAAAACACCATCAGTTCCTACTGAAACACCAGCATTGTATATTTTACCCTGACTATCAACACGTATACTACCAAAATCATTCATCACCAGTCCGATTGTTTCGATTTTATGCTTAGTAACGTCTACTATTTCATGCCCGCCCAAGCCTAAGCTAGCCTCTGCTTTACTTAAATTGACAATTTTAGAGCTAATTAAAGATTTTAACTGTTGTTTTGCTGGGTCAGGTGTCCAGTTACCTCCCATCGAGCTCTTACTTTGACCAGTTCCACCGCAGCTGGGGCATTGATAGGTAGGCGGGAATGCAAGATTCTGAGGACTACCAGGGGGCTGCACCCCCTTATTGTTAACATTAATGTAATCTGCTACTTCATCCTTAGTACTATCTACTGTAGAGGTAGCAACCGAAGTAAATGGACTATTTTTTAATGTATCATACTTTCTCCCACCATTACAAACAGGACATGGTCCATAGCTTCCAGCTTGAGACTGCTCAACACTATTAAAAAACTGCTTTTCCTTTACTCTTTGCGTTTCAAATCTTTGTTTTATATCAGCAATATCTTGCATCAAATCTTTCCATCTTTGTACAGCGCTTGCATCTAAACTACCTATTTTTCTATACAAATCCCCTCTAACAGTACTATCATTATCACCATCTACATAATAATTGTCTGTACCACGAACAGTTTCAAACTTATCACCTAAAATTAAGTGTTGTTCATTGGATGTAGCAAGATATATACTCGATGGATTTGTTAAACTAATAAAACTTCCACTATAATGGGTAATATTTACAGCTTCCCTGTTATCTGTATTTACAAATTCTATTGTACCGCCTTTTTGATTGATCAAATATTTGTTTCTATATGTTTCCACATTATGATCTGTGTTTGATGTATTTGGTTTCTTGTTTTCATAAGAATCGGGGTAATCTGATAACTCATAAACATTCTGCCATTCTTGTGCACCATGGCTTGCAGCAAAGTAAACAGGATACATAGGATTACCGTCAATAAAAAATACCCATAAATGAGAACCTACCGAAGGAATAGCAAAAGAACCTTTTGCTTTATTTGAATAAGAGGAAGGCCGATAATTGTTACCATATATATTAGCTTTATTGGTACCAGAAGAACCTGGGCTTACAAACGCATCTTTAAGTGAGAAATTATACTTTTCATATATATTGGCCGGCTTTTCTCCTGTCCCGTCTTTATTTTGACTAAATTCTGTTGTTTTGAAATCTTTTACCGGTGTAGAGCTCTTATAATCACTGCTATCACTAATAGTTGCGCTTCTATTAAAACTGTTATAACGACCAGAAGAGTCCTCCCCCACTAAAGGCGAAGCACACTCCGCCCATGGTAAGATATCCTTTAACTCATCCACAATATCAGTAAGATTGCTCTCTATATTAGAACCAAGAAATTTAAATTTTTTATCTGTTAATGTTTTACCCCAATTGTTATATACCCCCGGAGAAATACTGGGTATGTAGACCTTAACCCTGCCGCTTTTTGCAGGATCATTGTTAGCAACTACTATGCCGAGGTAATTACCGTAAAATTTACCTTCAGCCTTCATGCTATACCGTAGGTTGGGGGAGAATTTTTAGCATATCTATAATTACTTGTAGGAGGAAACACCTTTACACTTATATACTCAGGTGTAGAATTGGCAAATGCTATTGCATCTTCTTTTTTAAAAAAGAATACATCGACTACAGGTGTTTTACCTCCACTTGCAGTTCTTGCTTTAACTGCACCTCCTGTGTCCGTGGCAAATCTAACACCAATATCGGGGAATTGTATTCTACTTAAGTAAGGAATAATAGCCGGGTCAACCGCAGCGCTTATACCTTGTTGAAGCTGTCGACCAGTAGAACTCCGTAGAGCTGCAGAATCTGAATCTGTACCGGACCCATACGCCCAATATACTGTTCTTCTAACATATAGATCAAATCCATTTTTATTATCACCGCTATACTGGGGTGAACTTATTTGTTGTAGATTTTGTTGTGCAGAGTTATTGAAATCATTATTTTGAACTTCTGAAAGTGTCATTTCTTTAGAATTATTCTTAAGATTATCTAATGCAGTAGTTACAGTCTCTTGTTTTTTTGCGTTAAAAATATCTGGGTTACTTAAATCTCTAATACCTTTGGGTGTAAAACTAGGGTATGAGGATTGTACTGATTGGTTAAGATTTCCCAACTGAAAAGCTTGATCATTACCCTTGAGTGTACCGATAGTTTGCATTGAAATTCCTTTTGAGTAGCTTTCTAGAGTTTTAGTAAGTTGTGAATTTGCACTTTCTAGCTGACTTATAGCAATAGAGTTCTGTACATTAATTGAGTTTTGGCCTTGAACTGAATTCAAGTAAGAAGTGGCAGATGAATCTAAAGTAGGCCTGATTGCAGTAGCATTTTGTTGAAAAACATTTTCCATATTAGTCTGATTAATAGATTGAGGTTGATCATCAGAGTAGGTGATAAAATTATCAGGCAAGTAAGAGGCTAGTGTGTTATCAAACCCATCAAAAGAAGGAATTGAGGTGGATACAGTATTTTTATCCTGTATCTTGGCTAAAAGATCTGATATTGTGTCTGGTGATGAATAAAACACAAAATTATTTAATTGATTATACTGTTTAACAAGTTATATTATATAGAATGAAAGTTTCTCATGAGACCCCTATTTCACTGTTAGATTATTCTAGAGATTACAATGATTTTGACTATTGTTTAGTACATTTATTAGATAAACACCCTGATTACAAGGAGTTTTATAAGACAGCAAGACCTATTTACAATCGAGAAGTACTTCTAGACAATTCTATATTTGAATTAGGCAAAGCATTTGACGCAGAGGCTTTCTATAAAGCAGCTTTAGAACTAGAACCTAATATGTTCATAGTTCCAGATGAACTGGAAGATATGACCGGTACGATACAAAGCTTTAAAAGCTTTACAAACAAAATGCAAGATTTAAAAAACACCTTTCTAACCAAGGCCATTGGTGCTGTGCAGGGTAAAAACTGGCAAGAGTTAACCGAGTGTTATAAGTTTATATCTGATAACGCAGATATGGTTGCAATAAGTTTTGATTTTAGTTATTACCAGGTAACAGGTCGCGGTTGGCACCATTTAGAGCGTTGGTGTTCGGGTCGTCAGCGCTTTATTCAAGATTTAATAAATAATGGTCTATGGAGGTGGGATAAGCCTCATCATTTGTTGGGATGCTCACTAGCAAAAGAATTTCGTTACTATGTCGATAGAGGTATTCACAATATTGTGTCTTGTGATACTAGCAATCCAATTGTTGCCGCTATTCATGAAATAAAGTATGATGCGGATTATGGGCTAGACACTAAACCTTCTACTAAGCTTGCAGATCTGATTAGTCATGAATTTACACCTGAACAATTAGAGATGGTTAAGTACAATACTACAATGTTTAAGAAAATTATTCGTAGATGAGACCCTGGGTAGCATTTTTCTCTCAAACAGGAACAGAGATTCATAATTTAAGCAATGAAATAGGGGTGTATCCTGATGCTATCATTACAAATAATCCTACTATATCTAAGATTAATTCTGCTTTAAGATATGTAACAGAGTTTAGAACCAATAAACTAAATCGAGAAATATTGCACACACTTACTTCTAAGCCAACAGTAGAAGAATATGAAAATATTTTAAGTAAATTTAAGAACCCTATACTAACTTTACACGGTTATTTAAGAATTATACCAAAACAAATTTGTGAAAAGTATGAAACTTACAATCTACACCCGGGATTAATAGACAAATATCCAGAGTTGAAAGGGTTTAACCCTCAAGAGCGTGCCTACAGGGATAACTACAAGCTAGCCGGTTGTGTTATTCACAAAGTAACACCAGAAGTTGATGAAGGAGAGATTTTAATGAGCCAAGGCATTAGTATAGAGGGGTTAACTCTTAATGAGGTCTATGAAAAATTACACGATACGGCTTTTGATCTGTGGAAAAGTTTTTTTTCCGCTTATAATGTTTTAAAGGGCTAATATGGACGTTTCTTTACATTATAAAAATGTTTTTTTAAAGCCTAATTTCAATTCTGTTAAGTCGAGAAAAGAAATTGACACACATGTACAGTTTTGTGATCGGGTTTTCAGGTTACCTGTTATACCCGCTAACATGAAATGTTGTGTAGACTATGAAACTTGTCAGATGTTAGATAAAAACAACTACTTTTATATAATGCATAGATTTGATATAGACATTTTAAACTTTGTTAAGTATGCAAATTTGCAGAACTTTCATAATGTTTCAATTAGTATCGGTATACAGGATAAAGATAGGCACATTATTAACGAATTATCACATATTTCTCAGCTTGGTAGGTTAGATTTCATAACTATTGACGTTGCCCACGGTCATCACTCTAAGGTTTGTGGTCAAATTAAGTTTATTAAAGATAGACTCCCAGCAGTTAGAGTAATTGCGGGTAATGTAGCATCGTATAAGGGGGTAGAATATTTAAGAGACTCTGGAGCAGACGCCGTAAAGGTAGGTATTGGTGGTGGTTATGCGTGTACTACTAAGGATAAAACAGGATTTACCCATCCTATGTTTAGTTGTATAATGGAATGTGCCCAAGACAACAATTTACCTGTTATCGCCGATGGTGGTATACGCAATAACGGTGATATTTCTAAAGCTATTGTTGCAGGAGCTACAATGGTAATGTGTGGTTCTATATTTGCTGCATGTTCAGATAGCCCAGCCCCAATAGTTAAGGATTCCTCCGGGCATAGATACAAACAATACTACGGCTCAGCAAGTATTCACAATAAAATTGAAAAAAGAAATATTGAAGGTACAATGAAGCTTATGGAAGCTGATACAACAACCTATTTAGAGAAGCTAGAGGAAATTGAACAAGATTTACAGAGTGCAATAAGCTACGCAGGTGGTTGCAATCTTAAAGCTCTTAACCTACATAATGTATCTTACGGGGTAAGAATGTAATGGGAGAAGATTATATTAAAATTGTAGAGTCCACGTATCCAGAGACGTGTGAAGAGTTTAAAAAAATACAGAAAGAGCAATATGAAGTTTTTTGTAAGAAGCAGTTTGATTATGGGCCCCACAATATTAGTCTTGGCTCAGATCTTCACAAAAAAGAAGACATAATAGCGTCTATATCAGCAATTGTAGTAAGGTTAAACGACAAAATTCAACGGCTTATTAATATGGTTTTAAGAAAAAAAACATTTGAAGCGGCAAATGAGCCAATTTTTGATGCTTTTAGCGATACCTCTGTATATTGTATTATTGCAGAAATAGTTAAAAGAAAAAAGTGGTGTAAGTAGTAGTTGTAGTTATAATAGAGTAAGTGAATATTACTTTTACTGGGCCGCAGTGTTCGGGTAAGACTACTTTGCTCAAGCAAATGAAGCAGACTAGAGGTATTATGGATCAGTTTTTTTATATTGAAGAAGTTACTAGATTAGTAAAGAGGGAGTTTAATGTTAGGATAAATGAAGAAGGTGCAAACGATATAACTCAATTGTTAATTTTAAATAAGGAACTAGAGAATTTATTTAAATACGATTATGAACTTTGGCCGGGATGTAAAGGTAATGTACATGATAGATGCCTACTAGATGGTTTGGTATTTACAGAATATTTTTATGATAAAAAACTTGTAAGTCAGCAAATCTGGTCACAAGCGTTAAACTATTGGAATCGTTTTTATCATAAATACGATATTATATTTTATCCCGATCCCCATGAAATAAAATTAGTCGATGACGGTGAGAGAAGTGTTGACGTAGATTTTAGAAATAATATTATAGACAAGTATGAGAATTACTATCTAGATCAATTTCAATGGAAAGATAAAGTTGTAAGACTGAAAGGAACAGTAGAAGAGAGAATAGGGATGATTAAAAGTATTATAGATTTTTATACAAAGTAGTATAAAATATATTCAATGAGCAATACCATTTTAGATAATAGCAATATTTCAAAGCATCTCGGTAAAATAACCGGTTATAAATCAACATATGACCCGACGTTGTTGGTAAGAGAGCCTAGAATTAACAATAGAAAGCATTTAGGAATTACAGATGAGGATGTTCCGTTTGGTGGTTATGATATTTGGAATGCTTATGAAGTTTCCTGCTTAACAAAAGAGGGTATGCCTATTGCTGCTATAGCTAAGATTGTTTACCCGGCTAAAAACAAATACATCGTAGAGTCAAAGTCGATAAAGCTGTATATGAATTCGTTTAATATGCAAAAGTTTGAAGGAAATATTATTTCTATTTTAATGCAACTTCAAGATACGATTGCATCTGATCTTTCTAAGCTTTTAGAAACTGACGTCAAGGTATATGTAAGATCTACCAAATCAGTAGATGATGGTTTGTATTATCCACCGGTCTTTTCAAATAAAGACTACCCGACGTTAGAGAATTTTATTGATGTAACTACTATTAAAGCGCCTTTTTACACAGAAAATCCCGATATTTTGAGTGCTGAAAAAATTAATGAATCTAAAGTACAAAGATTCCACTCCGCATTATTAAAAAGTAATTGCAGAGTTACTTCTCAACCTGATTGGGGAGATGTTTACATTCACTACAAGGGTAAATATGAAATTAATCCAACTTCTCTTTTACAATATATTGTTTCTTTTAGAGATGAATGTCATTTTCACGAAGAGATTTGTGAAACTATTTATATGAGAATTTTTCGAAAGTTTTTTCCCGAAGAGCTAGTTGTTAGCTGTTTATATGTAAGACGTGGTGGTATTGATATCAATCCAACAAGGTCGAGTAATCATAGTCTTTTAGACAAATCGTTAATTGACGAGTTTAAATATTTTACAAAAACGGTCAGACAGTAACTTAAGACAGCTTTAACAAATAACTAGTCTGATTCAATACCCCAAGCATTTCATCTCGTATGTTTAATAAGTCCGTGTCCTTTTCAGGGTTTAATCTTTGAGATATTTCCGATAAAAAGAGCTTGTACGTATCTAGCGCATCACAAACACTAACACTTTTTATGTCAAAGAGTTCTATATTCATTTCCCCATTGGCTAACTCTACACTATCCCTACCCAGTGCCGTTTCAACAAAAGTATCAATTAATTCATCTAAAGATTCATAAGCTTTGCCTAAAGCTTTATGTGCACTGTAACTTTTTGTCTGCCAATGAAAAACCCTTAGTTGATTTTGCATTTGAAGCAAATCTTTAACAACTGACTGCATATTGTTATTTATTTAGTTTATATTAAATAATCTATGTCTCAACAAGATCTATTAGCAAATTTTCTAGGTGATTTAGCAGATAAAATTAAGACCGCTAAAGAACATAAAAGCATTATGGAAGCAGTATATGCATCTGCTTCTGCTACCGGTCCAGTTTTTCTGTAAACTCTGATACCAAGTGGACTTTAAATAGCTTCTCAGAGAGTTAATATTGATACTTTTTAAAAATTCACTAAATAACGTGTGAGTTTACAATCTGTTACACTAAACAACAAAATACCGTTTACATTAGTCATTTCTAATGATTCGGAAAATATTTTGTATTGTACTAATATAAATGAACATCTTTTCAATGTTGCTATATTTGATACCAAACACAAACCGTTAATATTAGAATATAATGAAGAAAATAGCGAAAAATATGTCAATATTGATGTAAAAATTGGCAATAAACTCTATAAAAAGTCTATCTTTCGTGTTGTATTGACTGATAATTCTAAATTAGAATCAATCTTTAATCCCTCTTATGTAAAACCGGTAATTGTTAAGGAAAAACCAAAAATACAGATTGTAGAGGAAGTAGAAGAACCTATTAAAGAGGTAATTGTTCCTTCTACCCCAGTAATTGAACAAGAACCAATGAAATTATATCAACCTTTACAGAAGGGTAGTATATATGAGGTTGCTGTCAATACGACAGTCCCGATGACCTTAATTGAAAGCGGGGAAGCTGAGAATATTTTCTTTTGTAGTTCGTTTACCGATCAACTGTTTAATATTGGCATATTTAAAACCCAGGATGCCGAACTTATTTGTGAATATTTTGAAAAAAATAGGGAAAAATTTGTATTTGTAGATCTTTTATTTGAAAATGGAGATTTATATACCAAGGTAAAATTTAAAATTATTGTAGTAGAAGATCAGGAGACTCCTATTTCCATGTTTAATTTAAAAACATTGGATCCAAATTCAAAATCGTACGTGGAATTTACAGGTCCCAAGGAAAGACCGCCCCAGCTGGTAGAAGATATTAAAGTACCTGAACTGGTTATTACCGAAGATAAAGAACTTGTACAACAAAAACAGGAGTATACCAAGGCTATTGAGAAGGCTCGTAATCTAGAATTACAACTAGAAGAACAAAATAAGATATTACTGGAAAAACAAAAAGAAATTCAGAAAAAAGCAGTTGTTGTAGAGGCCGCAGATGAGGTAGAAAAATTAATCTGGGAAAATATACAAACAAAACTTAATTCATTTAAGAAAGAGTTTGCTGATGAATTTAAAAAAGACTCCAGAAAAAATTTAGATGAGTATGTTATTGAAAAACTAAAGAAAGATCTGGAGACCACCCATGAAATAGATACCAAACTTAGAGAAATAGTGGAACAAAATGAAAGCACGGCAAAAGTTAAAGACGGTATTAAGAAATATGTAGACAGGGCAGTGGAAGCTGCATTAAGAGAGGCGAAAAAATATGCAGTTAACATGGGTGGGGGCGGTGGAGGCTCTGTAGCAGTACAATACGCCGAAGGCGGTGTAATGGATGGTCATCTCACAGTAAATGGGTTAACAGTAAAAGGCGAAGTAGAGTTTTGTGGGGATGTTTTACCGTGTGAAACTGATGTTCATAGCTTAGGATCACCAACCAAGAGATGGAAAGACTTATATGTAAGCGATAGTTCAATCTATCTAGGCAGTGTCACACTTTCTGCAGTAGGAAATACATTTGTAGTACCAGAAAATACACTTATTATTGGAGATACTATAAATGATGGTGATTTAAATGTTTCCACTAGTATACTTTCAGCCGGGGTAGATCTTCTAGATATATTTGCACAGACTTCAGCAGGTGTTCAGTCATTAATTTGGGACCCAGTGCCCTACAATTTATCGATAACAAGTGGTAACACGGTATCGTTATTGTCCATTAAAAATGACATTCAACAATATACAGGGGATAATTTTCTTTCATTATCTGGTGGTAGTATTACTGGAAGTTTAAATATATTTCAAGATTTAACGGTAAATGGTAATTTAACCGCCCTGGGTAATTCTTATTTTGTAGATACTATTTTTACTACAACGAGTGCGTTGTCTGTTATTAATGTCGGTAAGGGTCCAGCCTTATATGTTTATCAGGCAAAGGGCCCTTATGATATTGCAAGCTTTTTTGACGGTGATGGTGTAGAAGTATTGCATGTTGGGAATGCAGAGCCTGATGGACGCGGTAGTATTGGTATTAATACCAGTTACCCCACAGCCGAGCTTACTGTAAATGGTGCAATAAGTTCTAATCAACTTATTACCGCTCCCGGTGGTAATAGTAATTTATGGAATAGTGTTTATAATTCAGTTACTCCAAACTCTGCGAATTGGGATTCAGTTTACTCCAGTGTTAATACAACAAGCGCAGAGTGGGATTCGGTTTATAATTCATGGAATACGTTAAGTGGGATTTATGTCACTACTCATTATCTTTCTACCAACAATGTATTGTTAAGCGCAGCTACAGTTATCGACGATATTAATGTTGGAGGTACCGGTTACTTTAATCATGTGGCAGCTGCCTCCAAGTCATTCTATATTCCACATCCTTCCAAGCAAGGTTTACACTTACAATATGGATCATTGGAGTCACCTTACCATGGGGTAAGATTAACCGGTAAAGCCACTATTAAAACACAATGTGCAATTAAATTACCGGATTATATCAAAGATTTAGTACATAAATCCGATACAAATGTACAGTTGACCAATATAAACCATACAAAACCTTTGTATGTGTCCGAAATTAATACAGAGGAAAACTACTTTATAGTGAAGAGAAACCATGGGTTATTCGATAAGAATAAAGAATTTAGCTTTTATTGGTCTTTTACCGCTATTAGAAAAGATATACCCGCTTTGCAAATAGAAATATAGAATAAATAGCATCAAATTGCCGTAAAAATAATAAATATTACGTGGCTGACCGTAATGTATTAATATCTCCGGGTGAAGGTTATATATTTTTCGATAGGAGCAATACTGGCTCTTCGACAAAATATGCAGGGGTTTCTGCCGATCTTAGCGTACAAATCCAATATAATGATCTTGGTGGGTTAGAGTTTAGTACACCTGCTACTAACAATTCAACAGTTTCTATAAGTGGTGGAAATATCGTAGCTAATAGAAATATTACCGGGTTTACCATTTTTGAGAATCACTTAAATACAAATAGTGATGACTGGGCATCAGTTTATTCTTCAGTTCAAACAAATTCATCTGATTGGAATGGAGGCGGAAGCCTTTATACAGTAGTTACAGAAAATAGTGCAAACTGGAACAGCGTTTATACTTCTGTAAGTGAAACTAGTGCTGACTGGGATTCAACTTACACATCGGTCTCCGAAACATCGGCTGACTGGGATAGTACATATACATCGGTTTCAGAGACAAGCGCTGATTGGGATTCAACGTATACATCGGTCTCCGAAACATCAGCTGACTGGGATAGTACATATACATCGGTATCTGAAACATCGGCTGATTGGGATAGTACTTACACTTCAGTTTCAGAGACGAGTGCTGACTGGGATTCAACTTATACCTCCGTTAGTGAAACATCAGCTGACTGGGACAGTACATATACTTCTGTTTCAGAAACATCGGCTGACTGGGATTCAACTTATACCTCCGTTAGTGAAACCAGTGCTGATTGGGATATTACATATACTTCTGTAAGCGAAACATCAGCTGACTGGGATAGTACGTATACTTCTGTTTCAGAAACATCGGCTGACTGGGATAGTACGTATACTTCTGTTTCAGAAACATCTGCTGATTGGGATAGTACCTATACATCGGTATCTGAAACATCAGCTGATTGGGATTCGACTTATACTTCCGTAAGCTTAAATAGCGCCGATTGGGATAGTACATATACTTCTGTTTCAGAAACATCAGCTGATTGGGATTCGACTTATACTTCCGTAAGCTTAAATAGCGCCGATTGGGATAGTACATATACTTCTGTTTCAGAAACATCTGCTGATTGGGATAGTACATATAGTTCAGTTAGCCTAGTAAGTGCCGATTGGGACAGTTCAATTTACGACATTTATGGTACAACACACCAAATAACCGTTGTAACAGCAGGTACAAATAACAGAGATAATAGCGTTACTTTAAGTTTCCCGACAAGTGTATTTTTCCCAGGTAGTGTTAGTATAGCAGGTAACCTAACAATCTCTGGATCTGCCGCACAAATAGATGTAGATCACTTAGTAGTTAAAGATAATATAATTTATTTTGCAGAAGATAACCCAGCAAATGTTTTAGATATCGGATGGGTTGGCGCATTTACAGAAATTGGCGATGATGCTGGGTACCAACATACAGGTTTGATTAGAAGAGCAGGCCAAGGCCGCCCTGGTACATGGACATTATTCTCTGGGCTTACAACAGAACCTGCATCTGCTGCAAATATTAATTGGGATGATTATTATTTTACAATAGACACTCTAAGAGCTAACCTATCTGGTACAGTGTTAGTACCTGGTGGCGGGTCTTCATTTGACTGGGATAGTGTATATGCTAATGTTCAAGCAAATTCAGCTGGTTGGAGCGGAGGAGGAAGCCTTTATACAGTAGTTACAGAAAATAGTGCAAACTGGAACAGCGTTTATACATCAGTAAGTGAGACTAGCGCTGACTGGGATTCAACTTACACATCGGTCTCCGAAACATCGGCTGACTGGGATAGTACCTATACATCGGTTTCACAAACATCTGCTGATTGGGATAGTACCTATACTTCTGTAAGTGAGACTTCAGCTGATTGGGATAGTACCTATACATCAGTAAGTGAAACATCAGCTGACTGGGATTCAACTTATACTTCCGTTAGCGAGACCAGCGCCGATTGGGATAGCACATACACATCTGTAAGCGAAACATCGGCTGATTGGGATTCAACCTACACTTCTGTTAGTGAAACCAGTGCTGATTGGGATAGCACTTACACCTCAGTAAGTGAGACCAGTGCTGACTGGGATTCAACCTATACATCAGTAAGTGAGACCAGCGCCGATTGGGATTCGACTTATACTTCTGTAAGCTTAAATAGCGCCGATTGGGACAGTACATACACATCAGTAAGTGAGACCAGCGCCGATTGGGATTCGACTTATACTTCTGTAAGCTTAAATAGCGCCGATTGGGACAGTACATACACATCAGTAAGTGAGACCAGCGCCGATTGGGATTCGACTTATACTTCTGTAAGCTTAAATAGCGCCGATTGGGACAGTACATACACATCAGTAAGCGAAACATCAGCTGACTGGGATTCAACCTATACATCAGTTTCACAAACATCTGCCGATTGGGATAGTGTCTATACATCGATGTCACTTAATAGTAGTTATTGGCTCGATATATCTGAAGCTAGTACAGAATTCTTAAAGGTATCTGGTGGTACTATTATAGAGGTTGGTGGTGAAGGTGGCTCGTTAGTCATAACAAATGATTTGACTGTCGATCCAACTAATCATGTATTGTTTGTTGATAAGTCACTTCAAAGAGTAGGTATACTAAATTCAACACCTGATCGCGCTCTACACGTTAATGGAGATATCGAAGGATCTATTGGTTACTTTACACATATTGCAGCCGGCACAAAGTCATTCTATATCAAACACCCTATTGATAGCAACAAACATCTACAATACGGATCATTGGAGTCTCCTTATCACGGTATAAGACTGACTGGTGAAGCAGAAATTACTGGCTCTACTGCAAAAATCGTTCTACCTTCTTATGTCTATGCTTTAGTACATGATAGTAATCTCAATGTTCAATTGACGAACTTCAAACACAAAAAACAACTCTGGGTGGACGATATCGTAATAGATACTAATACAAAAGAAAGTTACTTTGTAGTTAAGACCTCTAAAGATCTGTTTAGCAATAAAGCTTATAAGTTCTTCTGGTCCTTCACTGCCATTCGAAAGGATATTCCACCCCTAGTAGTAGAGGTGTAATGAGTGCGGGCTTTAATCCAAGGCTTATTACTAGTGGGTTAGAATTTTGTATAGACCCTACAAACCCAAAGTCATATATTTCTGGAAATATAGTAAAAGATTTATCTAGAAATAAAAAAAATTGTGAGTTAATAGGCGATTATCATCTAGATACAGTAGACGGTGTTAGATGTGTTATAACAAAGTCTAATCAAAGCAGAGGTTCGGGCATAATACAACCAAACAGTATAAAACTACATACCATCTCAATATGGTGCAAAGCCTTGGATGGTCAAAACGGTATTAATCCAACATTTATTGATACTAGACCTTCTGTGGTTAACGGTTTTATATTTTCTGGTAATTTCGGCAGAGGGTGGGATAATACTTCTTCTTATTATAACGGTATTTTTGTAGGAGATACTAGAATTCTATCTTCAACTATATTGTTTGGAGTCAACGAATGGAAGAATATTACGCTAATAAGAAAAAACCCTTGTGTTTGTACTACTTTAAGATTTTATTTTGATTCAAACAATAAAAATAGTAGATCTTTTGCTTCTTCTTTAATTACCTGCTACAATCGCCCTCTTTCAGAAGATGAAGTGATTGATAATTTCTTAGCTTTTAAGGGAAGGTTTAATTTATAATATGGCAAACCCTACATTTAACACATTAATAGCGCCTAATTCTGGTTTAATTTCTTTTAGTAATGATCCAACTGGTAGTTCTAATTTGCCTTCGCTTTCTAGTTCTGCACGTATTGTTTATACAGCAGGCGGTGGACTAACAATTACCAGTAAAGTCTCTTCAATGGAGAAATTTGCCGTTGAAGGTAGACTGGGTACTCTTTTTACTGTAACAGATGCTGTTTCCGGTGCTTTATTTCAACTTAGAGATGTTACTGGTTTTCCTATAGTAGAGTTTTTAGATAATGGTGACCTTGTAACCATAGGCAGTATAACCGCGGTTGAGGGTAATAGCCAGGAATGGAGCAGCGCATATACTACCGTAAAAGCAAATAGTGCTTCTTGGGAGGAATCTGCAGAGATAATACCCACTGTAACAAATTATCTTTCCACTAACAATGTATTAATGTTATCTGCTACCATAATGGATTCATTAAGCGCAAGAGACTTGTTTTACATTAATCGCACTTTAATAAGAACCAATAATCAAACTAACGTCTTCATTGGCAATAGTACTACAGGAAATGATAATGCCGAAGGCAATCATAATTTTGCATTTGGGTTAAGTGCAGGCAATGCATTGACCATCGGCGGTAGCAACAATTTCTTGGGGTACCAAGCTGGCCGTTGCAACTGCACAGGCAATGACAACAATTTCTTTGGGAGAGAAGCTGGCCGTTGCAACACCGCAGGCAATTTCAACAATTTCTTTGGGAGAGAAGCTGGCCTTTGCAACACCACAGGCAGTTACAACAATTTCTTGGGATTCCAAGCTGGCCGTTGCAACACCACAGGCACTCGCAACAATTTCTTGGGATACCAAGCTGGCCTTTGCAACACCACAGGCAATCGCAACAATTTCTTGGGATTTAATGCTGGCCGTAGCAACACCACAGGCACTTTCAACAATTTCATTGGATATGGAGCTGGTTTTTGCAACATCACAGGCCGTTACAACAATTTCTTGGGATACCAAGCTGGCCGTTGCAACACCACAGGCCGTTTCAACAATTTCTTTGGTAGACTTGCAGGATTCACTAACACCATTGGCTCCAACAATACCATCATTGGCAATAATGCTAATGTGGCCACAAACAGCTTAAGTGGTGTTATAGTTTTGGGTACTGGGGCTATTGCCACTCAAACCAATCAAATCATACTTTCCAGTGCTGATATTTCCATAAGAACCTTAAGAGGTACTGCTGCGGGACCCAACGTCTTCATTGGCAATAATACCACCGGAAATGATAATGCCACAGGCAATCATAATTTTGCATTTGGATTGAGTGCAGGCAATGCATTAACGTCGGGGACCAGTAATGTATTTATTGGCAGTTGTGCAGGTAGAGTTAACACCACAGGCAATTTTAACAATTTCTTGGGAAATAATGCTGGCCGTTGCAACTGCACAGGCAGTTTCAACAATTTCTTGGGACCAAATGCTGGCTTTTGCAACACCACAGGCAGTGGCAACAATTTCTTGGGATTCCAGGCTGGCTATTGCAACTGCACAGGCAGTAGCAACAATTTCTTGGGATACAGAGCTGGATTTTTCAACACCACAGGCAGTTACAACAATTTCTTTGGACCAAATGCTGGCTTTTGCAACACCACAGGCAGTTGCAACAATTTCTTGGGAAATACTGCTGGCCGTAGCAACTGCACAGGCAGTAGCAACAATTTCTTGGGATATGGAGCTGGATTTTTCAACACCACAGGCAGTTACAACAATTTCTTTGGACCAAATGCTGGCCGTTGCAACTGCACAGGCAGTTTCAACAATTTCTTGGGACCAAATGCTGGCTTTTGCAACACCACAGGCAGTGGCAACAATTTCTTGGGATTCCAGGCTGGCTATTGCAACTGCACAGGCAATGACAACAATTTCTTAGGATTTAATGCTGGCCGTAACAACACCACAGGCAGTTACAACAATTTCTTGGGACGTAATGCTGGTCGTCGCAACACCACTGGGTGCGCTAACCAAGTTTTAGGGAGCTTTGGACTTTATAACAACACCACTGGTTGTGGCAACATTGCTTTAGGACCGGTTGCTGGTTTCAATAATGAAACTGGTTGCTTCAATTTATTCTTAGGAGGAGCTACTGGTTTCTGTCATTTAAGTGGTAATAATAATATTTTTGTTGGTAATGCTGCAGGATTTAATGATAAAGTAGGTTTCAATAACACTATAATTGGGTTAAGTGCTGGCGTGGCCAGCGTGTCTGGTACAAACAACATTATAGTTGGCTCATTTGCCAATGTTAGCACTGGTACACTGTCTGGTGTTATAGTTTTGGGTACTGGTGCTGTTGCCACTCAATCTAATCAAATCATACTTTCCAGTGCTGATATTTCCATAAGAACTTTGAGAGGTACCAATGCCGGTCCCAACGTCTTCATTGGCAATAGTACTACAGGAAATGATAATGCCACAGGCAATCATAATTTTGCATTTGGATTGAGTGCAGGCAATGCATTGACCACCGGCGGTTATAACAATTTCTTAGGAAATAATGCTGGTCGTAACAACACCTCAGGCAGTTTCAACAATTTCATTGGGAGAGAAGCTGGCCGTTGCAACTGCACAGGCAGTAACAACAATTTCTTGGGATTAAATGCTGGCCGTTGCAACACCACAGGCAGTCGCAACAATTTCTTGGGATACAATGCTGGCCGTTGCAACACCACAGGCTGTAGCAACAATTTCTTAGGATTTAATGCTGGCCGTAACAACACCATAGGCAGTTGCAACAATTTCTTGGGACAAGAGGCTGGCTATGGCAACTGCACAGGCAGTAACAACAATTTCTTGGGATTAAATGCTGGCCTTTGCAACTGCACAGGCAATAGCAACAATTTCATTGGACCAAATGCTGGCCGTTTCAACTGCACAGGCAGTTTCAACAATTTCTTTGGATATAGTGCTGGCCGTTGCAACACCACAGGCGGTAACAACAATTTCTTGGGATATGGAGCTGGCCGTTTCAACTGCACAGGCGGTAACAACAATTTCTTTGGATTAGCTGCTGGTTATAACATAGGCAGGTATGGTGCAGCCAGCCGCAATGTATTCATAGGCCAAGAAGCTGGCAGAGGTGAATATGATTCTAGCTATACACCAACTAATGTTTTTGTTAACAATAACGTGGCCATTGGTTACCGGGCTGGATTCAAATTAAAAGCCCATACCTACAATACCAATTATCACTATGCCACCCAACACAACATATTCATTGGTGAAAAAGCCGGTTACAATAGCACCACCGATAATTCATATGGCGCCGCTATACACAATATATTTTTAGGAAAATTTTCTGGGTTTTACAACACCACAGGCAATAACAACAATTTCTTTGGGAGAGAAGCTGGCTTTTGCAACACCATAGGCAATCACAACAATTTCTTGGGATACCAAGCTGGCCGTTTTAACTGCACAGGCAGTCGCAACAATTTCTTTGGATTAAATGCTGGTCTTAGCAACACCACAGGCAGTTACAACAATTTCTTGGGACAAGAGGCTGGCTTTAGCAACTGCACAGGCAATCACAACAATTTCTTGGGATTCCAGGCTGGCTTTAGCAACTGCACAGGTTGTAACAACAATTTCTTGGGTAGACTTGCAGGATGCACTAACACCATTGGCTCCAACAATACCATCATTGGCAATAATGCTAATGTGGCCACAAACAGCTTAAGTGGGGTAGTAGTATTCGGTACTGGTGCTGTTGCCACTCAATCTAATCAATTAGTAATCGGTTCTTTGTCTACCCCGTTAACCGGTAACAGTATATTATATGGTAACTTAACTGTAACAGATTACTTAAGTGCATCTAGGTATGCCGATAGTACTAATTGGTCTGGTAATAGAGAGCTAAAAACAGTTAACTTTGATGCTGAACCATACCATCATTACCTTGTAGACACCACTTCTAGTGCAGTTATAGCAACATTACCTCTAAATCCGCAGATAGGCACAGTTATACACTTCTCAGATAGGCTTTTAACGTTAAATTCTGGGTGGAACACCAATAATCTAATATTAAATAGAAATAGCATGATGATTCAAGGTTTGGCCGAAGATTTAGTATGTGATAGGGCTGGAGTTACCTTCGCTCTCACGTATGTAGGCCATCCAATAGAGTGGAGAGTTGACTAATGAGTAATTTCTCTACATTGTTCTTTCCTGTATCAGTTACATTGACCAATTTTGAGTTTGATCAAAACTGGAATGATACATACAATTTAGTAAGATCGAGTAGCAGTAGTTGGAATAATGCATATACAAGTGTTAGTGCATTTAGTGGTACATCAATTACGGAAGGTATTACTGCTACCAATTTTACACAAACTACTAACTTTATACAGGTCTCTTCTAGAAACCTTAATACCCCTGGTACCTATAATATTCCATTACCATCTAATTTTAGATTTTTAAAGATTCAAGCATTCGGCGGAGGCGGAGGCGGCGGGTCAGGTAGAAGATCATTAGGTAGTACTGCATCTATTGGAGGAGGTGGAGGAGGCGGAGGAGGTTATATTGATATCACTTACCCTATATCTATTCTTGGTAGTCTTAACGCAACAGTTGTAGTAGGGACTGGCGGTTCTGGTGCAACCGGAGTCTCTTCTAGTGCAAATGGTAGTGATGGTTCATCCGGAGGTTCCTCTTCTGTAACAGTTAATGCTGTTACCATTGCATTTGCTGCAGGTGGTAATGCAGGTAGAGGCGGAGGTACAAGTTCAGATTCACAAGCTGGAGGTGCCGGTGGTGGCAATACTACAAATACTGCTGGTTTTCCTGGTACTGTAGGAGCTAGCTCAAATGGTATTGCAGGTTCTACTGGTTCATCCGGTGCCGATGATGCTTTTAATTCTGCTATTGGAGCTGCAGGAGGGGCAGGAGGAGGTGGAGTCACTACAGGTCCTGGGTTTGCAACTAGAAGTTCAGGCGGAGCAGGTGGTATAGGAGGTTTTGCTATAGCCGGAACTCATGTTTCTCGTGCCACAGGCGGTACAGGGTCAGGGGGAAATGCTAATAATGCTTCTGCAGTCTCGCAACCTTCCATGATGTTGTTAGGAGGTGGAGGTGGTGGTGGAGGAAGTGCATCTAATACTGCTATTAACGGGGGTAATGGGGGTACAGGTGCACAGCCTGGTGGAGGAGGTGGCGGTGGGGGAGCCTGTGGTACAGCATCAACTACTTTTTCAAGTGGTAACGGTGGTAACGGTGGTGATGGTTATGTTCGTTTATATTTCTTAAATTAATATAAAAAATACAAGCCCTGAGGCTTGCGCCTCAGAGCCTGCATGACTTTAAAGCTTTCGCTTAAAAATCTGCTACACTGGGGAGAATTTAACACCCGAGAGCAAGCATGACCCCGGGTCTGACCCGAAGGCACTAGACAATATCAACTATTTACTCTAGTACTAATAGTGATATTTCTACATACTTCTCTATGTAGCCACCTAGAAATAGGCCTATAGGCTTCTCCCTAGATGCAATTATATTTATATGAATATATTAAATATAAAGAGGTAAGGATGTACGGGCAATAGATGATACCGGTGAATTATTATATATTTAATATATTTAATTGTTCAAACTGAGTAATTATTTCAGAATTATTAAATAGATTTACCATCTTATAGTCTGCCGGACACTGATGACCTTGGGTAAGCAAAGGGTAAGGATCCAGATAACTTTCAATGTTATCTGAACAGGGTACATTTGCTTTGAGGTTGGAATGCAATTCATAACCATATACAACTGAACTATTACCAATCCAGAATACCAGGCTTTTCTTACCATAAGCTGCCATAGCATGTTGGACAAAGGAATCAATGCCAACAGCTCCTTTGCACTGAGACAACAACAACAATATCTCTCTTAAAGACAAATCAACTTGTTGTACATTTTCCAAGGCAATTTGACCAGGGTTCTTAATCTGTACAAAATTAAATTTTTCAGAATATTTGTTCACCAGTTCTTGAGCATACATAGGGGGCAAATCTCTAAACCAATTAAAATTAATATGGTTCTTCTTGTCTCCTATTCCACCATTAATTTGAATGGCAATTACCGGTTTGTTATTATTTACAGTATTAAAAATAACTTGACTGTTTTGCTTTTCAATATTATTAAAATAAAGTTCAGGACTATTCTTATCAAATTCTAAATCCAAACTGTTGCACCATGCTTGAGCCAGACTACATTTTCTGTTAATAACATCATTACTGTTGTATGGTTCATGTTTGAATACTAAACTATCTTTGTCATGAATAAAATCTTCATAAAAATATGGACACATCCCGGTTTTATACACCCGGTAAATATGGGGATTATGAAGAAAAACTTCTGGGTAAGGAGATACTACAATTAATTTTCTATCTGGAAATGTTTTCTTGATATTGCGGACCACATTTGTGGCCACAATATTCTTACCTATTCCGCCTTCAATATGAAATATACTATACATCATCTTTTTCTGGTGCAGGGAGGGAGTTAATCCTGTCTTTGGCACTAGAAACTGCAGTATTAAGAGTGGTTGTTTGCTCTTCAGTCAACACACTGGTATACTCTTCTTTCTCTAAGCACTGTTTAATATGATCTACGTTTGCTTGAAGAACCCTTCTACCAAGATTATCCTCTTTTTGCAAAGCTTGATTTATAGCATAAACACTGTCAAATAATACTTCTACTTTAGTTCTTTTACTCATAATAATATATACTATCTTTAATCAAAAATTAAAGTGGAAATTTGCAAACTGATCGTGTAAGTGACCTAATATTTCTTTACTATCATCTTTTACAGGCTTTATTTCTGGACGGATAGTATGAAGATCAGTAAACCCGTGTTCGGCATCATTTTCTTTTGTGTATTGTTGTATATTGTTAAAATTATGTTCATAATAATTTTTATCTAAAAATTTGTATATTCCTTGTATGATACGTTTGGGAGTTTGAGTCAATTCATCAAAATCTACAAAATAAAATTTATCCCGGTGCCCTCTCATGACCGCATCTCGGATGGTATTAAATGTACCGCCCACCAATCCCTCTTGACTGGTCCAGGTGTTAATACGACCTTCTAACGTGCCTAAATTTGGCCCCGTTTCCATAGGACTGTTGATGAGTTTAATTTCTTTACGGTATAGTTTTTCCAAAGAAGAAAGAATACAGGTAATTTTGCGGGTGGTGGTTAAAATTTTAATAGGATAACCAAAGGCATTCTCTATTAATTCAATCAAAGTACTCCACCCTCTGCTTTTATTAAATACTATAGGCCTGTCTGTATCAGAATGGTAACTCTGAAATAGATCTTTAATAATCTGTAACTGCTTTTCGGAAGTTTCCGATGCTTTAATAACCGGGTTTTGTTTCCAGAATTGATGAACACCCCGTACTAATTCACTTAACCCACTAGTGGGGGTAACATGAAAATCAGGGTTTTGTGCTAAAATATTGCAAAGCAACGTACTTCCTGAACGAGGCATGCCATTGATAAAATATATTTCTTTCACTATGATATATATACTAATTTGTAAAAACGCATAATCAACATTTATTTTTATGTTTAATATAATTATTGGAAATAAAAAAAAGAGGCCCTTTCGGGCCTCTTTTAAACCAGGACATACTGGAAATTTTTTTTCGTCTACCGAGATTCGGATTAGAAGTACACAGACTGTGTGCCAGGCGTGAACGCTGTTCCGAGACCGCTCAACAGAATGGTGTGGTAGTACAGGTTAGCGCCAAAGATGTTGTCAACAACACCGTAGCGGGTCAAGAGACCAACACGGGGGCTGAAGTCATTGGGGCCAATTGTACGTTGTACCATAACCGGGATGTATGGGCAGTAGATGATACCAGTGTCATAAAACTCTGGTCCCTTGTAGCCCAATAGGGCATACTCTACACGCGCATTACGTATTCCGCCCTCAAATTGGGCTTCTGTACGTGTATCACGGTATACGTTGAAACGACCACCTAGGTTACCAACCTTAGCTACGCCAACAGGTTGAGTGTTGACATTGCCTTGGACTGGTACCCATTGAAACTCGGGAAGCATCTCGAGGATTGCGCAAACGCGAGGTGTTGCAACGATAAAGTTGGCAGCACCACGACGATTACGAACAGCAATTCTGTTGGCCTCGATGATCAGCCTCTGATAGAAGTCGCGATTGCGCTCTACCAGCCAGCGACCATCCGCGGAAGCGGGGGACCAGACAGAGTAGCCTGTGCCATGACCGGCGTTCAGCGAAACCTGGATCATACGAACAATCATTTCACGGTCGATTTCGGCCTGTAGCTCATACGACATAGCGTTTGTGAGCTCAGTATCGATATCGATACCGTTCATGTTCTTAAGATCCTGTTCGAGTTCTACCGACCAGCGAGCAGCAAGTCTACGGGTACCGGCTTCTACGGCTGTTTTCTCAAAGGAAACTTCGATCTGAGGGATTTTGCCCGTCAGCTCAAAGTTCTTGAGAACTTGTGCAACACCCTGATCGACTCCTTTGAAGTCAAAGAGGGAAGCAGCAAGTCCATCGCCGCCAGAAAGCTTAGCACTCGATGTACCCGTATAACGGGTATCGAGGTACTGGTAACCAAGTTCCTTGCCAGCAGCTTGAGCTTGAGGATTGGTGAGATCGGAATCAGCACCGTTACCGGTGAGAGTACCGTCAACACCGTCATTACCCAGTTGCTTGGCGAGATACTTGTAGCGTAGAGCAAAGGCTAGTCCTACTGGACCACCCATTGGCTGTACGCCTACAATTTCATTGGTGATTAGCTCGGGGAACGTTCTACGAATCATAGGGATGAGGATCTTAGGCAAGCGGGCATCGCCAGTTGCATACCAATCGCCTTGGGGGGAAGCGTTGCCAAAGGCACCACCTTGACCACCCAAACCAGCGGGGGAATATGCACCACCGAAAACCGAGCCTACACCACCGGCGACGTTACCCTCGTTGATGCACCAAGCTTCTTGGTTTTCCAAGAGCATGGCTGTGTTCAAACGAGTGTGATCATCACCAATGGGCTTGACGTTATCGGATGTGTAATCCAGAACTGGCTTCCACTTTTCCAATAGCGCCTTAGCGCGAGACTCATCAATATAAGCCGTTGTAGGTCTTATTGATTTCATAGTAATTTGTTCTCCTTTATATTCGACCTGTAGATAAATCTACAATATTAATCAGGCCTAAGCCTCAACCAAAATTAGTATTTGGAAAGTTCAGCAAGGTAAGGGTTCATCTGAGGTACTTCCCCAGCAGGTTGAACGCTCTCTTCTACAACAGGGCGATCAACTTGAGTTGCGGCGACCTCGCCAGCAGCCTCTTCCTTGATATTTTGAAGCCGTTCTTTTTCTGTTTTATCAAACAGACTAAGAGCATAGTCAATATTTTCGGTAATAAATTGAGAGGTTTTACCACTCATTACCTTATTGACGTAATCACGCTTACGAGAAGGCAGACCAGCTGTTTTCTTCTCTAGAGTCAACTCAGCTTCGCGGGCGGCTAATTGTGCCTTTGCAGCGGCTAGCTCTTTAATAACGGCTTCAAGCTTCTTAGAAGCTTCATTAATTTGATTCTTTCCGTCAACGACGGCTTCACGAATTGATTCTTTCGCAAGGGCAGCATCAACGCCCAAAATATTTCTAATTTGACCTAGAATCTCAAGTGCACGGGTATTTTTGACTGCATCCTTGATATCATTTGTAGGTACGGTTTCATCAAGATAAGCTTCTAGGTATGTGCTAATGTTGTTTACTGTTTCTTCCTTAAACTTAGCAGCTTCTTCTTTAATTACCTTAGCATACTTCTCAACAACGGACTTTAATTTTTCAGCATGATTGGAGTCAATAGCATCAACTACTTTTTGTAGCTTTAATGTATGATCGGCGTCAATAGCTTCTAAAAGATGCTCTAATTTCTTAGCATATTCTTCATCTTGCTCTGTAAGAGCTTTTGTAACATGAAGTTGAACTTTTTCGTCTACACTCTTGTGAAATGCTTGTTCAATTTCGTTTAAAACTTCCTCGGAGAGGAGGCTATTTGTTGCATCTTTAAGGGCTGTTTTGATGTTGCTCATATTAAAAAACCTTTATGCTCTTGTTAGCAGCAATTTTATGCTTAATTTTAGCTTCCATAATCTTCTTTAAATATTTATGGGCCTCAGCATAATTTTTTTCATTTAAACGCTTTAGAAACTTGACTATTTCAACACGCTCTTTCATGTCTATTAAGTATTTATTCTCTAGGAGTGTAAAATCCTTGTTTTTTTTGTCGACTTTACAGAATTTTACTAATTTTTGAAATAAAGTCTAGTACTTGCTCCTTCAAGTAGTTCTCTATCTCACGGCGAGGTAAATTTCTCAGGCTATCACTAAAGGAATCATAATATTCTTCAAACCTTCCATCTTGTGTGACAACAAACTGCTTAGACTCCAAAATACCATTTACAAACGCTTTAGGAAACGATGGATCAGCTACACAATCAACAGCTACAAGTCGAAAATCCTTTACCTTGTTAACCCCATTGCTCATTTCCTGCAATGTGCCTAAGGCTCTGGAACTCATTCCTACTTTTACACCATCATTAACAAGACTTCTTAAAATTTGCCCCATAGGAGTTGTTAAAACTTTTGATTTACCAAAATAGACATTACCGTTACGGTTTAATTCTGTTACTAAGTGACAGGCTCTTTCTAGATTTACCTCAGCAGCAGTAGGGTGATTTAATTCCCCCATACTTCTATTGGTGGTAACCATTTCACTGATGTATCTTCTTACCTCTGTATCCATTTCATGTGAATCATACACTCGCTTATTTTTGTTTACCTCTTCACATTGCATGTATGGTCCTTTTATATACATCGTGCTAGGTTGATTACCGTTTTTCTCCTCAACTACGTATTCATACTGATCGTATGGTGCAGGAGTCTCTACCAATAGTCTTAAAGGCATATTAATATTTATTGGTTTTTCTGCCTATTTTCTTAATTCTTTTTCAGTTAATATTGTAAATTCATAACCTCTATCTTTACACCATTTTTTGGCCGCTTCCCACTTGGCTTTGTTTTGAATAAAGGTTAATTGTTCATACAAAAGGGTTTTTTGATGCTTACCTGGTGTGTTTTCTGGTTGAACTGTCTGTTTAAAAGGTTTGACTTCAACCAAAAACTTTTTTATACCATCAGCTGTCTTTAACTTTACAATAGCATCTACAACATACCTGTGAATTTTATGATCAATAGGGTTTTCATACGGTATAATAATACTCTCACTCCCCCATTCTAGTACATTTGGATTGGTATCACACCATCTGAACAGCTTTAATTCCCAGCTACTGAGGTATCTTGGTAGGTCATGCCCTTTATATTTTTCAGTATGTGTGGGTTTAAAGATACCTTGAACGTACTTATTGTTTTTTGATGTAAACTTCATCCAACAAAGAACTCTGGAGGTGCAGCATCCCCAAAGCCAGCTGCGCGCTCGTATAGTTTTTTCTCAAGTTCTGCTTTTTCCTCACGACCACTGCTTAACATATCGTTGTAATTGATAGATCCGCCTCCAAACATTTGTGTGTTTGTGTATTTTCCACGTACAGACCCGATGGCTACCTTAGTAAGTGCAAGTGCATACTGATATACCCAAGGTTCTTTTATAATATCAATAAGAGGCCTCTCCACATATGTGGTCACTACCCCGTAAAATTCAGAGTCTTTTGGTTCCGGAAACAATTGCATATACTGTGTTCTGCTGTCAAACCTAAAATCTCTTTTTAACGCTAGTACCTTTTCACGGGTATCAAGCCAATTCTTTAAAATATTCCAACTAACTAAATCGAATCCATAGTTTCCAAGAGAATAACTAAAATATGTTTGCTGGGCCAAAGTTTGTTCGATGGTAAACAGTGTGTTTATACCGTTACTGCTACCTTCCTCAAAGTCAGTTACTTCCATTACATGTCGATAGTCACCTATTAAATAATCATAACTGTTTAAAAGCTGAAATTCTTCTGGATTATTTTCATTAAATACCTGAAATATGTAAGGATTTGCAGGGTCACCAATCACCATTTTTCCTAAATTGTATAATGCTTGGATGTCTGTGGATACGTTTTTAATTTTAGCGCGAAAATTAAAATCTTTTGTCAAGCTAAACAGTACATCTAAGCGTAACCCTGCACCCTTCTCATATAATTTACTATCAAAAATAAGATATTCTTGAGTATACCCGGCAAACTTAGTAAACATTTCACACGCAATACCGATAAATTCATTTAATTGATCTGCATGCACTTCTAAATTGATCAGAGGTGCACCTAGAGCTCGGCAAATTCTTTGACCTAAGCGCTCATAACTCTCAATCTTAGATTGAAGATTAGTACTATAAAAAGAGCTTACTGGCTCTACATTACTACACACCATCATATATAATAATTATGCCCGTGCCGGTAAAATAGGGCACATTTCCAAATGTTATTAGACCGGCACTTGCATCTGGGGCTATTACTTCTCCTTCAAACATACCTCTAGGGTTAGGAAATAAGTTAATACCTGCTCCTCCATAGTATGTAAATGGTTCTTCTAACGAATAATAAAATTTGCTTGGCTTACCAAACAATTTATTGCCGTTTGTTGTAAATCTAATAGAGGTAATACTATAAGCTGACAGTGAAATGATATCTGAAGGCTCGAAGTCACCTGGTAAAATATAATCAGTATCAAACAAAAGCCTTTTTTGTCCTAAATAGTCTTGGCTAGTAATTAATGTGTATTCCCCCCCTCTTTTCATATTAGATTTTGATGCAATATTAACCAATAAGCTGGTAGTAGAAAGAGGTATAAATGCGACTTGATCGGAAGATAGAGCCCAATCATAAGTTTCAATTCTATCGTATTGATTGTAGTTAAAAGCGGATAAGGTTAGTAGCTTGAGCTGGTTCTGTGAAAGAAGTTGTGGGAAAAACCCTATTTGCCTTATATAACCGTTGTAAGCGTTTCCACCGCTTTCTGAAGATACTCCAATGTAAATAGTGCTTAATCCCTGTACTACAAGCGAGGAAGCGTCCGTGCCTACAATACGCCCGGAATCTGCAAACAATACATTGTTTCTGGCATAGCTAACACCAAATGTTCTGTTGTAAGTTTTTGTATTAAGGGGAGACTCTAGCAAAAAACCTAGTAGAGGGCTATCGTTTATCAAACCGTATGTGGTTGCAGTAAAATTGTTTGGGTTATAACGTAAAGCAATTTCCCTGGTACGTATGGAATCAAAGCACCTAAATACTGTCATACTATTGGCAGCAGAATATCCTAATGTTTTTGTTTCAACTAAAAAAGTACCTTCAGCATTATTCAATATATCTCCTGATAGCATAAAATACTCAGTTTCACGGGTATAGGGAGACCCGTCAGTAGGCATAAAAGAAGTAGGAAATTCTCCTTTTTCTAATTGCACACCCCACAAGTAAAAATCTAAATTAGTTGCACCTGATTGATAAAACGAAAGGGTAATATCTCCTGTAGGCGCCACTGCAAACTCATTTACAATTGTAACAGCGGGGTGATCTCTTGTTACTCTCTCCCAATTATATTGAGAAAGATTTGTAAAATTTACAACCCATTGACCATATGTACTACCTTCAAGGTTTTCTAACATTAATAAGCCGTCACCAGTAAAAGTATTCTTTTTAATGTAAAAACTAGGTTCATATCTATCACCAGCAATACCGTTACCAGCGGTATATAGTGAATCAACCCCGGTACCAAGGGCACTAACCCTGTCTGCAAAAGAAACATAATCAGGGGCAATGTATTCTACAGGACCATCTGGCCACCAGTAATAGCTAAGCCCGGTTCCATTACGCTTTTCCCAAGCAACATCTATTATATCATTAGACTGTTCTACTATATTAGTACGACTTTCTTCTATAAGTAGACCCTGAGGTATCCAGCTACCTGTTTCTGCATCTAATTTATGATCAAGTCTCATCTCGTGAGGGCCACTATACCACAAAGTCCCCGCAGCATCTGTAAATGTGCCGGAAGAGTTTCTAACAAAAGTCGCGCGGTTTAAATCAGTAACAGGAAATTTACCGTCCGGGGCAAAGATTGAAATAAAATCTAGATTAAATGTAGAAGACAATATTGAAGGAGCAAGACAGCTTTTTGAAGCAAAATTTTTCTGGCCAGTATTTTCTTGAGGGGTTTTAAGCCTTAATGTTAAATCTAAATACGGCCAGTTTGCACTATTAGTATTTACAATACTATACATTTCGTTTAAGTTAGCAGATATAGGCTTGTAAGTTGTGTAAAAAGAATATCCCCTACTCCACCCGGCACTTAAACTAACAACCGTATTATTTACATATGGAAAATTATTGTATTCATTTACAGCACTATTAGCACAAAGCGCAGTATAAGTAGATTTCCAATCAAAGCTGTGTGTATCAATTGTGGTGTTATTAAAAGTAAATCTATTGTAAAATGTTCCTAAAAACGGAGATGATTCCCCTGCAATAGGATCAATACCGCTATCAGGATATCCAGGTGTAGATAGAGTATGATGGTTTGTAGAATGAAGTTTGTTGTGAAATAAAGTATTGCTCATTCATTAAATTTTGTTATGTCACCGTACATTAGCGTACCATCACTTACAAATGTAATAACTGAGCGGCGACGGGGGCCTGTGTCTATTAAAAATTGTCGTTCTGGCGTACCATTAAATCTGTAAGATGTTCCAAATTTCAAATCCCACCCACCTACATTGTTTTGTATTACGGTCACACAATATGTACCGCCTCGTTTCATATTAATTGGATTTTCTAATTGTAGGTCTTGAATTAATGTCAAGAAAGTTGATTGATTATAATCCAAATCCCATGGGACGGTACTTAAGCCCGGGGTATTAGTAATTACAGTACCGCTAAACGTCTTTGAAGCGGTATATTCTTGAACTAAATTTCTAAACATAATAAAAGGCGCATTCCATTCAGCACTGTAAGTAGCTACAGTAGTGTATACTGAGGCATACCCTGCGCTATTAGGTCTAAATGATGTAGCTCCTCTTGCTCCATCGTTCCAATCATTAGATAGGGAGTTTACTGTTGAATAAAGAGAGGCAGTATTATTCCAATTTGAAGATAAGGACCGCACCGTAATGTAGGTCGACCACCATTCAAGGCTATTTGTCTTTATACTAAAAGATCTTGTATTATCTGTTAACTCATTATAAAATATACCAGCAAAAGGTAAATTTTGCGATGCAATAGGATCTAATGCGGCATCAGGCGAACCGCCCGCATTTGAAGTATGGTGACTATCTCTATGTAGTTTACTATGAAATTTAAAGGTTCCTGCCATATATCCTTATATAATAATTATGCCTGCTCCACTGAGATAAGGTGATAAGTTGTCTATATTAACAGAATTGTCTGGTGATATAAATCCGTCCGTATTACTATACATCTTAATATTATCAGGTACAACAGACACCCCAAATCCCTGATTATAGATAATAAAGTCAAATATAGCATTATTCCCGGGTCTTGTTCTTGGCAACAAATTAGTTCTAATGTTATCTTGATTAACAACAGAAGTTAATAGATAGTATTCTAGGTCGTAGAGTTTTCTTAAGTTTCTATTAATAGTAGACGATTGAAAGTTTTCGTTTATACAGACATTAGCAAAAGTGTTCGTATCGAGATCTGGATCATCAATAAAGGCATTATTGTACTGCCTTTCAACATATGATAATAGTTGTTCTACAGTTCTACCTTCGTAAAATCTGTAACCAATATTGGTTTTTAACAGCGATAAATTATAAAAAAGCTTTTTAAATGATTTATTATAAATCCATGCTTGATTATATTCATTTTTATTTAAGACAATATCATTAAAGTCGTAAATTTGAAAATCAGTATTTCTAAGTAAAGAGACTAAATCTAAATTATCTTCAAAAAAAGCAATGTTGCTACCAGATAAAACTGATGGTCTATTTAACGAGGTATTATACACTAATAGGTTATCAGCTGAAAGACTTTTATTAGCAATATTTGCAATCCATTTAAATTCTGTTGTATTGCTTAACTTAGAAGACGGATATACACCAATTGTTTCATTGAGTTTAGTCGCCCATTTCTTTATAAGAAGGTTTTTTGTTAAAATATAAACGATATCTTTGTTGTAATCTGCAAATTTTATATCTACAATTTCATCTGGATTAATAATAAGACCGGATAGGCTGTAGGCGTTAGTAAGTTTGGGCTGATTATCTACCAAATCAAGTACATATACTTTTCTCTTACCACACGCGAAAAGTTGATTTGTCCGCTCATTATAGTTAAGAGCATTAAAGCTGGTAACTTCGTTAAATAAAGTTGCTAGGGATGTTGTACTGATCCAGTTAAAATCTTTATCAAAGCATTTAATACACTTATTGTTAGTGTCTTCAGCAAACAATACGTTATCACCGAATGCGATTTTATTAAGACCATCAAATTTACTATTATCTGTTATATTGCCTTTGCCGCCCACAAAGTCTAATAAAAACATTTTTCCAGTTCTAAGAAGTAAAGTATCGCTTAAATCGTAACTATATATATTGTTAAGAGTGCCATCAGCAACGTATAAAACGTCATTTTGTTTATTTAACTCTATATCTGTAATGTTAAGAAACGGTAATGAGCCAGATAGAGGGTCAATGATAGACTGTGTGAGAGTAGCCTCTCTTACGTTGACACTTATATTATAGCTGCCTTTATCAAAACCAAATATAGTTATTATGTTTTTGTTTGCTGTTGCTAGAATAGGGTAACCAAATCTGGGTGATATATACCCTATACCTAAATAGCTATTTGCCATACCTTTAAATCCGTCTCCACCGCTTACAAATGTTTGACCTGTAGATACAGGGGTTGTATTAGAAAATAATTTAAATTCTAACCATTCTGCAGACAAAGAATAATTTCCAGAAATACCAAACCAGCCAGAGTAAGTAGTAGGTATATCAAAATTTGCGACGTTACACAAACCGTAAAGATAAAGAAAGTTTTCATACAAATATCTAAGCTTTATATTAAGTGTATTTGCTACAGCGAGTTCATTTGGCTGTATTTCTATTTGTTCATAAGAGTATGGCAACTGATATACATCTGTTACAGCTCTATCGTATATTAAATTAAACTTAGAAAACTCTGTACTTATAGTATTCATGATTTTTGGGTTGTATTGGTTAAAGTATTACCTGGGAAATACGGTTGAATGTACTCTGCACTCTGGCTCGGTAGGGTTGTAACCCAGTTTAAAGAATTAAGTTTTGAGTATGCGGGTGTAATGTTTTTGATTGTATTAATTATTGCCACACCTAACTTAGATCTACTTTCAGGACTTAAAACATTATCATTGATATATATGTTGTATAATGGGCTCTTAGCCCCCGGTACGCTCTGTTTGAAATATCTCGAAACAACGTCAAAATAATTTCGGCGACCACTGGGTATATCAAAAGTTAATGAATTAGGAATAAACTTTTCTTTATACAACATACCTATATCAAAATATCTTAAATCCGTAGAATGTAAATAAAGGTTCTGAATTTTAAAATCTTTAACAAAGTAACTAGTCTTTCTAGTTTTATTTTTATCTAAAAGATCACTTAAGAGAAGGCCGTTATAAAATGGTGTTGCACCTGCAAATATATTATTTGTTATTAAAGGGGTGAGATTAAATTTATTAGCAGGAAAAGTAGAGGTTGAATAAAGCTCTCCATCAAGATAACATTTCATATATCCTTCCGGAGCATTCATCACCAAGGAAAAATGATGTGGGCCATTATCTAAGTCAGATGCGTCCACAGTGGTTGAAGGTATAACTATATCCTCATTATTGAATGGATTATACAATCTGGTTTTAAATGTGTAATTACCATTACCATGCCTATTAACTAGATAATTGTAATTAAATCTATGATTAGTAGCATCTGCAAATTGATAATTGCCTTGTACATTAACTCTAGTAGTATTATTTAAAACTCCTTCAGGTGTTAATGTCATTAATAGTGCATTAGTTGTGTCTGAACCGCTAGCTGTAAGAAGAACTGATTTTATTAGATCACCATTTTCAAACGTTTCAATAAACGATACATCTTGTATTGCAAGTCTCGATGTAGTAAACTGTCTATCTGCAGTTAAAGAGACAGTAAAGAGAGCTTCTTGTGATGGAGCAAATTTTGCAATAGCATTTGCATCTCCTGCCCACAGGTAATTATCACCGTCAATATTAAAGAAACTAAAAGCTCCGCGCGAACCGATCACTGTGGACAATCTGTTAGTCACTGTATCGTATGTCATAACTATTCCCGCACTAAGAAAATACAGCCTATTAGATCTAACTATTCCCCTTGTACCATCTACTACGGCTACTCTACCGTCACTCAGTCGATGTACTTCTCTTGCTGTGTTTTTGTTACCTATAACAACTTCTGCAGATACTGGTGATAATAAATTTGACGTTAAATCAATAGCACTTAAACTTCTGTCAGAATACAGAATGTACCCCCTTGCCTCATCATTAGATGCGTGAATGATAGAGTTTACTGGGCTAAATAGGGCTGAAGTAGCATCAATTATAGTTTCCCGTAAATCAAACTCTACCACCCATTGAGAATTGGTAATCGCGTGAAACGAATTTAAGGGGTCACGTCTTAACACATATTGAATATTTCCGAACGCTCTTTGTGATGCATCGAAAATATCTATCAACTGACTATCCGTGTTGTACATGTTAAGGACTCCGCGATTATTAACAAAAATAAATGGCGTCACAGTGTTGTAATTGAAAAACCCAAACCCGTAATCGTTATAATTACCTAACAGTTGATAACCTTTAGGTGATGTCCAATCTTCACTATAGCCCCAAAAAGACAAGGTAAATTTATTACCACCAAAATTAATATTTTTAACATCAAAAGATGCTACATTTTCCCCATTAAATGAATAGATATTTTTACCGTCCAAATCTTTTTCTGGATCTAAATTAGCACCGTTCCAGGTAGAAAACGTATTAAAATTTTTAATTTGAAGAAATTTATTTAATGAATTAATGTTGTGTTCGATATCAACCTTTCCTATGTGAGAATAAGCATACAAGCACCCTGGTTCGAACGTCATATTAGTCGGTACATCTACAATTTCGTAAGGTAAATTTAAGCACTCAAACGTAGTAATATATGTTACATTACCATCCGTTGCAGAAAGCGCTTGAAAAGGTGTAACGAGCTTTGGATTATAAAATCTATCAACCCAAACAGGTTTTATAAGTATGTTTTCTCCACCGGACAACCAGCTGCATAGCCATTGCCCGGTTTGCTCCCCACTTGAATCACCTTGGTTTGAAGACGACTTATAATTTGCTAATTTCTTAAAAATTTTATCACTTCTTAACGGGTGATCACCAGCAATAGCTCCAGCTTGAATCAATTTAGACGATTTTAAATTTAATCTTTTAAAAGGATACATGCTTTGTGGGGTATGAAACCATGTAGTTTTACCGGGTTTAAACTCATAGGGGGTAGAATAACTATCATATTGAAGATGAAGCTTTTGATAACCTTCTTCTTGCCTACGACCAGAAAAAATTGCATTGTAATTTCGGTATAAAGTGTCATTTTCGCTCAAAAAGACATTACCCCTTCCCTGGGCATGTTTTGTGTTGAGTTGATTCTTTAAAGTCAAAACATTAGTTTTTAGCGCGGTCCCAGCTAGATTATCATATTCACTGTGAATTAAGAAATTATTTTCAATATTGAAATAACTTTTTTCTTGATTTAATCTTAAATTATTTTGATTAAAAGATTGTTCATAACTGCCCCATTCATTAGTAATTTCAACCGGTAAAGGCAATTCAACTGATTTTACTGAAAAAAATCTTTTTTCATTATCAAATTGCATTTCTGTAGCTCCAGATACTATTAATGTTAGTGAAGAAGTATCATACAAAGTGTAATAAGGTAGATTATTAATTCTTGTTTGAAGTGTCAAAAGATTAGTCTTGTCATCATAAGAGAAAAAAAAGTATTTTGTATTCTCTAGACCTCCAGAAAAATTATCTTCATTTAAAAACCTTAAAGAATAATTAAATGTATTATAGCAGAGATAATATAGTTTGTTTTTGTACAAATGGCCTACTGTTGTTTTGTATGGGTTTGTTAAGTCTATTTCAAAAAAACATTCATTGTCTAATTTAGTAATGTCTTGCTCAAAAAAACCTTGTGTCATTTGAATGGGTATAGTGGTTGATGGAATGGATGGATCAATTACTGCTTTTAAAAACTTACCCTCGTTATTTCTTATAGCACAAAATAAAGTTTTTTCTCTATTATCGGGTGTTGTAAAATCTGTTATTTCTGAAAGTTTTAAAGACTTTGTAAGATGTAGATAACTGTAATTATTGTTTTGAAAATCTAATGTTTCTTTTAAAATAGGTGAAAAGAACGTTGTCAGATTACCGTCTATACCAATTCGATTATTAAGAAAATCTACTTGATTATCATATAGATATGAAGCGCTTAGCGGTCTAAAATTATCATTGGTTATAAAACTTGTTAGCATAAAATATTTATCCGTATTACGTTATTTGAATGTCTACGCCTTCTGAAGGCAAGTAAGGTGGGCCATCACCACTTAAAGTTAATCCACTTGTTTCTGCTGATATTATATCCTCAGAAGGAACAATTCTTAAGAAATCGGGGGCCAAATCAACCCCTTTACCTTCTTTGTAGTAGTATGCCCTTTCCGGGGGGACAACTGGATTGTTATTGACTGGCGGGACTATATCCGGTGGTGGTAAAGGTTCGGGTTGTGGTTTATTAAGCGCTGGTGGTACTGGCTCAACTAAATTAGGCAGTGATGAGAGTAAGGGAACCGCAAACACGATATTAGAAAGATCCAATGCATTTTTAAAGAGTTGACGTGTATTTGTCTTTTCTAAAGTCAATACAACATTAAAATCAGCAGATTGCTGAGCATTATGTAAAATTACATCTTCATATATGTCTAAGATACTACATTTAAAGGTGCATAATGTAAGGTAGTAGCTGTTTATACAGCAATCACTTCTTATTACGCTGATAGAAGGTGTGTATGTTTTTGCTGTTGTATTATCTGGATAGTATGTATGGCTCACAGGGGTTAATATAGGCGATACATTGGTTCCGTTTTCCCGTTTATAGGAGTATTCTGCAAAAGGAGTATTATCCCCGAAGTCATAAACAACCTCTATAACATTAGCATCATTTTCATCAATTCCAGAAAGTATATAATTAACCGTGGTTACACAATACAGCTTAATCGGGTCAAAGGTGATACTTTTATAGCAATAATCTTGAAAGCAGACGTCGTTAAATGGCCCACCAGATATAGATGTAGAGTATGAAGATCTTTGAATTACAGGATACGTATTATTTGAAGCAGAAAAATTACCTTTTCTAATTTGTGCTCCCCAGAGTAGTGAATAATAGGCACTAGTACCAACATTGGAAGAATAAGATTCTTTTAAATCTGTAGTACCACCAGCCCAAGCAGACTGTCTATGTACAAGATGGGCAACGTGAGGGGTGTTTGCACCGACTCTAAATGCCATGTTATACAAGCTCCACCCTTGACCAATAGCGCTTACCGTTGATCCTAATACGGTATAGTTACTGCCGCTTGAACCGGTTGTTTGTGTAGAGCCAGAAAACAAGTCATAGGTGGCTCCTACCCTACCAGTGCCCCCACCTGTTACGTACAGACCTAAATATTGCCTACTATTACCGCTTGCAAAACAAGAGAAAGTATAGTCTTGATTAGTACTTAAGATAAACGCATCAGTAAGCTGGCATAAACTATGAGTGCCGGTACCAGAGTCCTGCACCCTATCTGCTACAGGAAGCTGAACTACCGAATAAGGTGTTAAAGAAGTATCACTAAAAACTTCTATATTATCTTTGAACCAGTAAGAACTAGAAAAATCCTCTGAAGCCGCTAGCAAATTGCCCACATTAAACTCTCCTCCAAATGCAGTAAGAGGGTAGAATATATTTACCCCACTTACAGGATCACTAAAAATATAGTGGTCTAAATAAAAGCAATACGCAATTGAGGATAAGGGTTGTGATGTTAAATAAATGTTCATGGATTTAGTACGCAGCTAAGATTCTGCATGTAGGTATTGTTTAATAGGTCTATTACATAGCCGCCTCTGTCGATCAAGCCAATAGAGCAATCCGGTACAGCTTGATGGGTAGGAGGCACAGTAAATAGACATCTTGTATCATATATACTTAGATAGCCAAATCCTTTCCTAGGTGTAAAAGGCGATATAACAGAGACAAAATTTTCATAAACGTTAACTGAACTACCAAAAAACGTATATTTCTCTCTAAAGGTTGATAACGGTGCTAAAACAGTTCCTTGGGTAAATAATCCGTTTGTTGTTTTGTTGAAAATATATACCCGCCCTACATTAGGAGATTCATATGGTTGCCCCTGCTCTATGTAAGCTTCTCCAGGCGAACCTACAACGCAAAGATTTTTGTAAAGCTTTACGTCGCTACCGAAATTACCTGCTACTGTGTTTAATGCGTAAAAATCTCCAAGCGCCATTATATAGTTCCAGCTATTACTAGTTTGAGAAAGATAAAAATGAAAAACTTCTCCTTGCCCTAAGGTAGAATAAGTTTGTCTATTTGCATAAGGTGCCCCAACTACTAAATCCCTTTCATACAAGCTCATAGAAGTACCGAATCTACTAATGCCTGATGCAGGTGAGTATATCGTTTGACTTAACTCCCAAGCATTGCTGGGGTTTCTTTGAAAGGCGTGTATCCATTCATTACTATTTCCTACCAATAAATTTTCTCCATAAAGCTGGGCTGAGGTTCCTAATCCAGCTCCAGATAAAACAGCAGTTGATAATATTGTTTGATATAACACCCAGGCACCTATTAAAGTTGGGTCAGTACTTTCAGAGATATACTTATAAATGAATACACCACCAGGTGTACCCAAGAATTCGTTTGACTTAGTACAAATTACTAACGTGTCTCCATCAACATCTGCTGCCGAGGCCTCAGTATTATCTGGTGTTTTAATAACATTTGCTCGAGCAAGTTTTTGGCCCAAAAATTCATACACCACAACATCTGATGTGTTGTTGATTCTACCAACTACAGTATCTCCATCTTGACCTAAAAGCTTAACTCCAGCTCCTGTATAAACTATGTTTTCTAGATTGTACTTATTTAAATCTGTGGTGTATGTAATTAATTTTTTGTTCACTGGTAGTGAGATAAATTCTTTACCCATAGCCATATTACTTTCAGAAGGTGTATCATCAATTATAATATGTTGCTGACACCCGGTAATTAAATCTGTATATTCCACTGTTCCGGGAAACCCTGCTACATTAAAGTTTTTTATTAAAAACTTTGTATCCGGATCATTAGTCGTATGAGTTAAACCTACCTTAAAAGCTGTTCTTCGAATATCTGGTAAAGTGAGTTTGAAAGCTGTAGTAAAATTAGGGTCTTTGATATTGTCTTTTAATTGTACTGTAATTTCGCTAAACTGTTTTGCAACAATTATTCTAACTGCTCGATAATTTTCTTCAGAATCAGTAGGTGTTTGTCTATCTATAGTAAAATTTTCTAGACCCGGAATACTATTAATATTTTTATCGTCTGATAAATTGTAAAGCAATTCATAATTTTTATTAATCCCCCCTCTAACAGCTATGGTAGGCTCCGCTCTGTAAGCCGATAGTGAAACCCCTGTAATGCCGTTTTGCTCTAGAGCAAATTGTCCAGACGAATCAAAACCTATTCCTAAAATAGCACCAGCAAGACCTCTATAGCCACCCAGCATACATCTGTCGGTAATAATTGGAGATGACAGATAACCTAAGCAACTCCCCGGGCCGCCTCCCCGAGGCATATCTATAATACTATCAAAGAAAATTACAGCAATACCACCTGTTGGGGTTGTTACAGGGTTATATCTAGAGTATTCAAACGAAATAATTGTATCTGAAAAACTATCAAGAGATTGATTGTTGTATACTGCAATATTTTTATTTGTATTTGGAGTATTCATATATTATTTAGCCTGAATAAAAGTATGCGGATACTGTTCGATTACCCGCCATAGGTACTAATATTTCACCATTACTTACCTTTACAGTTGGTCCGTTAGTATAGGGTGCACCGGTTGGATCAAGTATTAAGCTTGCATCAGAAATAGAGAACGTCTGGCCTAATGAATGCTCGGATAAATTAGTACCTGTAAATCTAATACCAGGTCCAGCACGGTAGAAGAACGTTACATCAACCCCTGATCCAACCTCAAATGTGCTTAATAGACACGTTGACGGTGAAGTAGGCGGGACAATATAAACATTAGTACCTGCGACAAACAGATCACTACAATTTGGACCGGTGTTGGCACAATTAATTCGTGAAGGTCTACTAGTAATACTTCCACACATAGTACCAAATCTTTCTATTGTCAATGTATAAATCTCAAACGCACTTAAGTTTACTATTACCGTAATATGATCATCCATTCTTATAGGCATGGCGCTTACTTTAAACCCGCTAGACGAGTCTCTACTAGACAGTGCCATAACAGTATTGCCAGGAGATGCTGAAACATAAAGAATAAAACTAGTTCCACTTAAAATATCAAACTTTGTTGGAAAATTTACATCTTGAGCTATAGACGCTACACCCACATCATTGTTGAATACTTTGCCTATACCGTCACCACTATAAACAATGGTAAGTGTATAGAAACCTGTATCAAAAATAGCTGATACCGCAACGTTAGTAGCAATATTATTAATAAACAAATAGTCTTTATCTGTAGTTATATAGTTGTATTCGTATTCTGGTTCATAAATCCACTTCTTAAACTGATATCCCCGACTAGTTTTTGCGCTTAATGCAATAGGTGTTCCATAATTTGCAGAATAGCCGTTTGTAAGGCTAAGACCCGAAAAAGTATCAATACAAGTACCTGGATTTCCACTAGAAGTGTTACCAGAGCATTCAATAGATCTAGTACCAAAAGGTGTAGTAGAGTAAACATACCCGTAATCTACTAATTGACTAGCAGTCGCTACAGAGTTAACTGTTAGAATATGATCATAATATCTAGTATAGGTTGCAGAGACTGTTGCGTCCCTTTCAATTAAGAACGAACAAGTATTATTATCAAATATACCTTCACACTGACCACCTTTCCAACCTGTAAAAAACCAGCCTGATATTGGATTTAAGCACGACAGGGTAATTACAGTATTCTTTTTGTAGCTTGCAGCACATGCTGATAACGGACAATCTATATTGCCATCTGTTGAGTATAATCTACCCATAGGTGTCCAGTTATTAGGATACTCTAGATAACCCACACTATCCACCGTAACCGAGTAAAAGGGAATCTTACTGAACACCGCTGTAAGAGATTGGTTATCTAAAATAGTAAATAAGCAATCCGGAAAAGGAGATTGATCACATTCTCCTCCAATCCAATTAACAAACTCGCTATCTACATTAGATGATGCTATTACAGCGAGTGTAGTATTGTAAGGAAATTGCTGAAAACATATTGTACCGCAATCCAAACAATAAGGATCAGTAAATACAACCCCGCTACCAGAGCCGGTCTGAGTAATGTAAAGGTCTTTATAAATTCTGTCTGGTGTTTCACAGAATTTAATCGAATCGTTGTTTGAAAGAGAAGTTGAAAGGGTAAACTTCAGGATACTAGCATCAGGGTAGGTTGGTCTGGCTATTGTACAGTAAACGGGTGTTTTAAGCTTAGAATAAGGTGCAAACAGTACTATATTTGCAGATATGGCTCTATCTACTGTATCTGAGTCAAACACGTTAGTCGAAGGATATATGCTTAAAGTGTTTAGCCCGCTGTTTACCGGTGTTATACTATTAATCTTAAAATATAATGAGCCTAGCCCAGACGCCACATCATTAACTGTTAATCTATCTACAATAGTTAAAACTAACGAATCGTAGTCACTAGCATCAATAGTAAATTCCGTTGTATCTATATTGCTAGCACTTATAAGTGTAAATATGTTAGTCGATGTCAAGCTACATATGTCAATAGCTACATTAGAAGGCTCTAGAGATACAGAAGACACACTAGTAAGTGTGTTATATACTGATGAAAACCCTACAATGGTATTATTTTCTTCTCCATAAAAGTCAAAAAATACAGCATCAGGGTGGCCGTACTTAAAGATTAAATTATTGCCTGTTTTACGCACCACATAACCAGAGCATCCAATAAAGATTGTTGTCTCTAGATATGATTCCCAGTCAAACTGTACTAGATATGTACCTGGTTTATTTAGCTGCACTGGAAGAATGCCATCAGCGTATAAAAATGTTAATTCGTCCGGGTCACTCTCAAACCCCATGTCAATAACACCTTCTTTAAGGAACTGGCCTCCAATAGTACCTCCTACAGAACCTGCATATTTGACTAAAAATGGCATTGTAGGGTTAGAGTAATTATTATCGTAGATAAAATAATAAGGCCTAAACATTCTTGGATTAAATGTTTGAAGATATATGTCCCAATCACCTTCCTTAAGCTGCTCATTAACGAATAATGGCATTCCATTTAAGTTCTTCCCTAGATATGAAATATTAAATAATGCTTTTTTTTCTGATTTATTAAAACTAACACCTTCTATTTTAGTTAAATTAATTTGTGGTGGTTCAGCAAATCCAGCACTTAAAGAATATGAATTTACAGAAAACACACCACCTTTTAAGCTTACAGGGTAAATTGGTTCTAACTTTATATTGGTGAGAGAAGTCTTAAAAATGGAAGGGTAAACTACTTTATAGTTTGAGCCTGACAGGTAAGGTAGTAAATTTATAAATGCTAAGTAAAGTGCATTTTCTCTTTCTGAATACCATTCACCAGCAAATTTTTCTATATTTTCATTAGTAAATATTTTTGTAAAATAGAAACTTGAAGTATTATTAATTGTAATTTTACCAGAATCTCTATCGTAATTAAGAGAATCAATTATAACATAATTTTTTGTTTCTAAGACAAATGTATCATAATACATGTTAAAGTATAAAGCTTGAGAAGACATTTCCTCTCTTACATTCTGAGGATATCTTAAGAATATTGCGCTTAACGCTGCACTTGCAGGTAGTATTGTGGTGTCAACACCTCTAAAATAAAATAATCCTGGTGTTGTATATTTTCTATCATACAAGCTTTTTATTGGGTAGTTATCAGAAGAAAGATAGACAGTGTTAGATTGAGGGAATATACCCCCATCATCTAAATTAATAGCAGAAACAGATTTTAAAGGTATGATTTTTTTAAGAATTCCGTATTCATTACCAAAAACATCGCTTCCCCAATAAACAGGTGTTAAATCATTTACTAGAAGAGATTGCTGTCTATCTGTATAGGAAAGTTCATCTACACTATCTAAACCTAACCACAAGTCATTGTTTTGCCAGATATCTTGTTTTTCCCCGCCCCAAAATTGTATGTTATCGGTTTCACGAGAAAAACCAGCATTCTGTCTCTGTAAGTCCTGGTCTTGACTTTGATAGCCATAATAAAGTTGATTATAATTGTTAGACAAAACATCGCCAAAACTAAATTGATTAGATCTTGATTTTTTATTCCACTCTACATCTAACTTATACACTAAAGGTACTAGTTCCCCGTTAGTATTGCTGTTGTATGACACATTACCTACAATATTAGGATCAGGAAATGCATATACAGTGTTTGGCTTTAGCTTAGATGTATCTATTTCATATTTCTTAACAGGGGTATTGTGTACTAATAACCCTATATTGTGTGGTAAGAAGAATCTACCTAGTTGATATTCTGTATATAATTCTTCTAAATTAGGCACAGTAACAGTAGTGGGGTATTGTTTGTTTAAAAAGTTTAGTGTGGGAGAACTGTAGGTATTATTGACACTAAACAACAACCCGCTAACAATTTGTGTAGAAGATGTGCCTGTACTTAAATAGTAAAAATCAGTACCAGTAAATTTAGGTGCTAATATTTTTAGTAAATTTAATTTTAACTCAGATTCTCCACCACTTAAGTAAGAGATAAAATCTCGAGTTTTTAAATATTCTAATTCTGTACCTGACAAATTTTTATTGATAGTAAAATTATTAGTACCTAAAGATTCAATAAACAAAGGGTATTGACGTATTGCATCAATAATAGCTTGCTTAAAGTCTATAAAAGCATTTAAATTAATATCGTTTAAATTAGATGAACTTAGCTCTTTTCTTATTGTGCTAAAATCGTTGTAATTAGCACTTAAAGGGTTATTGTTAAAATAAGTGTCTGTTTGATCATAAAGTTCCTCAACGTAAACACTAAGCCCTTGTGCAATAGCTGAAAGAGGTGGAAACCTGACAGAAAATTCTGTAAAATCTATTTGATTTGTCCTAGCAGCATCAAATATTAGCTTTTTAACTAAATTATCAACTCCAAGGTTACTACCTCTTAAATTGTGCTGTAAGGCGGCTGTTTTTACTTCTTCTCTAGCGCTGGCATAAAATAAGCAAATTCCTTTGAGTTTATTAATAAAAAACGGTAAAATAATATCTAAATCATTTGGGTCCGTAAAATCTGCATTAGATATAAATCTTCTTTCTTCTTCTGTACTGTAATTTACAACTATTTCCCTTAATACCTGAATATAGGAGTCTCTAAGAATATTACTAGTATCATCTTTAGATTTCTTTTTATATTGTCCCCAAGCAAGTACATAATTTTTATAATCAGAAAATGTATCGCTTATATTAGAAGAAACTAGATTCTGTTGCTTGTACCATTCTAAAAAAGTTATAGGGGCATAAAAATCTATCGGGTCAGAATAATTTTCTAAAATACTGTAGGGGAAACTATAATTCATTTTATTAGATCTAACCCTTCATAGAGTGAACGACTTATAACCCTTTCCATTATACCGCCGAACTTGGTCCACTCGTTGTAACTACTAACCTTAGGGGCTATAGTTGTTTGTGGGTTATTAAAGTCTATAATACCGTCAACCATTTCGACTTTCTTGTTAGGAATAAACGAGTAAAACGCATAATATGGTTTAATATCTATACCAGACTCAGCGATATTGCCAGTAACCAAATTCCATCCCCAATTATAATTTACACCACTAAGCGGATAAGGGCTACCAAACTTAGGTACTATATTATCTGTGGTAGGGACTACTGTATTCTCAATCACTCTAAAACTGTTATTAAAAATATCATACGCTATAATGGGTTCACCTACAATAAAACTACCTGTACTAATGTCTATATTGCTACCTAAATTAGTATCTGTTGAAAAATCGCATGCACTTAATACGAATGTTTCCTGCTTGTGTGCTCTAGTTCCATAAAGTTTAGAATGATTAATACTTAATATATCGACTGCTCTCATTAATTTTGAAGGGTAGCCCGTAGTAAAATCATAAAAGGGCAATCCTTTTGAAACAGTCAAACTCTTCAGCGAAGGTATATTGCAAGTATCTGGATCAGAAACATTTGAGGAGAAATTAGCTATTTTTTCGTAAATTGTTTTGCCTAACGATTCGGGAGGGCTGTCTATACCCCCAACAATTTGACCTACAAAATCATCCCATAACAAGGACTTATCAAATAAAGATTCTTGTAAAACATAACTTTTTAATGTTGATTTTAAATCAAAATTTTCATTTTGCTTATTAATAATTGGGGTTAAATTGTAAATGTCAAACAGGTTACTTTTACCTCTTATTATTCTTGGTAGAGGATTGATTGTTGTTGCATACTTATTGAGCCACCTTATTCCTGTCCAGTCACCAAAGACGCTGTAAAAGGCCTGCTGCCCATCTGGGGCCGATAATTGAATATCAGGTAAGCTGGTATAAAAAAGACTTGATAGAGGTATTTGTGCTGTATTTGTAGTAGGATAAAAATAAATCCTACCATCAAAATTATGTAAAACCCACATGTAACCTTCGGTGTCTAACCCAATACCATCTATTCCTTGGTAGTATCGAGAATCGTAATTGCTATTGCCCACAAACAATTCACTAACTATTCCTTGTGGTGTTATTTTTGATACTTTACAAAAATCATGATGTGCCCATAAATTTTGCTCTAGATCTATTGAAATGTTACCTAAAAAGTTGAAGTACCGAGGATACCCAGATAGTAGTTCACCACTACTATTCCATTTGTACAGGACATCATTTATTCTAAAAGGGTCAGAATAATTCTCTGTTAAATTTTTAGCAAATGCTATAATATTATTATTTCTATCAACAAATAGCTCTTGTAAGGAATAAAGTTGTGGAATTTCTATAAAAAGATCTATTGCTCCTAAATCGTTGTATCTAGCTATAAAACCACTAACAGGGTGACTGTAACCAACCACTATTTTACTATCTAAATCAGTATCTATACAAGAAGGTAGCAAGAGACTCTCACCCATATATCCGCTTAGAAAATCCTTGTTAGAGATATATTGTGCGGGGTCGGTAAAAGCTACATTTAAATCCCTAAACTTAGGTGCAGCAACTCTATCAACTAAGTTTAATCTAGGATTGTATCTAATAACCGAAACAGCATCATAGAGTGATATCCATGCATTGCCTTGTCTGTCTATTGCTATATTGGACGGGCTCGCGCTGTCCAACTCTCCCAGGTAATCCGCAACAGTAGGGGCTGTAAATTCACCTGTATAGGTTGGTACAGCTGAAAGTTTAATTGTAGTCATTAGTGTGCCTGAAAGAGTATATACAAAAACTCTATCTTCATCTGCATCAGCTACCCACACTCTGTCAATTTCACCCATGCTGTATGTTTTTAATGGTGCAATACTAATGGCTATTGTAGAGCTTGTAGGTGTGCTGTAGGTTTCATAGTTACCTGTTAAGGAAAAATCTGTTATACCAGAACAATTATTATAAATTGGTTCTTTTTGAAATCTTCTGACTTTTTTGAACCCACGTTGTCCAGCAAACCCATAAGGTGTTCCTTGGCTTATAAGAGGATTATCTTTAATAAGTACAGACGCACACAATACCACTGTAGTTGTTTCTGATTCGTGTTTTAAAATCCCTGAGTAGTAAGATCCACTATTTTCAAAGCTTGGTACTTTGTTATTGATAGTAAATTGGACGCTTGTAACCCTAAAAGTGCTAGTTTCTGTAAAAACGGACACCGGGTCTTGACCCGCATACTTAAATAGTCCAATACTCATTGTATTAATTTCTGTGGGATCAGAGCCATCAAATTTTACCGCAGTTATTGGGGGGTAGCATTTAGTTGTAAAATTATCTTTATCTTTAAAGGTAACTACAAACGGTATTTGGGTATTACACCATTTAACAGGGTATATGCTAAAGGAATGAAGAAGTTCACCAGAGACTGGTCCTACTGTTTGCGGCCTACCTTCAACTGTAATACCATTACTTGTAATAGCAAGAGTCTCAGCTGGATTAAATACGGTTTTTAAATAGGATGCTTGTGTAGGAAAATTAATATAACCGTAAGGAATTTTTTCTATATCAAAATTTCTTTCTATATTTTGTTTATCTAGTTCTAAAAATCCTCTTGTATCGAAATTAGCGTATAGAAATACTAGTTTGTCGCTTCCTGTATTAAATTTTTGATCTGTAAAAACTACATTTAACCCTTCAGTAGAGCCAGTAGTACCTGCAAACGCAGTTCCAGTTTTAGGAAAATTATAAAATAATAGCTTATCGCCAGCTGGTGCTCTTTCTGCATAAACACTTACACTAGTAGTTGCCGTACTATCTATAATTTTAAAAGTTTCTACTTTATCTGGTGTTGTATACTTTTGTAAAAATCCAAAATAGCTTTTAAGATGGCTCCATTTGCTGGTATAATAAGAAGAGAGGGACATAAAGCTACTCCTACTACCACTAGCATATAACATTATACTGTAGTTGTTTTTTAGGAGATAGGGGTCATTTTGCCATGAATTGTATCTGTAGATTTTTAAAGGCTCTGTACACTTTCCTGCTGGTAGAGTATATATACCTAGACTACCAGCAGGTATAAACGGCTCAAAAACTATTTTATCGGGAAGAGCGTTTATTACAGTTACTGTTGCAGGCGTTGTAGCTGTTGTCGGAGTTGTTGCTGTTGATACAGTGTTAGGCTCCCCATCTAAATCATAAAAGGTAGCTTTAATATTGTAAGACCCGGGGGTCTTGTAAAAGTGACTCGCTGTTAACCCTATTTTAAAAGTACCATCACCAAAATCCCAGTAAGTCATATTGTCTATTAACTGCGCCCTTGTATCTGTCGACATAACAGGCGTAATGTAGAAAGGGGTATTTTCTAAAGTATAGCTAAATAGGTTGGGTAGAGCTGTAGGTAGCTCGCTTGTGGTTATTTTTAACTGTATAGCCGACAGCGGCAACATTTTAATACTCCCTTAGAGTGCTGCTCTGGGTTTCTGGTGTTACTAGTTCTATTTGTGATATAAAATTATCCACATTGTATAGGTAGGGTAGTTTAAAATATGGTAAGGGTAAACTTTGTGTAATAATTTGAATATCTTCTTTACCACCGCTATAAACGGGATTAAAGACCAAAAAGCTCAAGCCATTTCTCACTGTTTCTACGCCATCAATAATACGTTTGCATGCTATAGATACTACACCATCGATTTCTAAAATTTTTGTTGTAAGAGAATCTAAATTTACAAGCTGTCCTAATACGGTGTTACCTGGGGCAAAATATTCTGATATTAAATTATTAACTTGTCTCTTTATTTCGGCCTCACTAAATCTAGAAGATGGAGATCTTGAGACTACTAAGACAGAATCCTTGATGATGTCAGGTGTAAGTAGGGAGTTGTTTATTTCCGCGTTAGATGCAACCCCTATACCAAATGCTGTATAAACAGGGTCCATCATAACAATTTCAGATGTTGCCATTTTGGTTTCCTGTAAACCGCGGGCAATATAATCTTTTAAACCTATAGATAGAAAATTGTTAAACGTTTGAGCGCTATTTATTTTTTTAATTTTAGGGACAACATACACGTAGATATTATTAAAATCACAGCTGTCCGAGAATGTCACTTGATTTAACAGTACTCTACTATCGTTAGAAGGTGCTTTAAGACCTATATTGTAGTAATATCTCATGTGCTCTGCAATATAATCCCAATTGTTAACAACCTTAACGTTATCAATTAAATTGCTGAAGTTGCTCTTTATAAACGTTTCGAAATCGGATGTTGTTATTAATCTGTATTGCGTTTTAAAGGTATTAGGTGCGTTTTGCCTGATATCTTCAGCTGTTTCTATAGGTGAATAATCTGTAGAGGCATCGGTATTAGAAAATATTAATGAGGCTGCTTGATCATTAGATGTGTATGTCTGATTAATACTCTTAACGTTGTTAAATATAGACTGAAATAGAGGAGTATTATAAAGAAATAAGGTGTTACCGTCTAGCATACCTGGGCCTACTTCCCCACCATTACCAGCTGGCCTTAAATAATAAACCGCAACAACATTGCTTGGCATTAGCTGTTTACCGCTTACATTGTTACCGAATTTTAATTCATAACGCTGCTTTTCATTTAATCTGCATTCAAATGCTTTGCTTGATGGTCCTTCTAGATATAAACTATCCACTCTTTTCCACTCTACCCATCTTCCTGTTTCATCAAAAACATAAACAAATATGTTTCGATGGTCAATTAAAATGTTTTCATCATTTTCACCTATAAGCGCTAGAGAAAACGATTCAAAGGGCGAACCGGTTGCAGTATAGAGAGGGTATTCTAGAAACTGACCTTGATATAATAATGTAGATTGGGCAAGCTGGGTTAACTCTTCAACACCTTCAAAAGATTTGATAAAGGTAGTATCATTTGCAAAGCTGTAATATACTCCGTTTACCGTAAAATAAGAATATCTTGGTATAGTATAAATTCCTACTGGAAGCGAAGACGGGGCCGATGCTTTAAAGCTTAATATACTAGACTGTGCACCTACCGGGTTATAGTTTAATGCCTTAACAATCTTGTTCATATTTTCATATAACTGAGATTGAGAGAACTGACTCTCACTACCTGTCTTGTTCAAGTAAAATAATAAAACGTGATAACTGTAGGCTATAATATCTAGCAAACTATTAAAATTACTTCCTTCAAAAATTTGATCAGTAAACACCCCGCCTTGAGAAAGACGGGATTGCATTAATGTTTTTAAAGATGTAGCATCGAATGCTGCATACGCATTAAACGGCAAGTTAAACTGATTGCTAGTCGTATTGTTCATTAGTTAAAGTAGTATCCTGACTCAGATAAAACACCCTTTAAGGATACTCCTGTAATATTTAACGTCGGAACATTAATTATCATTATAATATTGTATTGATTATTATCATTATCTAGCTGTATGTTAAGCTTTTGTAGTTGTATTCTAGGTTCAAATTTTTGTATTCCTTTAAGAATAGCCTCTCCTATAATTTGGCCTTGTGTCTCTGAAACAGGTGTGAATAGATATTGTGTTAAATTTAAGCCATATAAAGGTGTAAGAATTTTTTGGCCAGGCATTGTTGTAAATAGATTAAAGAGACTATTCTTTACCGCGCCTATATCTTCTGAAATTTGAATATCTTTTATCTCTCTGCGCTTTAAGAGTTGAGTATTCTTTGTGTAAGCGACTTTAAGATCTAATAGTAAATCCTTGTAAATAGGTGAAGATAATGGTGCGGAAATAGTATTTAAAACTATGGCTGCCATAGTATTATTTATACGGGGATATTTGTTCCTTGAAACATAAATATAGATATGAATAAATTTACCGCTATCTACGAGTCTGCCATTCAACGCTACACTCGAGGTGGTTTTTTGACAGGAGATTTGGTAAAATTTACAGAAAATGCATTTCGTGATGATTTCTTTAAAAAACAAGCGCCTAACTACATTCAAAAGGCTAAATCATTTAGCGAAAGCGGTTTAAACATAAGAGTTAGTGCTATAAAAGCAATAAGACCTACTATGCATTCTGGAAACATACAGAATGAAGCGGAATCATTTTTGGTGGATATAGTACAAGAGGTTGCACCTGGTTTATACAGAGAATTCATAACAGTACCTGCCCACGTTCTACAGCCTATCGATACCGGTATTAATCTAGCCCCAGTTCCAGATAGTCTAAAAAGACCCAATGATACTTCTATCACACCTCACCCTGTTAGCTTGAAAGATGAAAACGAACTAATGCTTTCCCCTCACCGTCAAACACAAACAAGTGATATGGGCAACCACAAGGACTCAGAAGGTGATCGTAAGCTTAATAATGTAAATGTAAAAATACCTAGTTCACCGGCTAAAGGTGAGAACAGCCCAAGTGTAGAGAGCGGCACCCACAGGTATCTTCCTAAGCGTTAATTTCAGTTAACGCCAATACAAGACAATAAAAATTAATTTCTTGATCAACAACAAACGCGGATCTATACATATATTCCCCAATAGTTATCAACCATAGTTTCTTTTGTTGTTCGGATAATGAATAGTTACCCTCACAAACATTATCAAATAACGACTTCATAAGTAGACTGTAATCCCCGTGAAACGTCTCCTCATTTTCTATAACATGTTTTCTTGCATTAAATACTTTTTTACTAACAATAAACGTTATTAGTTTTATAATAAAGTCGTCCTTTACATCAAGGGACGGTATAGTTAATATCCCTATAGTACTAAATTTTTGCAATTCATTAATACACTTTCGTATATCTGGAAAATATTTTCTAATTAACCCAATTAACTTAACTTTATTTTCTTCATCAACTTTAATATTCTCAGCCTTTAGAATAGTATAACAACGCTTTACAACCTCTTGTAAGTTAGGCTCTAAATCTATAAACTGGCACCTACTTTGAAGAGGTGCAATAACTTTGTGTTTGTAATTGCACGTTAAAATAAATCTACAGTGGCCGGCATATTCTTCCAATACATTTCTTAAGGAACGTTGCGCTTCAATTGAAGCCATTCCATCTATTTCATCTAGCAATACTATTTTTTTCTTACCGTTAAAACTCTTAGTTCTACTAAAACTAGTTATATCATTTCTTACCGCGTCTATGCCTACTTCAGAGCAATTTTGATAGATGTATTCAGCCTCTAGTGTGTTAATAAGAACTTTTGATGTAGTTGTTTTGCCTATTCCTTGATGACCGCAGAACATTAAGTTAGGTATTTCATCATTCTTAATAAAAGATGTTAGTATTTTTCTAGTTTCTGAAGACAGTATAACCTCGTCTATAGTTTTAGGTCTGTATTTTTCAACCCAAAATTTATCTACATCCATTTTATTTACCGCTACTTCCGAAGCCTTTTTCACCTCTGTCAGTTTGTTCTACTTGACCCCACCCCACAACCATGTGAATATTATAATGAACGATTAATTGTGCAATTCTATCGCCTTTCTTCACTTCATATTGCTCTTGACGATGATTGTAAAGTAATACCCCAAGATCTCCTCTGTAATTTTGATCTATGATCCCGGGGTGAGCTAAAATACCACTCTTAAAGCTAAGACCGGATCTAGATCCCACTTGCAACCAGTAGCCTGGCTCTAGATAGGCAAGTTTTAAACCAACTGGCACGACTGCTTGACCAAGCCCCGGTATAACCGTATTTTCTACCGCTGCTAAATCCCACCCAGAGTCAGTATCAAAGTTCTTTTTTGGTAATTGGGCATCTGGGTGAGTCTTTTCAAATTTAATAGCAGGTAAATAAGGTGGTAATGACGACATACCTAAATTATAAGGTATGGTATAATATTTTCAACGTATAAATATAGAATGGAAGATAATGAATTTAGCGTTAATGACCTTATTAAAGAGCTTAATATAAACACTAAGGAGAATAAGGATAAGCTTAATAATGAAGAGTTTAATTTACCAAAGGACAAACTAGAAGACTTTGTATTGAGTAGTACTGGGAAGCTCGTTACACAAGGGCTTGATATTGTCGAAGGGGTAAAGGAATATGTTATGAACAACCCGGAAAGCCGAGAAGTTCAAGCATTAGCAGAGGCATTAAAGGCCGTAGCTAGTGCCTTGTCGGTTGTTAAGGATATTCACATTACACAGGTAAGAAGAGAAAGTGCAAAGGAATTAAAAACCATGGAAATAGAGGCTAGAAAAGAAATTAAACAGGAAGAAAATACAACCAAACTTTACATTACACGGGATGAGATTTTTAGGAAAATAATGGAAGATGCAAAGACTATAGAAGCAGAAGCCATTAATATCAATACAGCTACGCCTTCAGCACTCCCTGAGAAGTCAGAGAACTCGTAACATCTTTTAACTGATTAAACAATAAATCTTGATTTAATTTGTTACCTTCTACGTCAACAGTAATGTTTACATTAGGAACAAACTGTAAATTATTAGAAGATGATCTAGGATTATAGTTTATGTAATACAAAATTACATTGTAAAGCTCTTTAAATTCTCCTTGTATTTTTTGTTGTATAGTGGGAGCAAGTTGTTTCATTCTTTTGAAATGCTCTGTATCAGGTATAAGGTTTTCCCCTTGAGCTTTAGTATTACTTTCTACTTTGTTCTGAATGCTTTGAATGTTTTTTCTAAACACTAGATTAGTTTTTTTACTTAATTCAGAGTGTAAAAGTAAAGTGGCTGGGCTTATCTTATTTGATAAAGTAGCACCATATCTAAAAGGCGAGAGAACAGATTCGCTATTAATATCACTAACAAGTTGTAATGAATCATCGAGATAGTTTTCTATTCTTGCTAAGCTTCCCATACAATCACTAAAGGATTTGTAGAATGTACCTTCACCTATTTTTATTCTTACTTGATTTTTTACTTCATCTATCGCGGTATCAAAAGTTTTTATCCAATTAGCTGCAAATTGAGGAGACATTTTTTTCATCTGACCATCTAAATCTGCAAAAAAATCTCTTTGCGCCGTAATTACATCGTTTTGAACTTTAGTTAAATTATATTTTATACCAGTTTCTAATTCTTTAGAATAACTTTGAATAGTAGATAAAAAGTTACTTGCTTTGTTGTAAAATTCTTTTTTGTAAAAAAGATTAATTTTGGTGAGAAACGGATCGATTGTTTGATTATTCATATGGATTGTTGAGTGTTATTTGATTTGTCGTGTGTATAGGTTTTAACACCTATAATATTATTGTAGTAACTACCTGAGGCAAACACATGTTCAACCGTTGTTGTCAAATACATACCTAACGATTTATTATCAAACTTATTGTCTGGGTAATTATCCCCTCTTGAAATTGTAAAAAATCTTCCTGGAGATCTTGCAACATTGCCTCTACATTTAAAAGATATAGCACTATTTAAAAACAAACTAGATATTAAAAATCTATTTCTACCAGAATTAAGCCGTGCGTTAGAGTCTCTATTTGGATTAAATTTATTTACTACCACTTTCTTATCCATAAAAGTTTGATTCATAGGCAAATTCATACTCGGTGAGCTATTTAAACCCCCTTTTTGAGTTCTAACAAAAAATTGCTTGTAAATTTGAAGATTTTTTTCAATATTATTTTCTTTAATATCTAAGCTAAAGGTTTTTTTGTTAACATCATATCCATGCACAATATGAGAAGTTAAATTATTAACTACGTCTGTGGGTGAGGGATCAACAAACTGAAAATTATCAACCGTAACATAATCAGGCATATCCAAAGAAAAAGGAGAGATAGGGGATCTTCTAATTTTATCTAAAGAAGAAGAACCGGCAGTCATTCTTCCTATTATAAACTGCTCGGTTAAAAGTGGCCCGCCAAGGTTACTTTCACCTAAATAACTATTTTTAAAAAATTCAGTAATTGGCACTAATGACCATTTATCTCTATCTTTCATGAGTAGTGAAGGTGCATACTGATTAGACGCATCACTAACATGGTTGTCGAGCAAATAATGTAAATCATCTATTGCTTTATATTGAGCCGGGCTACTGTAAAATATCTTGGTTCCTCCTTTATCCCATTTACTTTCTTTGAATTGTAAGTTATAGTCTACTAAAGTAGTTTCAAGGAGCTTTTTTATTGCTTCACCTGTATACATACTACGTTCTTCATTCCCAGTACCTTTAGAGAATTTTCCTGTACTGAAATACGAGCTTTTTTCTTTAAGCATAAAATATGCATAGTCATGAAAATATAGCTTTTTTAATTTAGAATTGTTATCGTAAATCAATTCCTCATAGTCATAAACTGAAAATACATAATTTAAGGATAGATCCGTGACCTTATTAGGTAATTCATTTTCTATAGAAGGCTGAATACTAACAAGTAAAAAATCTCTTCCATCTCCTCTAAAATTATAACTGTTAAAATTGTTACTTACAGAACCATCTAAATCGTTACCAAGGCTGTTAAATCCCTCTAGGGTATTAAGATCATTATTAAAAACTATATGACCTTCTGCATAAAAATTTGTCATTCTTTCTACAATTCTAAAATCTGAGATAGCAGAAAAATTTATACGAACCATATCTCCATTTGTATTGAACAGTGTTACGTTAAATTTATAACGGTTATCTGTAATAGTTACTATAGAGGAATTTTCATTATCGATTCCTAAATTTTGAATTAGTGGGTTAATCATTTTTTAAGCTGTTGAGTGATATCGTCTAGTAATTGTGGAATAAATTTAGGCTTAATTATATTAATTTTAGATCCAGCAGCGGGAAACTGTATAGGGTTAATTATGTTATTGGCTAATACAATCAACCACCACAAATTCACAGTTTCATACTCATCATAACTTATAACTGTCCATGGTACTGATTTAGTCAGAGTAATGGTATAAAAGGTACCAGCGGCTAAAGGAGTAGGAATGTGTATACTATTAAGAATATTATAAAATAAAAAATTTTCTGTTTTATCTTCAGTTTCAACAGGGTACATTCTAAAAATATTCTCATACATATAGTTTGATATTTGAGGTAAAACCTCAAGATCATTATGAAAAAATCCAATGGTAGATAAACCTATCATTTAGGTGCAGCTCCCGGGGTACCATTAAATAAACCCAAATCTCTTAGTTCAGAGGAAACTCTATCTGTAAAGATGTCCGGGCTTAACGTATCAAGCATTGATTGCTGAATATTAGTTCCAAAAGACGCCAATGTACCTGCTTCATTAAACTGTCTTACGTTAGTCACAGAAATAACATTGTATTTGTCATAGAGCATAGAATATAAAAAGTTCTGAGATTCTCTGGTCAATGCTCTCAATCTAATAGTGACATCATACGCTTCTGGTATCTGTGTAACTATTTTTAAAAGACCAGAACCGTAAGGAACAGGAATTTCCATGGTTCTTACAGATCCTAAAAATGAAACTTTCATCTCTTCTATGTAAGCATAAGGGTAATATCTAGTTCCAGGCATACTCACCTCATAAATTACCGGAGGATCAACTAGATCTCTACTTCTCCTGTTAGGTCTATTTTGATACATTAGCATGAATAGTAATTGCCAATTCTTACAAACATCGTAGTAATTTGACCACCCGGTGTTAACAAGCGGGAAATTAAAGGATATAGCTTCACCAGTATCCGTGCCAAAATCAAAAAATTTAGGTTTTTCTATATAAATGCCAGGTGCAGACATATCAGCATAGGCCCCGAAAGTAGTTGCAAGCTGAGGCAGGGTGTTAGAAAACATATCGTAAAGATCTCCCAATGGTCCAATAACTTGTTTTGGATCTATCATCGGGGTATTACTAAAAGAATTTTGAATATTATTCCAGTTATTAACAAAATAAGGAAACCTGTACATTATATTGGTGTCTTGAGTTAAATACAAGCCTTCATAAGCAAGAAGATACTTACTGGCTAAACTATCAACATCTAAGTTTATTCCAAAGCCTTTTTGAAGAAAATTTAATCCGAAATTTGCAATCCCTGTAATGCCTGATAATACCCCACTACCGCCTACAGCAGCCCCACCAAGCATTCCACCTGCTCTCAAAACACCTGTTATTAACTCTGGTGCTGTAACAGCGGTAACAAGTCCCAGAGGACCGGCCCGGGAGACGAGCGCTCTAGCCGCAGGTGTAGCAGCTTCTGATAAAAACTTTCCTCCAAGCTTATCTACAGCGAAGGCACCCAGTAGTGAATCTGCTACTAACCCCATGAAAGGGTTAGCATCTTTTAGTCGTTGTAGGCCTGCTGCTGCATCTGCTGTAGAACCCTGCAATGCTAGACCGTAATATGCCGCTTGGGCAATAAACGCATTAGCCCTCAATCTCTTTTCTTTTAGTCTTATCTCCGGTATGTCTGTTCTGCCTCTTAAGGGGGTTGTTGTCCAGTTAAAATCATTAATAACGTCAAATAGTGAATAACTACTAATATTATTTTTTATGTTACCGGCACCGCCTGTTGAAGTTTTTATAGCATAAGAGCTACCAGGTACTAGTCTTGGCGCTCCAGTACCGTTCCCTCTTATACCGGCCTGATAATTTTCAGAAAAGGAATAAAGTTGTGGTAATTGCTTCATATAGTAAATCCTGGGTAAGAACCTCTAGTATTCTTTATATCAATTATATTGCTCCCTGTCTGGTTTCTAATTTCATTTTTATAGTTATTTATCATACCAGAATTAATGGTATTGGCACCATTACTTTTACCTGCAAGCTGGGTATTAATTGTCGATCCTCCTTGAATCCCCGGTATCATAGCAGCTATTTGATCTACAGTACCCTTTACACCTTCCATAGATACTCTAATTTCTTTTAAAACCGTGGTAATAGATTTTACAACTGCGTCTAAATTAGTATTAATTGCTTTTAATGTTTGTTCTGAAGGAGATGTAATTTCAGCAGGGGCTTGAGTAATTGGAATATTAAATTTTGATGCTAATCCTGGTAATGTAGGTTGTTGACTGACATTAAAAATGTTAGATGTGACTGCTCCGGTTTCATTAGCTTGACCTGCAAGACCCTGAGATGTCCCCGCAGAGGGTTGAGTTGGTAATTCTTTCTTTAACCCAGATAAATTTTTAAAATTATCTATCATAGCTTGAATTACATCTATTTCCCCATTCTTTAAATTTGCATTAAGAGGAAGACTGGTAGCCGCTTTAGGTTCATTACCTGGTAATACGGGTTGTTCAGGGGCAACAGTATTAGATTCTGAAGCAGGCAAAGTTAAGTTGTTAGCTTGAGAAATCTCTGGTTTAGGTTGTACAGTTTGATCTGTTACAGGTAAACTCTTAGAAGGCTCTTCAAACGCTTTGTGCATGGGATGTTCTAGTAAATTATCTACCATTTTATCTATATTCTTCTGTGCCGGTTTGTTGTCTTCTGCTATTTTTAATGGTTCTTTTTTAACTGGTTCCTCTACAATACTTGGTGGCTCAGCTAAATGAGCCGTTTCCATTTTTAATCTTTTATCCAAATCAGTTATATCAGGGACATCTAGCTTTTTAGGCTCTACAACTACCTGTGGGTTGTTTTGCTGTTCTATAGGCTTTTCTGCTTGTTTGGTTATTTGCTCTGGCTTTACTTCTACAGCTTCTTTGACTGGCTCTTTTACAGGTTCTACAATTTTTTCTATTGTCTTTTCTCTTATTACTTCTGGTTTGTTGGGTTCTACAGGCTTAACAGGCTGTTCTGGTTTAGAGTTCTCTGTAATAGAGGTGGAAGTATTATTATTGATGTCTGTGCTTAAAGGTATAGATTTAGCCGCGCTACTGGTTGTAATGTTTAATTCTGATTCTGCAGGTTCTTTTGATACGGGTGCCTGTGGGGTATCAGCAAGAGGGGGGTTAATTACCTCTTTAGCTCCCGCTTCATCTTTTCTAAGCGCTACATTTACCGGTTCAATTTTTTTAAATTGAACTTTGTTAGCTCTTTTCTTAAATGCAGTTTCAAACTGTTCTAATTCATCTATACTTACATCTTCTAAATCTTCTCTAGGTACACCATATAATTTAGAATACATATCTTTAAAAGATGATTCTGCCTTTTGTAAATTGTCTACTGAATCGTTTTCCATATTACAACGTTACAGCCTCCTTCTCACTATTAAAATTGTTCAAATATATATCACACTCAAACGGGGTAAGATTATTGATTGAATTAAGATCTATTCCTAATTTAGATAATAAAAAGTATTTTTTCTTATAAAAATTTTGTGCATAAGGAATAAAAATTGCTTTTAAAAAATCAAATAATGTGTTATCTATAATATCAAATCTTACTGAATAAAATTCTTTGAGATTCTTATCATTTTTAAGAATATGTAAAGTATTATAAAGACTTCTATATTTTTCTAAATGCTCTTTTAATTCATTTACTACATCCACAGGAATACTGTTAAAGAATCTTATTTTTTTATCTGTAGAAAATGCCTTAGGATAATATTTTTTATTATTCATATATACTCTAAAGATGTTTTCAAAGATATAATTTTCAGTATATAAATCTTTGGATGTTTTAAATTCTATTTTTAAATCATCTAATTCTAATGTGGGTATTTCGTCCATTCCAATTTCAGATAAATTTGTTAAAGTATCAAATAAGCTAAAAGAAGCTAAGCATGGATTATTTTGTTGATCTTTTAAATTATAATGTAACATACTAGAGATAGAACTGGCCCTTAAAAACGTCAATATAAACCATTTATCAAATTTTGTTAATTTAGAATATATTTCTTTTTGAACTAAATTTTCTAGAACTATTTCATTGAATACAGAATTAATATTCTCATTATCTTCATTTAGCATATATTTGGTTAATACTTCCAATTGATACATTTTTAATTCTGCTAATTTAAAATAATTTTTTAAGCTAGGAACCCAGCAATTGAGATAAAAGCTATTCATTAAAAGAATCCAGCAGGGTTAAGAACGCGAGTGGCAGCGTCTTGTAAAGGTGATACTTGGGGAGTATAGCTACCATTAATAATGCCGCTGACGTTGTTAATAATATCGGCAAGAGGAAAATACATACTGTTTTCTACTGTATAATTTGTGTACGCAAAATTTACATCATAAATTATTGCTTGGTCTGGCTCTCTGTAATCTAAATTTATATTGTTAATAAGTGTAGGTACACAATTATAAAACTTATATACTTTTCTAGGTATTTGGCTTATGTTTTGATAGCTTCTCGTATAGCAAAGCAGTGTAATATTACACTTAATATTTCTGTAATCCTTTTGACCAGGTATATCGTTTGGGTATGCAACCATTCCTAAATGGCTAGCCAAAATAACCCAAGGCCTGAATACATTATCTACAATACTAGTATTGGTTTCAAGAAATCCTAATCTTAGTGGCGTTTGCGAATATCCTGTTCTATTTTCTGACATAACACCTTGCACAAACCCTCTGCTTTTACCGGTAGTACCAATTGTTATGTCTCGAGTTGTAAAGGTTTCCTGGGGTATCATCGCAGTTTGGGCGAACACACACCCAATAACTTTTTGAAATGGAAAACTTGTTAATAATATTTTTGCTTGATCAATATCATACCCTCTCTTACCTCCATCTGTTCGTTCCAATCTTTGTAATAGTTGAGAATTTAGCGCTCTCGGAAAAGAGTCAATAACTGCGATCCATTGCGATTGTAAAGGTATACTTGTAAGCCAGCTTTGAAGTTGAAGTAGGAAATAATCTCTTGTACTGATTAGCGGTACACCGGGTATATTAAAACCCAGTAAATTAGTAATTTGAGGTTCAGATAAAGGGTTAGTACCGCGGCCGATACCTAAAACGTTATTAGTAAGACCTTGAAAGGCATTAGTAATAGGGTTATTCATCCCTATTATTTATAATACAGATTTAATTATGACTTACGAATGAAGTAATGATATGCCAAACCAACATCAAATGTAACGACATCACCCTTACCACTAGAGAAATCATACTTAATACCACCAACTTCTCTAATACTAACACCAACAAGCTGATATTGAGCTACTTTTTCCATCTGTGAATCTAGTTGAACTAAGTCAATAGTGCTAGATTGGGTAGGTGTAAAATAGTTACCAGTGCTGTTAGTATCATTAAATGTATCGCGAGTCCAATCTTCAAACTTCTGTCTAAGATTGTTTTTAGCATCATTATAGAATGTTAATTGATAGTTTGCACTGTTGGGGTAGTTTACAACACCTGGAATATTGAAATTTAACCCCATGTAAGTTGTTGTAACATTATTAATGGCACGCGCAGGTAGAGAAGCAGATCTAGCATACACTAGATCATCTTCACCAAATGTCTGTGTTGTGCCGCCTGGAGATATACTAAGCACTCTAAAATGAATATCGCGTTGAAAGTCACGCGCAGAAGCTACTCTGTAAAAATCAGCAATTAATTGTTTTACGGCTGCCATAATGTATTATTTATTCTCCATTATATTTTACGCTAGTAACTCCTGGAAGTTTTGACTTGTACGGGTAGCATAGAAGCTTACCAAGATAAACTCTGCTGTGCGTACTGGCTTGAGGTAGATGTCCACCTTTAGCTCATTATTGTCAATTACATCAGGTGTATTGTTACGCTCATCACATATGATAAGGTAGTCATAAACACCTTCTGTATTCTTAGCATTTTCAAAGATTGGTGTAATTGTATTTACAACTTGGGTACGCGTAAATAGTGTGTTAGGTTCAAACACGAAGTATTTAACCGTATCGCGTGTTGCAATTTCAAGATTTAAGAACAATCTACGCACATTAATACGATCAAACGCACTAGGTTTCTTTAAAAGTGTTTTCTGACCGTATATTACAAATCCTTCTACAGGGAAGAAAGCAACTGGATTTAAGCCAATCTTGTAAAGTTGATCTCTTTGCTTCATCTTTGGATATACACCAAGATCATTAACCCCTACTAATACCCCACGAGTAAACCCAGCAGGGGCAAACCATGGCTGGAAGTTAGCATCTGTATTCCCCATAGCAGCAGCTGCAAAGCCACTAAATGGTACCCAAACTTGTCTATTTGTTACTGGATCTAATACTTGAGCAACATTGGCGTATGTACAAGCATAGCTGGTATCGGTTAGTCCAAACTGATGTCTTAGCGGCCAGTAAATATGTTGACTAAAGTTAGTATTTGAAAATCCAGCTGCAGATGGATTTGGATCTAAACCAGCATTTGGACCAAATAGCTTAGCTGTATTGATAATCTTATTATTGTCACCCTGGACAAAAATGTGTCTTAAGGCATCTAGAATAACCAAGAAATCTTTTCTTTGATTTTGAGCTTGATTAACAAATATACTAGCTACTGCATTGTAGTTAGCTCTAATAGCCAAGCCTTCTTCAGTAAGATTTTCACTGTTTGTTGTGTAAAACGCGCTTAATGCATTAAATGGTGTATTATCAATGTACGGACCGCACGCAGAAAGAGGTTTTCCAGCAAGTACTGATTGATTTGCAACATGCGCAAATATACTACCTAAGCCAGCTTCACAAGCAATATTAATTGGATGAAGATCTGGGTTTTCGACTAATTCAAACACTCTTTCAAGTTTTTGAGGTAGATTGCCGATGTCTTTATTAATAGCAATGGTATCAGTATAAACACCGAGGGGGAACAAGGAGTTTGTTGCACCGTTATCTGTTAAAGCTTGTTGTGCGTCTGCTGATGCAACACCAACACGGGTAATGTAGCTTGTGTTAGTATCTACAAAGCCAGGTACGTTGAAAGGTGATACTAGTCTTGGAGAGAGCATTCTTACCTTCTTCGTAGGAATACCATCACCGCCAAGCCATGTTGTACGGTTTTTGTTACTCAAGAAAGGATTAACAAGAACTCTGATATTGGGTGAGTTTTGAGTGACGCTACCTAAGAAAAAGCTCTTTGCTGGTCCACCATTAGAATCAGCAATTTGTCTGTGATAGTCTAGTGAACCGACATAGCTCTCAGTAAGAACATAATCAAGAGCAATTACATCGGGTGAGAATACAGATTGACGTAGTTTAAATATTCCTAATGACAATGTATCGTCGTACTCACGGGGGCTTAGATCGTAGTTAGAGATATTTTCCATTACTTCGCTAACGCTTGTACCGTCACCAAACTTAGTTGCACTTAGGGCAAAATTTAATCTAGGTCTTGGAATATTTACGTAATTATAAACTGCTGTACTATTTGTACCGATACCCTGTACACCTAAAACACCATCAAAGGGAGTAGCAGGGTTGTTATTATTGTTATCAGTTAGTGCAACATAATAACCTTCAAACTTGTTGTTAACAGAAGTTTGAGATCTATTTAAAATAATTAGCCCCGCGCCTCCTAGTTTATCAAAAGTAAACGAAGGGGGTGATGTTAAAACTGTACTCGGATCATCAACCCAATTGATATCATCGTTTAATAAAGCTTGATATTGTTCTATGCTTAATTCAAGATGAGTTGGTTTTCCAAACATGTAAACTGTATTTTCTGATAAACTCGTATTGATAGTGCCATAAGGCGCGGCCGGGTAAACTAAAGCACTGTATTTCCATTCTGCAAAACCTTCACCTTTAGCAGTGCCGTAAGGTAGTCTGGAAACCTTTAGTTGAACTGGTGACTGTAGAACAGCCTTTACTGTATGGTAGAAATATCTTTCAGCCGCATTTGTTGGTGTACCGTAAATTTGTTCAAATTCGCTAATACTTGTAGGTTGAAGTACTTCGTCAACAGGTCCTTGATTAGAAAACCCTGTGATAAAAACACTTGTACCTTGATTAACAACTGGTCTTAGTGTTAAATCTACTTCTCTAATTTCTACACCTGGACTTTGTATTGTTCTTGCCATATTAGATTAAACCTCCAAGAGAAACTTTTTGACTCATATCATTTATATTTATGTGTTGTGCTGCTAACTTTTACAAAATTTTTATTCTTTTTTATAAAAGTGTCATCTTTAACTGATGATAAGCAAACTGAAAGCCACATTCCATTTCATTAGGGTCTCTATCATTATAATTAACACCCTCTAGACCTATAGGAAACGAACGAATATAGTCAAATTTTACTGTTCTTTTATTGTATTCGTCCAAGCCATATATAGAGATGTCTGTCATATATTCTGGTGTATTAGAGTCTATATTAGGGTTTTTTGGGTCAAAAATACCTGTTGTGGCATTATTGAATATATCTAGCCATTTGTAAAGCACCCAATAGTTGTTAAATTGATTATCAACTGTAAAGCTTACCTTAAGACTTGGAAAATCTGGTCTTGCATAAGAAGTTACCTTGAGTGTTTGTCCAGAATAAGGAAGTAAGACCGGTGGAACCTCTATAGGAGGTGCAACCGCACCCCATATACTAAACTGTAAAGTATTAAAATTTACTACGGAATTTCTTCTTGCAATCTCTGCAACTTTATCTTTTAAAATTGTAGGAATGGTTAGAACCAAAATAAATTTATCCCTACGCTGCTTGTTAAAAGGGCTTTGAAAAATTGGAGTCTGATTTACAGGGGTCGCCACGGATTATTTATACCTTTACTCGGATCTCCCGGAAAATACCACCCCTGTTGTCTTAGGTCTTCTATTTCTGCATCTACAATTGGCATCTTGTCATCCATTACAACAGGTAAAATACTATTGTCGTTATTTTCTAATTTTTCATTTGAGTATACGCTAAACGGACTTATTACGCCTTTAATACCGTAATCTAGGCTCTTAATAACTTGTGGCCTGTCACAAGCGTCAAGAGATACAACATCAAAATATCTAACACATATTTCATTTTCCAATGCCATTAACGCCCATATTAATGCCATCACTCTATCATCCCAACTATCGGATCCCGGTCTTGCACCCCACGTATTATTCGGGTATCTAATAAAACTTTTTAATTCTCTCAAGGTATACGTATCACGAAGCTTTACAGCTTTAAGCTCGTTAACCCAATATCTCATATTCATTACCCCTCTATATTTGGTATTGGTATGAGAGTATATTCCTAACCGTTTTATTTTTTGAATATTATTTTCACCTGCTTTTGACCCCCACGATACTATATTTTCATATCTGTGAGTAAATTTTAATTGCTCTACTACTTGTGCACCACAACTATTTCTTTCTATTAATACAGGGGGTCTGCCCCATTGATTCAAAACTTCCAGTAATTTGGCCGTAAACGAAAAAGGAATTGTATCTCTAGTATGATATATTGCTACCTGCTCTATAGACGTAAGATCTGTAACATCCAAAATTTGAATTACACTTGCTGCCTCTCCGACCCCCTCGCTGATATCAACCCCAACTACATATAATCTTTCTTCTTTAGGTTCTTCCCAAACCAAATATCTACCCTCATCAAATATAAATTCTGGCTCTCTTATTTCCCGGCTCAAAACCCCGAAAAGAGCTTCATCTACTGAACTTTCCCCTCCATGCAAAAATTCATTTCCAAACTCTTGTGCAAACGCCTCCTGGCTTCCTAATGTCTTAATTGTATCGTTTTTCCATTTTTCATCTCTTCCGGGAATTTCCCACCAATCAATTCTTTCTGATTTCCAGTTATTATCTCCCGATTGTGCTCCAGCATATAGTTGATAAAATAAATTATCCGTTCCATTTGGAGTACTTGCTATAAAAATTTTAGATTTTTTTGAACTTGAAATAATTGGATAGACAGATTCCCAGAATTTTTCTACAATATGATTATCGATAAAAGCCAACTCATCAAGAATAAGACAATTACAACTATCACCTCTACCTGCATCACTACTTGTTGTACTAATACCAATACTACTACCATTAGTTAGAGTCATACTTGTCTGCCCATATTCTACAACTCCTGGTTTTAAAAAGTTAGGTAACATTTCATAAGCCATTCTAACTCTTTTAAAGATGTTTTTTGCAGTTTGTTCTTTATTAGCAACAATCAAAATTCTCTGATCGTCATTAAAACATGCATTCCATAAACAATAAATGGTCATTAAAGTTGTTTTACCTATCTGTCTAGAAGCAAGTAATATTACAAACCTACCGTCTCTTAAACTTCTAAGAATTCTCTTTTGACAAGAATATAGCTTAATTTTTTCTTTTCCTCTATCTAGATTAATAATGTAGAAGTAATTTTCTGCAAAATGTAATAAGTTTTTCTTACATTTTTTTAATTCACTTATCATTTCTGCCGTATACTCATGCTTAGTATTGACGGTTGGTAATCTTTCATTACCTAGATAAAATTTCTCTTTTTTCTCCATTTAATATATTTAGAGGTATAAATAGATATATGACAAGAGTAAAAAGTATCAGCGATATTAGTCAGGTATATGAACAAATGTTAGAATCTAAAAAGGCTGATCAAACAAATACTCAGGAAGTAGTTGAGGAAAAAGCAGTTAAAAAGCTAGAATCATTTCCAAAAGCTACAGATAAAAAGGTTAACGTGGCAAAGATTATGGCCAAGGGGTCTGATAAAAATGCTTTTGCACATAAAGATTCTGGGCCAGAGGCTGTATTAGGTGTTAATAAGAAAATTGTCGATCCAAAGACAGCAAAAAAGAATAATTACTTTGAACCAGAAAAATTTTCAGATAATACTAGAAAATTAGCTAAAGAGAATATAAATAATCATATGAAGTCAATTTTTGATAAACTATATGAAGATGTAATTGGTAGCGACAAGCTCGATATCGGCTTACAAGCCGGTCCAGAAGGTGAAGCTACAGATGCTAAGGACCTCGATCTTAGCGGCGGTAGTGAAGATACCGTTACAGTAAAGCTTGATAGAGATTTAGCTCAAAAATTACATGATGCTCTTATGGATGTTCTTGGTGGTGAAGAAGAGCACGGTGATGAAGATCTTGGTGATGAAGCCGCTCCTCTAGAAGATAAGGAAGAGGCTGAAGAAAAGAAGGAAGATAAGAAAGACGAAGCTGAAGAGGCTGAAGAAAAGAAGGAAGATAAGAAAGAAGTTGCCGGTGAAGGTACTGATCTTAAAGAAGTCTCCCCTAAGGCTGGTCAGTCTCTAGTAGGCCATGGCACAACACATGCTGGTAAAGTACCTACTGTTGGTAAGATCCGCGCTTCTGGCGGTAAGGCTAGCGGTGATGTAGCTGGTGTAGTTGATGGTAAGGGCAAAACCTTATCTCCCGCTGGTGGTCATGGCTTGACAAAGCCTGGTAGCATTAATGTAGGTGCTGCTGGTTACAAAGTTGGCGATTTTTTTAAATAATTTAAAAGTAGCTTAAATAGAGAAGCCGTCAGTAATGACGGCTTTTTTATTATAAATAACATTGTGAGTCTCTTCGAAAAAGTATTTGTATCGCTTCTCGAAAAAGAATTAATAAATTCGGCCGCTACCTGGAATACCGGTATTATGCCAATTCATTATACCCCTCCACCCAAACCATTTCGACCTATGAATCCAGATAAACCAAGAGAAAGACATAGAAAAATTATTAAAGATCCTAAATTTAGAAAAAATGTTCAAACAGTACCTGACATGCACAAGGCAGATCCTACAGCAATAAGTGCGGTTACTAACGCAAGAGGTCAAAAATTATCTGAAGACGAATTAAAGCAAATATGTAGTAAGTATGGTATTTCTAGGCTTAACTCTAATTCACCTAAAAGCTTAGGTAATACAGGTAAAGTTTTAAAGTTTAGTCCAGAAATACAAGGATATGTAATTCAATGAGCATGGACAAATATACGGGGGTAAATTGTATTAGAAAATACCCCCTACAATATACTACAAGCACGCTCCGATTTACAGATAAAGAAAACAATGAGTGTGAACGTCAATTATACAGCAATTACTGGAGAGAACAAATTGACCTTTACGGGCAAAAAGTTTTGTATTATAGACATACATACGACACTTTAAGTGCAGATAATATTTACGGGGAAATGCCATTAGCAAAATTCGAAGAGCCAAAATCCTTTATAATGTCAATAAGGTTAACAGAAAATGCATTAGTATTAAGTAAATTTGGATTTCAAAGTGACGATCAAGTTACAGCATATGTCCATATAAGTTCTTTTTACGCGGTTTACCCACCCAACATAGAACCTAAAGCTGGTGATGTTTTCAAGTTAGTAGAATATGGGAGTGATAGACCTGGGGAGCGGGACGGTAAAATGTTTGAAATAACTGAACGTGTTGATGAAGATAACTCTCAAATAAACCCATTAATGGGCCATTACGTTTGGATGTTAAAGGCTAAGCGCTTTGATTATTCATTTGAGCCTAATATTCAATTTGAAAAAGGAAGCAACCAAGTACAAGACACCCCAAAATATGGCACATTAAGCGCAGCTTTTACAACTCTACCTGGTTCTTTTGTTCAAAGAACAAGCAGTTACCCCGGTGATGCAAACACCACTAGCAAGGATAGAGTCTTTAATATGGATGTAAACGAAACGCTGGAATACGGCGGTTATTATTAACCAGTTAAGTCTTCTGGAATTAACTCCGGCTCTACATCCTCTTCTTCAACAGGTTCATCTTTATCAATAAACTTAGGTATCGAAGTAAGGATAATATCTTTTTTAAATTCTTCTCTCTCTACATCAAGAACCATTGTTTCAAGCCGCTGTTCAATATACTTTTGAAAAGCTAATGGTTTAACCCAAAAGTCATCAGAAACCATATCAGTTTTTAGCTCTACAGCTTTACGTTCGACAAGATCTATAGCCTCAATCAGACAAAGCCATCTTGCATACTCCTCTTTTTTCATCTTAAAAGTCTTAGTATTGCCCTGTATAGTTATAATTTCTGGTGAATTCATGTTTAAAGTATATAAAGAAATCTAATGAACGTCAAGCAAATTATCTCAACTTACCTAATATAAACCCGGCAACTGCACAATAAAAAGTTACAACGTCAAACCCACACCCCGTCTTATACAATAGTCTAAACGTACTTCTCAATACGTCAAATGCCTCTTTAACCAATAATATTTTTTCTGGCGATGTTTTGTCTTTATCATTTTCTTTTAGCTGTAATTTTAAAGACGTCTCTAGAGTGTCAAAAAAAGACTCTACTAACTCTGCTGTGGTTTTATTAATACCAGTAGAGCCTGCCAAAGCATTTTTATACGTTTTGTAAGGTAGTTGACCTTTTGAGAAAAAGAAATCATTAGCCACATTTCTTATTTTAGATAACTCTAGTGGGGTTTCTATACCAGATATAGGCATAATTTGACTTGATTGTACTTCTACATAGTTCATTTTTCTACCTCACCTATTAATTGCTGTTGTAATACTTGCTGTGCATCAGCTACAACAGGGATAGTAGCTATAGCCGTTTTTAAGTTAACATGCACATTAACTTGTTTTTTACACCCGGGGCACATATAATCATTCTTTTCATTCAATACAATAGGTACAAACGTCTGTACCGCTCTATCGCATGGACAGGTTACTACAGAACCTTGCTTACTTAATTCTGCTTCCCGGGCTATAGTTAATTTTTCAGCTTCTACAGCAAGTTTTTTTTCCGTTATGTCTCTGTAAAAATAAAAACCTACAAATTGTAATGCAGTAAAAAAACCAAGCGCGCTAAAAAAATTAATTCCCAAAAAAGTAAAAGGCCAGGCAAGAACCGACCCAACAAGTATAGTTAACCCAGCGCTGGTTAAAAGCTTAAATACCATGATATTAGTATAAATTACTCTTCTTTGTTTTCAACTATTTGATTAAGTTCTTCTGTACACGACACAATTATGTTTTGTATCTCGGCAATTTTTTCATTTAACTGTCTTATAGCCTTTATGCTATTTTCGTTTTCTTTAATTACAGGGTAGGAAATACTACTGGCCATAAGACGTCTCATATCAGCGCACTTAACAAACAAATCGCCAAGAGCGTCTACAGCATTGTTTAAAGGAAACGGTAATTGCTTGGAAGCTTGAGTTCTATTTCTATATCTATTAACAATATCCGCAACTGTTATTACTTCTGGTTGTAAATCTCTTTTTGCTATTCCGCTAACCCATTGATTATAAAGCTTCATTGAATCTTCATTTAATACACTGGGTCGTTTCTTCACATTATATTTATTATTAGCATAGAATAAATAAATAATAATATGAGTTTATTTGCCAATCATTTTAACAGTATTTTAGAAGCAGACGAAGTAGATGTGAATGCTGCAGACACAGCAGCTGCCGAACAACAAGCGATGAAGCAGCAGCTTGACCCTACTACAGATCCAAAATCACTTAATGTAAATGTTCCTCCGGATCTAGAGGCTACTAAAGGTGCTCATACTGCCGCTCAAAAAAAATCATTAAATGAATGGATAGCAAAGATTTCAGAATTTATCAACTTCTTAAATGGTGTGGAAGGTAGTAGTGTTCAATCGCAGCTGGCTTCTGCAGGCTGTGACTCGTTGTTTGAAAAGGTTGCTTCTAGTGAAAAGAAAAGAATAGCCAGAGTTGCAATGGAGCTAAGCTCTCTTAACGAATCATTAAAGGGATACGTCATTTCAAACGACAGTTAATTAAGTTTCGCCAACAACATAGTACCCTTTAATCCGTTGTAAGTATTGTCAGTAATAAACTTTTCCGATATTTCATATAGCTTGTGGTGAACACAAACATCATTAATATCTTTTAATCTTTTCAACTCAGACGGCCATATAAAAACTTTACAACCTTGCTTGAGTAAGAAATTAGTCTTCTTCTTACTTGCTTGATCTATACGCTGATTATCTAATACCCAAATTTGCTCTAAACTACTATATGGTTTAAGTTGTTCTTTTTGTTTGGGTGTAAACAAATCTCCTTTACCTTCATTAATACCTGCGACCGCTATACCATTTTTTATAAAACAAGCATCCAAAGGCCCTTCAGTAATGAACAAATATTTTTTATTAAGATCTACATTATTAATACCGAATAAAGTTTTTTCGCTATTTTGTTTTGAAAGATATTTTGGAAATGTGTTATTAGGCGTTTCAATTAACGTTCGAGTTTGATAGTGTACGATCTTATTGCTTAAGTCATAAAATGGTATTACTAATCTATTCTTATGGATCTTATCTGTTAGACTAATCCAAAATGATTCTGGACGATTACAGGCTTTTTCTAAGCGCCGATCTGAAATGGTTTTCAATGCAGCCTGTATATATTTGTTAGTTTTGTAAAATGATACTTGACTTACATCAGATAAATTAATACTATCTTCTGGTAGGGTATCGGTATTTAAAACTACTTGTGAGTCTTCGGCAATTTCCTGCTCGTATTCAATACTAGGGTCAACAAATTGATTATTCTCCCTCATTATCTCAACATAAGATAAATTTGCCACGGTTTGAATCCATTTAACTGGTCTCATACTTAAACCACAATTATGACAAAAGATTAAATTCTTTTTAACAATATAATATAATCTTCTTTTCTTTCCCCATGACTTGCCCTCTCTACAAACTGGACACCCACCGTAATAAGACTTCGTTGCTTTGTTATATTTTGGATAACCAGCGTATTGGTAAAATTTAGATACGATATAGTTCTCGTTTAACAGCACAACTTATTATAAGATAGGAACTTAAAAGATCAATTAGTAGAAGGCTTTACATCTTCAATACTAACAACACCTTTACGAATAAAGGTACCGCTAGCCGGATCATACCAGTGAGCCTCTTTTACAATCTTATCTCCTACAATACGTTCAACTATCTTAGGCTCTACTGGTTGTCCGCTAATAGGGCTAGCAATCTTGCAAGGTCTGACAAAGTCCATATATTATATTTATAGGTTTATTATTATTTTCAACTAGATAAAGGTGCAATAAATGTAGTTGTAGAAGTTTTGCTTTTGTTGTACTGCGCTATACAAACAGAATAAACATCTGTGGGGAGTTTGGCCACATATGTAATTATGTCATTCTTTAGACCAGTTAAAAATGATTTCTTTGGAACCGCTCTAACTAACATCTTAGGTAAACTGAGAAACTCATAATACAATCCATTGTCCTTTGCATAAACAAGGAATTCCCCTACATATAGACCTGTATTTACCGCGTAACACCCTCTATGGTGTGGCTTTTTACTTTGAAAGAACATTTCTAGCAAACAACGCAATATCTCGTTCTAAAGATTGCATCGCGGGGGGTAATTCTAAGTTATAAAGTCTTAATTTTTCTGTACTTAATACACAGTTACTTCTATTAGCGACTGTATTTAAACTACCTATATCAATAAAATTCCACCCCGGGTTTTCTATTCCATTCTTCTTAAGAAGGTCAACTATTTCTTTGGCTTCAACACCACCCGGGTTTACTACATTTATTGGACCCGCTGGAATAGTCTTAAACAAATACAAGAATTTTGCAATAAATTGATTTAAATCTAAGGTGCTTGTTAAGCTATTTTTCAAGCTAATTAAATTATTATATTTGTAAATTTTATTGAGATAATTCTTTGATGCTAATGTACCGTCAAATGGCATTCTGATTCTTAAAATATAACCATAACAATTTTGAAAAATAGTTTCAGATGCATGCTTACATTTGCTGTAAAAACTGCTCACGTCACTATACAATCCAAAATTAGGCTCATCTTCTTCAGTAAATTCTTTCTCGTGACCTGTATAAATGCACCCGCTACTAATTTGAATAGTGGGTATCATAAACATATTTGTAGATAGAACGATATTTCTTGGCACTATAACATTCCAAAACCAGCAGTCCTGTTTATGTTTTTCACAACCGTCAACATTAGGAAACCCCGTATACCCGGAACAGTTGATTACCGCTTCAAAATTGTTATTTTCTTTTAAGTACTTTTGTAAAGTAGCAGGAGAGGTGTAATCAAGCTGCGCCCTATTAAGAGATGTAACAGTAAAATTATTAGATATTAAATGCTGCTCTAATGCGGCCCCTATGTAACCTTTACCAAGCAGAAGAATAGGTTTCACTTATCTTCTTGCTGATTTATCGCATGAAACAGAAACCTGTTAATAGCGGCGGATAATGCATCAGCATCCATCTGATTTTTTGCATGTATAAAACTAACCGGTGCCCCATTCATGTCGTAACCTATAACTACAAACGCACTAAGGTACTCAGAAATCACGTTAGCTAAATTTTGAATATTTTTAGACTTTTCCGACTTGCTGAGCGCATGGTGCATCATGTAATCATTCATTACAGACCTAATAAGATCCTCCATCTGGCCTTTTTGAATCTTTTTGGAATTATCCGGCTTCATACTATCCCCGTCGCTATTATGTTTGCTTGGGTGCTTCACATGTATATTTAGGGCGCTCAGCATAATATGGTGTGTTTTTGGCATTGTTGTTAATACCTCTTTCAATAAGATATCTAATAATCACTTCAATACTATCGGTTTTAATACAATAATTTTTGTTAATTCGAATACCACCGTCATTTAATTCAAACATTATATCGTTTAAAAAATCCTTATTCTGAAAGCAAGTAATAAACAAGCTCGCGCCGCCTGGATCGACCAATACCGTCCATCTTCTTGGGTCGTGTGCACCATATCCATTGAATGTTTTTAAAACAATAAAACCGTTATCCCTAAGTCTCTTAACGAAATAACCTGGTGTTGTAATTTTGTTTTTCATTATTTTACTAGTGACGAAGCTATGTAACGTGTTTTAACAACTCCGTCTAAAAGTTGAAACATTATAACTCCTAATTTTGGATTAATTTTACACTCTAACTGCTTTACTCTCACACTACTAATTATTCGGATTAACTCAAAATTCAAGCATAAAGATTCTAGCGGACTGCCAGTGTAATCCCCTAAAGGTAAGGAAATATTGTCAACATTATGTCTTGCTTTATCTGTTAAATCGCCATATATTTTACCATCCTGTGAGTAGATATATAACTTGTTACTTTCAGTTGCAAATGTAGAGCCTCTCAACAGATCAACTAACGACTTGTATTGTATGTTAAATGTTATAGGAAACGATAAGCTTGCAAGCTTAGAAACGTCGACTTTTGGGGGTATAATAATACCGTCTTCGAGTAGATGGTATTTAAACCTAATTTCTGGCCCTGAATAGCTAATATTATTTTTATCAATTGTTAGAGTAAAATTATTATCTTGTACGCATTCTAAAGCCTTAATAACCTTTTTAATATCCGAAATGTTTAATCTTAAGGTTGTTTCGGTATCAAGCTCGGTATTATATGCAGAGTGCAATATAACGGAAGCGTCGGTTGTACTAACAACACTAGAAAACCCTTCACCGGTAACCGTTATTACGCAACTATCATTTATCTTACTAAGAGGGAGTAAGAAGCCATTTAAAAAAAGCTTACGGTCTGGGATATGAACATTCACAGAAATATTATAACAAGAATATACTAGAAAGCAAGATTATGATTTGGATAGTTTATCAATAATTCTATCCAATTTATCTAAAATACGATCTAGTTTATTATTAACAATATCAGGAGTAATTTTTTGATTAAAATCAAAGACTAATTGATTAGGGTCTTCAACTACTTCAGGTTGTTGTTTTTGCGGAGGCGGCGTAAAGGTAACAGTTACTTGACTATTGGCCGGGGCAGATACTGTTGCTGGTGATTGAGCCGGCTGTACTGCTGATTCAACCGTGGTTCTAAAAACATTTTCTAAATTAGTTCTATTACCAGAAACAAATTTAGATGAACCTATAACGCTTTTATCAATATTTTTTAACTCTGCTAACGTAGTACCCAAAAGATTAATAATAGCCTCTTTTGCTTGAGGGCTATTCGGATCTAATGGTACAAGTGCATCAGACATTATTAATTTTCGTCAAGCCCAGCAAGAAGCTTCTGAACGGTCTCATCTTCTAAGACTTCTTGTTCTGCTACTACCGGGGTGGCAGCTTCTACTCTCTTCGAAGGTGCTGGTGTAGACTCACTCTTGCAATAGTAATGCTCTTCTAGCATAGTCTTTAATTCATCATAACTCTTAACAGGAAATACCGTTTCAAGTTCAAATGTATTTTTATAAATCTCGTCAGCTTTTTTCTTATCAACCCCTTCGATAGCCTTGGGCAAAGAGAACTTACTACTAACGTAAGTAGGAAAATCTCCTTGCTGCTCTACCTTAATCTTCAAACTAGAGCCCTTATCAGTAAGGTCAAAAATTCTAGCGCCAAGATCTTCAGCTCCTTCACCTTCAATAGCGTCGCTAATAATCTTATGAAGCTGCTTACCATATCGAACAATCATTGTCTTACCAGTATTTGCCTCGTTCACCGGGTCGTTAATAACATAAGCATTAACTAACCACTTTTCTGTTCTAAGAATTGCTCGGGCCTTGGCCTTATCTTCCTCTGTACCGGTCTTTAAGATGCGATAACGAGCCTCTGCAATAGGGTCTCTTTCACCGAAAGTGGTAGGGCTAATTGCAGAAACATATTGACCGGTTGCAAAGCTTGTCCACCCAAAAGTATAGTAGTGAAAAAATGTCTTAGCCGGTTCTTTTACATTAGGTAAAAGTCTGACGGTATAGGTATTCCCTACTTCAAGTTTAAGAATATCTTTATTTCTAGAAGAAGTATTGTTATTTTTTGCCAGTGCAGTCTTAATGCTCTCAAACATCGTATTGGTAATTGTACTCATATTAATTATGATAATATGTCCTAACTAGAAATCAAGATTTATTTCCTAAAATCTTTTTCAACCCTTGCATTGCTAAGTATTTGGCAGTTTTACTAGAAAAATATTTTGTACGAAAAACAGGTATATTGTCGTAAATATCACCTAGTGTAAATCTTAGTAAGTCTGGATCGTTTTGCTGTAAGCACTTATCAAAGTTTTCAAATGCAAACAAATTATAAAGACTAATTTTTCTATCTTTTAAATGAGTTATAAAAGCATGTTGTACCCCATCTTTGAACAGGGGGTATTCCTGTACCGTTATTGCCTTGTCTTTGCAAAATTGTTTTATAAAAGCTAATCCCTTTGCAATACTGTTAAGGTGAAATTTGTCATCAGGCGGAAGAAGTAGTTTTTGCTTCATAGCTAAAGTGTATACTTTTATTGCATTTTGTGATGAATAAAACTTTAAATCAAACCCGCTCTCACCTGGGTATATAGTATAAGGTGCAATAAAAAATTCGGCTAAATCAACACTATGATTTCTTGAAAAGAAATTTTTTAGTTTTAAAACATACGGGTATGCCTCTGACGTTTCAAAATTGTCCCATTGTTTTCTAAACCTAAACGGTAAACCGCTCTTGGTTCTAGAAATTTTTAGAAACGTGTTATAAATTATTTTTTCGGAAATCATTTAAAATAATCAGCTAAATGCTTTAATTCATTTTCCCTATTCCACGAATTAGCCCCCACAATATTTGTTCTTCTAAAAAACTGCTTGTCACATATGGGTCTTTGTGAATTAGTTTTGGTAAATTTATGCTTTAAATAGAATTCAGCAGACCATATATCTGGATATGAAAAATACTGATCATCGTGTATAGTTTCTAATGCATAGTCAATGTCTGCGCAGTATGAAGCATCGTCCCAAGGCCACCAACCCTTTTCTTCAAACCAGCTAGTATTTATATCCAATACATTAAACCCGTTTGCATTGACTAGTGTGGTAGGGTTGCCAGAGCCGTCAAAATGCTCTATACAAAAATACGGTAAGCTTGTTGTTTTAGCAAAGTCCACAAGTTCATTATAAAGGCTTAAATCTTTTAAACAAGAAAAAGCATCATCTTGAATAAAAAAAAGTTTTCTTACACCTTTTTCCTTAAGCTTGGTTAAAGCTAGTTTTAAAGCGGCAGGATAATCCCCAGAGATAGTACCAAAAGTAAAATTAAAACCGTCAAGCAGTTTGCTGTTTTTAACATTATCAATGTACTCATTGGGTGAATTATGAAAAAGATATAAGTTTAAGTCTAGTAAATTTCTAAAATGTTTGTCGGATAAATCTTTAGATTTGTACTCAACTAATTCAAGCCTTTTATCCCCGTATGTAAAAGTTAAACTGCCAATCATTTTTTATGCTTATTCAAATATTTCATAATATATTTGCTTTTGCAAAGAGAAGGGTCAAATTCTAAAAATATTCTTACCGCAGATACATCATCCTCTACATCCATCATGCTCTTAAAAAAATTTTTTATTGATGTATTTTGAAGAAAAAGAAGTAATATGTTAGCTAAATTATATTTTTTATTGTAGCATATACAAACATAACTACAAAAACATCTAAAAAGGTGATCTGTTTCCTCGTGGTTAATGTTACTAAAATTCATTGATAATAACATTTATACATCAATTTAACAAAATCCCTTATGAATTGTCGCTTAACACTGTCAGAGTCTTAGAAAACTGCATCGCTTCCGCACTTTCATTTACTGTTTCGTCTTCCGAAATAATTAAAGTATTGTAATCAATCTTTAAAGCAATACTACCAAAATTAGGTCCAAATCTATTTTTTGACATACCTACATTTATTATTCCAAGCTCCTTATCCTCATCTTTTTGCCATATTGATATAATAGCATCAGATGTTGTGGCTAAACCAATACTCTCAGAAATTGTTTCTAGACCGGGATTGTCTACATTATAGCCAGATCTATTTAACTGAGTGGCAGTAACTATAGGACACATAACATCATAGCTAATCGCTCTAACCTGCTGAGCGGAGTATAAAATTCGTTCATAACTATTATTACCAACAGGACTATGCAACAGATTTAAATAGTCGAGCACTATTAAATCAATTTTAATACCTTTTTGCATTAGTTTCTTAACATAGCTTTTCAATTGATGAGGTGTTAGGGTAGATGGAGGGAACTCTTTGATAAAAATTTTTGATTTTTTATCATTATGAATTTCCTTTATTACTTTCTTAAGAGAATCAGAATCCTCCTTTAAATGACTAAGAGGAATATTAGTAATTGAAGAAGAAAGTCTTCTTGCATACATTATTTCACTCATTTCAAGAGAAACTAACAATACAGTCTTACCTTGAAGAGCTACGTTAGTAGCTACGTTACCTAGAAAAATACTTTTACCAACATTAGTTTCACCTGCAAAAACATACATTGAGCGTCCATTCTCTAAAAACCCACCCCCAAGCTTATTATCTAACCATTTCCAACCAGTCTTAATGCAGGGATCTTCTCTATGTAGCTCTTCTATAAACCTATCTACTTCTGTAAAAATCTCTAAACCTAAATTTTGAGTTAAATTAACACCAACAGCTTTTTCCATTTTAGTTAAAAGATCAGATGTATTAAGTTGTTTATTATCTAGCTTCTCTGCTGCGTCTAATAAGGTATTGTATACGGCCTTTTCTTTTAAGAAAATTTCTGTATTTTCCACTAGCTCTTGTTTATTAAAATTTTTATCTATGTCAGAAAAAGAAAGAACAACCCTCTTAAAGCTTTCCTTTAAATCGTCCGAGGTTAGGTAGGCTTTTAACTCTGTATTAGTCGGTACAGTGCCATGTTGCTTAAAGAAACTTAATATAATTCTGACTACAGTACTAATATCCTTATCTTTAAAAAATTTTACATCCAAAAAATCAATAATAGAAGATAGATAAACCGGGTCCACTAAGCAGTTATATGCTACGATTTTCTCGTAATAGTCTAAATCTAAGGACCGCTTTTTAATTTCTGTATTCATTTCCATTTTTCAATAAATTTCTTATTACTCTCGGTCCAATGTGAGTCATCTATATTTCTTAATCCCGGGCTTTGATGATACAATAAAACAGGCCACACACCTAATTTAAGCTTGTACGTGTTACATGTCAAGCAAAAATCTATATCGTAATGATGCCACATAAATCTTTCATCAAAGCGGGCCCCGGTCCCTCTTACCTTTTTTATATCTAAAGCTAAAAATACACCATCTAACAAAGTGACTCTAGCCGGTGAAGGTCCAAATTGTGTTATGTACATCAAATCACTATCATCTGCAAAATGACCTGCAAATCCTCTATAGTAATCTTTAGTCATCATCCAATGCCATAAATTCTTATCTTTAATAGTAGGGTTAAGGCCACCTGCAACACCAAGCACATCATACTTTCTCAAGCCTTCATGAAGGGTGCTAAGATTTGCATATTCTAGCGTTATATCATGATGACATAGAACAACAATATCATATTTGCTATTTTCTTTGTTGTTTATAATGCTGTTATAGTACTCCGGTAATCCGACCTTTTTATTGTTATAGACTATGTGTAAGTCTATATCCTTTAACTTCTTACAACTTTGCTCCAATAAGCAGTTTTCTTCTAATGGACTTACGGCGAAAATACCTATTTTACTCACTAATAAATGATAATTTATCGATATAAATAATCAAGTATTATGGACTTAGATAGTAAGTTAATTTTTGAGGCATACTCTCAAGCTAAATCAAAAATCTTGACAGAAGCTCCTATAGAGATGTCTGGTGACATTACAACAGAGCCTATAACTCAAAAAACTATGCCTGGGCAAGGAAAAGCATATGGAGCTGGTGCAATTGCAAAGATTGCCGTAGCTACAAAAAAGACGGAGGAACAAATTGGAGAAGATATGGCAAACTTTATTAAAGGTCATCCTGAACTTACAAAAAAATTAATAGACAATAAAGAGCAACTATATTACCCTGGTGACCCACAAACTTTTATTAATGAGCTTGTACAGGGGAGAAAAGATTATCCATCATTTACTCAAAAATTCGGAGTTGTTCGCTCTCAAGCAGGCTTTACTATAAACTATGTTTTAAACTATCTTTTAGGTGCAAAAAAGACAAAGGGTGGCCTGGTTATGGATGCAGCAAGAAAAAAAGAAGTAAAAGCCGCTAAAGCAGCAGCTGCTCCAAAAACAGAAACAGTTTTTGAAATTGATAAAGCTGTCAAATTAGAAAACAAAGCATTAAGACCAATTGTAATGAGCCTACCTGATGATGATGTACCAGAAAAAGAAATTTTAGGCGTTCTAAAGACCGCTATCAACGAATATAATGATCGTCCTGGTATTGAACCTCTAAAAATTAAATCTTTTGATTTGTTTGATATTTTAAAGACAGCTGGTGTAATTAAAGAAAAACAAGTTGAGAAAAAAGCTAAAGAAGGTGAAGGTTCGGGAGAAGTAGAGACAATAGACGAATACCCAGAAGGGGACGATGTTCATATGGCGGCTAAAGAGCTGTTTAATATTAGAAGTACCCCTGGGGACCCCAACTACGGAGATTTTAGTTAAGTAAAAAACGGACTGTTAAAATCAAAATTTGCCACTGAAGTTAATCCTTCTGTTGTGAGTTCATAGATCACACCCTCTTCTAAAGGTTCGCTGTTTTTAAATCTAACACTACTAAACTCATTTTCGAGCATATTTGCAAAAACTGTACTACCACATCTTGCTAAATTAACTTTCCTTTCATTGGTGTTTGCTATCCATAATCCGAAAGTACCTTCTAGTTGTGATAATGTTGAAACGATAACTTGAAGGGGATCAAACTCTCCTTCACCCGAGGCCTCTATAGTGTGTAGCATATATGGTATAATGCTCGAGTCTACTGGGTTCGGCCATTTAGGATTATATTCTTTTTTAATACTATCAAAGTTGGAAAGAACACCATTATGTGCCACTACCCAGTTTTCATATACAAATGGATGTGATGTTTCACGGGAGAATTTACGCTTGCTAGATGTAGGAGCTTGAGTGTGTCCGAGATAAAAATACGGCTGTATCTTTTGTTTTTTAATACTCTCATCCAACTCTTTGCTAGCGTCTTTCAAAGAAATGGATCCATTCCACCTATGAACAACTAAATCACTTGTTGTTGTAAAAATAACTAATGAAGTGGAAAAGCTACCCCTTTTTCTATTCAAATCATATAAATCGAGAAACGATTCTTTTTTTACAGCTCCAAATATACCGCACATTTAATTATTATAGGTATCGTAGCTTATTATTCTACAGTTATATTTTTCCCAAACAGGCTTTAAGTCTTGTCTATAGGGTAAGGGGTCAATATAACCTGCATTAGCAAAACCTTTAATTCTTAATGCACTACTCGGTGAATTTGCATCACATAAATTTTCACCAGAATAACAAGTATATGTTTTGCTAAATTTTACTTTTAGTCTTACGCCCTCCTTTACTATTTCAGCCTTATCCATTTCTATCAACGGTGCCTCTATTTTTATTCTTGTTTCTCGGTTCAACGCCAACACACCATTAATAGTAGGCAAAAATTCAGGACTTGCATCCCAATACCCGGCCAAACTATCTACTTTAGTTGCACCGTGATATACAATACAAGCGCCTACAGCTTCTGCATAGGATGCAGCAATACTTAAAAATATCATATTACGATTAGGTACGTATGATTTTGGCTGAGCTTCTCCCGCTATCTGTCTTATATCAGGGGTCTCTATGTCATTGTTTGTAAGACTACTTGTGGGTGCAAGTTTCTTAATAAAAGACGTATCAATAGTCTGCCACTCTTTTATCTTAAGCTTTTCAACATGGTATTCAGCTAATTTTAATTCTCTTTTATGTCTTTGACCATAATCATATGAAAGTCCAAAAACGTTTTCTGATCCAAATTGCTCAACAGCTTTGTACAGTATTACTGTACTGTCCATTCCTCCAGATATAGGAACTACAACCTTATTCTTTTTCACCTACATCCTCACCAGATACATTTCCATACTTGTATGCAGTTTCAAGCTTTTTATCTAATAGAGGGATAAGCTCTTCATAGAACTTTGGCTCTTTAGTAAAGTTCTTAGCATATCCTAGCTTGGTACCGTCTGGTTTGGTGTAAGTAGAACCGGTTTGAATAATCAAACCATGGTTAACAGCCATCTCGAGCAACCCACTATATTTGTCGAGACCAGTTAAATAATTTAAATTAATACTCGCTTCTAAGAAAGGCGGTACAAATCTATTTTTGACCGTTAGTGCACGAAGAGTGACACCGTTATAATTTTTAGCTTCAGGTAAAATAGCCTCATCTTCACTTTCTTGTTTTTCGTTCTTTTTAGCCAGCTGAACAATCACACTAGCCATGTATAGCGGGCCGCTTCCACCACTTTGATTTTGTACTAATGAAGGATATAGAGAGGCAGGATCACTATAAGTGTGATTAGTCATCAAAATAGGAACACCAGCTCTACCTGCCTTGTATGTAAGAAGACGTAACATGCTCTTAAGCCCCTTTGCTCTAGTGCCCATATCAGCAGCACTCTTGTCCTTCTCTACATCTGTTACTTCTTTACTACCGGCAAGATTACCTAGACTATCTAAACTGATAATAAATTTACCCTGTAAATTGTTCTCAACAATACTATCTAAAAATGTACTAATTTGATTACGAGCATTTTCAATAGTATAGACAGGAACATATTTTGTTTTATCTGGATCCAAGCCTACCCCGGCTGTAGTTGTCTTATCGATAGCAAACTCAGTATCAAATATAACAGGTACAACACCTCTTTTCTGGGCTAAGCCTAAAATTTTATTAACAAGAAGAGTTTTACCGGTCTGTGAAGGGCCTGCAAAAATTGTTATGCGACCCTTAGGTATACCGCCCCCTCTTAATTTCCCAGAAACAATGGCATTTAATGCATAGCAACCTGTATCATACCAAGTGTCTACATTACAAAGCGCATTTTCTGAAAGAAACGTAGCTTCAGGGTTTAAAGCATCTAGAGCCTTAAATGCTTTTGACAACAGCTCGTCTTGCTTCATTATTATTCGTCGAACAGCTTAATAACTGGTGCATCCTTGCCTTTGCCCTCGTTTACAGGCTTGACAGCTGCAAAAATTCTAGTATACTGCTCGGCAATCTTAGGTTCGAGCTTTACTGAAGAAGTAACAATACTACCCCTATTAAAGGTAAATTGAGCGCCGTCATTACGGGACTTTTCTTCAATAAATTCCTTAAAGAACATAGGAATCAATTGAACTTGCAATTGACCGGTTTGGCTAGGGCTAACATGCAACACAGCAGGGTTCTTAACAGTAAGACCGCTGTCATTGTCGCTGACTAGCTCACCTAAAATTGTTTGACCTACATGATTGACAAATACTGTAATATTACTCATATAGTTAATATAATATAATTTTTTGAAAAATCAAGCACCTAAAAGTTGAAATAAATCACACTGTGTGGCTTCGCCCGGTTTACGGGGTGTCCAGTTGACAGACTCATAAAACCTTTCAACAGCACTAAAGATGATTTTATCAAACATTAATTCACTATCTGGTTGAAATATTTTACTAAATTCTTCTGGATAGTAATATTTGTATGCAATTGCGTTTATACCATATCTATTAGGTTGCTTGACATAGAAGTATCTAATCTTATCACCGCTGGCAATCTGTTCGTACTTCTTTTCAATACCAAATGTTCTAAGTAACAAATTATGATAATAAGCCGCCTTAACATGTAATGGCATGGACTTAACAGTTTTGAATCCATCACATCTGCCTGAATATTTTTCATATCCCTTCAAACCCATAACAAATGATATATCGCTTATTGGTAGCGTTTTGAACAAATCGTAAGTTTCAGCTATAATTTCATTTGTTTTTTGTTGGTTCTGAGTAAGTAGCATTGTTTCAACAATTTTCTTGGCTAAGGGTTTAATTGGATCTGGCATCGTGGTCCTAGCAATTTCAACACCGGTATATTTAAATTTTTTACACGCTATACCCTCTTCGTCAAGCACATGAATTACATATCTCTTCTTCTGTAAGAACATTCCTACGTCACAGATAGCCTCTCTCTTAAACGTAATTCTACTGTCTATACTATTAAGATTCTTTTCACACCATGTTTTAATTTCAATATTAAGATGATGTTCAATTTCATCTACGAGTTTATAAAAATCTTGAGTTACTTTGAAATTATTGTCAATGGCCGTAATACCTAGTTTTTTTACCAATGGTTCAAGTGAAATATAGCTTGAATCAGTATCATTATAAATAATAGGAGTATTTTGTGAAATTTCTTCTTTTGTGAGATTGCCTTTTCTTTGTATAAAATCTTCTAGAATTTTATTACCCTGCTTAATAACAGCTTGACCTGTTAAAGTAATACTCCTTGCCAAGTCATCATCGCCAAGAGGAAAGACTTTATTGCCGAGCGCGCCATATACAGTATTAATAAAAATCTTAAATGTATGTTGCTTAATGTTTAATCTCGATAATTCATCTTTTAAGGCTCTGTATGTTGGGTCTTTTTTATCGAGTGTGCTAAGTTGTTTTTTAATTTTTTTGTGTTCTTTTCTAACTAGAACTCTCAATTTATAGTATTGATCAACCATCTCTGGAATAATACCTTTGTGCTTCTGACTAAAAAGTACTTTAGCCTTACTAATAGCTAGTTTTTCTGTTGTGACGAGCTTTGCAAATTTTGTCTTTGGTATTGTTACTGTTTTTCCGTTTACTTCTCTAATAGTAATATCTGTTTCTGTTTGCTGCTCTATAACCCCCATCTTAGTTTCTGGAGAAAGGTTTAATGTTATCATTACTGAGGGATATAGACTGTTTGCATCAAAACTAACTATGTATTTCTGAAACCCTCTTTTTGGGTCCCCTACATATGCTCCCTCATTTTGCTTTCCGTCATCTTCACCTCTTACAAACGTAGGAATTTTACGATTTCTATATCTTGCACGAATAGCACAGGCTCCAATAATAACGCTCATACTACCCATAGCCGCTTCCATTGTCGTGAGCCCGGTATAACTTAACATTCTAAGTAGCTGAAAGTATTGTAATTTTTCTTCTAACTTAACAAGCAGACGAACGTCCTGAACGTTATATTCAACAAACTTATCCCAATCCACATCTGCTAACTCACTTAAGTTTGAATTACCATAGTCTATTTTTGATTCTCCTAGCTCTGTGCGCGCTATGTTATCTAGTTTGTAATTTTCTCTTAATACTAAGCAGAACCGTTTATAGATGTCTAGGTAATCAAGACAAGATATTCCATCTATAAACCAACGGGTCTGCTCTCTACCAAATTGACCTCTTAATGTTTTGCTATATACTCTTCCCATTGGGCTGAGTCGCCCTACAGTTTCATCATCAAATAACACTCTTATACGATTAACTAGATAGGGTAAATCAAATAGAACTGAGTTCCAGCCCATTATTACATCTGGATAATCACTTTCAATAAACCCAATAAATTTGCTAAGCATTTCTTTTTCCGTTTTACAAAAAATAAATTTATGATCTGGTGTAATTTTTGCGTACGGTTTTGTGCCCCAAGTAACATATTTGTTGGAGAGACTGTCATGTATGGTAATTACATTGATACAGTGGTTGGCCTGTTCTACGATAGGAAAATCATCAACAGAATAAGTTTCAATATCTAAGAAGAATGTCTTTAGCTGATTTTTAGAGAAATCCGCAGTCTCGTTGTGCTCCCAGAAATTATCAATTAAGAATTGTTGTGCAGGTGAAAGGTTTTCAAATACCCTAGTAATGCCTGATTCTTTGAGATATTTTGATTTTTCAAATTGATTTTTAAATACTTTTTTCTTTAAGTTGGTATTAAAAATGCTAATAGCATCTTTAGCATTGTTAGACTCTAGATATATGTAGGGTTTATAAGTGGAATCTATAGCAATTCTATTACCGTTTGTATCCCAAGTAAATAGTCGTATTAACTCCTGTCTGGGGTCGTATGCTATGTTTCTATACCCAATCACCTTAGTATTATAATTGCAATTATGTACTTAGCAATAAATTATTATATGGAGAAAATAATTCAATTCTTTGACCACAATTTACCTTGTCCGAGTGAAATTCCTGATTGTGAAAAGAGAAGAGTTGAATATACAGAAAAATTAGATGCATTAAAGAGAAGTGGTGGGTGTACAAAGTGTGCAGAAAATAGAATTAAAAACGAGTTTATTCTTCAATTACAACACTTAATAAATACTAACCAACTCCGTTGATTTTATTTAAAATTTTTCGTTCAGGGCTTCCGTACGGGTGATTAAACAGTTCGTAATAAGTTTCAATATTATCCTCTAACCATCTTTGATCTGCATTTTTACGAGCCGCAGAACAAACATTCATGTATCTACCCTTCTTACTCAACACATCCCTAACCACCTTTATCATCTCGTCGCCTGTCTTAAATTTAAATTCGGCGTCTTTGTATGTGCAGAGATCTTGGCAAGCAATGGGAAGACCCAAGCAATTTGCCTCAATCCATTTTAAATCGGATTTGCTTTTATTAAACGTATTATCCTGTAGAGGCGCAACAAGCATATTCACTTTAAGATTTTTTAGCTTTTCACCATAATTATACAGATTAACCCAAGGGTGAAACTCCACTAGGCCCCTCTCGACTAGAGGTCTTAGCGGTAGCGGAAACGCGCCTAAGAACACCCACTGAAATTCATTGTAAGTATCATATATTGCCTTAATAACGTGAGCAAAATCGTCATTTTGCTCTACTCTATTCTCAACATCAAAATGTGCGCCTGATCCTGCATATAAAATTCTTGGCTTGTTTTTATAGGTATCATAGTTCGAGCTGATACTCTTTTCATCATAAAACCTGCCTAGCCAGAACTTAGGAGGAAAGTTAGGAATAATTGTAATGTTTTTATGACCTGTTTTTTCCGCATAATAGTCTTTCATGAATTGACATGTAACAGTAATCTCATTGCAAAGAGACATAATCTCCTGTGCATTTTTACGAATTTCGGGATCTACGAAAGCTGTTTTAAATTTATTGTAATCAGGTATGTCTTCATGAAATACTAAATCATCAATCTCATATATAATTCTGAAACCGTGGTGTTGCGACACCTCTTTTAAGAATTTAACAAACTGCAGCTGTGAAGATGTAGCTTGTCTTTGAACTCTAACCACCTTAACATTCTGGTACCATCTTGGGTCTAGAACCATCACTGTACTACCATGAACAGTCATCCGGCCAAAAGCATTAAGCAAATGCTCTGGCCAAAGCATTCTCCAAAATCCACAACCTGAATAATCTGCATAATATTGTATTGCTCTAGGTAAATTAACATCCGGAGGCGGTGAGTTATCTGGCTGTAGAACAGGCTTTTGTGGTGAGCTAGGTATGTTTAATGTACCGGCAAGACCAGATTGACGTAGTATTGGGGGTGTAAATTCTCCGGTGAAAAACATTTGAATTAGATATTCCTTTTTTTACAGAAATCAAGTCCCTCGCGATAATAAAGTCGTTATACCGTTTCTTTTCTCCAATGTAATCAAATCCCCATTTACAAACTTGACACACTCTTTTCTATGGGAGATTATATAAATACCAAACGTATTTTTCGTAACAAACTCATTTAGCAAATTTAAAACTAACTCTACCCCGGTTTCATCTAAGCTAGTATCAAGCAATTCATCATAAAATTGAATATTATAAAAGATATTTCCCTGAAGGCGAAGCATATCAATAAACGTAAACATTATTGCTAAATCTATAGCTTTTCTTTCTGCACCGCTAAAATTAAAATAGCTTGTTAGTTTGCCCTTCTCATTAATAATTTGTTCTTCAAAATATTCATTAAAGGTTATAATAGCGGTTGAGTTTAGTTTTTTAAGATAATATGTTAGCTTGTTATTAAAGAGATCTAATATTCTTTTTACAATCAAGCTCTTAACACCTTCCTCGCTTACAATAAACTTAACCGTATCCATCAGATTTAACACGTGTTTTAGGCCTGTTACTTTATCTGTAAGGTCTTTTAATTTTTGATTAGCTTCAGTTATTGTTGATGTAAGAGATAAACTAGTGTCCGTTAGATGCTGCAAGTCTTGTGCTACCTGCTCGTTGTATTGGAGTAACTGAGCAATTCTCTTGGCGTCATGCTCTTTTTGCTGCTTCTGTAATTTGCCTTGATGAATATTATTTTGCCCTGTCTTGATCGCATCGTTTATTTTTGTTTTTAAAATATTAAGCTCATTTATCTTTGTATCAAATGCCTTGATTTCTTTTTCTCTAGAAGAAATTTCATTCTTTAAGGTTGCTTTACTACTTTTGATATTGTCATGATCGAGGCGTGTAATATGTCTCAGGCATGTAGGACAAACATCTTTATCTGTACCAATCTTACTCATCGTAGTAAAACAGATGTCATTAGTCGTTTCAAGAGCAGTCATTTGTTTACCTAATTCTTGAATTTGCTTATCACAATTTTCTAGCTTTGTAGTCAATAGCGATACATTTTTGGTTATCTCCTCTACATTTAATTCTTTCTCTGTATTATTTTTTGTATTAAGAACATTTAGTTCATTTGTATTATCTACCTGTCTTTTTTCCAAAAGTACCTTTCTGGTAATATAATCATCGTGAGACTTTTTCTGTTGCTCGAGAAGCGTGTCTATTGATTTTTTAACTTCATCCTCTCTAGCACTTTCAATTTCATAATTTGATTTTATTTCTGATTGTTCATCTCTTAATTGAGAGAGCATTTTACTAAAAATTTCTAAATTAAAAATACTTTCTATAAATTTTCTTTTTTCTAGTTTCTTTTTAGCCATGAACGGTGTAGTGTTGTTAACTGTCATTACTACGCAATTTTGAAACAATTCAGAATTACATCCAATTAAAGAAATAATATATTCTGTAGTATTAGCTATACTATCTCTTGTCACATCTCGTTGATTGTGAAAAAGATAACATCTGCTTGGCTCTAACGTTCTAACTATCTCATATTGATCAGTTTTCTTGCCGCTTGTTATATGAAAAGAAAGCGATACCTCGCAGGTTTGACCGGTGATATTATTAATAATAAACTCTTTTCTCAGCTCTCTAATTGTTGTACCAAACAAAGCAAAATGCATCGCATCAGGTACTGTACTCTTACCTACACCGTTTCTTCTATCTATTTGATCTCGGTTTATTCCTGTAATGCCATGTAGACCAGGTCTAAAATCAATTACAACAGGTGTATTACCCACACTTAAGAAGTTTTTTATTATTAATTTTTCAAAAATTACTTTTTTCATTTGCAATTACTGTAAAGGGCTATTGTGTAATCTATTACTTCTTTTTTATTTTGTATATCAAGCATATTAACAAAATCAGTTATTGCTTGGGTTATATCTACACCACTTAAATCTACATCAGTTTGCCCAGCGTTACCAAATTTATCAAATACGGCTGACTGGTCTACAACTAGGCTTTGCGGTTTAAAGCCGCCTAGTTTAACAGTTATTTTTTCTAAATCATTATTATCAATAATCTTGTCTACAGCTAATTTAATAATATTATTTTTAAATAAATCTTTACCCCTTTGATTGAAGTTATCTATCTTAATAAGTTCAGATAAATTCATCTTAATGTGTTTTGGGGATATTTCATTAGGGTAAAAAGTGTATGACGAATCTTTTAAATCAAGAATATAATAGCCCTTCGTTGTTTGTGTGTCACCGAAATCTAATTCAAACGGACAGCCAACATATAAGATAGTCCCATTATCATATTTTCTTTCCTCTCTTAAGTGAAAATGACCGGAGATAATTAAAGGGGCATAATTAAGCAATTCTTTTGACTTTATACCATCTTCACACATTTTATACGCATTCATTTTAAAACTTTCTATTTCAAAATGACCGAAAATAATATCGCACTGCTGTAATTCTTGTACTGTTGTACCCCAAGGGGCAAAGAACAATTCTTTGCCGCCAATTTGTTTTAAGCAAGGCTTATCAATTATTTCTATATTCTTTCTTCCATTTAATATACTAATACTATTCACCCTACTATCGTGCTTGTAAAAACAATCATGATTACCAGTTATCATTATAATATTAAAATCTTTAAATACGTCTAATATACTAGAAGCATGGTGAAGAGTGTTGACAGTGATTTCGCTTCTACTATGAAAAAAGTCACCACAAAAAATAATATCAGTAATATCCTTATCAATCAATTCATTCTTTATCCAATTAGCCCAAGCTAAAGAAACGTCGTGCCACGTTGAGCTATTTAAATGAACGCCCAGGTGTAAATCGGAAAATACAGCTATCTTAGAATTCTGCTTCATTAATAACGCTTAAGCGTTACTTTGATTATATACACTATTATCTAAAACTCCATGGTCTTTTGTAAAGACCCTAATTCCTGTCTCTTCTTCATCTCTATTAATAAGACTATCATAATTACGCTCTCTGAAGTCGGCAATTATTTGATGATGCTTCTTTTCTTTTTTAATTCTGCTAATAAATGCGTGAAAAGCAATAGTTGTAAAATAACTAAAAGGACTAAAGCCGTGGTCAAGTTTAAACTTTTTATATTTTAAAGCCTGATACATTTTGACTATAGCGTCGCCCATCATTTCATCTCTATAGCTATAATTAATAAAATTAGGGGCAAACGATAGCCCGTAAGCAATTCTTTTTATTGCATCAGCAAGATAATCTGTAAGGTTATTAGATTTATAGTACTTACGAATTTCGTCCTCGAACTGCTTACTATTTACATAGTGCGGCTTCTCAGAAGGTTTTAGTTTTTTAGTAGTATTTTTAGTAGCGGAAGGCTCTACTTCACCGGTAATAGAGGCTACTACTGTCTTAATTAACTTATCATCAGGTACTGTATCATCTAGTTCAATCTTTTTAGACTTTGCTAGTTGTTTATCTTTTTTAAGCTTCTGAGGTTTTTTCTTTATCATAAATCGTATTCTTTACTTATACTTTTTCGGTCAACGTTTTTATAACGAAAGGTATTTTTTCCTGTGAATATAACGCTTGCCTCTTTAATTCATGGCGTTTACCGTATGTAAATTGATCTGCTAAGTCTATAATGTGTAATTTTTCCTTATTAGCATGTAATCTTAAGCCTCTACCTATACTTTGAATAATACGAACTTTAGCTTTGCCGCCACCTGCAAACACAATATAATGTAGGTTCTTTATATTAATACCAGTACTAAAGATTTTACTAATAGCCACGCACACAATATTATTATTACGTTCCATTAAATCCCTTATTTTTTCTCTGTCATCTACTTCAACATCCCCCCTGATAAAGAAAATTTTCTTTCTTGAACAAATAGCTGTCAAAGTGTTGTATAGCTCTTCACCATGTCTTATGTAGTCGATTAACACTAACACATTATTTGGCGCATTGTTACATATAGAACCAATTGTATTGTTCCTAAAAGTGTTGGTAAACAAAAACTCAAGCTCTGTTCTATATTTTTCTGATGGATTAGAGCTCTCTATATCATAGTTAGGTCGGTTATTATAATTTAATTGAATGGCAGTCACTAGAACGTTCGATACAAATCTTTCTTCGCGAAGCTGAAAACTATTTTTTTCATATATAATGGGCCCAATTTTACCTATAATATTCCATTGATCTAATTTTTCTTCTGGTAGCGTACCGGTAAATCCAAATCTAATATTAGTTTTAATATTTTTTAAAATTTTATTAATTTGATTTCCTCTTCTCGCTTTATGAATCTCATCAAACAACAATACATCAATATTACTAAGCCAACTTAAATCTGATTTTTCCGATTGTAAGATACCCAAATTAGCTATGATTACATTTGCACCTAAATCTAAATTATCATTACCTGTCCACTTGCTACAGAAAAAAGGAACATTGTAGTTTTTAAAATCACTATAGGTTTGTGAGACTAATCCCAAGTCAGGTACAATTAAAAGACATTTAAAATTTTTATTAAAATTAAAAAAGTTTGACAACAAAGAGGCCATAATGAGTGTTTTACCGCCTGCAGTCGCTAAAACCACCACGCCTCTACCTGAATCTAAACATTTAGTAACAATAGCCTTTTGATAATTTCTTAGTTGCAGAGACAGATTATCATAAGGCTGATTAGTATAATGAATACTCTTTTGATAAGTGGTTGGACCGGGAATAATACTATCTAAAAAAGTTTTTGAAGCTTTTATCTGATCCTTCGTACAAAAATTATTTTGTAGTAAAAATTTAGCTATTTCAAAAAATAAACATGGATCTACCTTGCCAGCGGGAGTTATAGCATACGTTCGTGAAGGAATAAACCGCCCTCTCATTCTTGCAAACCTAGCACCTTCATTTTTAACAGAGAAATGCTCTCTTATATCGTTAAAAAAATCACCAGAAAGCACCCCATACTCACCTCCCTTATTCAAGTCAAAATATACCATTACATGGTCTCCATCTTTAATAACTCTATTAGATTCTTTATATCAAAACCAATACTATGAATAGTCTTCTCAACACGTTCTAGAAATTCAACAACACTCTCTCTTTCCTTAATCTCTAAGTTAAGATCTGCAACAGCTGAGTGTCGTTCCGCAGCCTCTTTAAGAGAGGGGTATGTCATTTTTACAGGAGACTCTGCCTTTACCGCTTCGATTACGGAAGACACTAAAATGTTTTTTTTCTTAGTTAGCTCTATAAGCTCACTTTTCTCTAACATCAAGCGAGACACCCATTTTGCTTTTTTACCGGGTAGTGTTAATGCTGCCTCTTTGAGGTTAAGCTCATCTAGCTTTACATCTTCTTCTAGCTCTGCTACATATTTTTGCAGTAAAGTCATAAATATGATTGTAATACCTTATAGTGAAAAATCAATCATGATAACATTTAAACAATTTGTAATGAATGAAGAAAATGTAGCCGGGGACGGAGGTGTTTTTGGATCAGCTGCTAGTATGGGACATGGAGGTGATGTCGGCAATACTGATTTTTACGCACCCGGTGCAGCATTTTTGGCCAAACCTCTTTTTAAAGTAAAAGGCAAAAAAAATAAAATACTTGTACAAAGAAGAAATAAGTTTAAATACTTCTGATGGACCTAGGTCATTGGATTTTAAAAGAGGGTATATCTTTTAATGAATCGTCATTTGGATTCATTTATGAGATATGCAATACAGTTACAGGTAGAAAATATGTAGGTAAAAAGCAATGTCAGAGTAAACTAAAGCGTAAACCCTTAAAGGGCAAGAAAAATAAAAGAATAGAAATAAAAGAGTCTGATTGGAAAAGCTATACAGGGTCGTCAAAAGAGCTTAATGAAGATATTGAAAAGTACGGTAAAGACAAATTTACTTTTACTATATTACATGCATGTGGGTCTAAATGGGAATTAGGATATAGAGAAATAAAAGAGCAGATAGAAAGAGATGTAATCTTAAGAGATGATTATTATAATGGCATTCTAAATGTCAGGATAGGGACGCCGCCTAAGAATTTTAGTATTGACTAGTACTAAAATTCTTTTATAATTTAAAGATGAGAGGAGTTTATTTTGAAGATAAAAACCTTGGCATACGATTTGCAAGTTGTCAAGTTATTTTTGATAGGGAAATAGAGCCACAATTGACAGAGGATGTTATTAAGTATGGGCTTGAAAAGAATAATCGTTTAAAAAGACAGTTTATAGTATACAGGGTGGCCTCGTTTTTTACAGATTCTCTTGGTAATAGTATCAATGTTAAGACTGTTTTCTTGCTTCCAACAAAAATAATCTCTCAACATTTTAGCGGAGAAGATATTTTTATATACAACAGTTTTAGAAATATTTTTAATATTTTATCAATTAATTTTCTTAATACAGATTTATCTCAAGCAGACTTTCAGAACATACTTGGCAAGAATACGGGAGAAAGTAAAGAACTTAAAGCAAGAATAACTAATAATTTATATAAGCGCGGTACACCTAACCTTACAAAACTCTATTCTTATCTTAAGAAATACAAAATACATAAGCTACAAGAGGATATATCTCAAAACATTAAGATCAAATTAGGGTTGTTTGTAGCATAAATATAATATAATGAAGTTTTTAGCTAAGCTAGCAGAAGAATATAATAAACTAGAAGTTGAAAAGCCTCAATGGGTGGAAGAATATGTTACACCCACAACACCATCTTCAACAGTTGCAACCACACCCTCTACATCAATAACAGGTACTAAGCCAGGTAGTAATCTAGGTAAAGCCATACAAGACACTCTTGATGTTCAAATTGACCCGGAATTGGCTAAGAAAAAAGAAGAATTAGATAATGTTTATAAGCAAGTAGCGGATGCCCTTAAGAAAAAGGCAATGGACGCAACAAATAAGCTTAAACAAACATCGAGTGAATTAGCCGCTACCCCAACGACAGCAGTGCCGTCGGTTCCAGCGGTATGAAATTTAATAAATTACTAGAAACAAAATATAGAGAGCTTTTCGAGCAAGTACCTCCTCAAGATTTAAACATACCTGCTCCGGAAGCTCCTGTAGCTGCACCGGCGCCGGCTGCTGCTGTTCCTCCAGCTGAACCGCCTCAGCAGAAGCCATTAACACCTGAAGGCGAAGTATTTTTAATTAATCTTATCCGTAAAGCCTTGTTTATGAACCCTGATGATCTAGGATTAAAGACAATTAAGGAGTTACCAGAAGTAAATGCAAAAAACGCGTCTGAGATTTTAGATAAGATTGTCAAGTTAATGCAAGTAGAAGCTATTGATTTGGATGTAAATACGAAATAATTAAAAAGTATTCTAATACTATTGACGTTATTACTAATAAGGAAGTTGGTGGTCAATAAATAATATTATGAATAGGGACATTAAGTTATTGTTTGAGGCTTATAATAGTATTAAAGAGGCAGAAGATACTAACATAGACACCTTTCATAAAGAATTGGCCAAACAATGGGCTAGTTTATTCTTAGATAAATTACATGAGTATCCTATTACCAGTAGATCGGCACACTTAGAAAGATTGCTTGATGGTTCATTAGAAGTTTTTAAGAAGTATATTCTAGATGATATTAAATCTAAAAAACTATCTTATTTAAAGGCAGACGCTTTTTCAAAAAGCGAAGATGCTCAAAGCATTGTAAAAAAATTCACAGTAGTAAGTGGAGGTGTAGATAACACCAGTGATGTAGGTTTTGATTTGAGTGAAGTGGACCACGAGCAAGCCCAGAGCTTGCAAGATGTAGTAGACAGAACAATTGAAGACATGGAGAATGATGAAGATTTTGCAGATACTTTTCCTCAAGAATACAGAGAATTTAAGAACAATATGTTTATTATGTCCACCGATAGTGGTGATTTTGTGGCTGTACTTCCAGGGCATTTAGACGAGAAGCAAGTATTTGCAAAATTGGCATCAGCTTTCAGTGAAGATAAAAAAGGCCTATCAGATCAAGAATATCACCAAGCCCGTAAATTTGGGCTTGAAAGCGCAGGAGAAGTGGTCGGTAAAGGCCCTATAAAGATTCAGCTGACTAAAGACCAGACTTTATTATGCACAAGAGATGGACGGGAGCAAGAAGTAAAGTTCGTTAAAGGTGTTATATTTAATTGTGATGAATGGGTAGGGGATTATTATCATTGTGAATCAAAGAAATATGGTGGTGTTGCCGTATTTCCTCCAGACATTAAGCTATTAAGCGCCCCAGAGGGCACAATTACTCATCTAACTCCAGAGTAAATGTAAAGGTTTACCTGTTTACTTAGTTTATTAACATATAAATAACAAGTGGCTTACATATCCCTAAAAGACCTATATTTTGAAGACGTAGCCGGCATAACTGTGCCTCCGCTGCCTAGACAACAGGTAAATACACCCCCGGTCAAAGTTTTTGTGCCGGGTGATGAATATGTACCTCAAACACCGTGGACAGAATACGATATATCTCCAGATTTATTTCAAAAAACAGCAGGTGGGGATAAGGAAGGTACTGGTAGAGGAGAATACAGTATAGCATGTATATTGTATGGGTTCAAGACTAAGGAACAAGTGGATAAAGCATCTGGTAGAATTATACAAGGCGGGGGAGCTTCTTTTGACGTGGTAGGACCAGATAAACGCAAGTATGAGGTAAAAGAATTAACTAAAGCTGTACGTACAGGAACGGAAGGAACCGGGGTTTTTACAGATATCCTTAATTCGACAATAGAATTGTTAGATGCTATACTAAAGGAATTTAATACGCTAGACGCCCAGGGTAAGCAGACCATAAACAATATGATTCTAAATAGCAATACAGTAAAAAGCACTATTCTTAACAGAAAAAGTCAAAAGGGACATTTTGACGCTATTAAAGACAGGTGGAGCTTAGATGAATATTTAAATGACATAAAGCGTAAAGCCCCAAGAGAGCTCTCTAAAGGTATTCTTATTTCTCCTATTTTAAATTTAGGTCAATATAAAGAAGAGCGCCCTTACGTAATTTTTTCCTTAAAACAATTAGTTGATGTATTAAACGAGATTGCCTCTACACAAGTCGCAACAGGCAATGAAGAAGGTACACCTAATCCAGCTGTAAGGGATATCGCCGATACTATCAATAAACATTACAGCGTACAAGGTGATGAGAAAGAAAAAGAATTTTTCAAAAAAGAGGCAGAGAAAATTGATAGGGCATTAATTCAAAAGAGATGTAAGGAATTTAAAAAATGTACTGATGAATTATCTTTTAGAAAGCAAATAATAGCACTTAATTTGTCAGGAATGCTTAAGCTAATTCAAGATAAAACTCAAGATATTGTTGAGAATTTATTTCCAAATGATGGGTTATTTGCAGTAAACAGCCAAGGCTTTCAATACATTCCGCATAGTAAGTTAAATACCTATCTTGCTTTTGATACAATAAGTTCAGGAAGTGTAAAGATCAAGCAAAAAATAGCTAGTAATGAAACCATTTAAACAATTTCTTACAGAACAAAATGGTAGTAGTATAGGTTTTTTTCCTGGAGCATTTAAACCGCCTCACAAAGGCCATTTTGATACTGCAAAACAAGCTGCAACAATTAATGATGCAGCAGTAATTTTAGTTTCAAAAATAGATAGAGATAACATATCAGCCGACGACTCAATGTTTGTCTGGGAGACTTATAAACAGTATCTACCAAAAAACTTGTATGTGTTTTCAGTTCAAGGGTCCCCTGTTTTAACTATATATCAAATTACAGACATCCTTAACAATGGTGTTTTTACCCCCACACCTAGAGCCCCTACCCCTCTACCTGCGGCAACAGAAATAGCAGATTTGTTAAGAAAGTTTAACCCACCTTACAGTGTTAACCTTTATGCAAGTCAAGAAGATACAGAAAGATTTAAATCATTCTATGGACCAAGTAAAGAGATTTTCCAAGGAAAAAACGTACAAAGTATTGCTATGAAAGATATTTCTCGACTAGCGTCTGCGACAGATGCACGTGCAGCATTGTTAAAAAATAATGCAAAGGGGTTTCATTCTTTATTACCAAATATTGCAGATCAAAGTAAAGAGGCTATCTTTAATCGATTAAAAAAATGAAATCTTTTAAACAATTCTTGCTCAAAGAGCAAATTATAAAAGAAGAGCGTACTTCTTATTTTTCACCACATCTCTCACATTTAGAAGACTTAGCTGTAGAGAACGGTAAAGCAGGATTTAAAGATTTTCTGACACATGTAAATTTAATTTCTAAAAAGATTCAAGGCTACGAATCAGAGCAAGAAATTAATGCAAAAATAGATGGAAGCCCTGCTATTTTGTTTGGTATTGATCCAAAAACTAAGACTTTTTTTATATCATTAAAATATGTAGTGGATGAATCTACCGATACAATAAAAGAAAATGCAAAACTCTTTCATACATCAGAAGAGATAGATCAAGCTATGTCGGATAGACCAGATTTTGCATCTAGGCTTAAAAATTTATTAGAGCAGTTAACACCAGCTTATGATAATTCTGGGTTAATATATCAAGGTGATGTTTTATACGCTAGTCAAGAAGATAAAAAAAGAGTGAAAATAGGTACAGAAGAGTTTATTACTTTTGAACCAAACACTATAATGTATGCTATTCCTATGGATGATAAATCAGAACTATTTCATAAAGTATTAAACTCTTCAGTGGGGGTAGTTGTTCATGATAGTTTTAAAGGGGTAGTAGATAAAGAATCGGGGATAATAAAACTTGTACCGGCGTCTAAAAACATTGACAGTTTGATTGCTAGTAGTACAAATTCAAAAGCATTCATAAAAGGTAGCAATTATCGTACTTTTGCTTTTGATATACCCGATAAATTTTTTGATAATCTTAATACACTTATAGTGGACGCTAGTAAGCATATAAACTCTATTTCTGATGAATTTAATAATGAATATGTGTCGCCTGGTAGGGGGGCGCCTTCTAGCCAAATCCTAGATATGTTAAAGCGCTATTTAAATAAGCAACTTGACCTAGAGGACTCAGGACTGTTTGGGGCAGCAAAGACTAGCGGTAGATTAAACTTTAATGCATTTTACAAGGGGTTTCAACAATATGTTGAGTCGCAGATAACAAAAGGTATAGAAGGACTTGGACCTAAGGGTCAAGCCCAACGCCAGCAAAGACTTAGTATTGTTCAAAGCTTTTTACAGAACAACGCAGCTAATTTTGAGCATCTATTAACAGCTACCTTTGAGATGGTAAAAATTAAGTACCTTATTTTTAATATACTGTCTCAACTAGATACTAAGCTAACACAGCATGCTTTTTACAGACTTCCCGATGGCTCGTATGTTAAAACAAAAGATGAAGGCTATGTTTTGTTTGCTGGTAATAATCAAGTAAAGATTGTAGATAGAGTAGATTTTTCTAAGATGAACCGCTTAGTTGGCGGTAGGCGCAGAACCCTTATTACCTGATTCGTTAATAGCATTTAATGCTTCAAGATTAAAAATTGTTTGGCGTAATACAGATTCTAGAACTTCTTTACCCTCACCGTACAGCATATCTCTTATTTTAGATACTATTTTTAATTCATGTGAATTTTCATCTGCATCAAACTCACCGTCTTTTCTAAATTTGTTATATTCAAGATAGTTTTTAACACTCTCAATATAGCTTGCAGCTAATGTAATTTTACTGAATACCCAAGGTTCTAAATCTTGATTGTCTTTTAGTAGATTGTAAAGAGCTTTTGACCCGTTATGAATTTTATATAGTTCGTTCTTTGCCATATCAGCTTCAGATTCACCAGAACCGGTAGAGGGTTCAACAGGGGTAATTTTTGAAGAATCTTCACAATTTTCACTATTTTTACACTGTAAACAATCTTCACCATCTTCACACCCACAAGATTTTTTATTAAGCTTTATTACTGTTGATGTGTTATTGGAAGGTACCATATTCGTGGTTTCGGCCGCGGGGCCCAGGTTTAATTCATTAACTACAATCTGGGTATAAGCTTCGGAAATTTTTTCTAATTCACCTTTTCTGCTCATTTTATATATTTATTCAAATAAATACATAATATATGCGTAGTTACAAAGAATTTTTCTATGAACAAATACTAGGGGCTACGGAAGGTATTACTATTCAACATGTTGGAAACGTTAGAGCCACTGTAGACACTGGTAACAGCGGTTATAATGTACTTCATGCAGAAATAATTGATGGTGCAAAAGAGGGACATGTAAAATTTAAAACAGTAAACGACAAAGTGTTAGAATTGCCTGTAAAAGAGTTTATAACGGTATCCGGAAATAATAATACCAACGATAGACCAGTAGTAGAGTTAGACTGTAGCTTGGGCCAAGAACAATTTAATAAAGTTCCTTTCAGCCTTGCGGACAGAAGTCAGCAAGATACCCCTGTTCTCTTAAGTAAAGATTTTATAAAATTAAATGGCGGTGTTGTTAATGTTAATATTAACAGCGAAATTAAAAAATAACATTGCTTACCCCTATACAACTTAAGACATATCTTAAATTGTATGCGTTAATTTTATCTACCACACACACGGTAGGTGAGTAAACAAATTCACTATCAACCCTCATTCCGATCTCTTCCCCAGGTAACAAAATATCATCCACATAGTCCATAGCCCCTCTTCTTTTTAAAAAAGAATAATATGGGTCTTTCGGCTCACCTTCTACAATTACATTATAATGACAAAACTCGTGTGCATAAAAGGTAAGATCTCTAAAACAAGAAATACTGGAAGGAGGATTAACCAACTCCCCGCGTATAATTAAATTACACTAATTATTTAGTCAAATTAGATTAATTTTCGGTTTTGTGCGAACTCAATAAACTTGTAAAATTCGTTTCTAGAATTATCTTTATCATCTAGAAAAGCACCAGACATTCTTGCGGTACGCATAGTTGAATCATGTCTAATGCCACGGTTAGAGCAGCATGTGTGAGCGGCCTCAATCATAACAGCTACTCCTTTATTCTTAATACAAACTTCATCAATATACTTGTGAATTTGCATTGTAAGGTTTTCTTGTACTTGAGGGCGACGAGAAAACCAATCCACAATACGATTTAATTTACTCAATCCAATCACCTTACCGTCCTTTGCAGGAATATAAGCAACGTGGGCAAACCCCATAAAAGGTGCGTGGTGGTGTGAGCAGAGCGATGTAACTTTAATATTGGTTTGAGATACAATACCATCATACTTATCTACATTATCAAACGCGGTAATCTTAGGCGGCTCACTATAACATCCCCAGGCAAAGTCTTCTACAAATGCCTTAGCAACCCTAAAGGGGGTGTTGGCACTATTTGGATCGTTTCTCCAATCATAACCCAAAGCGTCCATGTATGCTTCATACGCGGCCGCGGCCTTTAGTATAATTTGATTTCTCTCTTCCTCGGAATGTGGATGGTTATGATTGGCAAAAGCTAGCTTTTTCTTATTAAACATATTATTATTATATCAATAATGTTAGATAATCAAGATAAATAATCAAACATTCTATGTTAAACAAATTAATAGAAAATACCTTTAAGAACACACGTTTAAAGCGAGTTAGGGTAAAGTCTGATCCGTCAATACCGCCTGTGTTTGGATATGAAAATGTAAGCTGTTTTGAAGGTTATGTACTTGAGGAATGTGGTGAAGGTATGGTGAACGTTTATATTATAAATGCTCCACCAGCAGCAGATCCTATCCAGCAAGTAAGTGTAGCGCAATTAGAGCCGGTTGAAACAATATCTGCTACTCCTCAAATTTCAGATATAAAAACAGCACTTTTAAGAGCCTTAATCAAAGCAGGTCATGGAGAAGAGACCCCTGTCTATAATCAGATTAGAAATACTAGTAGTATAGATTTTATAAAAGCTTTTTTAGCCCAAGCCAATATTAGTATAGAGGATTTAATGGCAATTAATAATGAAAGCACTCTTCTGCCTTCTCCTTCAGCTGATGAAGATGTAAAAATTAAAAATAAAGCAGAAGATATATTTGGAACCCGCGAAGGTAAATTTGATAGGTTATTAAAGGCTACGGGTAAAGGTTTAAATCTTTTAACTAAAACAGTAGGTGCAGGTGCAGAGCTGGTCCTAGGAAAGGATAATATAGTTGCAAGAGTTAACAGGTTTTTAAAATCTTTTGAAATAGGTGATCTTGTTGATATTAAAAAAGTAACCGATAGGGCTAGAACAAAGGACTATTCACATTTACCTTACAATAATGAACCTGTTGTAATAACAGGCTTACCAAAGTTATCTTATCAGAAATATAATGAGGTTAAATACCAATTAATGGGTAGAATAAAAAATGTAAAGCTTTCCACCGACGGTATAATGTATGTTGTTGGGGATATACAACCAGAGTTAAATAAGATAAAAAAAATATTGTTAGATTTTACCTATCTTGATAACCCTTCTAAGGTAGGCAAAATTATTTTTGAAGATGTTGAGGGGGCAAGATTTTACAATAGGGGTACTATTGTATATTCTAATAGTGTGTGGTTGGTCAAGTTAGGTTCTCTAAACATTAACGATAAAACATCGGAGAATAAGAAAGATAATGCTTTCATAGCGGCCTCAATAAATCTTCTTAAAGAATCTTTAGGCACTAATTATGACGATTTGGCTAGAAGACCAGATTACAGTCTTATAGTAATTGAGGTTGCTATAGAGCTTAAGAAGCATAACCCGGAGACTATGGCGCAAATTGGAAAGTTTTTTAAGGAATATCTCCCCAAACAAGAAGAATATTTTAAATTATCAACAGATGAAAAGATAAATAGTATTAGAGGTTATTTAAAAAAGTTTAAGGAAACAACAAATGCCATCTAAAACAGAAAAACAGAAGAGATTTTTTGGTGCCGTTATGGGGGCGAAGAAGGGTCAGTCTAAAGTTTCCGGTAAAGCAAGAGAAGTTGCCAAAGAAATGCCTAAAAAAGAAATTAAAAAGTACTTAAAAAAAGAAAATTTTGATAATGTGGTTAATCATTTACTAGAGAAATTCTTTAAAGAAGGTATGACATTAGAAAAGAATTACACCTGTAAATAGGCTAAAGAAAAGAATTGTGATTGTGATGGTTGTTCAGATTGTATCGAAAATCAGTCTAGCGCTTGATTTATCACTATAAGTTAATATACTATATAGATGTCATTTCAATTTGAAAGTACAAAAATTATTGATTTAGGTAGTTGTGCGTTTAGACAATGGAGAGCTGATAGTCATTGTAAGTTTATTCATGGCTACAGGCTGCAAGCTAAATTCTGGTTTGGTTGTAACAATTTAGACGAAAAGAATTGGGTTGTAGATTTTGGAGGTTTAAAGCAATTAAAATTAACTTTAGAGAAACAGTTTGATCACACATTATGCATTGCTGGTGATGATCCTTTATTAGAAGATTTTAAAAACCTACATAACAAAGGTGCTGTTGATTTAAGAATTATGCCAACAGGTGTAGGTATAGAGCGTACAGCACAATGGTGTTTTATAAATGCTGACATTATTATAAGATCCCAGACAAATAATAGATGTTGGGTTGAAAGAGTAGAGGTATGGGAGCATGATAAAAATTCTGCTATTGTAACGCGAGACTATGTTACAGTACCACAACATGATCCTTATGTTTCAGAGAAACATAATGCAGAACAATTTGAACTACCTTTTCAACCACAGGCTACCACGGTTGCTGCTCCTGCTCCAGAGATACAAAACGCAGTTACAAGGAGTAATGCAGCTGCGGTCGGTAATGAAATGTCTACCGGTTGGGGCAATCCATTTGGTGGTACTAGCTGGGGTTCTTAATAGTCTTAACTATAGAAACTATAAACTTTAGTAGCTTGCTCCTGGTAATATCGTCTTCGGTAAAGTGAAACGTTTCAATACCATGTTCCTTGCTGTTTTCACAACTGAAAGCTTTCATAAAACTCTGAAAGCCAGATTTAGGAATATCAGATTGCAAGGAATCACCAATAACAAATAACTTACAACCCTTACCAAATCTAGTTAGAATTGTTGTTAATTCATTATGCTCTAGATTTTGTGCCTCATCAACAATTACCACATTGTTGGAAAACGTTGCTCCTCGTAAAAAATTAACAGGTATACATTTTAAATATTCATTCTCAAAGAGTATATTAGCTATTTGCTTACCCACAAGCTCATCACATTTTTCTACTAATGGTATGCTCCATGGCTTAAACTTATCGTCTACCTCCCCCGGTAAACTACCTAGTTTTCTAGAAGCTGATTCAACAATACTCCGTATATACACAATTTCATCTGCCTTTCGCTCTTTAAGTAATGTTAAGGCAACATACACAGCAAGATATGTTTTTGAGCTTCCTGCTGGTCCATCTGCAAAAATGATGTTTGTTTTATCATCAAAAGCCTTCTCTGCAAAAGCTTTGTGATGTTCATTTAAATGAAACTTTTGATCAATTTTAAAATTTAGAAGAATATCAGACTTAATGAGTTTTTCTTCAAATTTAGCAGCCTTTCTGGCTGCTCTAGCCATCTTAGACATCTGTATTATTTATTCAAAATCTACATTGATTAATGCAAAGTTAACCTTATAATAATACTATGTCTTTAGATACAACAATATTTTTAAGTGATGATAAGGTTTTTTATACAATAGAAGGGGAAGGCGAATATGTAGGTCACCCATCGGTGTTTATGAGATTATCGATGTGTAATTTAACGTGTAAAGGGTTTGCTTCTGCTGATTCACCTCACGGGTGCGATAGCTTTATAAGTTGGTCAGTAAAAAATCATTTTAAAATTAAAGACATTTTAGATTTACTGGATAATGAGGGGTATACAAAGCATTTACGTGAAGGGGCCATCTGGAAGATTACAGGGGGTGAGCCTCTAATTCAACAGAAAAACCTATTAGAACTGGTTAGAGAGTTTGCTAAGCGTAATGGGTTTATACCAAAAATAGATTTTGAGACTAATGCAACTATTCAACCTTTAGATGACTGGACAGCATACCGGGTAACATATACAACCTCTCCAAAGCTATCTAATAACGGTGACCCAGAAGAAAAGCGCTATAAACCTGCCGTACTTAAATGGCACGTTAGTGCCGGTTCCGGATTCAAATTTGTAATTAACGAGCAAAAAGACTTAGACGAAGTATATGAGAAGTATATCAACCACCCAGATATATTGTTGCCAAGACATAGAGTATGGTTAATGCCGTGTTGTGGTAGTAGGCAAGAGCATACAGAAAAAGCTTCTATGGTAGCAGAATTATGTAAAACACATGATATGAAATTTAGTCCAAGGTTGCAGCTAGTAATTTGGGATAAAGCATTAAAAGTATAGTTGATTTTTTATACTCTTTATTTAAATTAACTTATGAACGTAAACATCGATGTAACTATTTCTGGTGAAAATGGTGGTGATGAATCATTTAGAGTACTATTAAATCAGGATGAACTTACCAATATTATTAAAACTGAAGGTCTAGAAGCTGGTAATAAGGCATTAGATACTTTTGTAGATAAGTTTGTATTGCAGTTTAAGTCTAAGCTTGCTTCTGTTATCAATCGCTAATTATAATAAATAATTGGTGATTCTTAATAAGTTTGATAAGAAAGCAAACGAAATTTTACAAATTTTACAAGAGAACCCTGCGGCCGCAGCGGTTGCTATACCCGCATTAACTAAAGTGGCCCCGTGGGTAGCAGGTCTTTTTTCTGTATTAGTAGGAACCCTGGTCGGTGTGGGGGGTGGTGCTTGGGCGCCTCCATTACCGACTCCAACAGAAACAGATGTAAAACCTGAAATAGATAAAAATAAGCCTAAAACATATCCACCCTTAGTTCCTCCAATACCTTCAACTAATGCACCAGATGTAGTTGGTGGTAGTACCCCTGGGGTTTCTCCAGCACCAGATGTAGTCGGGGGTACGCCTGAAATTTCTGCACCGGCGCCAGCAGGTGTAAAAACACCTGATGCAGCACAACCAGTACCAGTAGATCAAGCAGTGCCAGTAGATCAAGCAGTTCCTGTTGATCGATCAATTACTAATACTGCACAAAATGTTGGTGCTAAAGAAAAAGAAATTGCTGTAGCCAAAGATGCTGTACAAGATAAAACGGCTGGTCAAGCACCTATCGTAGCCCCACCACCACAATTAAAATTTTCTAAAACAGGCAATTTTAAATTAGAACGTCCAGAAGAAGGGTTTCCTAACTACCAATCACTAACACCTTATGCTATGGGACAATCCTATACTGACAACTCTAATCTATCACCTAATAGTGTGTGGAAGCAAGTTATGAAAGGTAAGCAGCCCATAGAAGAGCTTCCCGCTGATATGCAGTCCCCTGAAGAAGTGGCCCAAAGATTTAAGAAGTGGAAAGCAGATCAAAAGAAAAGAAAATACGAGGCCCCTGGTGCTTTTGGTGGTTTAGTCGGGGAACCCAATCTAGATTAATTACAATTATATTATAAAATAAGATATGCGTATAGCTTTTAGCGGAGCCGCTTGTACAGGTAAAACAACAACAATTAGCGCCTTTTTAGCCAAATGGCCAAATTACAAGTCTCCAGAAACTTCATACAGAACATTAATATCAAATAATAAGCATAGTAAGAGAACAGATAAAAAGATTCAACGTAGTATTTTGCAGTTTATGGTAGATCAACAAAAAGGATATACCTTACATGATAATATTGTTTATGATAGGTGTGGGCTTGATAACGTAGTATATTCGCTATGGTGCCATGATAAGGGTATAAAAGGGTTTAACAAGCAATATATAGATGAATCAATAGAACTTGTAAAAGAGAGTATGAGAACCTTGGATATTATATTTCTATCAACCAGAGATTTAATGGGACCTATAGTCAATAATAATATAAGAGAAGTTGACCCAGAGTTTGTTATGGAAACTGATAATATTTTTAGGGCTATTTACAGTCAGCTTCTATCAACAGGTGCTTCACCCTTCTTTCCTCCTCACGATAGCCCGGGGCTAATTGAACTTAAAGGGACAACAGAAGAAAGAATAGATCTTATTAGTATGTATATTACCCCAGAAGGTAGTATGTATGGTGAAGAACAAAGCCTAGTAAATATGGATGAAATCGCCAAAATGGAAAGCCTTCTAAGAGAACAAAAAGGGTTAGCTGCTAAAGAAAAAGGTATTTTGTAATAAATATCTTAATGTTATTTGATAAAAATTACAATTTTATAATGGAAAGTTTTAAGTCAATTAAAACCATTCATAGACTGTTTTATCCAAGAAACTTTAATCTATCTGAAGAATTTATAAATTCTTTTCGAAAAGAATATGCAAGGTTAAAGTCAATGAATATTGATGATAGAAGAATTTTACAGAAAATGATTAAGGCGCTACCCTTTCATAAGGATAACGTAAATATTAATACTCTATAATAACAACCCCGGCTGCTCCACTACCACCAGCACCGCTTGCAGAACCTCCACCACCGCCGGCTCCCGTATTATCTGAACCGTTTTGACCGCTCACGTTACTACCATTACCACCGCGACCGGCTCCTGAGCCCATAAACCCTGGTCCGCCTCGTCCGCCTGCAGCAAACGCCGCAGTACTCCCCGCAATACCATTTTCACCAGAAGAGCCTGCTAAAGGTATATCACCACCAGACCCTGCTAATCCCCCTGCCCCACCGGCGACCGCACCTCCAGCAGACCCAACAGTGCCACCAGAACCTCCCGGTGCTATAACCTGTGTTTCTCCTGTAACCGTAAAGGTGGACTGACCGCCTGCTGCAGCTGCAGCACCACCGGCGCCAACCACATAAGAATATGTTTTACCTCTTACATTTGTAAAATATTTTATGTTTGTACTGCCCCCGCCACCACCACCTCCAGCTCCTGAGCTGCTGGAGCCGCCTCCACCTCCCCCGCCACCTACTATAGTCACCTTAATATTGTTAACACCGGCGGGAAATGTTACACCGGATGCTGACCCCCCACCAGTAGGTGCGTATCTAATAACAGTGGTAAACCCTGGTTGGCGAGACTCTACCGTAGCACTCAAGGTATTAACCCGACTACTAATAGTGGCTACAGATGTATAAAAACTAGTATTGTTTGGCCCTATTACAAAATCTTTAAAATCTATAATGTTTGTGCCTGTACTATTTTCAACAATAAGATAATTGCCGTTGACAATTTCCTCTATTTGGTTTAACTCTTTAATATTAACCTTGTTAAACGTCGACATATCAGTTATTTATTACTTTAGATATAGTTGCAATACAATTATTTTTAATATAATAAACGTATGACGGGTGTAGGAATTGTAACATGTAATCGACCGAAATTTTTTCTTAAATGCTTTAGAACTATTCCCAAAGATGTTGAGCTTGTTGTAGTTAATGACGGTTCGAAATTTGAAGATTGGGAGAGACTATTAAACGAAAGACCTTTTAAATTTATACAAAACGAACAAAATCTAGGCGTAGGCAAATCAAAAAATAAGCTGCTTAAAGCGTTGCTTGAAAAGGGTTGCACAGATCTTTTTTTAATTGAGGATGATATTATAGTTAAAGATCCAGAGGTATTCAATGAATATATTAGAGCCAAAGACATAACAGGTATACAGCACTTTAATTTTGGATATCATGGCCCGGCTAATAAGGGAAATATATCCGGTGGTGCACCAACACCTCGATATATTATAGATTACGGTGATATAAAGATAGCATTTAATGCACACAGTGTTGGTGCTTTTTGTTATTATTCGAAAGCATGTTTAGATAAAGCAGGCTTAATAGATGAAGACTATACAAATGCTTTTGAACATGTTGATCATGATTATAGAATTTTTAAAGTTGGTATGGGGGCACCCTACTGGCATTTTCCGGATATAGCAAATAGTATGGATTATTTAGATGAAATAGAATGTTCAGAAAAAAGTAGTGCAATAAGACCGAGAACAGATTGGCGGTCAAATATAGAGCACGGGGTAAAGCTTTTCAAAGAGAAGCATGGTTATTTACCCGCTTGGCAAGGTGCAGTTCCAGATATGGATGAAAAGAAAGTTAGAAGAATTTTAAAAGACCTGCAACGCTTTTACGCAAAGAGAGATTAAATGCCAGCTAATAAAAAGATTGCTTTCGGGGTAAATTTGTTCGGTAAATCAGTTCGAACTGATTTATGTATAGAATCACTTCTTGTAGTAAAAAGCAAATATCCAGATATTATAGACTTATACAATATTCAATTTGAAGACAAAGCTATCAAAGGTAGAGAGCATCCGGGTATAAAAACCCTATTTGTATTAAAAGAATCTAATAAAGACTATGTAAAAGAATCAACACGGACTATACCTATGTTGAGAGAAGTTTTTGATAAATTAGCTGATTTAAATTATGAATATTTTGCATTTACTAATGATGATATTATAATTTCGGACAGACTAATAAAAGTTTTCTTAGAGACAGACTACGATTCATGGCCAGCGAGTAGGCTGGCCATTGAGCCTATTTTTACTTTATCTGAACCAATTTCAGGCGATCATTATCAGGTTGCAGGTTTTGATACATTTATTTTTAAGACTTCTTGGTGGAAAAAGAAACGATTAGAGTTTCCGAATTATATCCTAGGCCATCCTTGTTGGGATGTACATTACGCTACATTATGCTTAAGGCATGGAAAATCTAAATTCTGTAACGACTGGCCACCACCCACCTTTCATATAAAACACGGCGGGGGAGATCAATACTCCACACTGGAAGTAGATTATAATAATAGTTTATACTGGGTACCCTGTAGATTTGATGTTGATATGTGGCATCACTACCTCTTTAATGTCTTACTAGTGAGACCAGGTATAAATTATTGGACGCCGCATAAAAATGAAGCTGAATTAGAGAAGGTCTGTTTCAATGATACTTGGTTTAAAACGAATTATTGGTCTTATTCGGGTGCGCAAGCAGCTGCACAAGCACAACTTTTAAAAAGTTTCTACCAATAAGTTCCACCCTCAATCTTCATATAACCCTCCGGCGTCTCTTCAGCAGAAGGCCTTACCCAGGCATTATTATAAAAATGATTAAAAATTCTCATTTGTTCCCATCTTTTACCTTTTATACCAAATAACATTTGAAGTGCCCCGCCTAAATGTACTGCTTGTTTATTCATATTTTTGGCAAAAGCTGCTAGCGGTAATGATGATGCGCCTGTACCTATCAATGCTACATCGTAATCAGCTTGAAACATTTGATATTTGATATCATCGATCATTTCTTTCCATGTTAGATATTTGTTCTTATCACCAGTAATAGCCTTACTTGTCGGGTGAAAAATTGTTTTTAAATCAAATTGCGGGAGTACTTCCGGATTTCGCCAGATACTCAATCTATTTGAATATTGTTTTTTTATCGTTTCGGTAAAAGGGCTTATAACCAAAACTCGCTTATCCTTTAGAAGACTAGTCCAAGGCAATCCATGATAAAAAGATTCTAATGATTGAAGATCAACCAATACACTGGAAGGATTTCTGCTTTTTATAAATCTTAGTTCAAAATCCCCTAATCCATTATTCCAAGGTGAAATAATATCTGTAGCTGTTACCGCGTCGGATAGTTGTTCACAAAAATATATTCTAGCCTCTTCTGTCTGAGGAAAGACCCCAGCATTAACAAAAATTTCATTTACAACTGTCGGGTTCCAGGAAATTGGGCTTTGATTGTGATGTTTGGCAAAAAAATAATTGTACGCACACATTAATTCGGCATTACCTATCTTACCTATACACAACGGTTTACCAGTTTTTAAAGCCTCATATATTTCCACACCGCCTTCCAAAAAGTTTAACACTTTAAAATCCATACTTTATTTTAATGTATATATCATTGAAATCCATTGATTATGATATAAAATTAATAAGTGAAGACTGTACTGGTAAGCTTTGCAAACGAGCGTTTTTTTCGCAGTCAAGGCATGTTAGTTGAATCTGGTAAAAAGTATTTTTCCGGACATGCCTCTTATACAATAGACTTGCTCAATAATGAATTTAAGGACAAAAATAAGCATATCTTACAGCAACCTAGAGGGTGTGGTTATTGGCTATGGAAACCATATATTATACTCAATACATTAAACCTTCTCAAAGACGGTGATTTGGTGTTTTATGTAGATAGTGGTAATTTAATAATAAATGATCCAAAGCCTGTAATAGATCTTTGTTTAAAAGAAGAAACCGGTATTTTATTATTTGAGAATAGAGATGGTGCACCCCCAGGGACAATATGGAAAAATTACATGTGGACAAAATATGATTGTTTTGAACGTATGGGCTGTACAGGTGAAAAATATACAGAGGGCAATCAAATAGATGGTTCATACATCATAGTGCAGAAGAATAAGTTTTCTGTTAAGTTTTTTAACGAATATTTAAAATGGTGTGAAACTGATGAAATTATTACCGATTTGCCAAGCAAAAAGCCAAACCACAAAGATTACAAAGACCACAGGCACGATCAATCCATTCTTTCGCTTTTGGCTATTAAGTATAATATTACTTTAGCAAGAGAACCATCTGAGTGGGGTAATTCTTATATAACTGAAAAATATGATTACCCTCAATTATTTCAACATCATAGAGGTTTAATATGTTAGAAGAAAAATTTTATGTAAGGTCACATATGGGTCTAGGTGACATGATATTATGTAACGCTATCGTACGTAATATATGTAAAAAATATAAAAACGTTGTCACTTTCGTAAAGCCTGAATATGAAAAAAGTATTAAGTTTATGTATAGGGACATACCTAACCTAGAATTGATTGTGATTAATGAGTGTGATATTGATAAACTTTTAGATACAGTAGATGTAAAAAATAAAATATGGCTTGGTTTTGGTAATATAGAGCATCTATTAGAAAAATATAGGTTTGATGAATGTTTTTATAGGCAGGTTGGCTTAAAATACGAGCGCAGATGGACAGATTTTTATGTAGAGAGAGATAAAATATCAGAAGAAAATCTTTTTAGTAAAAGCGGCCTAGTGAAAGGAGAATATATTTTTATTCATGATGACAAGGAGAGGGGGCTCTTGATACCTGACAAGATGCTACCTCAAGGGATTACACATTACAGGCCAGATAGAGCGGTTGAAAATATATTTGATTACTGTACTATAATTGAAAATGCCAAGCAAATCCATGTTATGGATAGTTGTTTTAAGCATATTGCAGATTCTCTTGACTTAACTAATGAGTTGTACTATCATGTTTATTTACGAAGTAATCGTAATCACAACGTTACCAATAGTAGATTGAGCTGGAATTATATTATATGAAAATTACAGCTGGTATGATTGTTTTTAATGCAGAAAAATTTGCTCCAGTTGGTATGCTTCAGGCTCAGTTGGAACAGTTATATTTTCTTGCAGATCAAATAGTTATCGTAGAAGGTGCAACAAAATCAGATAATAAAACCCATTATTTTGATGGTGATGCAACCTGGTGTACTGAGGATGGTAAGTCTAATGATAGTACTGTTAGTATTATCAAGAATTTTCCAGATCCTCAAAATAAGATTATTTTAGTAGAAGCAAAAGGATTCTGGAATGGTAAAACACAAATGTGTAATGAGTGGAGCAAAGTAGCCAATGGTGATTACATCTGGCAAATCGATGTAGATGAATTTTATCACAAAAAAGATATATTGAAAATAAAAAATATATTGCAAAAGTATGAGCCTAATGCAGTACATTTTTTTGCAAATCATTTTTGGGGAGATTATTTTAATTGTATAGATGAATCCTGCCCCTACACATGGGGAAACAATTTACCTTGGAGACGTATTTTTAGACACAAACCAGGAAGCAAGTGGCAGAGCCACGAACCACCTGTATATTTGTTACCAGATGGAACAGATTGCAATACCTTGCAATTGATACCAAGAGAGGAAACACTAAAGGTTGGATTGAAAATGTTTCACTATTCTTATGTAACACCAGAGCAAATTAGTTTTAAAGCCCGTTTCTATAAGCAATCTTGGACGGAGCAAACATATAAAGATTGGTTAGTAGATAAAGCTACACCTGTTAATGGTTCTTCTACAAAACCTTTTACAGGTCAGCACCCTGAGTGGCTTACCAAAATTATACCTATAAAATAATTTATGACCGATTTAACAACTTTTGTAATGCATCATTCTCCTTTAGGTTATAGAAAAGAAGCTCTTCTAAATGATCTAAAAGCTGTTTCTTTTCCATACAAAACTGTATGGGTAGAAAGCTTTCCACCATCTCTTTTTCAAGGTACTAATAAAATTACGGCTGGGGAAATGTCTCTTTCGTTTAAACATTATCATTCATTTTGTACCCAATTAGAAAATAATATAGATGTCGCGCTTTATATTGAAGATGATGTTGCGTTACTAAGTGTGCCTAACGCTATAGAATTTATAGAGACATGTATTAAGGAAATGAAAGAAACTGATGGAGATATTTGTTGGGTAGGTGGTGTGCATTACCTAGGCATTAGAGAGCCTGAGATAAGCGGTAAACACCTATATTATAGAGAGGATTATACTACAAGATGTACTCATGCGTTTCTAGTAAATAAAAAATGTATCCCAACTATACTTTCAAATTATCATTTTCAAAACCAGGTTGATATAATGTTAAATACAATAATATCTACACAAAAACTAAAAAATAGTTGGACTAGTCCGTTTTTTGATCAAAAAAGTCATTATGATTCGAATTGGAAATGCTCAGTTAAATGACCCCATCCTTTCGAGCTGTCTCTTATACATACGGTAATATTCCTTCAGAAGTTGTTGAATATCAAAAAAAAGTTTTTGATTTTCTAAATTTGCCTATCGATCAATATATAGGTGGGTACGATCATGGTCAGTTTTTAGAAAAAATCTTAACAGAGGCGAAAACAGATTATACTATATTTTTTGACATAGACTGTATTCCATTAGTACCTAATTTTGATTCTATTATACAAGAGGAATTATTAAAAGAAGAATGTTTAATTGGTATTGAGCAGACGGGCCATCCGAGATATCATATATATGCCGGGCCAGGGTGTATGGGATTATCTTCTAATTTGTATAAAAAATTAGAATCCCCTCAGTTAAATCAAAACTTTAGAAGTGATGTTGCTGAAGAGTTGACTTGGCGATGTGAAGAGAGGGCAATTAAAGTAAAGTTTTTTAAGGTGTCAAGTATTGAGCAACCTAAATGGCGATTAGGTTATGATAGAGAGTTTGGAATAGGGACTACTTACAAATATAGTAATATAGACGTATTATATCATCAGTTTGAAATTAGATACAATTACGGCAATTTTATAGAAAAATGTAAGTCAATACTAGGGACAAGTACTTAATATTTTAAATTACTTGAAATTCTATTGTGTAATTTGTATTTGCCCCTAATTGCTGCACTCGCATAGTATAAGAGCCTTGATTATAGGGAGCAGAAGCGGTAAGAATTTCTTGATTTATGTTACCGGGTCCAAAGTGTTGTTGTGCTAGCATTTGATCTGGATTATCTCCTGCTGTCCATTGAGACCCTGATTGAATTCCCAACCATGCTACATTATCTACTGAATTGTAATTCCTAAGTATAATTTTATTTAATATCTTATTATTCCCTACATTAAAGGTAAAATAATCACTATTTCCAGCTACAGAAGCAACAACTAAGCCATTACCAGTGTTTAAAGTTACAGGTGTAGGAACAAGTGCTATGTTTGAAAAAGGACCATTAATATTTTCTGCCCATATTGTATAACTAGGAGGCTCGGGGGAAGGTGATGGAGGGCAAGCACTTAAGAATCTTAAGTCTGTTGAGCTATTTAAATAAAATTGTGTTGAATCTCTATATGGCACCCTACTGAAAAATATATTATTTGTACTTAGTGGTATTGTTGATGTATTTACATAGCAATGTGATAGATACTGTGCAAATAATTCAGTTGCTGTTGTTGTTGCTATAGATGTAGCTGGAAATTTGCTAACAGTTAGATTTGTTGTAGGTGGTCGAGAAGGGTTATTAATACTAGGGTCTCCAAGACCATAATTGCCTGCTAGACCGGAGCTGGAGAGAGTGTTGACACTAGCACACTGCATTAGAAAATTTTTAGCTTGTTGCGGTGTAAAATGAGGAAATCTTTCTAATATTGTGCATAAAATACCTGCAATATTGGGTCCTGACATTGAGGTCCCGCTTAGCTTGCTCAAGAAATAACCTGAATAACCTGGGTATGTTACACCGCTTATGAAAGCACTTTGAATATATGAGCCTGGAGCATATATACTTACACCACTACCATACTGAGAGTATTCAGCTCTTGCAGCTACAGCGTCTATTAAAGAAGAAATAGTTCTACCTCCGATAGCCCCTACTGTTATAACTGGATTATCTTCATGTGATGTCCAATTAGAGATAGGATAAGCGGGGGAATCTTCTCTACTGTTACACGTACCCGAATTCATTCTATCGTCAATCGGGGTTACAATTAATATGTTTCCATTGCCCGCAGAATGAACAAAATGAATGCCATTATCGGTTAATTGTTTTACTTTTTGATCTATAACATCAACAGTACCACATGAATATCCGTAACTATTATTCATTACAGAAGGTCGTGAAGATAACCCTGGAACAGTCCTTTTATATTTGTGATACCGTTCAATTAAATCAAGCATTAAGTATAAACCTTCAGTAGAATTACCATACCCGTTAGATGTTGAAAAATTTATTCTCATTGAAAAAATTTGTGCATCTATTGCCCAGCCGCAACTAGAGCCTGCAACGGTTCCTGTGCAGTGTGTCCCGTGGCCGTTGGTATCTTGATAAAATAAGCTTCTATCTGATTGACAATTATAATCTGTTCTTGCAATTACCCCACCCCCGACCCCGGATCCGGGGAGGCCACCCCAATAATACATAGTATCTTGCTGTCCAGAAGATGCTAGTGGGTTGTTGTTTGGCCAAACCGTTAATGAAACTGTACCAGTAGAAGCACCATTATTAGAAACATAATCACTATTAAAAGGAACATAACTAGTAGATCCTATAAAAAATGGATGCGCGCTAGTTGTATTTACTAAATTAAAATCATAAACACCGGTTCTAAAACTAACAGGAAACCCACCGGCTGGGTGTCTAGCTGTAGGAACACCTACTCTATCTTTCACAACATAAACTGTATCTTTTTCAACACCATTAATAAAATATGAATTTTGTCCAGGATTACCTGGTGAAGCGCTAACAGTCACAGTAATATTTCTATCTGCTGTAACAGGGGCAAATAGTGACCAATTAAGAAACTGTAGTCTTGTTTGACCGTTTTGATCTAACCATTCAGGATGACCTGGTACTATTCCGGAATCAAGAATTATCGCATCAACACCACTACCTGTATAATGATAGGTAAACTCCATATCAAATGGGGGTAGCGCAGATAGAGAATTACACCTTCCAAACCCCCATTGTTCAGGGGTAGTATTACTACTAGAATTAAACGCCTGCCCAACAGTAGTTAATTGTCTTTTTTTACCAGCTTGACTATTAGGTTCAAATTGAACGTCTAACCTCTCTTCAACAATTACTACCCCAGGGCATTTTTTTAAAGCATTTGCTTCTTCCTCTGTTAAAAAGGCTTTAATAGTTGTAGATGAAGAAGACATGTAATCACTCACTTCAACACACCGAGAAAGGGAAGGGGTTTCAGTTCCTTCAGGAATAACTCCAGGTGTATATAATTGTTCAACAATACTGTCTATTTGGTCTTCTGTTGAAGCGGTTATAAAAAATTCTTTTTTCATATGTTTAGTCTAAATATTGTTACTACCGCGTTACCGCTTAATGGCGCAAGCGGTGGTGGCGGAGGTGTTGGTGGTAGGTTGCCTAAAATATTTAGTTCAGCACCCCACAGAGCAACGTGCGAACCAAAAGTTATATTGTCTAGTAAAAATACTGTAGGGTAATTATAAGAACCGGCAGCAGGTGATACAGTCCATCTAACTTCAAAACGCTTCCATTCATTAGTCAAATTACCATTTACCGGTATGGACACTCTATCAGAAAGACCGTCTTTTGTAACGCTTATTATTTCACCGCTATTAACATTAGTACCACTCAATAATCTAGCCCAAACAGACATCCTAAATTGTCTTCCTGGGTTATATTCATCTCTAAATTGCCATGATACATATCTAGGGGTAAAATTAGAAAATTCTGTATATATTGATCTGGCATCTTGTGAACCGTCAGGAGCTGTTCCGTAGCCAAGAGGAGAATTTTTTGTATTCCAACCATAATCCCATCCACCGCCCCCTGGTTCAAAGAAGCCATCTGGAGGGCATTCTACTCTATCAATACGAGCTGAACATGAAATATAATTTGTAGATAAGTTTGGAACATACGCACATAACATAGCCACATTAGAATAAACCGGGTTAGAGCCTCTTGCAGATATTTTTGCTCTTAGTCTTTTAACACTATTTCTAGAAATGCTTAAGGTGGAAAGTATAGGAGAGTCTGTGGCAACTGTAATATAGTTTCCTGAATATGGGAAATCTAAAGTTTCCCAATCAATAGTAACAGGGGTACTATTACTAGCAGAAGCTGTACAAGACACAGTAAAGGGCCTATCTGCAATAACTTCCACTAATTGTTGTATATTTTTTATTACAGATATATTAACATCGAGTGGCTTTACACTTAATGATGCAGAACTTGTAAAGTTTGGATGCCTTATATTGGAAGCGCTAAGCCTACACCTTATTAAAGAATTGTTTAAACTAGTTGTTGTTGACAGAAAAATAACTCTAGTTGTGGCAAAGTTAATATCATTGAAGGTAGAAGATTGATTTAGAGCTATTTGCCATTGATAGGTTATATTAAAGGTAGGTACTGTGACTCCTGATACTCCAAACGCTATAGTATCCCCATCATATACCGTGACGCTACTTGGTTGTTGGGTGATTGTTAAATTAGTAAATGGTATTATTGTTAAGGGTGTACCTAATTTTATTATAGGTATTTTAGTGCCTTTTAATAAGCTGAATCTCACTACCTTATTCTACTCTTATAAACCCACCGCTTAATGCGATGTAAGACAGTAGAACCTCCGTGCTTAATGCATCTAATCCGATTCTTAAATGAATTGGATTTGCGGGATTATAATCCATAGAAACTAAAGGCAGATTTGAAGTACCGTCGTTTTCCAAAGCATCAGACGCTTGGAATATAACTTTAGTACTTCCACCAACATCTATTGCTGCCCCGACAAACTGCTTTACCAAAGAGCGAACATTTTTGAGAGTATTTGTTCCGCTCAATTTAATAATATCTGTTGAGGTTTCATCAGACCAATTAGGTGGGGTAGTCTGGGTGGCTTGAACTCTGAGATGTTTAGCTACATTACTGTTTGTCATATCAAGATACAGCATACCTCTTAATGATCCGCCTTCTAACAATCTATTTCCTAGATCATTTGCACTTAGTGTAATATAATTACTATATTCCATTTGCACCGCGGGGGTCATAGAAGCCATGTAAGGTGTGAGTGTATATCTTAAATTACTTAAACTATTAACAGTTGTGTGAGTGCTGTCCCAATCAGCTGAAGTCTCATTTACAGAAGTATAAGTACTATCCCAATCAGCTGAAGTCTCATTTACAGAAGTATAAGTACTATCCCAGTCGGCTGAAGTCTCTGAAACCGATGTATAAGTTGAATTCCAGTCGGCTGAAGTCTCTGAAACCGATGTATAAGTTGAATTCCAGTCGGCTGAAGTCTCATTTACAGAAGTATAAGTACTATCCCAGTCGGCTGAAGTCTCATTTACAGAAGTATAGGTACTATCCCAATCAGCTGAAGTCTCATTTACAGAAGTATAAGTACTATCCCAATCAGCTGACGTCTCTGAAACCGATGTATAAGTACTAACCCAATCAGCTGAAGTCTCACTTACAGATGTGTATGTAGCATCCCAATTAGCTGATGTTTCACTAACGGAAGTGTATGTGGCATCCCAGTTAGCAGAGGTTTCACTGACGTCTGTATATGTAGCATCCCAATTAGCTGATGTATTGCTAACGTCTGTATAGACATTGTTCCAATCAGCTGATGTTTCACTAACGTCGGTGTATGTGGCATCCCAGTTAGCAGATACCGTGGCTATATCATTGGTTACAGAACTATATGCTTGATCCCAATCAGCTGATGTTTCACTAACGTCGGTGTATGTGGCGTCCCAGGTAGCAGAAGTGTTACTAACGTCGGTATAGACGTTGTTCCAATCTCCGCTTAACACATTTACCGTATCTCTAGAAGATTGAAGAGGTATTAATATTTCATCCACATCAGTTTTTGTGTAATATAATGAAGATACAAAATTACCGCTAACGGAGGCAAACTCTAAAACCAGTGAATCGACATATCGTTTAGATACAAACTCATCTGCATTTGTAAAATTAGTAGACAAGGTTTGAGAAGTTGTTAACTTCCCGATCATATTGTCACCTATATCTCTTATGTAGCTATTGCTAAGCGTGTTGTAGGTTGTATAGGTACCGTTCCATTTTAAGGAGTTGTTATTAACATAATCATATGTGGCATCCCAGTTAGCAGTTACCGGGGCTATATCATTGGTTACAGAACTATAAGCTTGATCCCAGTTAGCAGTTACCGGGGCTATATCATTGGTTACAGAGCTATAAGCTTGATCCCAGTTAGCAGTTACCGGGGCTATATCATTGGTTACAGAGCTATAAGCTTGATCCCAGTTAGCACTGGTTTCGCTTACCGAGGTGTAAGTGCTGTCCCAGTCAGCCGAAGTTTCGCTTACCGATGTATAAGCTTGATCCCAGTTAGCACTGGTTTCGCTTACCGAGGTGTAAGTGCTGTCCCAGTCAGCCGAAGTTTCGCTTACCGATGTATAAGTTGAATCCCAATTGGCGCTAGCTTCACTTACAGAAGTATAAGTACTATCCCAGTCGGCTGAAGTCTCTGAAACCGATGTATAAGTTGAATTCCAGTCGGCTGAAGTCTCACTTACAGAAGTATAAGTACTATCCCAATCAGCTGACGTCTCTGAAACCGATGTATAAGTACTATCCCAATCAGCTGAAGTCTCATTTACAGAAGTATAAGTACTATCCCAATCAGCTGACGTCTCTGAAACCGATGTATAAGTTGAATTCCAGTCGGCTGAAGTCTCATTTACAGAAGTATAAGTACTATCCCAATCAGCTGACGTCTCACTTACAGAAGTATAGGTACTATCCCAATCAGCTGACGTCTCACTTACAGAAGTATAGGTACTATCCCAATCAGCTGACGTCTCACTTACAGCTGTATATGTAGCATCCCAATTAGCTGACGTCTCACTTACAGCTGTATATGTAGCATCCCAATTAGCTGACGTCTCACTTACAGCTGTATATGTAGCATCCCAATTAGCTGACGTCTCACTGACGTCTGTATATGTAGCATCCCAATTAGCTGAAGTCTCACTGACGTCTGTATATGTAGCATCCCAATTAGCTGAAGTCTCACTTACAGAAGTATAAGTACTATCCCAATCAGCTGACGTCTCACTTACAGAAGTATAGGTACTATCCCAATCAGCTGATGTTTCACTTACCGAGGTGTAAGTACTATCCCAATTGGCGCTAGCTTCACTTACTGATGTGTAAGTGCTATCCCAACTAGCAGACGCAGTTTGTAACGGTGTTATAAAAGCTGATTCTTCCCAACTATCCGACAATGATCTTACTAGAGTTTCGACACTCCCCCAACCAGCTGAATTAGTTCTGGTTGTACTGTAAACCGAATCCCAACTAGCAGACGCGGTTTGTAACGGTGTTATAAAAGCTGATTCTTCCCAACTATCCGACAATGATCTTACTAGAGTTTCAACACTCTCCCAACCAGCTGAATTAGTTCTGGTTGTACTGTAAACCGAATTCCAATCATTACTATTTCCGTTAAAAGCATAAACTATATTCCTGGCGCTTAAATTAGAACTAACATTTACGCCATTTAAAAATGATATATGTAAAGTGTTTGCCCCGGTACCAGGTGTATCGTCACTATCAGAAATTACAGCTGAATTCCCTGCAGTAGCACTATAAAGATCTGTTACTGATAAACTTGCTAGATGGGTAAGGGCTCCTATGGTAACTTCATTGCTAGAGAGGTATTGCAAAACGGTACTTAATGCAAAATCTGGTTGCCAGTATCCGGAATTGGTTGTTGTTGTATTATAATTACTTACCCAGTTATTACTGTTTCTGCCATTTCCTGTTCCTGCTAAATCTATGCTGTTAGAAATATTTAAACCTGCACTAATAGTTACCGTTGTCGAATTAATCTCAAATAAATTTCTTCTAACTGTATCCGAAGTGCCGTTACCAACAATAAAGAGACTTGATGACGGTTGATTGTATAAACCTATAACAACCTGATTAGATCCGTTGCTAATTAATGATTCACCACCTACGGTGACAGAATTATTACCATAAACATAATTGTTTCTTCCTGCAAAATTACCAGAAAAATTACCTACTACTACACCTTGATATCCTAAGCCGTAAGAAAAATTACCGTAAGACTCTGATACACTACCTAGTACACTGTTTTTAATTGTACCTCCGCTAAGATAAGAAAAATTATCTGCACTGGTAAACCTATAGTTCTCTCTCTCAAAATAAAACCCTGCTGTACCGAATGTTGGTCTATGTACTGTGTCTTGTGAACCACCGTACAATACCCAGCCAGCATTTCCAGCTGCAGAACAAGATATTGTTATGTTTTCAAATGCATATGAATCCATTAAATTACCTATAGTAATTTCTAGATCGTTTCCATTTTTTGCTCTTACATAAGCATCAAAATAGCCGTATCTGTAAGTATTACTGTTGGTTAAGGTGTTGTTGGGTCTATCTGGTAAAATAAATCCTGTTCCCGCAGGGGATGTGGAGGGCATTTCCCTTGGTACCCATAATGTAAGAGGGGAGCCACTCTTAAGTCCAGTTAAAACACTAGAATTAGTAAATCTAACTAAAACATGTTTAGGAATATTTTTATAATTACCTGTAAGACCTACGTAATCAGTACCTGGTGTTCCAATTTGACTTGTAATAATAGAGACACCAGGGTTCCCTCCATTTGCTCTAGACTGTAAATTGACATTTTGTCTTGTTTTTTGTGCTGGTACCCAGTTGGATTGATTACCTATAAATAAATCAAATCTAAACGTGGAGAGCGTTGGGTTAGCAGAAACCTGAGTACACTGTGCATTATATGATGCTGCTACTATACCGGCGACCCCTGGGTTAACAGCCAGAGTGACAACCTCACCAACATTGATTAGAGAATAGTTTGTATTGGTGGTTGAGTTAACTCCAATTAATACCCCTGTCAATCTATCAGTATTTGTTAAAAGTAAAGCGTTGTTAGTGTCAACAAATCCACCCTGATTGGCAGTAATAGTTGTAGAAATTTGAAATTGAGGTAGGGTGTGTACAAAAAATCTATTTGTATACCCGCTAGGTAGGTTATAACCATAAACATCGCTAACATTACCACCCATGGTCATTTGCCATTCTCGGGTAGCGTTAAATGGCGCGCCTACCCACATTACGTGGGTGTGATCTGAACCCCCGGTAAAGTTATTAATACCTGCTCTAAAAGTCATTCCGTGTGTAATGGCGGCTCTTCCATCACTTACAAATGTTGTGCCTGGGTCCATGTTATCTACGTTTTGAATATGAAGTCCGTAGACACCTAGGTTAGGTAAATTCCTTACGGAAGTATCGTAAGTAGGTGATTGGCCTTTAAGTATCAAGCCGCCAGGTAATGCAAAAGTTGATTCGGAATTAAAGAAATCGTAATTTTGCCGAAGCGTTGCACTTAAGGCAGGGTAATCTGAGTTTTTAACTAGCGTTCCAATCTTAGGTGAAATTACTATTCCACCGGCGCTAATTCTATCTGTTACAGTATTGCTTAGTGTTCTTACGTCGTTTGTAGAAAGATAGTTTGTTACTGTAGGTAGTATTTCAGCACTTTCTTCCCAAGTCGTGGATAGTGCTTGTACAGTGTTCTTAACACTATCCCAACCAGCTGATATTTCTGAAACCGATGTATATGTCGAATTCCAGTTAGCAGTTACCGGGGCTATATCATTGGTTACAGAGCTATAAGCTTGATCCCAGTTAGCAGTTACCGGGGCTATATCATTGGTTACAGAGCTATAAGCTTGATCCCAATTAGCAGATGTATCCCTTACAGATGTGTAATTATTATCCCACTTAGCACTATTCTGACTTACTGAGGTGTATGTTCCTCCACCATCGTTCCAGCTTGCACTAACAGCAGCTACACTACCATAAACACTATCCCAGTTAGCAGAGTTGTTTCTACTAGATGTATAATTGCTGTTCCAATTAGCTGATACAGCAGCAACATCTGATATAAAACTAGATTCTTCCCAAGCATCTGAGAGTGACCTTACTGTTGTTTCGACTGATTCCCAGCCAGCTGAATTACCTTGGGTAGTACTATAAACTGAATTCCAGTTAGCAGAAGTATCTCTTACAGATGTTTCAACTGATTCCCAACCCCCACTATTACTTTGTGTGGTGCTATATACACTATTCCAGTTAGCAGATGTATCCCTTACAGATGTGTAATTATTATCCCACTTAGCACTATTCTGACTTACTGAGGTGTATGTTCCTCCACCATCGTTCCAGCTTGCACTAACAGCAGCTACACTACCATAAACACTATCCCAGTTAGCAGAGTTGTTTCTACTAGATGTATAAACTGAATCCCAATTAGCAGAATTATTTCTACTAGATGTATAATTGCTGTTCCAATTAGCTGATACAGCAGCAACATCTGATATAAAACTAGATTCTTCCCAAGCATCTGAGAGTGACCTTACTGTTGTTTCGACTGATTCCCACCCTCCACTATTATTTTGGGTAGTACTATATACACTATTCCAGTTAGCGGATGTATCCCTTACAGATGTTTCTACACTCTCCCACCCTGCAGAATTACTTTGTGTAGTACTGTAGGCGGAATTCCAATTAGCAGAATTATTTCTACTAGATGTATAGGTACTATCCCAGTTAGCAGAAGTGGTTCTTGAAGATGTATAATTGCTATTCCAATTAGCTGATGCATCTCTTACAGATGTTTCAACTGATTCCCAGCCCCCACTATTGCTTTGTGTAGTGCTATATACACTATCCCATTCAGCTGAATTTGCTGAAGTTGCTGTATATGCCTGATCCCATTTTCCACTATTTTGTAAGACACTTGTATGTACTGATTCACCTAACGTTTTTAAGAAAAATATTTCTGCTAAATCTCTGTTACCTGATAATATTTTATATAAGCTAGTAAAGGTGTCGACCGCACTTAAACTACCAGAGACTATTAAGTCACCAGGCAAAACTATTTCAGAATTTACCGGGTAAGCTGAAGCAGGTAAAAAATAGTTGTAGCTAGAATCAATTAGATTCTTAAAATCTGCTTCTGACGGAAATTTGCCAGTCTTAAATGCAGTGTATAATTCAGCTATATTGACAATTGCCACGAATTATTTATTCCTGGAGCTGCTGGGATTTGAACCCAGGTCTTGAAAAGATTCACTATAAGCCACTACAAGTGTATTCTGGTTGAGATTCATAATATATTAAACCAGACAAAACATATTAAATATAATGATTTTATACGCTTGATAGATAACCATTAAAACACATCAAGTCGAAAGCTAGTAACACGCCTTGCTCTACAAGCTTTTATCTACAGCAAGACGATCGAACTAAACTAGTTCGAGTTCGGCTTCTGCGTCTTCGAAGCCATACTGTGCAAGAACTGCATCAGCTTCTTCTAGACTCATGGCCATGTCGAAGTTATCTTCGGCAATTGATTTGTTTGCTATTTTTAATTGGAATGCCCCAATACTTGCAACCTATACCTACACCATTCAATCGATTCCATTCAGCCCCAGTTATCAAAGAACGATTTATTATAATCTATTTATTCTAAAATTCCAATACTTCTGAAAGGAAGCGGTTTTCCATTTTTATCATTAACAGTTATACCGTCAATATGGCCAGCCATATACGAGCCATGGCCTTCCCATTTACCACAATACCAAATAGGCTTTACTTCTTTACCTTCTAGAAGTCTTCTTCTGTTAAAGGAAGTCTTATGACCAGGTGTTCTGCTTCCTGCTTGGGGATTTGTTTTTGAGGCTGCCATATATTATATATGACTATATTTCTTAAATACTACAAAAAAAATACCGAGATTACTCTCGGTATTAATTTTCTACGAAACTCTCGTAGAGGAGGAATTAAGCAACCTGAAGACCGCTCCTACGAATGGCGCGGGTCAGATCACGAGCATCAACGCGACGAATGCGCGTAGTATACTGATTCTTCGGCTCAAGAACACGAGCGCGCTTAACGGTAAATTGACCGCCACGGGAACGCTCGATCTTAACGTAAAACGTCTTCGGCCGAAGATCCTTATTTGTATAATCGATTGACATATTCATTCCTCCTTTCATACATTGATAATAACATATGTGTAGAATAAATCAACATACTATGAGCGAAAAGATAAATAATTTTATGAGAGATTGCGTTTGGATAAGAGCTGCTTTATATTTTTTTATTGCCGCAATCCCGGCATTAATGGTTGATCTCGGTCAGTATAAATCTTTTAGCGAAATAAGTGATATTACTGTGGCTATTATCGTTGCTAATTTTCTTCTTCAAGGGTTAATTGCAGTCCGGGCATTTATTGATCAATCTATTAGTCGTACTAAAGAAAGAAAAGAAAAAAAGGTTGAACTGATAAATGGCTAACCTAAGTACTTACATGAATATATTTCTACCTTTAGCTCTAATAACAATTTTAGCCGGTTGCTCTACCACAAATAACGGTGGTGGTTCCGATGTTGGCGGTACTACACCCAGTCAGGCTGTAGAGAATGCTTTACCTTATATTGCCCCGGCTGTAACTCTTGCCTGTACGGTTGTCTTGGAGCAAGCCGTTTCCCCAGAAGATAGAGTAGAGAAGGCAAAGATGATTAATCATGTTGCAACTATTGTTGAAAGTCTAACCCGTGGTGCAACCCCAACACCGGATCAACTTCAAAAAGCTTTAGTTGATTATCTACCTCAAGACAAGACACACTGGGTAAAATATATAACAGTGGTTAAGGACATTTATGCAGCACAATTTGCAAAGCTTGATGGTGATGCAAAGCTTGGTATAGATTTACTCAATGCTATTGCCAAGGGCTGTAAGACAGCAACCGACGAATACGTAGAGTAAAATGGACTTTACCGCCATCTTTAAAGCAATTGGCGAGGTATTCGGATTAATAAACAACTGGATGGGTCATAAGAATACCCCGGAAATGAAAAAAGCTGAACAACAGCAAAAAGAAGTTGACCGTCAAAATGAAATTGAAAAAGCTTTAAAGGAGAAAGATATTGAAAAGCTTCGCCGTTTGCTATCTCAGTAGCTTAATTCTTGTAGGGTGTGCAACAGTAACACCTGATAAAGTTAAAGATAATACTGCTTCGTTTGATTCAACTACCCCACAGCAATATGACTCACACAACTCAGGTGTAATCGGGTTTAGTCCCGAAGGCAAAGGTATACTAACAAGTAACGGGGTAGAGCGCTACAATAATCTCATAAAGGATTACAAACTACAATTTAGAGCGTCAAAAGGTGTAGAATTAAAAGAAAATGATGGTATTACAGAGTTTCTGGACAAACACGGTAATGTTCTGTTTTATATCGACCATCAACACTTAGTTTATTTTGGCATTTTGAATAGCTGGAGACGAGATGGTAAAGATGTGGATGGGCTTTGGGATAAAGCAAAGGCATGGGTAAAGTGAAGCTACTTCTTATTGCAGTTGCAGTGATGTTGTCTTCTTGTGCGCCGGTTTCAGTAGAGGAAGAATATAAGACAAAATACCCGGAAGTCCCAACTATGCAATCTGCAGAAGACGCTAATACTGGTCAGTTATTCAAGGAGTAGTTATGGGCTGGTCATCTAGAGATAATAACTTACGTAGAAGATCTAATCAACCTTCTTCTAGTAAGCCTATAGAACCAAAGAAAAAGGATAAACCGATTGTAATACAACCTCTTGTATCTGAAAAAACAGATTTAAGTGTTTTGGATGAAAGAAGTGCAAAGAATGTTGCAACTCTACACACAAAAGTTCAACAGCTATTTAAAAATTGGATTGCTGAATGTCAAATATTGGCCAAAGCACACGGCTATGAGTACAAGGCAATTTCAGGAAATAGAACATGGGAAGAACAAGCAAAAATTTATGCACAAGGAAGAACGGCACCAGGTAAGATTGTTACTAACGCAAAACCTGGATTCAGTAATCACAATTACGGAATTGCCGTAGATATGGGAGTTTTTAAGGATGGAAAATATCTAGATAGTTCTAAGCCTTCAGAAGCAGAAGCATTTCATAGAAAAGCTGCTACTGTTGCAGAAAAATATGGTATTGAATGGGGCGGTAGTTGGAAATCGTTCAAAGACTATCCCCATTTTGAATATAAAACCGGTAAAACAATTTCACAATTAAGACAGATAGTTCTAGAAGGTAAAGATATTTTGGCCTAAATAATTATACGAAATTTAAGCGTACTCTTAAGTGGTTTATTATAATAGGCCTGTTTTTAGGATCAGCCTACATAAGCTTGGAATCTGGCTATTATCTAGGTAAAAACAGTACTTTTAAAACTTATAATTATACTAAACTACCAAATTCTTGTTTCTTAGAAGCATTAATTCACGCTTCAAGAGCAAACCTAGTTTTAAAATCTGAAACCAGTCCTGACATTTATTCTTCTATTTTTGGATATACCTATAAACACGAAGATGACATTATTTTAAATGGTAAAAAGGCTGCACTTGTTTTTGGCCATGCCGTTTGTATATTCGAATATAAAAATAAATTGTGGGTGTATGATACCAATCACGGAACTATGTATGTGGGTATTACAAGAGATAAATTAGAATATAACAACATAATGAAAAAATGGACGGAAGATACTTACAAAATTAAAATAGAGAAAAGTTTTGTACTTGATGACTGGGCACTTCCAGCTAATATTACTGATCACCAATAGTAGCAAGCTGTTGTAAATAACAATCACGCTCCTCTGGATGCTCAATTAAACCTTGATTTAAATTCATTAATCGCATATTATTGAGTTGTTGGTGCTGTAGGTCTACAGAGAGTTTATTAAAATCTACTTCATAATTCTCTGACAATCTTTTTGCTTTAACTTTACCATACCCAGCCAGTCCTTCAATGTTATCAGATGCATCACCCATGATGCTCTTATATAATAAATATTTGTCTATTGATACAGGAAAGTGTTGATCAAAATTTTGTAAATTAATCACAATTTTTTTAATGGGTGAATATAGCTCCACACATGAGTTAATTAGTTGAGCCATATCATTATCAGTAGAAACAACTGTCTTTGTACCTTCTAAATGATTGCAAAGGAATGCTATCACATCATCTGCTTCCAAAATACCTGGAAACATGAGATGAATGCCTTGTTGTTGCATAGTTTCATGAATTTTATCTTCTGCTGCATGCACAGTTTGCCACATGGAACTATCCCTGTTTTGTTTGTAATTATGTTCTTGGCGGCGATAATTTTTCTTACCATGTATTAATCGTTTGTCTGATACAGCATAAATTGATGTAGGTTCAAACATGCGTATGTACTTGTTAATGCTACGCATGTATGCACTAATCATGTCATTAGTGTTTGGGCCTTTTAAAACATGATAAACACGATACAACAAATTTGTTGCATCAACGATTAAAATACGTTTCATTGCTTGCTTTCAAGCAACAGCTGCTTTTGCATGCGTTTAATAGCTCTGTCCTTAGCCTTGAGTTCCACTTCCCAAACTACTGGCAAGTCATAATCCGAAGGCAAGCTAGTAGCATAATCTGCATGCTTGCGACTACCATTAATGCCTTCTGAATAATGAAAGATGGGTATATAGCCCGGCCACGTGGCATATGCAGCCTCAAATGCTTGACGGTGACTCAAACCATCTGGTAACATTTCATGATGCAAATTGTCATATGTAATAGGAATACCCTGTCTAGCATGAAAATAAGTAACAAGATTCTTAATACTCCACACGCCTTTTTTGTTGTCGTTGTTCTCAAATACTAATCGCTTGGTAACACAAGCAGGGCACTGCTTCAAACTTTGTATCACATTGTTATAAATTACTTCTGCATTACCATCTTTGCGAATATGAATGTTCAGAGGTGCTTCATATGATTCAGGTAGATCAAGCAATTCAAATACAAGTGCATGAGCAATCAAATCACGAATACTGTTGGCAATTACTTTGGGGTTTTCAGAAGTTAAACTTATGAATTCAGAAGGATGAGCTGAAAAACGCAGACCTGAATTTTTCATAGTTATTTTTGCTTCATTAATTGCATGTAACATCTCATCTTGCATGGGTAAAGAATGGAAATCCAAATTCAAGTCTGGGTGATTAATTACTGGAATGAGATCGCTGCCAATACGCAGTCCTGCTAGTTTCATGCTTTGACACAACTCTACAGTAGTTTTGAGAGTTTGAAAATTGGTAACTATGCGTTCACACAGTGTTTTTAGTGCTTCGGCTCTAGGCTTCTTCATGAACTGTGTCACAGTCATCATTCTAAACTTGATGCCTTTGTCATTGAGCACATTGCTCTGACAGCATAATGACAAGTTCATTAGTAAAATATAGAGGAAATTCTAAAACAATCAACTAAAACGGTGTTGTAAGAGAGGGATTTGGACTAATGAGAGGATTAACAGGGGGTATAGGGGCTGCTGTGGCTTGTGTGTCAACAGAAGCTTCTGTTCCAGCTGCCGTATCAACTTCTTCCACAGAAATGTCAGTCAATTCATTAATACCCAGAGCGGCAAGATTTACTTTATTTTCTTCAACATAAAGGGTGACTGAATTATCTCCAATTCTAACAATAACAGGTGCAGTATGGCCTTCTACAGTTAAAATTAGTTCTCCAAACGAATTTTTTGAGAAAGTTAGCTTAATACCATCTTCACTAAAAACATAAACTGAAGAAACTATTAACAAAATTAACGCTAAGATAGTAGTTTTCATATGTTATATTAGACAGTTAAAACTGAAAATCATTAGAAATATTTCTCATTCATTTACAACAAATACTGTATAATGTCCGTTGCCAACACATTCATAATAGTATCTAAACTTCTCATCTCCTTCCAAATAGACCCCGTAAACATCTTGTCCATTAAAATATTCTTTCAAACAAAGAACCTCATGTTTGCCAATTTTATCCTTGATCCATCTTACAGCTTCATACACATCTCCTTCGTGAACTATTACTTTAAGATCATTTAGATTCACTATCTTCTCCTGCTGCTGTCTGTATATCTAATTTGTTACTGTAAACCTTTTCTAAGACGGCTATAGACATAATACCTATAATTATAAACGCTGCAATAATTGAAACAGCTTTGCAAATTGTTCTTCTGACATTTTGCCTCTTATGGTATGCTTTATAAGAAGAAAGAAAATTATTAAAATAGTCAGAGGAAGGCGAATTAAGATCAGAAGCCCTCTTAATAAGTCTCGAAAGCTCATTCATTGGGGCCCTCTTGTTGCACAACTAAAATTAATAGTCGCAGTATTTTTAACTGCTGCAGCGTTTAATGAGGCTACATCTGACTCCATAGAATCTTCTACCATAATTATTTTTATTGCAGCAGTTCCAAATGCTGGTATGTTCTTATACATAAATCTCCATTCTTTTTCATATCTAGAATTTACATCTACTTTAGGAACTTGTGCCCATGCTAAATTACCTTTAGACCCATCAGGGTTAACAAGAACACCATTTCCATTGTCCTCTCCGGTTGCCGCATCATCGTTAAGAGCGTTAGCATCTCTTATATTATAGAATACTTCCTTTACAGTGCTATCTGTTTTTATAACAAATTCGTAGTTTTGACTAGTTAATGTTTCTCCCGGTCTAGGATAAAGAATTTGACCTGAAGGGGGTTTAGAATCATAATAAAAAACTTGAGTAAAAGTATTATAGTAAGGTGTAAAGCCTGGCGCCTTAAGGAATGCTCGAGCTCTTAATACATGATAGCCTTCTTCCAAGCCCACTCTTTTACTTGCAAAATCATTATGTACATAGTTTTCAACTGTTGTTGCATTAAAATTAGTTACAGAAAATTGTGATGCCATTTTGCTTTTTATACTGACCATATTACCGTTAGAAGGAAAAACACTTAATGTATCTAAATAAGTGCCGCCAATTTTATAACGCAATTGACCCGTTGGCCAAGGTATTTGTACAGACCACCAATACGTAGGTCTTCCATTACCATCATTCGGACCAGTTCCGTCTCTTATAGCTTCTAGTACTCTTGTTGAAGCTATTGCAGCTACGCCTCCATAGCCCTCAGGAAAAGAAATACCATCAGTTGTGTAATATACAAAAAGTTTAGCATTATTATAATACTCACCAGTTTTGATTCTAATAGTGGCACTTGAAGCATTAGCTACAAACTGACGTCTACCATCTGCAATTACGTTTGGATCATGATAGATGTAATCGGAAGGTGTAAAGAATGCGTTAGGACCATTTCCTAAATTAAAATTAACTCTTCTAAGCCCCTTTATAGCTATATAGGTTTCAGCTCCTTGCGAACCTACTATATTACGATTAACGTTAGCTGCAGCAAACTTATCTCTTACTCGGTAATCAAATTTCATTTGTTCATAACCTAAAAACATATCATCAGTGCCTGGGGGATAGTCCCTCTTGATGTCCGTCATCGAACCCAGGCCCATTTGAGAGTTAACGTCAACCCCTCCATCTAGTTTTAATAATACATTTTCCGCTGAGCCATCGAGTTGTACAATAAAGCTTAAATTTTGACCAGATCTTACAATAGGAATAAATGTTTCATATGTATAATCAGAAGTGTTTGTATCATATAAGCCATAAGGGTTAAACGCTGCATCTCCATTCGTTCCATCTTTTCTTTTAACTTTTATGTAAGGAACATTAGTACCGTTTTCTCTTATGTTTATAGCATTTAAACCTGTGTTTAAAGTAGGTCTTTCAGGAGTACGATAAGAGAACATATAATAACTACTAGGCGGGACTATGACATTTCTTAATTCGTTTGCATACTTATAAAACCCTACTTGACCAGATCCGTTGGGCCCGGTAGCATATTGAAACAGATAAGCATCAGAAGGAAATGAAGAAGTAATAGGTGCAGACTTTCCATTCCATCTATTTCCGTTTATCATTGCGATCATAGTAACTCCGGTTGCATCAGAAGATGCACCATATCTTCTATCTATTCTTTCATAAGCAACATAATCGTTATTGGACCATATTCCCTTTTGACTGCCTCTTGCAAAATTATTATGTATTTTAACTAAATTAGGAATCCTAGGGTCACTCCATTGTCCAAGAAAAGCTGAATTTGCTATACGGGGAAATTCACCTCCTGAATTTGTTAGTACCCCTGCATGGTAATTGCCATCTGTATATATAAGAGGAAGGCCTGCTCTAGTAAAATAGAATGCGTGTTGAATATGGCGGTCGGTAGACCAACCATTATCGTGAGATTGTGAATGCATAACAGCTACATCTGAACCAAAGCCTCCTGAGCCTTGACCATCAAAGCCAGATAAATTATTCCCTATTCTGTTATCTAGATTACTTTTAAGAATATTATCTACTAGTCTCATTCCTGCATTAATATAATCACCATAAGGAGGTGGTTCACCGAGGTGCTCACCAAACATCATAGCATCATCTCTACCTAGATCAGTATTAAAAACACTATCTCGGTGATTGATATCTGCAAAGCCTCTAGATATATTAAACTGTCTTTGTGCTTGACCTACATAACCATAATCAGAAAAATCTTTATCAGTTCCATAAGAAGCACCAAAGAAATCATATGGCACGTGCTTTACAGCGTCTAATCTTAATCCATCACATTTAGTTCTATCCATAAACCAACGTACCGCTCTATTAAGATATTCTTCTACGTACTCTGAATAATATGCTTCATTAGCAGCAAGATACTCAACTGTTAATCCATTCTCATAACCAAACCCTACATAATTACCGTTTGCGTCATAACAATAAAATTCTGGGTTATTAGGATGTCTTAAGAACTTTACCTTTTGTGTCCACCATCCCTCGTTTGGTCCATGATTCTTATTCCAGATACCCGTCTCTGTAGCAATATCTATTAAATCAGATAATCCTCTGTTTTGTACTTCCCATACATTACCCCAATCACTTGTGTTATACCATTTGCGGTAAGTACCATCAGGCATTAACTTAAGATGAAAGTCTTCAGGTCTCATTCCTGGATACAAATCAAGAGGTGTATCAGCTGTATACCCAGGTGTATCAAACCCGCGGTGATTCATTATATTATCAAAATAAACTCTGATACCAAAACGGTGTGCGGTTTCAATTAACATCATGAGTTCAGCTTCAGTACCATACCTTGTATAAGTAGAACCTCTTTGGTCTTTAGAACCTAAATCAAATGGATCAAATAAATCATATCCTACTGAAAATGAACTACCAGCTTTTGCAGGGGGAGGAAGCCATAGAGAATCATAACCTACTTCTGCAAGTTCAGGAAGCTTGGCAGTAATTTCTGCCCAACTAGTATTAAAATACTGAAGCATAGCCTCAGCTTGAACGTTAACTGAAATGAAAAGAGAAGCGAAAAATGCAATTGCCCTTTTCATATTAATATTTATTTGGCAAACAATTTCTTATCTTTATATGGACAAAAACTATATACATCATCAAAAGGTGTCTTGTTAGGATCGTCCTGCTTTTGATTTTTACCTAAGCTTACTACTATGAAATCTTTAGGTACATTTTCTTGAAAGTTTTTACCATAATATTCTACTTTACCAGAACCGTCTATATCCCATTTTAATGCATATTGATTCTTCCACGGGTCAAGTAAGGTACCATCTTCTTTTATACCTTCACCATAATAAGGTCTTAAGATTTTACATACATCTTTACTATCATCTATTCTAGTAGGAGGACCATACCATGCGTAATATTCATGGTCAAAAGGATACCCCTTTCTAGGCGCAGGCCATGCAATCAAGCCATTTTCAGATTTATAAAGCTGTACAGCATGATACAACCCTCTCATTTCTACATTCTGTACTTTAGATATTTTTGTTTTTTCTTGTATATGCTGGTAAGCAGGAAATGACAAGCTAACTAGTAAAAGAATGATGCTGACGGCTACAAGCATCTCTATAATAGTAAATGCTGTAGCCGTCAGCTTCTTCATTCTTACTTTCTCTTTTTAAGAAGTAGTAGTGCGCTAACACCTAACAATGATAGGATTGAAGGTTCGGGTACAGCAGTAAATTGTGTTAAGTAATTTACTCCCCCGTTGCTTGCATAGTTTTCAAAACTACCACTGCTTCCACCGTTAGACCATGTAAAGTCAGCCTTTGCATACATTTCTATTGTGTATGTTTTAGGTGCTTGAATGGTACCAGCGGTTACGTTCTGTAATAAGTTAACAGAAGAATTGGCTGCCCAATATTTGTTAACGTTACCATCAGTCCATGAGTTACTAAACGGAACGTTATATGAACTGAATGCACCTTTATCAGCTGCACCAGTTTCATACACCCTCCAGTATAAAGTAACTGCATTAGCAGAATCTGTAGAACTTTGCCAGGTTTTAGCAGTTGCACTAGCTAATTGTAGTAACCCACCTTGATTCATGTTAATAGTACCAAGGCTAGCAGGTAAAGAATTAGCAGGGTTTGGACCATGGGTATCACCAAGCAAATTATAGAACGTAGTTGCTTGATTAATCACATCCAAACTAGAAGCATCTACACTAAACCCAACACCTACTGCATACATAGTATTGGCATAAGATGCTGATGCTAACCCTAAACTTATTACAATAGCTAGAATTAATTTATTCATACATTACCCTCCTTTCTTTTGAGCGTTCTTATTGCAAGTACCCCTAGTCCTCCAAGCAGCATTAAGCTACCAGCAGAGGGTTCAGGAATACCTGAAACTTCAATGTTATTAACAAACAGACCATAGTTTGGTTGATCTGCTGTAGTGGTCTGTATGTCACCTGCATAGAAGTGAATAGTAGTAATATAATCCGGCACATTTACATTAGTCACAAATAACACCTCTGGATTTCCGTATAAATAAGCACTTACTTCAACAAGTGTAGGGGTTAATTGCTCTACCATGTAAGTTAATGCTTGTTGATAGCCATTGGCTAACACCTGAGTATTAGTTAATCCAGTACCTGCAAAGGTAATAGGATCTGACCATACATTCTGGAATCTAAACACTGCAGTGTTTCCAGACATGAATTCAACACCTCGGTTACCTCCATTCCAAAGATAGTTTGCATCTACTGATAGAGTTTGACCTGCTATAAGGCCACCACCATTGAGTACAAACCAACCGTTTGAGTATTGATTATAAGCCGTATTACCAGGTACAAAATTAAATGCACTTGCTCCAATACTAGTTCTTCCTCCTTGAGAGGAATTACTAATCTGGGTTATAGCAGATGTGTCATTTTGGAAGTACCAAGTACCTACACTTGTACCAGCACCTTCTATCCATGTTGCAGTGGTATAGCTGCTGGCATCCTCTATACCTAATACAGCTGCATGTGTTGTATTTAGACTAAAGATAGCGAGCAATGCAGCAAGCAAGCTAACTTTAGTTTTGTTTTTTGTTCTCATAAAACCTAATAATGTTGCGCCTATTACAAGCAATAACCAAGTATCTGGTTCAGGAATAATACCTACATCAGAGAGCGAATCACCCACAGATAGATAATCAATATGCACAACAGGTGCTGCAGTTGCAGAACCTTGTCTTAAGTTAATAGCAGATATAAAAGAAGCTGGCTCTGAACCTGTAGTAGATAGCCAATTAACTGTTCCTAGTTCTGCTACAAGTAATGATCTGTTTGTATCATTAGGGTTTATGTACAAGCTAAATGTATCATTAAGAGTGCCAGCTACAAAATCCCATGCCATAACTATAGTGTATTCAGTGTTAAAATCTAATAATGTAGTTCCCCAGGTCATTGCAGATCCTGTGCCTGATGCAGATTGTAATCCCAGTTGAAATCCAGCACCTGAGCTTCTAGCAGCCAATCTTTGATAAAAATTGGAAGAAGTACCTGCAGGGTCAGATAGGTTTAAGAAGTAATCACCATTAACAAAGGCAGATGCAATTTTAAGATCTACTCTTGTATATAAAGTATTACCAGACGTCTTTACTACTTGTGAAGTTAGTGCTTTCCAAACATCTTGACCTGTTGTATTAATAATTGCTTTACCATCTTGGTACTGAATAGGATTATTAGAAGCAGTGGATGTTTGAGTCCATCCATTCTGCCCTACTAGATTTCCATTTACATATCCTGTTGAAAAGTCATCAATTAGATATGTTGCTGCATTGAGATTTATAGCTACCAATGCAAGTAGTGTTGTTATTAGTTTTTTCATAATCTTTTTCTTAATGCTAGTAATCCTAGTAATGTTAAATGTAAGGTTGAAGGTTCAGGAACTACTTCAATTATTTCATTACCTCCGTTATAAGAAAATGTACCTACCAATGCTGTAGTATTAGAAGAGAAGACAAACGATTCCATATTAGGTGTGCTATCAAACAGAGGGGCGCGCCATAAAGTATCAGTTAAAATAGCTTTATCGTAAGAACTGTTATAAGGTGCAGCTGTAAAATTAACTAGGTCTGCATCATATATAGCTAATGCAAGTTGTGTATTTACCGCAACATCAGTATTATCTATTTTGCTATAATTGATTTGCATCTCAAGAAAATCTACTCCCGTATCAACAAAACCTGTACCGTTAGGAAGAGGGGAGAAAATACCATTACTATAAGTACCCCATAACGCTGACATGTAACGGGTATTAACTGTATTATTATCTACAAGAACAGAAAATAAATCGTCATACAAAACTATAGAAGAAACAGCTTTGGATTCGGACACCATAAACCAACCAATAAAAAAGCCGCACATTGTGCGGCTTAGCATCTTTAAAGCGTTATAAGCGCTCTTGTATCCTAGCATGTGAGGTTCTCCCTCATATAATGTACTTATACCTGCTGTTGTATTGTTTGCAAGCATATTAAGTTAGACAGATCAACTTTAAAAACATTAAATTTATTTTTGTGACAAAAAAAATTATTAGGGTTTCTTATTGACTAAATATTATTATGGCAGAGCTTGATGAGCTCATCGCCTTTACCATAGAAAAATACGTGGCAAAAGGCGGCAAAAAAAAGAGCGTTTTGAAGAAAATAGCAGAGTGTAAGACTATGAAAGGGCTTTTAAAGCTAAGAAGTAAGTTGGGTATGATTAAGTGGGAGAATAAATAACTATATGAAGCTATTCGACAAAATACTTGATGTGTATTATGATGTTGTCTTTAAAGTAGAAGACCTTGCAACAACTGTTAAGTATAAAGTTGTTGATTTGATCGACGGTATTAAGGGCCACAAAAGTAGTCTTGATGCCTATGTAGGTCAAGAAATTGATCTAGTTCAGAAAGAACCGGTCAAAAAGACAAAGAAAAAGAAAACGTCTAAAAAGAAAAAGAAGTAATTGATTTAAAATAATTACCGTCTACAATAATACTGTGGACATACTGCACCTTTTAAATGATAGAAACGGCTATGGGTGGTGGGGTTTATAAAATATGGGCAACATATGGAATACACTCATTGATGTGCAGCATATGCTGCAAAAGCAGTTTGAGATCAGTGGCAAGGAAATACAAGAACCAGGCATGGATCGGTTCAATCAACCGGGGTGGATAAACCGGGTATGGACATCTGATAATTATCGCAGAGCTCATATTGATGTAGTTGACACCCGTGACATCAAGGGACTATGGATGATGCATTGCTGCATCTTTCCGCATGTACACAATGATGCACCCATATTTGGGTTTGATGTGATTGCCGGTAAGAATATTATTACAGGTTGTTTTCATGATTACAGTGTGACTGTGAACAAGGACCATGACATGTGCACTTGGTTTGCTCAATATGTGAAACAATTTTCATGGCGCAAAATCAGAGAATTACCCGCATGGGCCAATCGTATATTTTCTCCAAGCATGGTGGCTGCCAGCCAAGTCACATGTGAAACAGAATTGCAGCAAATCTCTCAAATGGTAACAGACACTTCTGCATATTATTTGCAACATATAGGAGCATCCAATCACAAGGATGTAAACACTACTGCAGCTCAAAATTATTATGCTGCCAATCAGAAGGAAAATCCTCACACTCCCCGGGTTATGGCTAAACTGGGTCTTAAGGAAGATGACATTAAAGTCTTTATTCAAAATTGCTTGTTTCCTGAGATATGAAAAGAAGATACGTTGATTTTTGTATAAACATAGTTAAATTACGTATATGGCAACACAAACACACGAATCAATTAAAAATTTAGTCGAAACTCTTTCTACAGAAGAAACAAAATTCTGGGAAGGTAATAATGCAGCTGGTACTCGCGCCCGTAAAGCGTTGCAGGAAATTATTAAGGCTGCACGCGAAGGCCGTAAGGCAATTCAAGAAGAAAAAAATTCCCGTAAGGGTAAATAATTAGCCATTCAGATTCCAAAGACGGCGGGTCTCTGGGCTGGAATAATCTCTTCCATGTACTGTTAATGTACGTGAAGCTGTTGCACTCGAAGCCGTAAACGTACTAACTGTATTATCCTCTAGTACAACGGCAAATGTTGTGCCATGGTAAACATTATCGATGTTAACTCTAGTCCCGTTTACAGCCAAAATGTTTGTTGTATATGCAGCTTGTAAGCCTGTCCCTGCAACCGGGTCATTAAAAAGTATGCCCTTAGAGCCGGCAGTTAGATTTGTAATACCTACACCTTGTGCTGTAAGAGAATAAGCTAAATTAGAAGGTGTTGTTAAACCGGGATCTGTAACGTAGTATTTAAACTCGAGTGCCATATAATATATTTATATGGCTCAGGCAACAAATTATTTAAATCCGATAATTTTTTTAGGCTGGTCTTTTTCGGCTAAGTCTTCCTTATCATAATTGTAAATCTCTGTAAGAGTTAAAGGTTTATCTACTTTTTTGTCGACACCTAAGAATTTAAATACTTTAGTAGCCTCTTCTTCTGTTAACTCTTTAAACTCGTGTTCGGCAATTAATCTTCCCTTACGTAGTAGTGCTGAGTCAAGCTTTTCTCTTGATGTGTTTAAGGTAGCAATTATTTGTATATTCAAACAATCTCCTAATACTCCATCGGTCATATTAAGAATATTTGATACCCCATTGTTTGTGTCGTTTGATTCTCTCGACCCAATCACCTTTTCTGCGTCTTCAATAACCAATATTGAGTTTTTATTTTCCATTAAAAATGGTAAAAAGTTGGGCGCAGTAATACCTTCTGTCATATTTGGAGGAACAAAAATGACTTTCTTCTTTAAGAGGGTTGTTAGATATTTAATATAAGTTGTTTTACCGGTGCCTGGCTTTCCGTTTAAAATAACCAACCCAGTATCACCGAGTGTATTAAGTCTTTTAACTATTGTTTTGTGTTTTTTAATAAATCCCTCACCATAATTTAACTCAAGATCCATTTCTTTACATGGAAGCTTTGTTGTAAACTCTTTTAATGTGTAGCCTTCCCCCGGGGTCCCAATAATCAAATATATATTATTTGTTGCTATTTCTTCGTGAACAGTAAAATATTTTAACAAAGAGTCTAGTTTTTCTTTTTTATCAACTAAGGCAATTAGGGTGAGAGAGTGAGCATTAATGTCTTTGGTTGTGGCACTATCATAATCATACTCCAAATCAATTTCGTTTCCAGCAAGTGTGTCCAGTTTTGCTCTTTCTAGTAAGACTAATACTCCATCACCTTCAAAAGCATATGACGTAGAAACAGTCTCTACCTTCTTACCTTTTTTGTAGGGTACAACTACTTCGTAGGCTAGAGTAAAATCTTTTTTAAGTTTTTCTATACAGTCCTCCTTGTATAGTAATCTTACCGGTCGATATACAAAAGGCTGGCTATTAAATTTATGACAAAAATAATAGCCTAAATTAAAAAGGTTATAGGTGCCTGATGTTTGACTATAAGGCTGAAACATGGTATCACCCATATCTTATTATAGCCAAATATATTATTAATCAACCTCTTTTTGAACCAAAATCAGAACGCCTGGCCCTGTAAGCCGGTTTTTGTCGAGTACCTTTGGGTATAATAGGTTTAATCGTTCTATCGCGAAATTGCTTCGCAAGAGCTTTGTTTGACGAGTTACTGTTGTTTCTGTTATAACCAATTATTTTTGCCATACATTTATTATGAAGGAAAATATTTTATATGCAACTTGTTATTGTTTTTTTTATAAATCTATGTAATTATAATATGTTCAAACCCCAAGTAACATTTACTACGCAGTGTTACCAGAAAGATTATTTAAATGTTCTAGCCAAAGACAGACTATTGCACATTAACAACATTTTAAACTCTAGAATGGATATTATTATTAATAAGTGTGAAGAATACGAAATTATAAAATTATTTTGCTCTAATCTTCAAAAAGAAAATTTAATAAATAATTACTTCTGTGTTAATGAAGAAGAAAAAAATATTTTAAGCACTTTTAATTTAACACAAAAAAACTTTTCAAATAATCTACATTATAATATTTGTTTGTACGGGATGGCAGCGCTTTATTTTTGTAAGACAGATTATATTTGCTTCTTTACTGGGGATAGTACACCGTTGTATGTGGGAAATTTTGTAAAAGATAGTATAGAGCATGACAAAAATTCCAGTATTCCTCATACATACATGTTAAGATGGTGCAATACAGATGGGGTAAAGCGTGAGTCATTTAAAGAAGATGAAAAGTTTTTTTACACAAAGCTATTCTCTGATCAAAATTTTTTAATTAACACAAAGCATTTTAACTATAAAGAACTTTTACAAAATTATAAACAACCATCACTATTTCCTCACATAGATGCATTTGAAGCAAGATTTTTTGATTACATGAGATTACACAATATTGATAGATGTGTTTATAAAAACGGGAAATACTTACACAGAAACTATTAACAGTGATAGTTTAAATAGCGTTGTGCGGCTTTTGCAGTATGACTACCCTTATTCTTTTGTCTGGATTTGATTCCTCTGGCCTTAGAACATGTAAGCTTGCCTTTGGTTTGACGCTTTAATATACCAGGTCTAACGGGATCGTGTATACTCTTTTCCAAGATAAACTCTTTAAATGATTTCACATAAATATTTATATGTTGAGCAGTAAACCAGGCATAATAGCTTATTATATTATAATAACTACATTGGCTGGTTTAATATATCTGACTACAAAGAGTTGGTTGTGATTGATTATATAATTGGGTTTACGCTGGGAATGATCATAAATGGCATTATTATACTATTGTGTATTAAGATGTTCAGAGATATAGATAAACATTCATAAATACATTGTGGCCAAGAAAAAGAAAAAATTAAAGAAAGTAAATAGACTCACAATTAAAGAATGTGAGGCAATACTTTCTCGGTTAGATAGAGATAAAGAATCTCAGTATTATAACCATGTTTTAAACCATTATAGAGGGTTATTGCCAGATATGAGAAGTGCAGTTGCATTAGGCAAAATAAGTGTTGAGCAAGGCAAAACAGCTCCACACATAACTAAATAATATAGTGAACAACGATTCTCGTCTATTATCAGAGGCCTATAAGACAATAGTTGAGCAAAACCCTCAATTGGGTCAGTTTAGACAGGATGTACCGACTTATAATATACAACAAATGTCACAGGCTTTTGGTTTAAATCCGGATCAAGAAAAAGCTGTTAAAAATTTGTTACAAGCTTTTAATATTAATCCTGACAACCCTCAGGCTAGTCAGCGTGCTATTATTGGAATGATAATAAATGGTTTAGCTAGACTCGCACAAACCGCTGTAAATCAGCCTGTGCAGCAAGCCCAGCCACAACAGACTTCTGCACAAATAGCCCCGGTGGGTGGTCAACCACAAAGCGCCCCAGTTAGCGCAGGGTTTAGGACCATCACCCCGGAATAATAGATCTTAATAACCAGCAGCTAATAAACCCCGTTATATAACCAATTATAACAAGAGCAGTTCCTACTGCACAATCATTCATAAACCACTTGGTTAACCAGTATAACCGTGACTTCATTTAGTATATAGTCGGGCCCCCATACCCTTTAAACCGAAGGTTTCGGTTCCGTAAAAAAATTTTTAATTATATAAATAATACAGTGAATGCGGATAGTCATTTGATATTTGAAGCCTTTAAGAACAGGGTTGTTAAGAAGAATGATGATGAAGAGGGTGATCTAATGACCCATATGAAAGAAAAGGGTATGATACCAAAGGATGCACGTGTAACTCTACCAGCACACAAGACTGAGGAAGAAGAAAAAGATTCATTTGATATGCACGTTGATCAATTAAAGAATACTTCCACAGAAGAATTAATTGAAGATTTGAAGGATTTGTACCGCATTGTTGCTGATGAAAAAAATGTGGGTGATTATTCTTATGATAGTGCAAATTTGGATATTGAAATAATTCATGATATCTTGAAAAGCAGAGGAATGGATTATCAAAAAGACTTGGCTCCTATTTGGAATAAGATTGATAGTGAAGTGAATGGAAGTGAAGAAAATGCAGAACAAAGACTTGACCCCAAGTGTTGGAAAGGCTATCATAAACAAGGCACCAAAATGAAAGGTGGTGTAAGAGTAAACAATTGTGTTAAGAGTGAGAATGCAGAAGACATGTCCAAAAGTCCTTTTCATTATGATCCCAGTCATGGTTTAATGCAGGCGGCCAATCAAATCAATGATATATTGAAGAGCTCCTATAATGATGAAGCTACGCCTGAACACATTGAAAAAATGGCATTAAGAATAGTGGGGCCTCAGTCTGAATATGGAGATTATCATGAATTTAATTTAGCATTGCGCGGGGTAAAGGCGTTGTTGTATAGGTATGTTGCAGTACAGATGAATTAAATAACAGTATGAATAGAGACAGTCATCTTATTATGGAGGCCTATTTAACTGTAAGAGAACAAGCAACCACACCTCCAACTACAACAGTTCAAACACCGGCTGCGGCCCCTCAAAGCACAAATTTACAGGCCGAAACATTGTTGCAAAAGATTACCGAATTAGCTAGAATTCCTTATAAAAATAGCATGAAGCTTGTTCAGATATTAAATGGTATGAGAAATCAGCCGGCTCAACCGGGGGCTTCCACCACACCAGTTCGAGTAACTAATAATGTAGAATTGGATAAAGCAATTGACGATATAATGAAAGTGCTCGGTATTAATTATGGCAATAAAGAGGCTGTGTATAGTGCCATAAGGTCGTTGGTTGATACCTACGTTACTACCCCTTAAAAAGCCGTTGGCTAAATTCTACAAAAAAATTGCGCAAAAATTTTTGGAGCATGGGGTGTTAGAACACACTTTTGTTTCCATGGTATATAGGATTTTCGTACTGTGTTTCTATAGGGGGGTGGCTCTATTAGACTGTTGTGTCTCTAGAACTGGCCCTGTTTTAGCTTACCCACCAAGCTCTCTCTAAGGGGGTGGTATTCTTCTTTGAGGTTGGTTATATTATTGAGCAAGTGTATGAGCATATCCACTCGCAACATCTTTAACCACTCCACCTTGAGTGACAAGCCCATGCGGGCAAAGATAGTACCACCCACCGCACACAGCAAGGTGTACTCTTCTTCAGTTAACTCTTGGAGTGTCTGGTAGTGTATCATTTAGGTACCAAGGCAGCTTACCCTCATACATACTTACCGAGGGCGTGGTGGTACTCAAGTCACCATACCACTTGTGCTCACCTTGCACATACCTGTCTATCTGCTTGCGCCTGCCTTCCATGTACTCAGCCAGACTGAGCACTACTACTGAGCAAGTGTCTGCCTCTGCAACCATTACCAATATTGTATGGGGTCAGGCTTTGTAGGTCAAGCAGATGAACATCAATGCCATGATACCAAGCACAGCCAATACCACACTGGTACTCACTCACTCACTCCTGCAGGCAATATGCCACGTGTCATGACATCATACTTGCCCTCAGACACATAAGACTGCAACAAATGCTCCACAATGTTCTTGATGGTATCACCACCTTGGGCTTCGGCCTCACTTGCCAATGACCTGTCAATGGCCACAAAGCGTTTGCCACTCTTGTGAATGATGGTGCGTTCACTGGACACTCGGTAGGCATGGAACGGATTCTTGTCATCTTTGAGATGTGTATTCTTGTACTTCTTAACCAAGTTTTTGCCCTTCTCATCCAGAGAAGTAAGAGCATACCCTTTGTTCTTCAAACGTTCTACCTTGAGTCCAAATGCCTCGGCCCGCTTCTTGAAGTGCTTGTTGTGGTATTGGTTACTGTTACAGTCTTCAATGCCTTCCACATTATTCTTGTAATGGGCCATCTCATGAATCAGAGTCTCACACACATCATCCACATCACGCTTCAAAGTATCAGCAGTGATGTTGATCTCTGGCAATGTCTTCTTGCCATCCTTCCACCGCCCTTGCCAATACCAACCATAGTAGGACTGCCTACCACGATTGGGGATGAGCGTGAATACAGGAGTGTCTAACTCAGTACCCAACTCTTTATTGAAGAAGTTAAAAGCTTCTACGAGGCGATCGGTCACCTCACCTGTGATGTTATTACTAGTACTCATTTCTTATTCTCCTTATTATCGGGGACGCTATTACGTTCGTCAAGCATGGCGTCGGCATACTTGTACGCTTGGTGCACCACCCACTTGTTAGTGACTCCACTACCATAGGCCTCTTTGATGAGAGCCTGCATGGCTAGGGCGGCGAAGATGTCTCGAAGTTCTGAATCATTACTCATGAGACAGGCTCCTTCTTTTTAAAGACCGGGACAGGTCCCAGGCTGAGGTGATTGTAGCCTTCCACCTCTTCGTCCGAGGGGTAGTCAGGTACTTGTTCCAAGTACTGTTCCAGGCTAACGTTCTCTGTATCCCAGTCTGGGCTGTTCTTAACCATCCAAGCCACCTTTTTACAATCCATCTCACTGGGGCTAAGTCCTGCATTTGTTCCATCATACGGGTGCTTCATTTAGATTTTGTAAGGGTAGGTAATCGTATTGAGCTTTTCAACAGTCGAATCAATCACATCAATCATCTCATCTTTAGTAAAGATCGGACTGTGAGTTTGATCTTGGTGCAAGTCCACCAACTCAATCATTCGTTTCAGGTTAAGCAAACGGCCAATACAAGTACCCACGCTATAAGCGGTGGTCTCTTCATTGGCAGCTGCCACGCTATGTAATGTTGCATTCATCATACTCGTATTATACTGGAAGTTGGGTTAACTGCAACTACCAAATGGCCCGCCATATGACATAAGTGACACTGACATATATGGCCAGTGCCACCAAGTTGGCTAACACCATGATGCAGAACTGAATAAGCTTATCCATCATGAACCTCCTGTGAAGTATTCATCTTCATATTCTTCCCAGAACTTCTTTAACTCATTCTCTCTCTCTTTGTTATCCAAATACTCTTGTATAACTTGTTGTTGATCTTCGTTATCCAGACGAGCTATTTTACGAGCAATCCAACTCATATGACTCCCATGCCTTCATACTTGAGCAAAGCATTGTAGAATAACCTCTGCAAGTCGTTGATAGTATTACACTGATTGATGTGCATGTGCAACCGACGTTTATCTTCGACTCGTATATCAGTCTGATTGATAGCATCCCTAAGCGATCCCTTAAGCTCGCTTGTTTCTGGTATGTTTAATATGATGTGTTCGAATGCTCGTAGCTTACTAGTCATGTTAGTCTCCTATGTGGTAGCACAATTCTACCTTAATGTGTTGATCATCAAGCTTTTCCACACCACTCACAGTGGTATAACCACCAAACTTGTTGAAGCGAGCAGGATATAACCTGTTGAGGGCGTTCCACATACGGCCCTGATCATATGGCCCATAGAAGGGCACTTTGTAAGCAGAGTGATCATAGTAAGCAGACTGCTGCTCACCACCCAGAGACTCACGCTTGCCCCACTTGATGCCACCAATGGCAGGCTTGGTCTCAGTACGCCACTCACCAATCATCTGATCGTAAAACTCGTTGGTTACTTCTTTATTCATCATACCCATAGTATATGTGACAGTTGGTTAAACGTCAACTAAAAAGGTCGTTGGTTCAAGTAAGGATGCCACCCATCCAACCGATCTTCAGTCCTCACATCAGCAAAGTCAATGTACAATCCCCCATAATACTCATCATCATGTTTGTAGGCCACGTTACAGTCTTTCTGGTAATCGTTTAACTGATTGATACGCTCTGCTAGCTCTCTGTATGTCATTTGACAGCTCCTTGTGCCAAGCACTCTTCAATAGTGGGCTCTTGCCAGTACAAGGTGTTGAAGCCCATGATCCAGACATTCACACCTGGCTTCTTGATGCCTCTCATCACCACATCCCCTGCAGGGTGTTGTGCACATGCATCAGTCACAACTTCGATGAATCCTTCTCTGACAGATCCCTGCACATCATATCCCACCTTCTTGGCTTCTGTCAAGTAGGGCTTGAGCACTTGGGTGGTCATCAGTTTGGGGAAGAATTTGTGTTTCTGTTGTGTATTCATCATGTCTATATTATGGCTGAACTGGGGTTTGAGTCAACTACAATTTACTCCGCCCTCACCCACCTAATACCCTTAACTTCATCATCATATCGGGTTTGCACCTCATCCATCATGTTCTCGGTTTTCACCAACACCACCAACCGCTCCAACTTTGCATCAATATCTTCAATCGTTTTCTTAATAAACTTCCATTTACGGGAATCGATTTTAGCTTCATTGCTCACATATTTGAGACCATTCTCCAAGTTCTCAATCATGTAATGGAGATACATACTACGATTATCGCGCTCGGTTTCATTTATCATACCCATATTATGAATGAAATTGAGTTTAGTTCAACTCAAAAATCATCACTATCAACATCATTATTCAACAAATCGTTGATCTTGATAGACTTGATATCGAAGGGTTTAGCGTTTTTCAGGGCTTCTTTCATTTCCTTTAACCCCTTCTCACTCAATATAACGGTAGAGCTAAAATCTCCCTCTCCATCATTATACAATGTAACTCCTTGACTATCAGTATTATAGGAATTGTAATAACCAATCTCCTCTAATACCTTTTCCTCGGTCAAGGAATCCAGCCAGGCCTCTCCACCACACTCCACATCAATCTTCAACACCGCATATTTTTGTTCTTTTTTCATCATACTCCTATTATACGGGAATTTACTTTTTCTTCAACTCCAAATTTCTATACTCTTTACTCATTCCCCACACATTACCATCTCCATACCAACTCGCACTATCCACCAACTCCCATCCACTATCAATCTTATTAACTTCTTTCAATATATTCCTCCACACCTTCTCAAACTTATAACTCCCAAAACTCTTCCACACAATCTTATATCCATTACACAACTCATTATTATATCTATTACAATTATACCGCACCATCTCCTTACCCCTATTATCACTAATCTTATTAACCTCTTCAATAAACAACTCTCTAACTTTTTTATTAAACTCTCTATTACTAATTTTCATTTTATTATTATACGGGAAATTTGGATTTGGTCAAGTTAGATTTGGATTGATCCATCCTTTTCAATTTTGTAACAATTACCTGCATCTTCTAGAACTCTTGTATACACCTCTCCTTCAAATATTGAGCAGATAATTTCTTGACCATCCACTCCTTCAATTATATTACCAACTACTAGTTCGTCTTGTTCTATTTTATTCATACAAATCCACCCAATATATCCATTTAACAATTTCAATTACTTTATTTAACATACAACTATTCTATTTGAAATTTACTTCTTCTTCAATACAATTACATCATTCTCACAAATACAAATTGTAGGACCATTTTTAATTTCTACATTATACAAACTACCATCAAAAACAGCATTAAAAATTGTATCTTTTTTATACAATTCTGTTTTGATATATCCTTTATAGTAACAATCCAATTTTGTATCTTTCTTTAATTTAATTAACATACAACTATTATATCTGAATTTGCATTTTGTTCAATTCAAAAACAATCTATTTTGTTATTGACAGAATCTGCATTTCACATATACTATATGTACCACCTTGAATTACGGCAGGAGGGGGGAGAACTGTACTGCATGTTTTTCTATAAAAACAAGCACTATACATTACTTTACTGCTTGTTATTCTGATAATTATTCAAATATACTCTTATAATATCCCACTATCAAAAAGGTATTGTCCTCTATTATAATAGGTAGTTAAGTACTCACTTCCACTTTTCAGATAGATTTTAGTAGTGATGGAATCATCATCTGTACACCATCCATAATTCATATGGAAGTTCTTGTCCAGAAAGATGCCCTTACCATACACCTTTTTAAGATGTGATGAATGTTTGTCAGCCAATTTGGAGTAGTTCAATTTTATTTGTTCTCCTTCAACCAACTAACTTTATCCAACTTCTTGTTAGTAAAGTCAATCAACATACTCTCTTCACCCTTATAGATGGTGTGAGTGGGAGTTCTCTGAATGCTATCAAAATTGTCTTTCCAATTGTAGTATTCTCTCTCTCCATTTGTATATTCATAATAATAACCCTTACTATCTTTACCATCATATTCATCTCCAACTGTAAAGAGAAGAAATTCCTTCTCACTAATCCATTTGGATTTTCCATTATACAAGTCAATTGTTAGATACTGTTTGTTTTTCATCATACAACTATAATAGCTGAATTTGGATATTGAGTCAACTCAAATAAGAGATGTTTCTAGATTTGATATCATCTAGAATGTCTTGTTTAAAAACTTCTAGAGAAGAATCAATAAGCTCTCTTAATGCTTGCTTCCTTCTGGTAATGGGGTAGTCATGCAATAGATCCAACTGATCATCTGCCCACCTCTTTACAAGTTCAGTATAGAAGGAGAGTACATCAGTTTGGTTGTATGGTTTGAATTTATTAATCAGGTGTGGCATCATACTCTTATTGTAGGGGAATGTTGGGTTGAAGTCAACTATAATGTATCAGATATATCAGATGTTTGCATGCAGAGTATCAGATATATCAGATGTTAGGTATTAAGAATCTTAACAATCTTATTGAGGGTAATTGTGGGTGAGGGGTCATCTTCCTCTTTTTCTACACCATCCAATTGACCAAACTGTAACAGATCCTCTAACTCCTCAATAATCTTCTTTCTCTTTTTAGGTGTAAGCTTAATCATCTTCTGCCTCTTCAGTTCCAGTCACTTCAATCTCTACATCACCATCATCATAAGCCTTTTGAACAGTATCAAAATCGATACTGTCTTCAGCTTTCTTGTTGGCCTCTTCTTCATTTTTTGCAGTTACAGTTTTTCTGATGAAGAGGGCTACCAACACATCCACATCAAACTTCTTCTTTTTAGTAGTCTTACTCATTAGTCATTGCCCTCATTACTGAACATCTTGCCTGTATCAATAAGGTTCTCTGCAAATCCTGTAATGCCATAAGCAGTCTCTTCTAGATCCCCATTATCTTCACAATTCTCACTATCTAGATACCTTTCTGCCCATTTAATATCTGACTTCTTGAGGGTCTCTTGAAATTCCTCAATTGCATCAAACACATTTGCCATCAGTTTGTCAAGCTTTTCAGCTCTTTCAGTTGTCATTTTGTTTTTCATCATCCTCCTATTATATTAGAAATTTGGATTTAGTCAATTTTTAATTTTAACAAAACTCAAATCATACCCTCTCCCCCATTCCCCATACCACTCTCTAAAATACTTTTCATCCTTATCAATACTGCTCTTTATCCATCTGTTAGCAATCTTCTTGTTCTGCTTGTCAACCTCTTTTTTAACCTTCTTCATTTCATATCTGCTAACAATATCTACAAGCCCACCATCCCAATCAATCTTAAGGTAAAGGGGTCCCTTCTTTCTTTTTGTTTTTGTATTATTCATCATGCCTATATTATATGGGAAGTTAGAATTTAGACAATATAAATCTGTTTTTCAACCACATACTTGCTAAACTCTTCTAATATTTGATCCACCCCCCACTCACTAACTCCATAACTCTCTTTCAAGTTATCATAATATAACTCCAAATCACCACACCCCACCTCTTCAATGAAGCTTTCAATTTGTTCTAAACTATCAAACTCATGTTTCATTTTTATATTATACAGGCAAATTGGATTTAGACAATTTATTTTCTTTATTATATTTGCTCCAATCCACATACTTCAACAAATCAATACATCCTTCCACCTCTACACCCCACCTATCTATACTCTCTATTAAATGTACACTACCCTCTATCCCTTCTATATCATATATATTATGTTCTGCAAAATTAGCCATTTTATAAAATGCCTTTTCAAATTGCTTATATAGTTGTTTGTACTGTTTTTGTTTATTTACCATACCATTATTATATGGGAAGTTAGGGTTGAAACAAGCCAAATTTTATTATTGACAGAAATGTAGATTCCCATATACTATATGTACCACCTTAAGATTACGGCAGGAGGGGGCAGGACTGGACTTTTTCCTTTACGGTAAAGTTACAGAAAAACTATTAAAGAAAAACTCCTTCATTCAATTATCAAGGAGTTACAATATGGTTGATGGAGTTGATGTATCTACTTCTTAATTTGTTGGTAGATACAATAACAAATTGCTATACTAAAAATAGAAAAAGTAATAATTCCCCACCAACAAATAGGGAGTGGGTTATGGTTGTCCTTTATACTATAAAAAACATGTTCACAGAAGGTGGGATCGTTTACAGTGGATAGGAATGTCTTAAGCATAACGTTTAGCCGATTCCAGTTCGGCTTGTTGTATTAACCAGCTATTCACCTTGGAGATAAGGTTCTTACCCTCCATGTTCTCTATGCTAGCATGATAGGCCTCGTACATATCAAGTACTTGACCCACTTGAATGGAGCGCAATACCTTGGGCGTGATGGCCCGTATCCAATTCAACACCTCTTTATGGCCATAAAACTTGCCAGAGACATCCAATTCTTTACCATATTCTTCCACCTGATTACAAATGATACGTATAGTGTCTTGGGCGATGGCCATACCAGGTAACTTTCTACGTATATGCATGTGTGTGTATTATATATCAGAGGGGCTATTATTTCCACGCACCTATTATCCCCACGAAACAATTAATAAGGTTTTGAGTAGTATTCCCAAGGTGGCGCCGGCATACCATTCCATGTAATTGCTGGGTCACTATTGAAGTATTCAATTAAGATATCACGATCACCACCTTTGAGTTTGTCAATCTTGTTACGGAATTTGTGCAGTGTTTGGTATTGGGGATCTGAGCTATACATGCAATAGTCAAACAACATGTTATACAGTGTCTTGCCGTCCAAGGTAAGAGAGTCATACTTATCATAGGAAAGGCCAATGGTAGGATTGTTCATGTTTAAACCTCTAGTGTATTGTACCGGACATGGGCACTATCTAAATCGGTACATGTCCACCCCATAATACCCCACAGAGAGGAGCCTGGATAGGTTTCAGAAGGTTCAATGTAAGAGCCGCCCATGGTATAACCATTGTGTTTGCCAATCTTCACCACTTCATAGGCAGTAAACTCACCCTTGGTTTGCTCATAGATGGCTCTATTGCCTTCTCGTTTAATCTGACGGTAGGTATAGCCCTTCTTATTGAAGAGTTGGGGGATGGGTTTGTGGGTAATAGCGGTTTTTGAGACTGTGTTCTCTGCAGTAGTTTCTGTATTCATCATGCCCTTATTATACTGGAACTATTGGCCAAGTCAACTGTAAAAGTAATACCGGTTTCTTTAACGTAGACACCGGCAAACTACGATGATGAAGTGGTTGTTTTCAATAGGTAAACCACCTTAACCTCTTAGTTTCTACTAAGACTGTCGGCCTCCGAATATTCAGAACAAGTCACTATAATCCTTGAAGTCTTCAACTGCCTGATTAAGCTCATACTTTGCTATAGCCAATTCAAATTCATTGATCTTATTCTCCACCATGGTACGAAGCTCATTATGGGTAAGCTGAAATCCGCAAGCCACTGGATACTTGTGGATTGGAACCCCTGGAAACAACAGATTATAGACCTCTTTAGTACTCCTATTATAGAGCAACTCAACTTTCTCTCCTGCTATGTTCAATAATACTCTGTCTAAAACGCCATTCATCATTTCAATATTCTATAAGCCTTTAAAAAAAATAACAAGCTTATTCCCAGTATTCCTCAGTATTTCCATATTCCTTTTGTAACCTACTTATATATGAACACCACTATTATATCTACGTACTGATTATCCGTGCGTTTTTATTAAAAATTCGTGCGTTTTTGGTGTTTTATGCTGCATAATCACCATCTTCTTCATATTCTTCCAAAGCCTCTTCATCCAGATCAGAAACAATAATACGATAAACCCCTTGATCTGATTCATATTCTGTGTTATCCAGGTCGGCTAATTCTTCTGCAGTGATTGCATTTTCTACAGCAATACAAGGCAGATCCTCCACTTCCAAATCTTCTAAAGATTGTACTTCTTTGCCATTAACCTCAATGTTATTAATAAAATAGTCATCATCCTCCACAATCTCTTGATGTTGTCTGTTAACGGTAACCTCAATTAAAATCTTCTTATTTTTCATTCTTTTTCCTTTGATGGTTGTGGGCTTGTTCTATTTCTGGGTATTCTTTTACTGGTGTTTTCCATAACAAATCATCGGTGTCCAAATCTGAACTCCACAACATTAACCTACTATACACTTTATATCCTACACCAAATCTCATTGTTGTTCGACTTATTAGATCACCCAGAAAATAGGTAACATAAACCAACCCTCTCCTTCCAATCTCTCTTACTATGAAGTAACAAGCCGACAGTATAATAAACCCAATACCAAATAAAAAAGTAACAATCTCAGAAAACCTATTCAATCTTGCATTAGTTTCCATTCTTCACCTACTAGTTTGTATAGTTTACCATGGCCTTGAAACTCTACCTTTTCTATCTCCTGCAATAGATTATATACTGAGTGTTGGGATTTTCTATTATCTTCTGCAGTCTCAGAAGGTTGTTTCAATTCCTCATTATAATACTTCTGAAGAGCTTTCACAATGAATTCATACTGCTCTTCAGTAACTCTTAGGTCTTTGTATCTCACTATGTTATTTAGTGGTAAGAAGGAGTGCAAATGCATCAAACCCATCTTCATTGTCTTGGGTAATATTATGCTTACCGCAATACCATTCCTTGTTCTGGTCTAACTTAATCTTAACAATCTTAAGCTTATCTATATCGTCAACCCCATCTTCATATCCCCTTATTACTACTCTCACATCACCTTCAAATTTATTAAGCTCATGTATTAAATCAGATACAGTCATAAAAACCTTCGGAACCGGACCGACCTTCGGTCGATTAAGATAATGGGCCCTCCTCGTAGTCGTCTAAAATTTCCTTAACTTGCTTTCCTTTTGTTTTTGTAAAGATCTCTTTGATCTTCTTCTTTAACATCTTGGTTGGTTTATGTTGGTAATAGGGCAATACACTTGCTTTATACTCTTTATCAATTTCTTGAATACGAAGTACATGGATTTGTTCAGCTTCTTTGACAATCTGTTCTAATTTTAAACGATTAACCACTTCTGGCATACTGTAAGAATCCTGGTACCAGGCAAGGAATTTAGCAATGAAACGAAGGGCTTGGTCTTTGGCAGTATTCTTCATTTCTTTTTCTTTGTCTTGCTCTTCTCTACAAGCAAATACTCATCTAAAGACTTCTCCAGCTTATTGGTAATATCATCCAGATAACTGATAATCTTATTAAGATGTCTCTTAAACTCTTTAATATCGACAGTATTCATGGCTTTCTCTTCAGTAATTTGTTGATTTCTTTTGTTTCGTAAACAGGTATTTTAGAAGGATCTTTTGAATACTTCAAGTGAAAATGAATATTTTGATCGGCCTTTTTTCTTAATAAATCAATTTTAATATCTTTTCTATCTTCTAGGATAAAGTCAATCACCTCATACCAGACCTTTTTCTTTACATTCTCTACTGTTTTAATGTAGAACATAGCTTCCAGAAAATCGGTATTAGCATTACAATAATCAATTACAATATCATCAACTGTATATTTAAAATCCATCATCTCAAATACATCATATGTATGAGAAAAAATTGCATGCCGAACACCTTCGGCGATAGAATAGTTACTCATCTTCTCTATCTAAAGCAATAAATTCTAACTCTTCAATCTCTTCTTCTGTATATTGATCAGCAATTGCCGGGTCTTCTAGAATTCGGTTTAATATCTTCTTGGCTTGCTCTCTATGTTTTTTACTAATCATTTTACCCATATTAAATGATGACTAATAGCTCCAACTGCAATTATAATACCCCAGCTCAAAAGTCCAAGGATAATAGTAAAAATAAAAGGTACTTTATTCACTCTCAGCCAATTCTAATCTCTTTTCAAGCTCTGCTTGAACACTAATATCTAGCTCATCATTTATCCAGCCATAATCTTTCTTATAACTTTTATGGAGCTTTTTATAGTCTTCTCCAACCTCTTTGCCTGCTTTGAAAGCCACTTTTTCCAGCTTATCTTCCAGAGTACTATCCAATTCATAACGATACGCCTTGGAAGTATAAACATTGAAAGCTTGATCCATGGATAAGCCGGACTTAACCAAGCCATTTAAGAATGCATTGGAGACAATGGATGCTGTTCTGTCATAAGAAATAGATTGTTTAAGCAGATGCATATCATTAATCTCAACTCCTGAGCCGGTGAAATCGATATATTTACTGTTCATTCTATTATTATATGGGTTATTTGGACTTAGTCAATACTAATTTTTCAGGCACCAACTTAACATCTACCACTTTAATACCTGTAATTTTAAAGTATTTACTGTAATCCTTTAACAGCTCAACAATATCCCTTAATTCATTACCTTCAGTAGCCCACCATTTTGGTTTAAAACTAACTCTTTCCTCTTTACCATATCCATAAAACCACTCTCTACTCTCATAAAAAAACCTACCACTTTTAGGAATCTTTTCTAACCTATCTGTAATCCTAAAACCATTAATCCAACATCCACATTTTGTCTTTACCTGGCTGGTAGATTGCAAGCCTGTATAGTAACCTTTCCTACCATTCACAGTCATTTCAATTACTTTCATCATACTAATATTATGGCTGAATTTAAGATTAGGTCAAGCTCTTTAAATACTCTTCTGCTTGTTCAATTTCATCAAATGATTTGAGAACTATTTCGTGGGTTTGATCAAATGAATCAACTTCAACAACATTGTAGATAGGAAGCCTACCATCATACTCTTCTTTAATGAGATACTCAATCATGGCTAAGGCTTGATCTCTTCAAATGATAATGAGAAGGCACAAAATTAACATCTACCACTTTAACACCTGTAATTGTAACTTTATACTCTTTTCCATACTCTTTTATCCATTTAATAGTAGCTTTCAGTTCGGGTCCTTCGTTTTTAATACACCACTCTCTACTTTCATAAAAAAACCTGCCACTATTAGGAATGTTTTCTAGCTTATTTGTAGTCCTGAAACCATTATTATATCTAGACCAACGACCTGTATAGTATCCTTTCCTACCATTTTGAACCATTTCAACTACTTTCATCATACTCATATTATGTCTGAATTTAAGATTGTGTCAAGATACTTTTCTGCATCTGTTTTATTATCAAACGTTTTTATTACTTTTGTTATTTTTGTCTCAACTTCTACTACTTCATACATAGGCAGCCTGCCATCATAAACTTCTGCTACGTAATAATCTTTCATGGCTGGGGTTTAATTTCTTCAAACGATAATGAGAAGGCATTGTTCTTAACATGAACACCTTTCATCTTGAATCCTGGAGAACATTTGCACATACTACATCCTGCATACACATTGAACTTACGATTATCAAGACCGGCGTCTAGAATATAATAGTATAGATCTTGATAAGGATACCCCATACCCCTTAGGTAATCCATGAACCGATTGATATACATATTGAAAATCTTAACCTCTAATCGGTTATACTTCTTCCATTTCTTGTCTTGTTCGAGATCTAATCCCTTGGGACCGGCATCCAGCTCTTCATGATAAAGTTTATGAAAAGAAGAAA